TGTCGTTGTCTCCTCTTGAGTGGGTGTAGGTCGTCATCTCGTCGTAGTCGGCCTCCATGTCCGACATGCAGGTGCCGCAGGTGTGGCCGGGGTAGCACTCGCAGATGGGCATGGTCGCCTCCTTGGTCTCGGTTGGGGTGTGGGTATCTCAGTCTCACCTCCATAATGTGTGTACGAAAGCCCCAACGACCTATCGAAGGTCGTTGGGGTCTTCTCGTCGGGCCTATGCCCTGGTCACGTCCTCCCGGGGGTCGCCGTCGGCGCCCTCCCACAGGTCCCTGAGCCTGCCCTTGGACACGAACCGGAACTCCCGGCTCTCCACCACGTCGAACGGGGTGGTCATGTACGCGGGCTTCTTGAAGCAGTCCACGCCCGCCGCCTTCAGGACCGTCACCACGAACTGGCTGCAGAACATGGCGTCCTTGTTCTCCACGGGCCTGCCGAGCAGGAATCCGGTGGCCATGCCCATCAGGTTGAACTCCAGCTTGTGCCGCCTGCGCCACAGCGCCTCCACCTGCCTCCGGGCCTCCCGCTTCTGCGCGGGCGTGACCCTCAGCTCGTACAGGGAGTACGTCGTGTCGGGCGGGTACGCCGCCAGGGTCTCCTTGACGAAGCCCTTCACCATCACGAACGAGTACACGTCCCTCAGGCTCTCGTCGAAAGCCAGCGACACGTGCCCGTAGGGCTGCTGGGTGTACGGGTGTATCACCAGCTCGCCCACCAGGCTCCCCGTCCTCGTAAGAAGGACGTACAGGCGCTCCGTCCTGCCGTCCACCACCCTCTCGGCCATATCCCGTTACCTCCTAGTCTATCTCAGCTACCCCAGGCCCCTGCAGGCCAGGTACGTCACAATCCTCGCCGCCTCCCGGCGCTCCTCCAGCGTGTACCCCGCGTACTCCGGCGCCATGGCGGGCTCGGGGTCGGAGGACCTCTGGATGCACTTGCCGCCCCACCAGTCCCTCACGATCGCCATGGGGCGCTCGGGGAGCCCGTCGGTGAGCTCCTCGAAGAGCGCCTGGAACGGGTCCGGGTCGGCCCCGGCCCAGGCCACCGGCCTCTGCTCGTCGTAGAACATCGTCATCACCTCCCTAGTACACGTACCTGTCCACCGAGAGCCTCGCGGTCTTCACCGAGCTGTCGTGGAACGCCTTCAGGGCCAGGTTGAGGATTCGCGTCCCCACCCGGCTGCTCAGGAGCCCCACGTTGCGGATGCCCATCCGGTGGTAGAGGGTGCCCGAGCAGCGGCTACACAGGGCCTCGCCCCGGCAGAACATGGGGGACCGGACCTGGACGGACCTGCCGATGTACGTCTGGAGGACGTCGGGGGTAAGCTCGACTAGGCGGTTGCCCTCCTTCACGAACCTGTACTTGAACCCCGGCGCATTCTCACGCGTGATGTCCACGGTCAGGAGCCCGCGTGTGAGGCAGTCGGAAGACGGTTCGCCCAGAACTACGGACTGGAAGGCGGCGGAAAGCTTCTTGGCCTCGTACCCGCCCATCCGCGTCTGCACGGCTCGACCGTAGGACGCCTCCACGGCCATGTCCGCGTACTTATCGTACTCCCCCCGGGGGATCCCCTCGGCCAGGTTGGCGCTGGAGACCGAGTAGGAGCCGTCGACGCCGGAGCGCATGGCGCCGCGCATCACCGCCGTGTTCTTGTAGTTGTTCTTGAAGTCCCCGCGACTCTCCGAGGCGTAGATGGCGTAGCTCGGGTCGTCCTTGAGGATCCCTCGGGCCAGGTTCAACAGCTCCGCCTCGATCTCACCGGCCTTGAAGACGTCACCGGCCTGGATGGCCTCCTCGTGGATCTTGACGAGCTCCTTCTTGCGCTTCTCCACCTCCGGGAGGGGGACGACGAGCCAGGGGGAGAGCGACGGGTTGACGAACGCCGACGCGGAGAACCCGAGCCACTGGAGCCGGTCGACGTGGGCGATCGCCTGGGGCGCGGTGACCCTCCCCTCCAGGAGGAGGTCGGCCACGTCCCTGTCCAATTTGGAGATGCCGGGCTTGCCCATGGGCTCGTTCCTGTAGCCGAGGACGTCGTAGCCGAGGGGCTCGACGACGGCGCGGTTGAAGATGAGCCTGCCGACCGTGGTCTTGAGGTCGGAGGCGGGTAGCTTGCCCGACGTCCCCGGGAGGCTCCCCTTGGGGAGGGTGAGGGTGTCGTTGGGGAGGTACCGGGCCTCCCTCTGGGAGGTGGACGCCAGCACCCCCCGGACCCAGGCGAGGGTGACCTCCTGCTGGGGCAGGATGATCAAGGTCTGGACCTCCTCCTTGGAGAGGTGCCTGGGCTCCCTCCGCTTCTTCTTGTCCTTGGACATGGTGTATCCTCCTAATGCCTGTACAGCTGCTTGTTCGACTCGATATTCCCTATGATCCCGGCGAGACGGCGGGGGGTGGTGGCCTGGTCGGCCAAGTGGTCGGGGATCTCGATCCTCAGGCGGGACTCCGCCGCCATGAGGGCCTCGACGCGGTCGGTCGGGCCGCCGTCGTAGGCCTCGAACGGGAGGTCGGGGTCCACCCTGGAGGCGGGGACCCCCCTGATGCGGGCCAGCGACCTCAGCACCGAGGGGAGGTGCCCCTCGCCGTCCTTGGGGTCGGAGGGGGCTGGGCGCCCCTTGGGGGGTTGGAGCATGAAGTACTCGTGTAACATCTGTCTAGCCTCTCCTCTCTGCGGTATGGGGTTGTTCGTCGTAACCGAATCTAGCGGAGGGGTCTACACATATTATTCCTACGATAACCCACAGTCTGTAGAAGGAGATTAGAGATATGCAGTCCAAGTTCAACCCCGGCCTCCAGGCCGCCCTCAACGACCTCAGCCGCGTCACCTCCACCGTGGGCGTCCCCCAGGTGCGCCTCACCGGCGGCGAGGGGGCCCGCCACGGGATGGCGACCGAGCCCTCGGGCAAGTGCCCCGAGTGCTGGCAGAGCACCCCCATCACCGTCGTCCCCTAGAGGTAAGAGGCCCTAGCAGGCCTCTTATTTTTCCACAATAGCTAGCGAAGGAGAACGAGCATGAACGACCAGCTCAGGAACGACGCCCCCACCTTCTACAAGGCCCCGTTGTGGATCGAGGGGCACCGGGGGTGCAGGCGGGTGACGGTGGACTTCGTGGCGTTCGACCACGTCCAGGCCCGCAAGGTCGCCACCCCCCAGGGGGAGGTCACGGTCGGGTACGCGGTGGGGCACACCGCCACCCGGGTCTCCCAGGACGGGAAGCCCATCAAGGCCGACGCGGGGCGCCTCAAGCGCATCGAGGAGGAGACCAAGACGGTCGGGGCCTACTACGCCGACGGGCGGTGGGTGAAGCTCGACGGCACCCCGCTCTACCCCGGTCAGCCCAAGGCTAGCGAGGCGGTTTGGTAATTAGCCCCTAGAGGGCAGATAGGAGACATCACCATGGAGAACTCACTTTGGGAGAACGTGTCTTGCACCGGTTGCGGCCAGGACGTCCCGTCGACGGTCGACGGCAAGTGCAAGGACTGCAACCCGGAGGCGTACGACGTGCCCCCGGAGAACGAGTGCGTCCGGTGCAGCTCCGAGGTCCCCCTGGAGACCATGCGCGGCGGCCGGTGCGCCCCGTGCGCGGACTACCACCAGAACGTCGTCCTCAAGAACCTCGCGGGGCAGGGGTAGGTCGTTCTGCAGCAAAAAAAAGAAGGGGCCCTCGCAGGTCCCTTCTTTTTTTTGGCGATCGCCGTCAGACGTACGTCCGCTGCATGCCGAGGTCGAGCCAGTCCACCTCGCCGAAGTTCTTGCCCCAGACGTCCATGAAGGTGACCAGCTCCTCGGCCATCTTCTCGACGGAGTCGAACTCCGCCCCGTCCCACTGGAGGCTCATGAGCTTGGCGTAGGCGGCCCTGACCCTGGCCTCGTCGACGATCCTCCAGGACATCGTCAGCGTCTTCACGTTGCCTCCTTTAGGCATTGTCCCCTCCCTTCTCCTCGTCGTCTGCGTTCCCCGTTTCGACGATCTCCACCCCGGAGTACCTCCCCAGGCGCTCCAGGCTGTCCTTGCGGACGTACACCCCCAGGGTGATCTCGCCGTTGGCGACGCCCGCGATCCTGTAGGAGGGCCCGAGGCCGATGGTGCAGGACCCGGTCCACTTCCACTCCAGCGAGTCGACGATATCCTTCATCCTGCCGGTGAAGGGATCCACACCCTCGGTCAGTATGAACTCGTCGGAGTCGTCCGCGTAGAGCTCGTGGACCAGGCCCTGCCCGACGTCGTAGCCGTAGACGACCGCTACCTGGTCGAGGGACACCCCGAAGAAGAGCGTGAGGAGCTCCTCGAAGAGGGGGACCTGCTCGTCCACGGCGCAGACCGTCTCGGGGGCGTAGGGCACGCAGTGGATGGCCTTGGTCATCTAGGCCTCCTCCTTGGTGAACCGGTAGGCGACGTGGCCGCCCTCCCTGTCGGGGGCGCTGAACTCCAGCCCCACCCCGATGAGGGCGAGGTGCTGCTGGAGGGCCTCAAGGACCTGCTCGGCGTCGAAGAGCTGGCCCTCCTCGTCGGGCCACCGCTCGCCCAGGGAGTCGACGCGACCGTCCGCCCCGAGGTCCACGATCTGGAAGGTGCGCCACTCCGTGGGCTCCTCCGGGGAGTACCCCTGGGTGGAGAGGCGCATCTTGACGTCGTCCCCGGAGCGGACGCAGTCCAGGAGGACGCCCAGCCCGGAGAGCCCCTCGGCTACGTGGCCCGCCAGCTCCAGGGCGAAGTCGGCGCTGTGGAGGGCGGAGATGATGCCGAACCAGCCGTCCAGGTCGGCGGGCCAGAACTCGCCGTCCTCGGAGGGGACGCCGCGCCAGCGCAGGACGTCCTCGGGCCACTGCAGCTCGCGCTTCTCCTCCAGGTCCCACGCGTTCGAGGGCATGTAGGACAGCCACTCCCCTACCCCGTGGGCGGCCACCTCGCGGGCCTTGGCCCACAGCTCCCCCTCGGTGTTGAAGTCCTCGACGTGCAGCAGGTAGCCGCAGAGGCCCGAGCGGGTGGCCAGGGCGTAGCGCCCGCTGGGCTCCCCGGGGGAGTTGTCGTGCATCTCGGCCAGGCCGATCTCGTTGACGCTGTCCTCCAGGATCTCCTCCAGGGCCTCGCCCCACCCCTCGGTGCGGACGACCCCGTCGTTGGTATCGTTCTCCATGGTCTTTCTGTGTCCTTTCTCTACAGTCTAGCGGAGGTCCTTCCTCCTGGCCTCCAGGGTGACGAGGTCCGCCTCGGCCCGCCCGACGGCGCTCTGGGCCCGCTTGAGCTCCTCCCTCTTCCACTCCTCCAGGCGGGCGAGGACCGCCAGGGGGGAGTCGAGCAGCACCGACGCCGAGCGGATGCTCCCCTTCCCCATCCGGGTGAGGGCCTCGTCCGCCTCCACTACCTCGATAGACCCCTCGGAGACCCTCTTGGCCTTGATCGGGGTGCAGTCCAGGTGGTCCCTCGTCCAGGTCCACCCGCTCACCACCTGCTGGTCACTCTCCGCCATTTTCCTTGACCTCCTTGGCGATCTCGTCGCCGTAAGCGTTGACGACCTCGCCGTCGTGCAGCCTGATACGCCACAGGGAGCCCGCCTCGGGCTCGACGCGCTCGTACTCGTCGTCCGGGGTCCGCCCCAGCATGGTGTACTCGGTCCCCCTGTACGCCGCCAGCTCCCCGGTGGTGGCCACGACGGTCCTGCTGAGGTGGGCCAGGGTCCACCGGTCGGCGTCGTTGAAGGGCTCCATGTTGAGGGCCTTGTAGCGCTCGTCCTCCCGGGGGGAAGCCCTGCGGTGGACGTCGACGACGTGGAAGTTCAGGTCCTCCTGGCGGTGGACGAGCAGCTGGACGGTCTCGTCGTCCACCTCGATGGCCCTGATGTGGGCCACCAGCTCGTCCAGGTCCAGGTGGTTGAAGGCGCCCAGCGCGAAGGAGCACTCCAGGGCCCATCCGGTGCCGGAGGCCCAGATCTCGGTCGCCCTGGTGGGGTCCTCGACGGCCACGAAGCCCCCGGGCCTCGCCGTCCCCGCGAAGTAGGCGTTGACCCTCTCCAGGAAGGGCTGGAACTCGTCCTCAGGGAAGACGTGGGTCGTCGCCAGGACGATGTTGGTGACGTTGCTCATGATTCTTGGATTCCTTCCTCTACTATCTCGGCACCGATGTGCCTCGCCAGCCTCTCCAGGCTGTCCCGGCGCACGTAGACGCCCGCCACGAACACCTCGCCGTTGGCTATCCCCGCGATCCCGTAGGAGGGGGACGCGGACAGCCCGCACAGCGAGGTGCTGGACTCCAGGTCCCTCAGGATCTCGGCCGCCCGGGGCGCCAGCTCCAGCTCGACGCCCTCCACGGTCAGGAGCCCGTCCCCGTCGTTCATCTCCTCCACCCGGCCCTCCCCGAGGTCGTAGTCGTAGACGACCAACACCCGGTCCAGGGGGACGGCCAGGGTCAGGCCCAGCAGCTCCTCGAACGCCCTCAGATCGTCCTCGTGGACGAGGTTCACCATCTCCCTGGCGTAGGGGACCGCGTAGATCCTGATCATACCTCGAACCCCCAGTTCCAGCGGCTGGGCTGCAGCTTGGGGTGGATCCGGGCCGCCGTCTCGTGCGGCATCGACCTGACGCGGAACAGGGACCTCTCCACCGGCGTCAGCCTGCCCTCCACAACCTGGGCCGCAGCGGCCTGCCACCCGGAGGAGCACCCCCTGCGGTAGTCCAGGAGCCAGAGGTCCGGCCAGTCCCAACCGGCCACCCAGTGGTACCTGACGAAGCCGCGATGGGCCCTGTCCTGCACGAACAGCACGGTGAACCGCCGGTCGATGAGGGCGTCCGCCGCCTTGACGGGGAGCCCGGGAGGGCACCTCACGATGAGGGTCCTGTGCTCCTTGGGCGGCATGATGGTGAGAGCGCCGGACACGATGGGCTGACCCGGCCTGACTATCCTCTGATCGCTTTCCAATTCTCTAGCTCCTTTCTCCCCCCAAAGAGGGGGACAGGCCCGAGTCGGGCCCCTTTTCCTTCTCCTCCGCTGGCACGTCCACGTCCCGCCTCCAGATGTGGTCCCCGGAGGGCATCCCGGAGTCCCCGTAGCGGTAGAACTGCTCCAGGACGTCCTCCGGGTCGTACCGCCCCATCCCCAGCAGGTACTTGACCCTGGCCTGCAGGCACGGGGTCCGGGCGGCCCTCCTCCACCTGTCGGAGGAGCCCCCGTGGGCGCGGATCTCCAGGAAGAGCTCCATGGCCTCCTTCTCCTCCTCCGGGGTGATGGTCATGGAGAAGACCCTGGGAGGCACGGACAGCTCCTCGGGGGTGGGGAACAGCCTGCGGCGGGTGGAGAAGGCCACCAGGGGTAGGATCTCCTCGACCCTGCTGGAGGTCAGCGGGGCGTTCCAGCCGGGCCTGTATAGGCCCCCCATCCTGGTCCTCTTGTAGTAGGCGCTGATCCTGCCGTCGGCGTGGGTCTGGACGGAGATCCCGTCAGCCAGCTCGGGGACGAGCCTCTTGGCCATCTCGGTGAAGATCTCGTGCCTCTTCATCCCTCCCAAGGCCCCACGATGTCCAGGGGGTGCTCCGCCAGGGGCATGTAGCGCCCCGAGGGGTGCCAGATGCTGTACTCCCCGGGGTAGCTCTTGCTGCGCTTCTCCTTCCCGGCGTCGAACCAGCACCCCCTTACGGGGAACGTGCCCGTCCCGCGCCCCTCGAAGACCTCCACCCGGAGCCCGCCCCTGGTGCGGTACCGCCCGGGGCCGGTCACCACCACCGGGAGGTCTCCCAGGGGCTTGACCTCTATCTCGAACTGCATGGCTATTCCCTTCTCTCTAGGCGTCGTAGATGTGATCACGGACCTCCCGCTCGGTGGCGGGGCGGCTGCTGTAGCCGGGTCCGAAGGTGAGCTCGGAGACGGCCCCGTGGTTGGCCAGGGCGTCTGCGGCGCTGCTGAGCTGGTTGTAGACCGGCATGGGATCCTCGCCCTCCCGCACCATGAACGACAGCTGGACGTCGACGGTGCAGAGCGTGTACCTCTTCATGGGGATCTCGGGGCTCGCGCCCAGCTCCACCACCTTCAGCTGGATGGATTCGCCGGAGTCGTCCATGACGCCGACGATCTCGTAGCCCCTGTCGGCCAGCTCCTCGTTGAGCATCGCGGCGGCCTCGTCCCCGGAGAGGTCCTCGGGCCACTCGTTGCCCTCGGTGTGAGCGGGGTCGTCCTCGGGGAGCTCCGTCTGGAGGGGTCCCCGGCCCACGGAGGCCTGGTGCTCGTCGACGAACCGCCTCAGGGTCCGGGCGACGGGCTCGCCGGGGCCCAGGTGGAGCCACCCGGGGGCGTCCATGTCCACGACGTTCATGTCCTCCACGACGGCGAAGCGGATGGAGCCCTCCTCGGCCTCCTCGTACTCTACCTTGCTATTGCTTTCCATACTGGGGCTCCTTTCGCCACATGTGCTGCTCTTCCTTGTCCTTGACGAAGCCCCTCTGGAGTAGCACGTCCACGCGGGTCGCGCTGTAGGCCGGGGGCTCCCCCTCGTCGTCCCAGCGGAGGTTGACCGCCGCGCCCCTCAGCGGGGGCAGGCCCAGGGCGTAGTCCCTCGCCTCGACGAAGGTGGACACGGCGACCTCGAACCAGGCGTCCTGGCTCTCGTGCTTCTCGCCCACGCCGTTGAGGATGTCGTCCTCCTTGGCCATCCCGTAGGCGTCCATGAACTCCCTGACGGTCCAGTGGTCGCGCTCCAGGAGGAGCTGGTGGAAGTCGACGACGACCTGTACCTTCCAGGCCATCTAGCTCTCCTCCTTGGGATCTCGGCGCCAGTAGGGGGACTCGTCGGGCCGGACGAAACCGGCCTCGATCAGGGCCCGGTCGGCGCCCTCGGGAGGGGTCACGGGTTCCTGCTCCATCATGGCCGACCAGCTGACGACGACGAAAGCCCCCGAGAGGGCCGGAAGGGCCGCCGCGTAGGAGACCGCGTCGTCGAACGGGCCGACCTCGGCCTCGAACCACGTCTCCTCCCCGTTGTGGTGGTCCGCCGCCGTGTCCACGGTAAGCTTGGTCTTGACCGCGTCCTCGTGGGCGTCGACGAACTGCCTGACGGTCTCGTAGTCGCCCTCGTCGAGCAACTTGATGAGGTCGATGCCGACCTGCACTGTCCACATATCCTTGGTATCCTTTCTTCTCTACACGTCCTCGTACCTGGGTAGCCACGGGTGCTCGTCGCCCTCGACGTCGAGCTGGACCCACTCGCAGCCCCTCTCGCGGGCCACCACCAGCACCCCCCACAGGTCGTGGGGGACGAGGTGCGCGTCACGGACCCCCATGGGCTCCTGGGGGACCCTGACGAGCCACCCGTACTCGCCCTTCTCGTAGACGATGAGGGGGTAGTCCCCCCCGGTTCCTGACGCAGGCCGGGAGGTAGCTCGCCCGGGTGGGCAGGGCCAGGTGCTGGGTGCTCACGTCGAGCATCCTCAGGACGCTGGTGTCTCTACTTATCATGATTCTTCGTTCCTCTCGTCTTGCCTGGCCCTGTGGCGGCACTTGCAGCACCCCTTGGAGCGACCCGTCCTGATGGCGGCGGCGTTCCTGAGGCGCTCCACGCCGCAGGCGCACCTGACCCTCCACTTTCCGGTCTCCGGGTAGCCCACCACGGTCCAGAGGCCGTGCTTCTGGCCCACCTGGGACGCCCGCAGGCCCGCGTAGGAGCACTTCGAGCACCGGAACGTGCCGTCCTCGATCGAGGATCGCTTGGACTGCGCCTCGTGCCCGCAGCTGCGGCAGCGGTACGTCCAGATTCCCCTGGCGCTCTTGGAAACGAGGTCGAAGCCCAGCTTCGCGGCCAGCCCTACGAGGGGGTCCTCCTTGGGGACGTGGACGTACCCCATCTTCTTGAGGATCAGCCGGACGGCCTCTGCGGACACCCCGTACCTGGACCCGATGGCCCTGAGCGTCATCCCGGAGGTCCTGAGGGCCTGGATCTCCGCGTGCTTCTTGTAGCCGATCTTCCTAGCGTGCTCTCCTGAAGGCATTGTGTTATAGTTCCTCTTCTATTATTGGTCAACCGCCACCGGGGAAAGGAATTTGTTCAAACAGGTGGGCAACTTCGCAGGTAGCTTGTGGCTCCTCTGCAGGTGCTCCTTGGCGTTCCACCGGAGGTGGGATGGCATCTGACCCTCTACCCACGCCCCGCATACGAGGCACTTGGCCTTCGTGGGGACGGGGGTCCAGCTCGTCAGCCTGGGGTTCCGCTCCGCGACGAACCTCTGGAAGTTGCTCAGGCTGTCTACGCGGCCCTTCCCGTTGGACCCGAGGAAGTAGACCATCCCATAGGAGACCTCGTAGACCCTGCGAGCGGTGGCGTTGAATCCCTTGCCACCAGAGGGAATGACCCACCTCTGACCCGCCTCGATCACCGGAAGCTTCTCCGGCCTCGATGCCTTGGCCTTACGGACCTGGCTGACCCAGTGGTCGATAATCTTGGTGGAGGGCTTCTGGATCTCCGGATGGAGCCTGCCCATCTCCTCGGCGGTGTGCCAGGAGGTGAGGGACTGGTCCTCGTAAAGGGAGACCGCCTCCCTCCGGTAGTCCTCCGGGTACTCCCGTATCCGGGTGGGCTTCCTGGTGTGCTGCGTGTGGTCCACCCCGAGGACGGTCTCGCGGCGGCGGGCCATGGTGGGCTGCGTGTGGTCCACCCCGGGTAGCTCTCGCTCCACGAGGATCCCCAGGAGGCGGTTGGTCTCCTGCTGGAGTGCGATCAGGGCGTCGAGCATCTCGACGATGCCGGGTTCCTTCTTCACGACTCGGTCTCCTCTCTCTTGACCAGCTTGATGGCCTGGGGGCCGCAGCACCAGTGCTCGACGACGTGGAGGTCCACGCCGATCTCGTCCAGGGCGTCGGCGAAGGTGAGCAGGGCCTCGTCGGAGATGGCCCCCTCATCGAGGCCCAGCATGCGGTACCCCAGGTCCTCCAGGGTGCCCCAGTCGAGATCATCTTCGAGCTTCTCCGTGACGACGGCGTGGTAGAGGTTGGGGCGCTCCTCGATGGGGTCGACCTTCGTCAGCCCGTCCAGGAGCTCCTTCGTGAACTTGTCCATGGTGGATGCCCCCCTCTACGTGAGCAGCCTGGCGGCGGCCCTGAAGGCCTCCTGGTGGGGGCCCTCGATGTCCGCCATCTTGACGATCATCCTGCGCGAGGTCTCGGCCAGGTGGTCGGCGAACTCGTCCTTGAGGTCGTTGCCGTCCCCGGCCCGCTCGTACATGACGAGCGAGGCCACCAGGGGGGAGATGAGGTTGGCGAAGGTGTGCGTGTCCGCCATGCCCTAGCCCTCCTGGTCCGAGGGGACCACGACGAGCTTGTAGCTCCCGAGGGCCTCCAGGGCCTCCTGGGTGCTTTCCACCTCGATGGTCTGGACGAAGGAGTTGACCCCGTCGTGGCGATGAGCGCTGCTGTTGGGCTTCTGCACCATGACGTCGAACTTGTACTTCTTGGACATGCTAGCTACCTTCTTTCTCTCTAGTATCGCTACCCCTCCGGTTGTCCCAGAGGGGGACCTGGCCCTCCTTGTAGGGCCCCGGCGGCCAGACGCGGCCGTTGTAGCTGATCCGGGCGACCTTCTTCTTCCCCTCGTAGACGAACCCGTCGACGAAGTCCCTGAAACCGAGGCCCGACTCCTCGCGCCGCTCGCAGAACACCTTGGAGGCCTCGGCGAAATCGGCGATCTCGACCGTAGGGTACCCCTTCATCTTCAGAATCATTTCTCTAGCCTTCTTTCTCTGGCCCTCCTGATGAGGGCCTCCGCTATCACGCCGACCAGGGCCGAGACGCCCGCCATCGCGGCGAGCACCAACCACATCCCCCAGTCGTAGAGGTGGGGCAAGGGCTCCACCTACCTGACGCCTTCGTTCATCTGGAACGGCCCGAGGTCGGCGATGGCCTGAACGGCCCGTCGGATGCCCTCGTCGTCGTCCCACCTGGCGGAGGCGGTCGGAGGCCCCCACGGGGGGCCGTGGTGGAAGTGGGCGTACGCCCCCGTCTTGGCCTGGAACGAGGCCGTCATCGCTCGGCTCTCGGCGTTGTCCGTTGCTGTGCCCGGCAGGCCGTAGATGGCGCACGCCTTGGCCTCGTTCCCGTCGTTCAGGTACGCCTCGGCCCAGCGCAGCTCCCAGCCGAGCCCCATGGACTCCACGACGCGCTTCACCCTGTCGGCCCACGCCTGGTTGTCGGCCTTGGCGGTCTTGGAGGCGCTCGGTAGGCGCTTGCGGTCGAAGGCGGCTAGGAGCAGCTTGGACCCGTACTCCTCGTCCATGAGGTCGAACGCGGCCTGTTGGTAGGAGTCCGCCTCCCTGAACCAGACGTACCCCTCGTGGGGGGTGTACCTGTCCCCCGTGTTGAGCTTGACCCCCCTGCCAGAGGGTAGCCGGGCCACGATGGCGACCGGCGTGGCGCCCTCGTCGTTGACCGGCCTCTCGTCCAGGGCGGCCCCGCGTAGCTCCGCCAGGCTCTTGAACAGGGCGGTCAGCCTCTGTTGATGTGTGATCATGGCCTTTTCCTCTCTAGTCGATGGGGCTCTCGTACTTGCCCGCCCACAGCTCGTGGGCCCTTCTCTGATCTGGGTCGTCCGTGACGGCCTCGATGAAGGTCACCATGTCGTCGACCCAGTCGTCCTGGCCCCGGCTGATTGGTGAGGGGGAGTAGCGGGTCATGACCACGCTCTCCGCCCCGTCCGTCAGGGTGGCGTCGCACACCTCCCTGCCGTCGGGGGTGTCCCTCCAGTTGCCCAGGGTGACCTGGAGGGGAGGGACGTCGGCGAACAGGCTCTCGATCAGGAACTCGTTCACGCGTTGCCCCCCTTCCCACCGGGGAGCCCCAGCGACGACGGGTCGCCGTCCCACTCGACATCCCCCTCGACCAGCGCGGCCACGTACTGACCCTCGCCGTTTGTGTACATGATCAGGGTCAGGTCCGAATCAGGGATTCCCTCGAAGACGGTGTTGAAGTTGTCGTCGGTGTTGTAGTCCCGGATGTTGACGATGAGCCTTCCATCGCCGAGCCAGAAGCCGGTGGCGTTGTAGTGCTCCTCTTGGGAGGATGGGATGTAGATCGATCTCTCCTCCGCGACGTCGTAGGAGAGGGGGTGGTGGACGACGGGGGGCTTCTGATCCTCGCTTTCGCTCATGACGTCGGCTCCTTGTCGGGTCCCTGGACGTAGAGCTTGACCTTCTCGACAGCCGCCCAGAGGTCGACGGGGAGAGCCTTGACCTTGTCCATGGCCTCCATCTTCTCGACGAGCTCTTTGACCGCCCCGACGGCGTTCAGGATACCGACCTTGGCGTCCCGACCCTCGCCGCCGTGCTGCCACTCCTCGCCTTCGGGGTCCTTGTCCTCCTCGGAGTTGACGTAGGCCCAGGTCTCGTCCAGGGTGACGGCGGCGTCCTCGTCGTTCTGTCGGATGCTCTTGGCGGCGTCCTTCCAGGCATCCTTGGCCTCGACGTGGTCGTCACCCTCGCTGAGCCGGTACTGGGGCGTGAGGATGTCCCAGGTACCGTCCTCACCCTGCACCTCCCTGGCGTCGGGGTACCGCTCCAGCACGGCGATCTTCTCCTCCGAGAGGTAGTCGATGTAGTCGTTGTCCAGGACTCGGTAGCGGTGGACGACGTAGCTCTCGCCGGATTGCCAGTACGTACCGCGCTCCTCCACGGCGTTCCCGACTCGGACGAACGTTCGCCGCCCGAGGGCCATGTCCACCGGGAATTCCTTGCCCTCTTCCACCCACGCGTTCCTGATGGCGGCGGTGGTCGGGTCCACGTAGTTGCTCATGGTCTACTTGACCTCCTTGATCTCTCGTGTCTCGATGATTCCGTTGACCTTGGACAAGGCGCCTACCAGCTCCTCGGCCACGTCGTCGGGCTTCAGCCCGGGTAAGATCTCAACCACCACGGTGATGAGGTTGGGCTCGCCCCCGGGCTTCTCGGGCGGGACGTAGTCGGAGAACGACCGCATCCAGTCCTCCTTGGTCAGGGGCATCATGTAGGACTTCGCTCTGTCCTCGTCGGCCGATCGGATGAAGTTGGCCACCTCGGTCCAGGCGTCGGCCTCGTTGTCGGGCTCGGGGTCCACCTCGACGATGGCCCTGGAGCGGTATTGGCCCCGGACGGAGGTCACGATGTACACGCCGCCGTCCTCGCCGGTCTCGGCCTTCGAGTCGGGGAACCGGCTCAGCACGAATTCCTTGTCTTCCAATGCGTTCTCCTTTCCTTTCGCCGCGCTAGCAGCTAACTTCGTTGATGTGCTCCTCGGCGACCGTGACGACCTCCGAGAGGTCAGGGATGACCTTGCGGCTGAGGAGGGGGTGCCAGTTCCACCGGTTGAGCTCCTCGCCGCCGATCTCGGTCTCGGAGAAGAGGTTAGCGCCCTCGCCGCCGCTGACGGTGATCACCGTACCGCTCTCGTTCGCTAGGGAGATGTGGTAGGAGCTGTGCTTCTTCCAGAAGGCGCGGATCTCCACGGCGGACTCGTAGACCCTCTGGAAGGGCTCCGAGATGTCGGTGATGACCCACCCCCGCTCCTCCAGGGCGAGGGCGTCCTGGAGGAGCGACCTGGCGATGAGCTGGGGGCGGATGAAGCCGACGTCGTAGGAGGCCTCCATCAGGGCCCTCCCGATGGTCGGGGCGCTGACGACGTACTCCGGCTCGCCCTCGGCCAGGGGGACGCTGAACACCTCCACCGAGAAGGGGGCCTTGGGGTAGGACGCCAGCGGGCTGTACGCCAGGACCACCTGGTGCCCCTGCTCGTTCTCCCAGGTCTGGCGGATGACGGTATTCCGTTCCACGGTGATGGGGGCCGCGATGAGGGAGTCGATTACCTTGGTCTTATCCATTTTCTCTGTGTTCCTTTCTCTAGCTGATTCGCTGGACCTGGACGATGGCGACATCGACGACTTCGACGCTACGGCCATCAACCTCGGTGACGTAGTACTCCTGGTTATCCACACGGATGATGTCGTTGACCTTGATCTCCTTCTCCGAGGAGATCATCACTTCCGCGTTCTCGTCAGGCAGCACGCCGGTAACGGTGTAGTTGTAGGTCATTTCGGTTCTCCTATTCTCCCTCAGAGGGGACTTTCGCTGTGGTGGGGAACACTCCTATGACAGCGCAGAGGCGCGTAGGAGGTAAAGCTATGACAGATCGTTTCTCAGCGCTCGCGGGCGCTGCGCCGGATGGCGCCGTCTGGGCCGTCGAGTACGTCACCCTGGAGGGGGGTGTGCTGACGAGGTTCAGCGACTCCGAGGACGCCGTGGCCATCCTTGAGGGCTTCGCCCGGGAGTACCCCGGGTGCCGCCTGACCGGCCTGAACCGGGTGGTGAGCGAGGCCGAGCTGGCGTCGTTCAAGACCGGCGAGGACGGCAAGCAGCCCGGCGACAAGAAGTTCAAGGTCACCTTCCACTCCGCCGACGGCGGCGAGGACAAGGTGGTCGTCGGCTGGGCCGGTAGCGGCGGCGAGGCCGTCGCGAGGGCCAAGGACGGCGTGGACCTCAAGGGCTTCAAGGGCAAGGTCTCCGTGGAGGAGACCAAGGACTAGGATCGAGACAACCCCAAGGGACCCGACAGGGGCCCTTGGGACTCTTTCCTTCCTATTCCACCATTTTACTGAGGATGGGCACGATCCTGTTGGCGACGCCGAGCAGGAGCTCCTTGTCGTCGAAGGGATCGTACTTCTCCCACTCGTCGAGGAGGTCGATGATCTCCTGGCGCTTCTTGCCGAAGGCTGCCGGAAACTGGTTGGCGAAGTGGTCGGCGAAGACGCCGAGCAGCTGCTCGTCCGTGAAATGGCGCTTGTCATCCAGCCCCAGCTTCTCGCCGAAGGTGACGGACACCTCCCCGACCCCGATCCACAGGTCGCCGTGGAACTCCATGGACTTGAGCTTGTCCTTGAAACCTACGATGGCCTTGGCCCGTTCCACGGCCGAGCTGTTGTCCTTGACGGCGGCCTCGTTCTTGTCGAGCTGCTGCTTGTACTTCTCCACAAGGCTGTCCACCTCCTTGTGCATCCGCTCCAGGTCGGTGGCGTTGGCATAGGTGGGGCTCATGCGACCCAGAACGTGGCCGGTGCGGTCGTCCACCACCCGGACGATGACAGCTGCGACCACGCCCTCGCCGCCGTGCCTCTGCTGGTACCCGAACGAGGCCCGGTAGGTGTAACCGGGTCGGGCGGTCATGGGGAAGTCGACGGATTCGATGGGGGTGAAGGTTCTAGCCATTTTCTTTCGCCTCCTCAAGCTCGTAGTCCATCCCGCCTTGCTCCTTCAGGCGGACCAGCTCGCGCTTCAGCACGAAGACGCCGACGGGGCAGGAGTCCTGGTTGGCGATGCCGATGACCGGCTCGTGGCCCTCGACGTCATGGTGGACCGAGGCGCTGACGCCCTTGGACTGCACGCACAAGACCCCCAGGGCCTCCGCGAGGGGGCCGGTTGCTCCCGGGAAGAACCCCAGGTGAACGGCCGCCCACAGCTCCGCGTTGGCCCCTGTGGGGGTCTCGTAGCCGTAGATGACGACGAGCTCGTCCCGGTCGGGGTCGCCGCCGAGCGCGATGAGCATCTCCCGCCCGTAGGCCTCACCGGCGGCGCACTCCGTCTCGAAGTCGTCGTCGTAGCCGTGCGGGAGCATCATGTCGAGGGGGTTGAACGCCCCCGTCAATAGCTTGTACTCGCTCAACGTTCCTTCCTTTCTCATTTCGTCAGCTCCAGTCCGACGTCCCCCCAGCTCCCGAGCGGGACCTTGGTGAAGCGGTGGCAGTAGGTGTCGATGTTGACGGCGACGTAGCGGGCGACCTGCTCGACGCCGCCGTCCAGCACCGGGGGGAAGGCCTGCGGATCGGACTCGCTGAGCCGGGCGTACGCCGCCCTGAGCTTCTGCTCGTCGACGACATTCCAGGTCACCTGGACCTTCTTCTGTTGGGAGCGCTCCCACTCCTCGTACGACTCCTTGTCATAAGGAATGCCGTCCCTGGGATCTTCATCAAAGGGCATTGATCAGTCCTACTTTCAGCTAAAAGAAAAAGTACCCGGGAAGGCGTCAGGCCTTCCCGGATAATGATATGTGCTTATTCCGCAGTGCTCTCTACGGAGGAGAAGTCGTCCTCGGAGACGACCCAGTAGTGCAGCCTGCCCCCGTCGATGGAATCGTGCTCGACGAGGAGCTGGTACTGACCCTCCCCCACGTACTGGGACACGGACGCCGGGGTGCCCACGGGCACGACGATGTCGTCGGGCTCGATCTCCTCCCAGGGCGGCGTCTCCGCAAAGTCGCCGTCCTTGTAGGCGTTCACCCCCCGGAACTCCCGAGTGATGACCACCGGCGTCCCCTGCTGGAGCTTGTCGGGCTGCCCGGGGGTCCAGACCATCCTACCGAGCTCCTCGCCCAGGTCCTCTCCCTCCAGGGCCTCCGCCATCTCCTGGAGGCTGTCGGCCGCGCACGGGGCGCAGATCCAGCGGCCCCTACCGGCGGCCACCATCGGCCCCTTGCAGGTCTCGCAGGCGTGCTGGGCGTCGTACTCGACGTAGTAGCCCTCCTCCTGCGTCCAGCCGAAGACGTACTCCTTGGCCTCGGGGACGACGAAGACGTGGAGGTGGTCCCGGTCCTCGCAGTCCTCGTCCTCGAAGGACGTGCCGCTGATGACGACGTGCTCCCCGAGCCGCAGGGCCCAGAACACCTCCGGCGTGGTGGCCCCGCCCTCCTCCCGGTCGAGGGGCGCCGGGGGGTGGCAGTGGACGTTGTCGAGGAGCATCTTGCCCTCGGCGACCTCAAGGGCCCTAATCCGGGTAGTCGTCATCGGCCGATTTCCTTCCTTCACAGATCTCGCAATCCCTGTTGCCGCAGTACCGCCATTCGTCGGGGGTGTCGCCGTAGGACACGCCTCGACCGTCGCAGCCGTGCTCCTTGGCGGTCGCCTCGACCGTCAGAGTGCTGCCCACGAGGCTCACGGAGGTGGGCGTGAGGGTCACGTAGTAGCCTTCCTCCTGGCCCATGTCGTGCTCCAGCAGGACGACCTTCCCAACCTCGAAGCGGGCGAGCATCTTCTTGATCTCGTCCGCACCGGTGACGGAGAACTGGATCTTCGTCCTGATGTCCGGTATCCGAATGACGACATCCAGCGTCTTCTCGTCGATGTCGCCGACGACCAGCAGGCTGTTCTCAAGCACCATCCGGTTGGGGTGCCTGTTGCGGTCGGTGATGTACATCTATTCCACCCCCTTCATACTGACGGCCCGGACGGAGAGGTGGTGGGACCCGTCCGTCTGCGCGTCCAGCAGCTCCAGCTCCAGCCCGTGCTCGGCCAGGCGGCGGTTGGCCGCTTCCAAAGAGCGCACGACGGGCTCCTGGCTCTCTGTCAGGACCTCCTCGAAGCCGTGCAGCTTCATGAACTCCGTGATCTCTCGGTCCGTGCAGTTCTCTGCGTTGAAGCTGTACACGGTGAGGTCAGGGCCATCGTGCCTCTCTAGGCAGTCCCAGGTTATTCTGTCGGTCATAATTTCCTTTCCGCCCTACCAACCGGTGGGGCCTACCATGCGGTATATCTGCTCCTGCTTCGCGAGCCTCCCCTCGCTGTCGGGGCCCAGCCCCGGCTTGTGCCACTGGCTCATACGGAAGAAGAGCCGCCACCCGCGAACGGCCGTAGCCGTGGCGCGGTGGAGGGTCCGGGAGTCGAAGGACACGATGGACCCGGGAGGGTACGACGTGGTCCACAGCCGGTGGTTCTCCGAGATGGCGTTCAGCTTCTTGTCGACCTGGGCCCAGAGCCCTTGGTCGCCCTCCCCGACCTTGTCGAGGAAGAAGTCGTACGCCTCGTTGAGCCACTCCGTGCGGGAGACGCCGGACTCGTGGCTCGCCACGGTGGCGACCATGTGCCCCGAGACCGGAACCCGATCCAGGTCTGGCTGGGAGAAGTAGGTCTCCCGGAACTCCCCGTCGCAGTGCCAGCCGGGGAAGGCCGGGTAGTCGCCGGGGTAGAGCCGGTGGACCCGGACGTCGATGTTCGGGACGAGCCCCCTGGCCTCGCACTCCTCGAACCACGAGGGGGGCACGGAGTCCAGGATCTGGTTGGCGATGGGGCCGCCGTTCCGGCGGACGAAGTCCGGGCTGGCGGAGTACATGCCGACCTCCTCCGCTAGCTCGGCGATGGGGCGCACCCCTGGGACCCCTCCCAGGAGCCTGTGGGCAGGAGCGAAGGTGTACAGCTTCCTCACTGCGCCTCCCTGATCTCGGCGAAGAGTTCGAGGAGCATGGCCTGGACGTCCAGGAGGAGCCCCGCCGCGATCGACGCCAGCCGCCGCTTGAGCTCGTCGTCGGCCTTCGATACGTCGAAGATACGTGAGACGAGCGTCGTGTTCTGCCCGAAGCCGGTGTAGATCCTGACCGGTCTGTCAGGCCAGATGGCTATCTTGACGTCGTAGTCGTAGGTGTAGTTCTTGTCCTTGATGGTCTGCGTGAGGGTCAGGTGGTTCAGGTAGCCTTCGTCCCCCTTGTTGTAGTCGTTGTGACTCGGGTGACCAAGGATCATAGACCTGAGGCGCTCCTGTTGCGCATGGTTCATTTGGACGTCGACCCGGATGGGGACCAGCGGTTCGACGTGGGGGCTAAACCCCCTCGCGTTGCTCTGATTCACTCTTCCTGTACTCCTCGATCTCTTCCAGCTGCTCCTGCACGGATTCGATGATGGCGAACGCCATCCTCTTACCCATCCAGGGGGTCATCATGCCGCCGAGGAACCACCGCTCCGACGCGGCGCCTCCGGCCTGCCAGCCGATCGCGCTGTGCGCGGAGCTGGCGGTGCGGGTCCGCTCGTCCTCCTCGAACCGGAACCCAGGGGGGAAGTAGAGGTCCCAGTCCCGGATGCCGACGGCGGGGAGCAGGGAGTCGAGGGCCATGTGGCCGAACCCCTCCCAGAACTCGCCGAGGTGGACCCAGATCTCCTCCTTCGTGTCCAGGTGGGCAACCGCCCGCAGGGAGTACCGGAAGCACTCCTCCAGGGCCTTCCCCAGCTCGTTCTCGTAGGATTCCCTCTCGGGGGTGCCCCGTTCGAGGGGCTTGTAGCTGTTCATCAGGAATCCCGCTCTCATGTTGGTGAACTCCATCTCCAGGTAGACCTCCCCTGGGAAGACCTCCTGGAACGTCTTCGGCGGTCCGTACTTGGCCACGACCTCGGGCCAGAGGCGGAAGGGGAGCGTCTTGCTCGCCCTCCAGTGGGTCCCCCTCAGGAACTCCGGCAGGGGGCCCAGGTTCGGGCGAGAGGGGGGCGTCGGCCCCCAGGTGTTGGCGTTCTGCGGGTCAGCCACCGATGTACCCCCCGCCCTGAGGGGCCCTGTCGCCGTAGAGGTAGTCGCCGAAGAGGAGGTCGACCAGGACCTCCGCCCCGACGACGTTCGGGGAGCTGTGGAAGAAGATGCCGGGATCCTCCCCGAGGATCACGACGCTCATGAACGTGACCTCCGGTCTCTCCCCGGCGATGCCGACGGTGATGGAGATCCACCGGTCGTCCCTGGTGCCGAGGTCGTAGTGGACGACGTGAGAGTCGGTCGTCTTCCGGTCGACTCCCTCCTCTCCGGACACTGAGACTAGGCTGAGGATCTCCTCAAGCTTGGATTGCATCATCTCGGTTGCCTCCTGATGAGCCATACGCCCACGACCTGGCTGTAACGGTCGTGGACTACAGAAAGGACGTGGGTCTCGTAGCGCGGGTCGGCCAGCCAGAGGTTGGCCGTCTCCTGGTTCGGGGCCCAGTTGAGCTGGTCGTAGTACCCCCTGGCGGCGGCTGCGGGCTTGATGGGCTGGAGCCAGCCGACCAAGGCACCGACCAGGATCGCCACGGCGTAGAACCTGATCGTCGAACCCATCCTAGCCGCCCTCACGGGGCCGCAGGATGACGAGGACCTGTTCGAGGACCGCCGCCCGGTCGACCAGGAAGACGGCGGTGCTGGCCGACTTCTTGACGTGCAGGTTCTCCGGGGTCTCCATGTTCGACCAGTGGACGGACGCCATGGAGTTCCACTGGAAGCCGTCCCAGATCTTCGCCCTGGCGTGGGACTGGAACTCTACGGAGTCCCGGTAGATGTCGACCTTGACGGTCTTGCCGAGCACGTCGAGGATCTCCCGGCAGCCGACGCCCTGGCGCGTGCGGTAGAGCTCGGGGCCCAGAAGGGTGCGGTAGAGCTCGGGGGCGACGACCGCCCCCTCGGTGCTATCCCTCATCGCCGTTCTCCTCCTTCTTACCCGTACGACGCTCTTCGAGCTCCTTGTTCAGGTAGCCCACCCATTTCGGCCAGCCGTTCAGAACCTCGGCCGCCGCCTCGGCCAGGAAGGCCAGATCGACGTCTTCGGTATCGTCGTCGGAAGTGGCGAGGCGCAGGACCTCCCTGGCGTTCTTCTTGTCCTGCTCGGTGGGCTCCGGCAGGGGCTCCTCCATTCCACGCGTCTCGGCGGAGTTGTCGAGGTGGTAGACGTGGGTGCCGGCCTCGGGGGAGCAGCTGCCCTCCTGCTGGAAGATGAACTCCAGCGGGTAGTAAACGGCGCTGAGGTACTCGATGTCTCCCTGGCCGTGGTGGGCCTTGCTCTCGGGGATGACGGATAGCTCTTCGCCGCTCTCATCCGTCCCCTCCTTGTCGAACCAGCCCCACAGCATGGTGAAGTTGTCGGGCTCGACCACGAAGAGCGGGGCCCCGTCCGGAAGCGCCTTGAGCTCCTCGATGCAGGTGATCTTGATCATGATTTCGTTTCTCCTATCTTCTGATTGGGCTGGAGGCGGTCTTCCACCGCCTCGGCTTTCTCTCGGGCTTCTTCGGCAGGCTCAGCTGCTCGACGATCAGCCGTTGGTTCCGCAGGATGGCGTCGAGCACCTCGTCTCCCTTGACGTCTCGGGGCCATCGGTACTTCGATTCGATCCTGTGGACCTCTTCCCTGTGCTTGTCCTCGGCCTCGAACCGCTTCATCGTGAAGCTGAAAGGCGAGCCGGTCTTCTCCGTCATGCTCCTGATTCGCCCGAGGGTCACGGCCAGGTCTTCCTTAGCCGCCTTCAGCTCCTCGGCCATCCGGCGATCGGACTCCCCGCTCTCCTTCTTCTTCCTCCAACTGGCGTAAGCCTCCCCCTTGGGGTCGCTGAACCTGGCCAGCAACTCTTCTCTTGTCAAGTCGTTTCTCCTGTCCGAAAAAGAAAGGCCTTGCCAGGGCCTTTCCTGTATCGAGTCCAACCCGATAATGTGTGTCTTCAAGCGGTGTTTGAGATTCAGCCGCCAGCCAGACCGGCGTCCAGGGCCTCCCGGACGACGCTCAGCGGGACGGGGACGAGCTTCTCGATGCCGTTGCGGTCCATGACGCACTGGCAGGTCACCAGGGCGACCGCGTCGGTCGAGGTGTCGACGATGGAGAGGAGGGGGTCCCTGGACTCCTCGCCGACGCCGACGCCGAGGGCGTCGACCGCCTTGTAGAAGAGGACCGTCCTGAGGGCCTCCGTGTCGTTGCGAAGCTTCTCCTCGAAGGCCTGGAAGAAGTCCCCTTGGAGCAGGGACTTCACGGCGGACTTGGACTGGGAGGCCTTGAGGAGGAAGGGCCTCACGGTGTGGTAGACGTCCGAGCTCATGAACCGCAGCAGGGCCCGAGCAGGGAGGGGGTTGTGGTCCAGGGCGCCTCGCCCGGTGACCGAGACGAGCACGGTCCCGGGAGGGAGCTGATCCGCGACGTGGCGCGGGGGCTCCACGGCGGCCATGCCGAGGGACTCGGCGAACTCCGGGAGCATGAAGACGTAGATCTCGATGCCGCCGTGGGCGCCTTCGAACTTGGTCTGCTTGATGACGGTGCCAACCCCACCGGTCAGGATCTCCTCGGCGGTCTTGTCCTTGCAGAAGGCCTCGATGGCCGCGCTGCTGGACAGCCTGGAGGCCAGGGCCAGGGACGAGGAGAGGACTGCGGCGGCCTCGGTGAGGTCACGGCTCTTGTCGTTGACCCGGGCCAGGGAGAAGAGGCGAACGAGTTGCGTCTTCATGACGGCGAGGAGCTTGTACAGCTCCTGCTCGTTCTTGGTGCCCCAGTCCCAGACCTGGCCCGCGATGAAGAAGCCGCCGTGGTCGCGGGCGTGCTCCTCGAACTGCTGCCTGCCGAAGGGGTCGGTGCTACTCTTGCGATTCGGATCCACTGTCGTCGTTTCCTTTCTCTTCAACGTCGGTCACGATGCCGACGATCTCGTAGATGACCTTATTGGGGACCTTGTCGAGGCCCTCGACCTTCATCCCCGCCCGATCCAGGACGCACTTGCACGTCAGGAGCATCGGGGCACCGCTGGGGCCTTGGAGCACCAGGATGGGATCGGGATCCCCACGCCGGGCCTCGTCTTTGTCCTTCAGGGCCTCGGCGGCATCCGCCATGAAGCCGGACTGCAGCCACTGGATGTGGCCGGTGAGCCGCTGGTTGAGGGATTGGAGCTGCTCCATTGACAGGAAGGCGGTGAGCAGGATGGGCTGATCCAGGTACGAGCTGATCACCTCGGAGATGCCGATCAGCGTCGCGGCCTCCTCCAGGATGTCGACCGCGTCCTCGTCAAGGGGGTGGTGGCCCGCCCCGAGGCCCGTCACGGAGACTGGCACCATGTCCTCCGGCACGGCGCCGCCAGCCTCCGACACCGCCTCCGGGAGGGCGGCGACCTGCATCTCGGAGCGCTCGGCGAGCTCCCTCTTGGCGTAGATCACGGCCCCCACAGAGAGGCCACCGCCTTCGACGACCTTCCGCACGAGGTGGATGAACGCCTCGTTGTCCTTGAGGCCGAAATCGCCGGTCACTCCCGGGAAGCGGGCGAAGAAGGTGGCCATGGCGACGTTGGAGAGGACGGAGGAGTACGAGCCGAGGGCCTGCGCCAGCGCCTCCGACGTCTTGAGGATCTCCTCCCGGCCTTCCTTGAGGCCAGCCTCGATGGCGCAGGCGACGACGTGGGTCATCCGCTCCGCGATCATGGCGTCCCGGTAAGTGACCTTGCTACGAGAGTTCGAGAAGGTCCAGACGGGGCCGACGGCGTAGAAGCCGCCGTGCTGGAACAGGTGTTGGGTCATGACGTCCTGGGCCTCCTTGGCCTGGGCCTCGGGGGTGCCGAAGCCCGCCAGGGGGGAGATGACCTGCTGGTCCCCGTACTCGGTCGCGACGGTCTTGAGGTGCTCGACATCCCTCGGCGACAGGCGCTCCTCGGGGAACACGACCCCGAAGCCTTCCTCACCGGTGATGATGATGCCGGTGAAGGCCCTGACCGCAGGGACATAGACCAGCTCCTCGAAGGTGTCCTCGGTGATCCGGACCAGCTCCTCGTCGCTGTCTTCCTCCCCCTTGGGGAGGAAGACCAGGATCGGACCGATGGAGTCCCGCTCCCCCTCCTCCGTGTTCTCCTCGATGATCGCGTGGTGCCTCCAGGCGAGGGCAAAGAGCTCGTTACCGCGCTCGTCGGCCTTCGCGGCCTCCTGGCGTATCTCCTCGTACCCCTGGACCTCGCGGTGCCCGGTGTTTTCCATGGTTTCCTCTTTTCTAAGGGGGAGGGGCGCAGGCCCCTCCCTCGATTGGCTAAAGGACGCGCAGGGTCTGCGCGGTCCCGGTGGTGCTGACGACGTCGATGCTGGTCATGTTGCCGTCCTTGTCGCGATTGACCTTGATGCTCTCGACCTCCTGCTTCTTACCGGTGAGCTTCTTGAACATCATGGAGAGGGTGTGCATCGTGAAGCCCTCCTCGATGACGTCCTTGCCGACGAACTCTCGGATGGCGGTGGCGATGCAGTCGGAGTGGTTCTCCTCCTGGCCGTCCTGGTCGTCCTCGCCGAGGTAGATGAGGTAGTCGCCGAATTCGTTCAGGAAGCGCTTGACGTTGCCGTCGAGCACCACCGCGCTGGTCTTGACGTCGCCGAAGGTGTACTGGAAGTCCTCCTTCAGGAACCACGCGTCCTTGGCGAGCGGCTTCCAGTCCGTCGCAGTCCCGTGGTCCCGGGGCACGAGCCGCCAGCTGGCGGAGCGGAAGAAGGACGCGTCAGCCCAGACGAAGAAGGGCTCGGCGTCCAGGGAGACCTCCAGGTCGAACAGGCGACCCTCCCAGCCGTCTGGAACCTGGAGGTCGGTCAGGAGGACCGTCCCCTCGGGGAGCGCGAAGGAGCCCAGGCAGCCGAGGTTCTCCGCCTTGAACCCCTTCTCCTCCTCCTTCTTCTTCTTCGCCTTCTTGCCCTCGCCGCCGATCACCCGGACGACGCCGGAGATGGTCATCAGCTGGCTGATCTCCTTGGTGCGGTAGACCTCTAGATCCGGAGGCTCGTCGTAGCTGGAACCGTCGTGCGCGTGCGTTTGCGCTTTCTTGATGGCCTCTTCATCGACGGGGGCCGCCACGAAGAAGAGGGTGCGTGAGGCGCGGATGCGGTCGATATGGTAGAGCGCCTTTACAGCCTTTGCGGTCCACGTCTCCACCTTGGACTCGTCGGATGCGGAGGCGAACAGGGCGTCGACGATGGCCCGGTTGAGCTTGTCCCACTTGGCGTCCTTCACGATCGAGTCCCGGGTGGGGCTCTTGGGGGTGACGGGGGTGCCGGAGCCGACCTGGAGGTGGAAGAAGAACCGCTGGCGGTACTGCATCGCCTCGATGTGAATGGGAATGAGCTGGCCATACCAGCTCACGAGGCTCTTCTTGGAGTAGTCGTAGCGGTTCTCCGGCGGCACGTGCCAGACGCGGAGGCGCGAGCCGTCGAAGTCGGTGTCGACCAGCGGCTCCGACGAGAACGGAAGGACGGCGGAGGGGATTGCGGTGTCGGCCTGAACCCCGTTGATCCGGAGGGCGTCGAATACCTCGCCGTAGCCGGTGACAGCTAGGAGCGCGCTATCGCCTCGATCGTAGCGGAGGAAGCACTTCTCGAACTCCCAGAGGACCCCGGGGGCCAGGTCGGCCTCGATGGCGAGCCCGTCCACCGGTAGGGGGTCCGCCTCCACGCGGTCCGCCCAGGTCGTGTAGTACCCCTCGTCCTCCCACCAGGAGTGGGTGTCGATGCTCAGGCGGAGGCCGTTGGAGCGGAGGACCACACGCTTGACGCCCTCCAGGGCCAAAAGGGAGTTGATGCCGATGCCCATGGGATGCTGCTGCTCCACCTCGGGGCGGTCGTAGCCGCTGTCCCCCATGCTCAGGAGGTCGTGGAAAGAGTCCTTACCACGCGAGAGGCCGTGGCCGTCGTCGCTGTAGCAGAAACGTCCGGCGGCCTGATCCTTCCACTCCCCGCTACCGGCCTTCTTCGCGGCGCTGGGGATGGGCGCGGGTGAGGGAGCCCTCTTGGGCATGGGTCCCCCCTTCATCTTGGGGGCCGCCGCCTTCATCTGCGGGACCGAAGGTTCCCCCTCGTACTCGGTGCGGGCGTCCACGGTGCGGGCACCTGCCCGCTGGGAGTTCTGCAGCAGCTCGGCGACGACCTCGCCGACCTCGCCGGTGAAGGCGCGGCGGATGCCGCTGCGGATCTTGTGCTCGTTGACGAGCTTGGTGTAGTCCTTGGTGCTCTTCGTCATGCTAGGTGATCTCCTTGGTCTTGGCGGGGTTGGAGCTGTCCACCGACTCGTAGGGGTCGGGGATCCAGGGGAGCTCCTGGGTCAGGTCGGACGGGTCCACGACGTAGACCTCCTTCTGGTCCATGTGCCCCCAGGTGAGCTCAAGCTCCCCGCTGACGACGCGGACCTGGATGTCCGGGGCCAGGACGGAGAGGAGGTCCCCGGTCGTCAGGGTGCGAGCCATCCCGGGGCCGTGTGGCCCGACGGGGAGGAGGTTGATGACGGAGAAACCGTGATCGATGGAGTCCTGGAACATCCAGCGGTCGTCCTCCGACACGGGCACCAATCTGCCCTTCTCGTCGTAGCGGTAGGGGTACATGTTGGCCCCCATGGAGCCGCTGGTCCACATGCGCGGACCAGCGCCGATCATCAGCCCGGTGGTCTCCGGGGGGAGCTCCTCGAACCTGATCGCGTGCTTGGAACGCGCCAAGGCGCCCTTGAGGGCAGCCTTGGCGTTCATGTTGTTGAAGGCCGCCTCCAGACGGCCCGTGGGGGCCGCCGCGATGGCCTGGAGGAGCTCGACCAGCTTGATGGCGATCTTGGCGTCCTCCGTGCGGTGCTCGTTCTCCTTGTCCTGGGCCATGCGCCCCACCTCAAGGGCCAGGTCGCCGAGGTCCTGCGCGAACTCGATGGTCTTCTTCATCGACCGCCTGCCTTCCTGTAGATCGCCAGCAGGTTCTGCCGGACGGCCTCGTTCATGGCCGGGTGGGTGTCGTGGACGAAGACGTCCACCCCGGAGCCGGTGCCGCTCTTGCCGACGCCGACCAGGAAGGTGGCCATCCAGACGAGGCCGTTGTCGTAGAGGTGGACGCCGTCGATGGCGGGGCCGTACAGCCCGCGCTGCTCCTTGCTCACCCCGAAGGCGGTCAGGTCGTCCAGGGGGTCGCTGTCCTCCAGGAAGACGATCGGCCCGTGGAAGGCCGGGTCTTCGTCGAAGGTGGCGAGCTCGTCGATGCGGTGGACGATGGAGGTGTAGACGCTCGGCTGCAGGTTCTCCCTGTCGGCTTCGAGCTGGGCCTGGGTCATGAAACGGATCAAGTTGTTTCTCCTCTCTGGTCGCGGCTCATCGGGCGTCCCGTTCCCGGGACGCGCATGAAGGTGGCCGACTGCTTGTCAAGGTGGTAGTAGATGTTCTGGCGCTCCGCCAGCCTGACGATGAACTCCTGGCTGCGGAGGCGCTGGACGAGCTTGCCCTCGGTCCCGGGCCATAGGTCGTGCTGCTTGGTCCCCCTAGGGAGGAAGCGGAGCCTCCCGGTGATCATCTGTAGCAGGGTGTGGAAGCTAACGCCTCCCCACGGCTCCGCCGGTTCTCGCATCAGCGGGGAGGAGTTGTTGATCACCGCCCCGATGGCGTCCACCAGGGGGTCCCAGTCGGGGGCCGCGTGGGCCGGGGGCGGTCCCGTGCGCGGGCGGCACCGGTAGGAGAACGCCCAGCCGTACCAGACCTCCACGGAGCACCTCCGGACGGACGCCGACCCATTCACCCTGTAGTGGACCGAGGGGCCGCTGGCCCCCTTCGGCCAGACCACGTCCGCCACCTGCCGGGGGACGGTGTGGGTCTCGTCCTCGGGGTACCAGGTGTCGTCCCTGTGCAGCTTGGACGTGCTTCTGAGGAAGTGCTCGACCTTGCTGTCGAACCCATTCTCATCGAGTCCGTTGATAGTGAATCCCTGCATTTTGAAGAGACGTTCGTAGATCTCTTCCCTGCTCTCCACCCCTATCAGGATGACCTCCTCACCCGTGCCTTTGTTGATCACCTGGAACTGCAAGACTCCTCCTTTCTAGTGGGGGCGACCTCTCGCCCCGTCCTTCATACCCAGAACCCACGGGTTCCAAACGGATCCGCGTTTTTTTTCTTTCTCTTCAGAAGATTTGTTCTTCCCCTGCTAGCACCTGTAGGACGCATCAATGAGGTAGCGCTTCGTCTCTTCGGGGGAGAGCTCATCGTAAGTGATGATCGCCATCTTGGGGACGATGAGCTCCGGCGGCGTGATCAGCTCGCAGTGGGCCTCGCGAGAGGCCTCGCGGGTGCTGCGGACGATCGTGAATCCGTCCTCCGGCATCTTCTCTCCGGACCGCCAGAGCTTCTTCTCGTCCCAGTTCTGGTACTGTCGGCTCCACCCGTAGGCGTGGCTCGCCTCGATCCTGTAGATCTTCAGCTCGGAGGAGCGGAGGTAGAGCTGAACGCCCCACTTGGCCGCCATGCGGGCCATGTAGGAAACGTAGTAAACCTCATCCTTGACCACCTTGCCGACGAGGTGGGTGAGCATGCTGTGCCGCGAGGGCTTGAAGTCCATGGCGGCCCTGTAGAGGACCAGGGTCTTCGTCTCCACGTCGTCCTGACGGGCGATGTCTGCGATCATGTCTAGCCTCCTATAGGGCGAAAACGGAAACCGGCAAGCCCGAAGGCTTGCCGGTCTATAATATGTGCTTGATGATCGCCTAGGAGTAGACGTAGTACTCGATGATGAGCTGCTTCGTGGGGTCCAGGAGCGACTCCGTCGGGAAGGTGATGATGGAGTACGCCTCGATGTCCGCGTAGGTGCTCCCGGTCCACTCGGCGATCATGAGCATGATCTCGTTCACGCCGAGGTTGCGGGCGTCCTTGTCGCTGATGCGGAGGACGATCTTCTTGTACACCTCGTTGTTCGCCGTGTCCAGGCCCCACTCGGGGTCGGCCACGTCGAACGTCTTGGCGTAGTACTTCGTCAGGGTGTACGGGGCGCCGTCGTTCAGGTTGGTGACGACGGACTGGTAGTACATCGACTGCTCGGGGACGCTGAGGTTGGTGGCCGCGTCCCTGGAGTCCACCGTCCTGAACGGAATGCGGTTGCCGAGCGCCTGGTCCAGCGGCTCAGGGGGCGTGGGGTTGAAGGGGTCGGCCGAGGGGGCCCCGCCGTCGCCGATCGAGAAGAGGGCGATCTTGCGGTTCAGGTTGTTGACGTACGCCGGGTTGGTGCCTGAGGCGCCGATGGGGTCGGCGAACAGCTTCTCCAGGGCGTAGGTGCGCCCACGGAGCACGATCAGGTTGGGCCAGTCCTCCAGGAGGATCTCGTTGGTGATGGCGTCCCTGATGATGATCTTGTTCTTCTTGTGGCCGGTCGTCAGGGCGCCGCCCATCGGCTGCCTCTCGTAGGCGCTGACGGTGGCGCCCACCGCCTCTGCCGTCAGGCCGACGACCTTCTCCCGGAGCTTGAGCAGCTCCTTGAAGGTCTTGACGACGATGTTCTCCTTCTTCTGCATCCCTTTACTCTTCCTTTCTTATGGTATCACCGTGATGGTGAACGTGTCGTGCATTCCCGTCAGGCCGTCCGCCCTCTGGAAGAAGCCGTGGGTCTTCCTGTCGTCGCTGAGCGGCAGCAGGTCGGCCCTCGCCGTGCTGGCGGTGATGGTCCTGTCGTCGCTGAACGCCGCGTCGTCTCGCTTACGCACCCTGGAGGTGATCCAGAGCTCGTCCTCGAAGACCATGTGGTCGATCGTGCCCCTCTGTACGGGGATGATGATGGAGAACCTGTCGTAGGCGTGCTCCGAGGCGTCGTCCGCCTTCCAGAGCTCGGAGGTGAGCGTCTTCCTCTCGCGCCAGTGGATGCCGGTGTTGAAGGGGTCGCCCTTCACCATGTAGGTCACGACGAAGTCGCGCAGGTCCACGGTGTAGGACTTGAACAGCTGGACCACCTGGCGCATGTAGACCTTGATCTGGTCCACCAGGGCCGAGTTGGCCGAGGCGAAGATGTTCAACGCGCCGTCCTCAAGGTCGAGGTAGTTGTCCAGCGAGGTGACGATCTCCGAGAGCCGATCGACGATGATGTTCCTCGTGGCCTCCACGTCGACGTCCTGGTCCTCGGTGAGCACCAGGGCCTCCTCGACGTACTTGTGCAGGTCCGGGTTCCTGGTGAGGAGGTACGCGGAGTACGTCGCGAAGCCGTCGAAGACCGCCGACTGGTACTGCGCGATGAACTTCACCTTGTGGATCCTGGCGAGCTCCTTGTAGGTCTCGTAGTCCTGCGTCCCTGCTGTGATTCTCTCGAAGGCCCTACGGTAGATGTTGTTTCGCCGGTACGTTTCGATGAACGCCTGCTCGTCGGCCTTCGGCAGCGTGGCCGGGTCGACGACGTCGCTGACCCCGTCGATCTCGAACTTGTCGGCCTGGTCGAAGGAGTACCCGTAGACGGTCGCCACCCCGGTCTCGCTCGTGATGATGGTATCGTTGAAGCCGAGGAACCTCGTGACGAGGATCTGCGCCGCGATGAGGGCATCGTAGACCTTGATCTCCTCCGCCGAGATCTTCTCGTTGAGGAACTGGAGGTGCGCCGGGATGCCCGTCGTCTCGATGCGGTTGATGAGCGTCCTGAAGTAGGACAGCTCAAGGGCCGTGCCGACGAAGTCCAGCGTCGAGCCGATGGAGATGTACTTGGTGGCCAGGAGGTTGAAGTCCTTCGCCAGCAGCTCCTCGCGGCTGCACTGCCAGTAGGGATCGCGCCCAGTGAAGAAGTCGTAGCTGTCGGACGCCGCGTCGGGGATCTCCCTCTCGACGTCCTCGGCGTCGTGCCGGATCTTGAGGAACCTGATGTCGGGGGAGGACCAGTCGACGATCGCGCCCGCCTCGTCTCTCGGGTAGTCCTTGAAGAGGTAGTGACGGTAGATGAAGACGCCGCTGAAGCCGAACAGGTCCACGATGCGCTCGATGGCGGTCGTCGTTCCCTTGAATCGGATGAGCTCCGTCAGGTTCTTCAGCACCTTCCGCTGGTACACGGCGGGGAGGGTGGTCAGGATGCCCAGGCCGTGGGACTTGAGCATGTTCTCCAGGGCGCTGGAGCTCAGGAAGTCGATGTTGCCGGTCTGGTCCATGGACGCGTCCAGGTACCGGAGGATCGCCATCATCGTGATGTAGAGCCTGCAGAAGTTGGGGTAGAGGAGGTCGGACTCGAACGCCTTCGTGTAGAGGACGGCCGTGAAGTACCTCATCACCTTGTAGTACTCGTCCAGGAAGACGGCGTACCTGGCCTGCGGGAGGATGAATCGCTCGTAGCTGAGGATCTGGAAGTTCTTGGCCGACCTGGCCTCGAACGGCGAGATGCCGTGGTCGTCCTGCAGCTTCTTGTAGTAGGGATTGGGCTCGACGTACGAGGAGATAAGCAGCTGCCTCTCCGCCTCGGTCCTGCCGTCCACGCCAAGGATGGCGTCCATGTACTCGTAGGCCAGCCTCGCCGACTCGACGGTCTCGTTGGCCTCGGCCTGCCACTCGTCCTTGACGACGAGGGTGAGCACGAATTCGAAGAGCCTGTCCAGGTCTTCTCTCTGGCTGTCCGTTAGTTTCAATGCGGTCACCCCCAGTCGGAAATTCTCACGTAGTTGCCTATGGGATTGTTGCCGTGCCCAAAAAAATACGGGGGGCCGAGGCCCCCCGCAGTTCGCCCTCAGGGCGTGGTCTCAGCCTCCTGGCTGTAGTTGACGGAGGTATGGATGGCCTCCTTCAACGTGAGCATGAAGGCCTCCTCGCACTCCTCGGGGGCGCTGGCGGAGAGCAGCATGCTCAGGGAGAGGGCGCTGTTGCCGTTGGTGTTGAAGGGGAAGGGGACCAGGGCGGTGAGCCTGGTGACGGGCGCGATCGCGACACCCGCCCTGTCGGTCGTCGTGTCGACGACGGTCTGGATGCGCCCCAGGCCGACGGCCTGCATGCACAGGTTGAAGAGCGGGCGGTCGATGTGCGACATCTCGTCGAGGGTGTCCTCGGCCACCCGCCTGACCTTCTCGCGGAAAGAGGAGCACGCCGCGTCGGTCGTGCTCTTCAACAGGTTGTCGACGATGACCATCGCCTCCGTGAAGACGTGCACGGCCTCCGTGATGGAGCCGGTGTCCAGCTCGACGGTGATGGACGAGGGGTCCTCCCCCTCAAGCCCCCACTGCGCCAGCGCCCGGATGGGCTCGCTGGGCGAGTCGAACCAGCCCTTCCTCTGCCGCATGTCCTGCTGGGCGTCCATGAGGGCGTCGCGACCGACGGCCGTCGTCGCGGTGAAGACCAGGGAGAACCCCTTGATGTGGAGGGCCTTCCCAACGATGTTCTCCGACCTCACGGCGATCAGGGCCTCGACCCCGCTGAACCGCTCGGGGAGGTACAGCAACGCCACTTCCTTCCCGTCGCTCTTGGTGGTGAGGGGCCTCCGACCTCCCCCGAACATGCTCCACATGAGGGTCGTGCAGACGGCCAGGAGCATGTCCTGGGTGCTGATGGGCTCGTTCACTGTTGCTCACCTTCTTTCTTTTCGCAGGGGTTCTCCTCTAGGGAGCGGTTGTAGAAGGCCACGTCGCTGTCCGTTAGGTGGCTCCCCTGGACCATCATGCCGTTGGCGATCAGGGGCAGGTTGGAGAGCATCTGCTGCTGCACCCGCTTGAAGCGGATGCAGGCGGGGCACTCCCCGCAGCGGTTCGGGGCGCTCACTTGGGGCCGTCCTTCTTGGAGTCCTTGAGGATCTCGTAGGCCTCCGAGAGCGTCTTCAGGGCCGACCGCTCGTATTCGACGGCCTGCTTCAGCAGCTCGACGCGCTCGTTGTTACCCAGGATCTCGTAGGGAACGAAGAAGTTCTTGCCGAAGTCGTTGTTGTAGATGATGGTGATGCTGAAGAACTGGTGCTCGCTGTTGTAGGTGACGGCCTCGGCCGTCGTCCACACGATGCCGTCTTCGATCTCGCCGCTCGCCTCGAAGGAGGCGAGATCGTTTACGTTCTCGATGATGACGCACCAGCCGACGTCCTCGACCGTCCAGGGTCCATCCGACAGACCATCGACGATGGCCTTCTGGATGCTGCCGCACCCCTCGATCATGGCCCGCATGGCGGGGCTGAGGTCGGGGTTGGCGAGCAGGGCGGTGGCCTCGCTCTCTTGGCGTATTTCGATCAATGTCTTACCTCCTATGTTGGGTTGGGCTCGCGTCTATAATATGTGGACAAAAAGAATGGGCGCCTGCTGGCACCCACCCTTTCGGATTAAAACTCGTTCGCCCTGGCCCTACTCGGGCTGAGCGGACTCCTCCTCCAGGAGCTCCGGGAAGTAGTTGATCTGGACCCACTGGACGAGGTCCGTCACCTCGTAGTCGCCGTTCTGGGGCATGGCGATGTGCTCGATGGGACACTCCACCGACTCCAGGCCGACTCCGAGCGCCGTCGCCATGCGGTTGGCGACCTCGGAGGCCGTGAAGTCCGGGTTGCGGCGGTCGCGGTCGAAGACGACCAGCTGGCCGTTGAGGAAGGCGGCCTGCGACTTGTCGGCGTCGTTCAGGCTGATGACCTCGACGAACGTCACGCGGGGCTCCTCCTCGCCGGTGCGCAGCGACGTCAGCCACTTCGTCAGGGTGCTGAACAGCACGTCCTGGTCATTGTAGATGTCGTCGAACTCGTAGCCGACCTGGGCGGCCTCGAAGCTCAGGTCGACCACGTTCTGGCCGTAGAGGGAGGCGAGCTGGGTGGCCAGCTGCCGGACGGTCTCGGCCCCGGCGCCCTCGGAGCCGTGGGTGACGAGCTGGCCGCCGATGAACAGGACGAGTGCGTACTCCGCCGCCTCGGTCGAGACCAGGACGTGGTCGTTGATGGAGACGTGGGTGGGGTTGAGGATCGCGTCGCTCATTATTCGGTGATCTCCTTCTCCTGCTCTCGCAGGTGCATAGGGGTGTAGTCGATGAGGCCTCGGTCGGCGAGGGTCCACATCGCCATGTCGAGGGAGTCGGCCGAGCGGCCGTTCAGGGCCTCGGAGTAGGAGTACTTCTCCATCCGCTCCTCGTGCTCCTTGCCGATCTCCTCCTTGACGATCTCGGCGCCGAGGGCCTCGGAGAGGTTCGCGGCCATCGCCCACAGGCCGACTCCAGCCGCCGCGAAGCAGCCGCCGAAGTCCTCCATGATGAGCTTGCCGTTGACGAACAGCATGACGCCCTCGGCGTACTCGTGGTCCGTCTCCGGGTCCTCCTGGCCGCCGACGGTGGCGTACAGCAGGGCGGTGCCGGGCGGCTGCTCCGAGGGGATGACGGCGAGGGCCGCGTGGTCCCCCTTCGGGGTGATGCGGGTGGGCTGCTTGGCGGCGGCCTTCGGCTTGGGCGGGACGGCCTTCTTAACGGTCATTGGTGTTTCTCCTTCCTAGTGTCGTCTACTCCATGATGGTGAGGCGAACCTCCTGCCCGTCGGAGGAGTAGACTGCTATCTCTGTCGGGATCGACGACCCCGGGTTGCCGTGGATGAACACCACGGAGGATATCTTCGTCTTCTGACGCTCGGGGAAGAACTGCTGGAGCTCCCCGTGTGTGAAGTTGAGGGGTATGCGGTTCCCGAGCACCTTGCGGATCAGCCGCTTGACGGAGTCGCTGTAGTCGGAGAGCTCGTCTTCGAACAGGCGCTCCTCCACTGCGGGCTCGAAGGCCGCGTTGGACCACCTCTGGAGGAACCCTACGGGGTCGTCGGTGCCGCAGAGCCACTCGGCGTCCCTGATCTCCCTGGCTGCGGGGACCTCCAGGGCGAACACCTCCCCCTCCACGGCTTTCAGGTTGGTGGGGACCTCGTCGACACCGCCGACGGCCCAGAAGCCGGGAGGGACGATGAACCGTGCTGCCTTGTTAGCTGCGGCGGTGTCCACCACCCACCAGACAGCCTGCTTGTGGAGCCGCTTGGAGTCGGCGAACCTGGTGGGGATGACCATCTCCGGGGCCCCCTCCAGGGCTGCGAAGGTAGAGAGGCCCTTCATGGTCAGGCTGATCTCCTTCTTCGTGGCCTGGTCGAACACCCGGACGGCTGGCTCGACGACCGTGACCACCTCGTCGTAGGAGAGGATCACGAGATCGCTTGTGTGGGTCAGGGACTCGAACGAGGTGGGGTACGGCTCCGCCTTGTCCACCCTGGCGGCGAGGTAGTAGGGGCACCGGCGGCGGGCCCTCGCCGCGTCGATGGTGAACAGGCCAGCGATCACGGTGGGCCCGATCCGGTGGCGGTTGGACTCGTCGCAGACGAATGCGAACAGCTTGTCCTCCAGCTCCTGTAGGAGCTCGGTGAACGCCTCGTCCTCGACGATGCCCTTCCTGGTGGGGGTCAGCGGGTTCAGCGGCCTTCCGTCCTTCACGTCCATGAAGAACTGCAGCCTACGGAGGCGCTTGGAGGCGATCGGGATGAGCTGGCCGTACCAGTTCACGACGGAGGACGGGGTAGCGCCACCGCCCTCCGGGTCCACCCAGGAGGCACGGACCATGGAGCCCCTGAACTCGAAGTTCAGGATGGATTCGGGGATTCGGATGCGGCGGGGGATACCAGTGTAGACAGGGGTTCCATCAAGGGACACAGAAAGAATGCCCTCGTACCCGACGGCGGGGAAGTTTAGCACCTCCCGGACCCTGCCCTCGGCCTCCAGGGCCTGAGGGCGGTAGGGTGGGAGGCAGTCCTTCAGGGCCTTCGCGAAGGACGCGTTGCAGGTGATGTTGAGCCTGAGGCCGGGGTCGGCTTCGGCAGACGACTCAAGGACGCGGTCGAACCAGGTCTTCGAGTAGCCGGGCTCCACCCACCACCGCTGGGTGTCGACCTCCAGCGCCAGGCCCCCGGAGCGGACGACCACCGACTGGATGTCGGGGTGGGCCAGGAGGGAGTAGATGCCGACCCCCATGGGCTGCTGGTCGTACACGTCGGGGTTCTCGAAGAAGGTCTCGGCCAGCTTCAGGAAGGCGTGCAGCCCGTCCATACCGCCGAGGAGACCGTGGCCGTCGTCCCTGTAGGAGACGGCGTAGGACCCACCCTCCCCCGAGGTGGCGAACTCCACGCGGGTGGCGCCCGCCCGCTGGGCGTTCTGCAGCAGCTCGGCGACGACCCCGGGGACGGAGTCGTTGAACATCCCGCGCAGTACTCGACGGGCGGCGTCCTGGTTGATCAGGTCCCCGTACTTCTTCTCTTTGTCTTCCAAGGCTCTAGCCTACCTTTCTGACAGTCTCTTCATGTCGACGAGGTCGAGGGCGAGGAACTTCGCTGCGGTGTCCACGTTGTTGTAGGTTCCGTTGAAGATGTGGGCGATCTTCTTCACCTGCTTCATGCAAGTCAGGGACCCGAGGAGACCGCCGTACTCGGTGGTCTGGCGCTCGGCCGTGAGCTCGTAGAAGGTCTCGCCGGAGGTGAAGCGCACGTCCCAGCCGTCGGTGTCGAGCTCCAGCTTGTTGAGGATGGCCCGGTAGTGGTCGATGACCTCCGACGCCTCGTTCGGGGCGCTATTGGACTGGTTGAACGCCCCGGTGCCCAGGGAGTTGTCCACCATGTACCTCAGTACGACCTCTCGGGTCGCCTCCAGATCACGGAGGTCCGCCTCCGTGGGGTTGAAGGGGAAGTGGGTGCCGAGCTGCCAGTACTCCAGCAGCTTCGTGTCGGCCTCCTTCTCCCCTTCCTCCAGTGCCGTGGCTTTATGGACGACCCTGCAGGTGCGGATCTGGTAGCCCATCTCCAGTGACCTCGCCTCCCCGAAGTTGGTGACGGCCATGCCGAGCAACTCTTCGTCGGGGATGGTGCTAGGGTTGGCCTCGCACTCTTCGGCCCTGGCGATTTCGGACTGGTACATGCGTAGCTTCTCCCTGCTGAACAGGAGCACGCTGACCTCGAAGGTCACCGGCTCAGCCTTCCGGGTTTCCTTCGGGGTGGCCACGTCCCAGTGGGGCACCCGGAGCGTGGTGTTGCTCTCAACGGCCATGTCGTACAGATCGGCGGCGAAGTAGTCGACGCCGGGGTGGCCCGATGCGTTGCCGTACAGACCTCCGAGGAAATCCGTCAGGTACTTCACGCAACCACGGTACATGGTACCACCCTCCGTCGTGGGGACATCTTTCGCGGAGCTCATCGCGAGGATGTTCCCACCGGGTGACATAATGTCGAACACGACGTGCCAGTTGAGCCCCAACCCACTAAGGATCGCCTCGATGTGGCTCTGGTAGGCGGCGGTGCAGGCTCTATCCTTATCGTAGTTCTCGAAGCTATCGGTGGCCAGGCTGTGCCTTTCCATGTAGGACACGATCGCCTTGAAGATGAACTCGATCATTTCTTTCTTCTTAGTGCTATCGGTATCGCGCAACTCCATACCTCCTTGCGGTTTGGTTCAATAGGATTCACCCTCATAATATGTGGACGAACGGCGAACAAATGATTAGGATAGAGAGGAAAGGAGATCCAAGAGATGGACGACTATTTCGATAACGGCGCGGAGGAGCAGCCCCTAGGCAAGGTGGCCAATATCGACGCCTTCCGGCTGAAGAACGGCAACGTGGAGGTCAGGGACGGAGGATACTACGTCCTCCCCTACTACACGGAGAGCTTCGACGCCGACCCCAAGAGGCTCAAGAAGTTCGTGAAGAACGCGGAGACTCTGTTCAGGCGCAGCGACGAGTACACGTCGTACCTGGCCTACCTCAGGAGCAGCGTGGGGATGGACCGGTGCGCCTTCCTGGGCAACGTCGACGGCGACAACGCCGACATCGAGTTCCACCACTACCCCCTGACCCTGTACGACTGCGCCGAGGCGATCGCCGTGCAGATGGCCCTGAACGGCGAGATGGTCTCCGTTCCGAGGCTGGTCGACAGGCTCCTGGAGGAGCACTACGCCGACCGTATCGGCGGGGTCATGCTCTCCGAGACGGCCCACCAGATGGCCCACAGCGGCCAGCTGTTCATCCCCCTGTCCATGGTCTTCGGGGACATCCGCGCCTTCGTCGAGAAGTACAAGGAGGGCGTCCACCCTAAGAACTTCGACAAGCTGGCCACCCTGGTGGAGGAGAGCCAGCGCAGCGCCCCCCACGGCGGCGCCCTGGCCTACGAGCGCAGGACTTGGAACAAGAGCGGAGTGACCCCCATGGGGTCGGAGGAGGTTTAGCATATGCGCCACTACACTGTTTTGGAGAAGGCGGACGAGAATGGCGTCGGCACGGGTCTGTTCCATATGACCTCCGACATCCGGGGGGTCGTCGCCCCGACCGGCTACTGCGCCGACGGCTGCCCCGGCCACGACAGCCGGGAGGGTGCCGCAGAGCACTACAGGCAGTACAAGCTGGACCACCTGACCCGGTACGGCGTCAAGGGCGGCGGCAACAGCATGCACAAGTGCAGGGTCTGCGGCGAGTTCACCCAGGGCCTCGCCGTCTGCAACGAGACGCCCTACGACCTCTGCGAGGAGCACAACAACCGCGAAGGTCTCTCCATGGTGCTCCCGGCTTCGGCGAGCATCTGGACCAGCTAGAGGAGGTGTGAGATGAAGTTGCCCAACAGCGGGGCCGTGAGGGGCTCCGGCGACGATCAGGAGAAGTTCGAGACCCTGAGCGTCCCCCAGAAGATCAGGACCACCGACCACAGGATGCAGGCCTGGCAGATCGACGAGGCCAAGGACTTCAAGAACTACGTGAAGCGCGTGGAGCGCATCGTGCGCGGGTCGATGGAGTACCGGGACTACGTCCACTACGTCGGCACCGGCCTCGACATCAGCCGGTGCTCGTTCATCGCGGGCGCGGACCCCAAGGAGCACAAGGGCGTCAAGATCGAGATGCACCACGCCATCCTGACCCTGTACGACGTCACTAGCGCGGTCGTGCGGGCGAGGTGCGTCAAGGGCGGTCCGGCCACCAGGATCTCCCCCTACGACATCGCGGACGAGATCCTGAAGTGCCACTACGAGAACATCATTCCCCTGGTCCCCCTGTCGAATACGGCCCACAAGCTGGTCCACAGCGGCGACCTGTTCATCACGGCCGACCAGGTCTTCGGCGACATGCGCACGTTCGTCAACCGGTACCGCGAGGGCTTCGACGACGAGCAGCTCATCCGCCTCCGCACCCTGCTCGACGTCGCCGAGCGCATGGAGCGTATCGGCGCGTGCGACCGCGTCCCGGAGGCCCTTGAGCGGACGATCACCATCGTCGAGATGGAGGGCATGCGCCCCCTGACCCTTGAGGACCTCGTCATCGAGAACAGGGAGGCCACCGCGTAGGATGATACAGCACACCATCTACCAAGTCGGGCGCCTCGACCCGGGGGCCTCTATCACCACTCCCCCCATCGACTGCAGGGGCCAGGGCGTCGTCCTCATCGAGGGCAACTTCGGCTCCGAGGGATACGCCGCCGTGGAGGTCCTGGTGAACGGGGAGGTGGCGATGGTCCAGCCCTCCATCGAGAAGGGCCCGGTGAGGGTGAGGCACCTCGACCTCGCCGACGAGGTCCGCCTCCGCTTGGTCAGCCTGGACCATCGCACCCAGGGCTTCTTCATCTACGCCAGCGTCGGCGACCACGCACCGGCTGGCGGCTAGCCGGTTAGGGGGCCGGGAACACCAAGATGGGGGCGGGCACCGGCCCTCCCCCGTCCAAAAGCCCCCTAGGGAGATTTAGGAGGAGACATGCGCAGGAGACCCAACCGCGACGGCGGCCTGAGGTTCAGGATCTACGGGGACGCCGCCTCGTTCAACAACGGGCGGAAGGACCCCAGCAAGCCCTGCTTCGCCGCGTGGGCGTGCATCACCACGATGAACGGCGACGTCATCGGGGAGATGGTGGACTCGACCGAGGGCATCACCAACAACGAGGGAGAGCTCCGGGCGGTGCTCCTGGGCATGGAGGACCTGCTGAACGCGTGGGACCTGAGCAACGTCCCCAAGCCCATCCGGGTGACCGTGGTGTCGGACTCGGCCTACGTCATCAAGTCGATCAACAACTACCTCAGGACGTGGCAGAAGAACGCCTGGGTCAACTCGACCGGGAACCCCGTGCCCAACAGGGACCTCTGGGTCAGGATCCTCGCGTGCATGGAGCACCCGGACTTCATGATGGACTTCAAGTGGGTCAAGGCCCACACGGACTCCTTCGAGACCGACTCCGTGCTGAACGACCGCTGCGACGCCCTGGCGAAGGACAGGTTGTTCAACACCCACGTCAAGGGCACCCAGTGGGACGGCAGCGAGTCCTACCGCAAGGAGGACGCCAACCTCCAGGACCACCTTCGCAGGAAGTCCAAGAAGGAGCAGCTGAAGTTCAACAACGACCCCTCGGGCCACCGCAGGTGCAAGGGCACCGGCAGGCTCAAGGGACCGACGTCGTAGCAAAAAAAAAGAAAGAGGAACGCCGCTCACGCGGCGTTCCTCTCATTGTCTTCCTCGGCGTAGAGCATCTCGGAGAGCTTCATGTCCTCCTCGTAGTACTCGTCCTGGGCTTTGTCCATCAGGAGCTCCGCCTTGGCTATCTCGTCCTCGAACCCCTTACGGAGCTTCCGGTGGTAGTCGGCCTCCATGGACTCGGCCAAGGACTTGAGCCGGGCCACCTTGGCCTTCTGCTGGCCCACGGGGGTGCTGGCCGCGTCCCGGACGGCGGCGCAACGCTGACAGGTCAACACGCCGAGATCCGACACGACGCCGCAGTCGCGATCCTTGCAACCTTCTTGCTTCATTTTATCATCTCCTATCTAATGGGGGTGTATGTCATGTAGATAATATATGGAGACGATTGCAGAAGATTCGGTTTCCACCCTTAGGTCTTAGAGATGATTCTCCGTTGGACATACTCAAGCGAGTCGTCCAGATCAGAGAGGAGGCGAGTGGCCTCCACGGTGACGTCGGAGTGGGGATCCGCACCGAGGCAGGATCGCAGAAGGATATCCCCGAAGAGGCGCAGCTCCTCGTTACCGAGGAATGCCAGGCTCTTCTGACAGAGATCCAGACCCACATCGCCAAGGACCACCATCACGGCGGCCAGGTTGAGGCTCTGCTGGGAGAGGGCCCACCGCACCAGGACCCTGGACTTCTCCAGCTGCTTCTCCCGGAGCTGCTCGAAGGCCAGCTTCCTGTCCATCAGGATTGACTTCTCTCGCTCACCGAGATGTTGTTCGTTGACGACCACCTGCCGCCAGCGACCGCTCGGGGAGTTGAACAGCAGACTCCAGCAGCCGCGCTCCTCGTCGAAGGTCGCGTCCTCTGGACCACCGTCCTCCAGGGAGCGCGCCATGCCAACCCCCTCGAACCGCAGCACGTCCGAGCGGTCAAGCATCACCTCAACGCTCCCGGTCCCCCAGGCGTTCTGTGCTGTGGCCATCTTGATCGCCTCGGAGACAGCCGGAAAGGCCCAGAGGGGAATGTGGGAACGCAGTACCTCGGTGTTAGGAACACAGTAGGGGATAACGATACTCATGAAAGACTCCTTTCGCTAGTCACGTTATAATATATGGGCAAAAAGAAAAGGGAACCCGAAGGCTCCCGTTCCTCTTACATCCAGCCGTTCTCCTTGGCCAGGGCCTCCACGGCGTAGCGACCGCCCAGGATGATGCAGTCGTCCGCGTTGCCGGGGCGGGCGGTCGAGCAGGCCAGGACCTTGACGAAGGTCTTCAGGGCGGTGGTATTCTCGAAGCTGTGCATCATGCTCATGAAGGGCTCGTCGCCGATCATCTTCACGAGCTTGACGATCTGGCCGAACTTGACGTTGTCGCCGAGCGTGGTGAGCCAGATGGCGTAGGTCTTGGCACCGCCCTCGATGGCCTTCTGCTCGCTCTCCACAGCCTTCTTCTTGGCGAGGAGGGCTTCCAGCTGCTCGATCGAGAGCTCGGCGGCGGCGGTGATGTTGGTGGTGGTCATGGTGTTGGGCTCCTTTCAAGAGCTATAAGGCAGGCATCGTCTCCAATGCCTTATCATGTCACAGTAATAATATGCGTTCGGGTTTTGCCTAGATTCGGTTTCCGGAAGGAGCATCCCGCCTACCGCGCTAAACCCCTCCCCAACAACCCCCTAAACGCGAGACTCTTCCAGAGAGGTAACACCATGAACCAACAACAAGACAGGCGCTTCCTGATCATCGCCGGGGTCTCCGGCTCCGGCAAGAACGAGCTCGAACGGGCCCTGGTGCGGGAGCGCCCGGACCTGTTCAACAAGACCGTTCAGGTCACCACCAGGGCGCAGAGGGCCGACGAGCCGGACGACACCTACGAGTTCATCGACCGCGAGCGGTACCACGAGATGGAGTCGGGCCTGATCGGCCGCACGCACTTCCTGGGTAACAGCTACGGCACCAAGCCCGAGTCCGTCAACACCGACCGGGTCAACACGATCATCCTCAACCGGGCCGGATTCGTGGACTTCCGCGAGCAGGCCGAGCTACACGGCTGGGACTACTTCTTCCTGGGCTTGGACGTGCTGAACCCCGTGGTCCGCGAGGGCCGCGACGCGGGCTTCGTGGCCGAGGAGGCCAGGGTCCTGCGCATGTGCGACTTCGTCTTCGTGCGTCAGGAGAACGGCCCCTACGTCCAGTGCCAGGGGGTAGTGGACCTCCTCGTGGAGCGCGGCTACCTGCCGCCCGACGCCAAGGAGGCCCCCGTAGAGCTGATGACCTCCGGTGTTGCCGACCCGAGGGACGACTGATGTACCCCCGGGTGGTGCAGGACGCCCTCGGCAAGGCGGCGGATTGGGTGGCTGACAACCACGAGGAGCTGACGACGTCATTCGTCATGCTCCTGGTCGCCGTGGCGATGCTCGCGACGGCGTTCCACAAGATCACCGGGAGGTGGGTGTGATGAGGGAGCTCAAGAGACGGCTGAAGCGGTGGGTCGGGAGCCAGCGGGCCCCGGACTGGGAGGTCCTGTTCAACCGCTACTTCTGGATCGTGGTGGGCCTCCTGGTGTTCAGCGGCCTAGCGGTCGCCTTCTCCCCGGAGGGAGCGAAAGAAGAGTGCGATTGCCAGTGCCACTGCGGCGTCGGCAGGGTAGACTAAGGAGACACAGAATGAGCCTGGCGGAGCGCCACCAGTACAGCAACAACGCGGTCCTGAACCTGCGCTCCACCGTGCTCAGGGAGTACGACATGGAGGACGCGGGCTGGAGCATAATCAAGCGACGCCGCATCTTCAAGGACGGCGTCATCGAGCGCCTGGAGGGCCTCGGCAAGCACGAGCGAAACGTGGCGGTGGGCAAGCTGCTCATCGACAACAAGACCGCCTCCAAGGAGTTCATGGCCGAGCTGGCGAGGGCCCGCGTGGCCTTCGTCGAGGACAACGGCATCGAGGACTACCAGATCCTCGCCATCAAGAGGGACGCCCTCTTCGTCGTCGGTAGGACCGCACTCAAGACCGAGGTCTGCAACGGAGCATACCGCTTCAAGGCCAAGAACCGTTACAGCTCTTTCTACCGGCTGGATCGCCAGGTGGAGCTGTACTACAGCGCGTGGGACGACCGCCTCGACGTGAAGGGCATCGCCAAGGGGGCGAGGGAGTCCCAGCAGGACTTCCTGATCAAGGACCTCGGGGGCCTCGTGAGGGCCTCCGAGCGACTGGACCAAGCAGGCATTTTAGCGGTCCTCCGCAGGTATCGATCCAAGTACCTCAGCCGGGACCTCCCAGTCGAGACGTACCGGGAGATGGGGCTGAACAACGCCTACCGCACCAGGCTCTCCGTGACGGGCTCCCCCGTCTACATGCACAACGCCACGGAGGGCGACCTCGACGAGATCGACATCACGTACAACTACACCCGCGTCCTCATCCCGCTAATCTCCCTGATCCTGTAGAGCGCCCTCGGGTAACACCAAGATAGCGCCTACAAGGGTGGTCCAACCGCCCGGAAATGGAAGAGGGATCCTTATGGCGGACAAAAGCAAAGGCGGGAATGGTGAGGGCGACAAGAGCCCGAGAAAGGGAAAGCGGTGGAGGTGCCCAGGTGCTAAGCACACCAGGCACGAGCTCTTCACCGGCGACCTCGGAGGGGGTCGCTTCCAGTGGTGGGTGCAGTGCACCGATTGCAAGGAAGTGATCACCGACGGGCTCACTGAGCAGCCTAACATCAAGCACATCAGGGCGGAGTGGTGCGCCTCCTAGGCGGTCTAGCACCGCTCCTATATCCTGTGGCCCTGGTCGTGGCCCTTCTGGCCCTGTTGGTCATCCACGTCAGGCCGTTCTCGTTCTAGCCAAAAAAAGTAGAGACCCCAACGCCATCGCGGCGTTGGGGTCTCTACGTTCTCTGGATCGTCAGCTGAAGGAGGCCATCTTCTTGAGCCTCGGGGAGTTCATCTTCATCGTGGCGACGCTGGTGAGCTCGATCAGCACCATGTCCGCGACCAGGAGATCGAAGCCCTCCTCTCCGGTGTACCTGGACATGAGCGCCCTGTACTCGGGGCTGATCTTGTCGAAGACCTGATCCAGACAGGCCTCGATGCCCTCCCTGAGCATGGTGTCGTTGATGATCTTGTTGGGGTGGGCGTCCATGTGCGGTCGAAGGACCAGGAGGACGTGATTCGTGACCGACCTCAGGACCAGGAAGCTGAGGTACTTCACGTCCTCCTCGAAGTTGGACTTGAAGGGCGCGGGGGCGGGCGCTGCGGGCTTGGGGGCGGGGCCCCTACCGAGGGCCACCCCCAGGGCCAGGGCGCTGAGTAGGACCGCGAGGACGACCAGCAGGGCCAGAGCGGGCGTCGTCCCGATCACTGCTGCGCCTCTTCCTCGGGCTGGGGCAGGTAGCCGGACTCCAGCTGCTGGAGGATGTTCTCCGCCCAATCGAGCATGGCGACGGAGGGTCGGTTGTTGAGCACGTTCGACAGAGCCTTGGCGGATTCCATGTTCGAGCTCGCCGCCTTGTAGGCCAGCTCGGCGTGGTCCAGATCCATCTTCGCCTCCACGGTGGCGACGTACACGCCATCGTACACGGGGGCTAGGCGGGCCATGAGGGCGTTGGTGCGCTGGAGGGCGATCTCTTCTCGGTTGGGGGTCGTCATCTTCTGATGTTCCTCTCTATCCTAAGGGTGGCGGATCGAACGGCGATGCTGTCCGCCGGGACTCCGAAGTCCTTGGACTTGCGGTTGTAGTGTATCCGGTAGTTCTGCGCGGCTAGCTTGGGCTCACGGCTGAGCATGTTCTTGTAGAAGCCGAGCTCCAGCTCGTCGTCGGAGTAGATGTCCACGTCCATCTCCAGGAAGCCCAGGCGGAGGAGGTGGAGAAGGACCACGTTGTAGCCCTTGCCGTTGATGGCGACGAATATGGACCCGTTCGTCTCCCCGCCGTAGACGTGCTGGTGGACGCCCACGATGTCGAAGAATCCCTCGGCCAGCACGACGTGCTGGCGCTGCTTCAGGACGTCTACCTCCGACTTGATGGTGTAGAAGCGAGACGCATCCTCGTACTCGCCGAAGATGTTGTAAGTCCGGTAACGGAATCCGGTGGACCTCTCGTTGAGGGAGCGGAAGCCGACATGGGACTGGTCGTAGCTGAGGAACCCCACGCACGCCTTGTCGTAGAGGCGCAGGCGGTCGGGGTCCTCGGTGTGGACGCTGATCTTGTTGGCCTTGAAGAAGGCGCTGAAGCTGAGCAGGACCCGGTAGGTCTCCGCCGCTTCGGCAAGGGTGATGTCGGAGCCGAGCCGCTCGTTGATGTAGGCCAGGTTCTCCAGCTCCCTGGCCGTCCCGAGGGGGTACGGGACCACCAGCTGCTTGTCGGCGAAGCCGGTCTCCCTGGTCTTGAGCTTCCGGTAGTACTTCGCCTCCTTGCAGCTCTTGTACACCCGGATGAGCAGGGAGTCGTCCGGGAGGTTGAGATCGCGGAGGGTGGTAGCCGTCACCACCCCGGAGACGGTGCAGCGCTGGCAGTAGAACCGCAGGGGCTCGTCCAGGAGGCTGACGTAGAAGTGCCCCTTCCGGGTGCTCTTGTCGGAGTCGCCGCAGTAGGGGCACCGGATGGTCAGGTCCGTACCGGCCGCGTTCGGGTAGCAGACCGCGAGGTGGCGCAAGGCCACCTCGTAGAACAGCTCCCCGAGGCTCAGGGAGTCGCTACTCGCCATCGGCCAGCACCGGGCCACCGCAGCTCGCGAACTCGTCCGCAACGACGGCCAGGGTGTCCCAGACGATAGTCTTACCACCCTGAACGGCAGTGACGTGGAGGTCCCCGCTTCGCGACAGATCCTGGAAGAGCTTGTCCATCTTCTCGTAGTGGTCCTTCGGGATAACGAGCTCCTCAGGCAACTCGAAATTGGTCGGCTCCGGGGCGCTGAAGTCGATGGAGACCAGCTGCGAGTTGGAATTGCGGCCGTTCTGGCGGGCGACCTTCGAGACCACCCAGCCAGCGTTCTCCACTTCGCCCAGGACCTCCCGGCCACTCAGGACCGCCTCGACCACATCCTCCATGTTGGTGGCGACGACGTGAGGAAGGCCGATGGGCGTCATCCGCAGGCCGCCGAACATGCAGTTCTTCCACCGCTCGTCGCTGGAGAAGACGAGCGCCTTGGAGCAGCCCTTGCAGAGCCCGTGGACGCCGGTCGAGCGGTGGTCCACCGCTACCGCCATGGACCCGACGCCCATCGCGGCCCCGCAGGCGTGGCACGACTCCAGGACATGGGCCCCGCAGAGCTTGACAACGGTGCCGTCCGCGAAGGTCCGGTTCTCCCCCTTGAGGCCGCAGCGCGAGCAGGCCCAGTTCTTCATGTGCATGTTCTAGCCTCCGTTGATCTGGTTGGGAGCGGTGTAGAAGTAGACCCGCTGGCCCTGGATGTTGAAGGACATATCAGAGTGGACCCGGAAGTCCTCCCCGTCCTGGTTTTCTTGCCACATGGACTGCGTCAGCGGGTTGAAGTCCCCCTGGATGAGGGCCATCCCCAGCACCTCCCGGCCACCGATGAGGACGCCAGAGCTGGCGTACGCCTTCCCGTTCACGAAGTAGACGCAGTCGGAGGGGGCCTTGAGGAGACCCCCGACGGTCTCCAGGGTCTTCGGCGCGGTGTCCAGGGCCTTCCTGGCCGCCTTCGCCATCCCGGAGTTCCAGCAGTCGGGGGTGCCGTACCCGATCTTCCAGAGGGCCTCCCGGAAGTGGTCCGCCTGGTTCTTGTGGAAGGCACGCCACTCGTCGGAGTTCTCGTCGCCTGAGGGGACGTAACCGGCGGCGGCCAGGTGCTCCTCCGTCAGGGAGGTCATCTCGCCGACGAAGAGGCGAACCTTGGAGATGTGTACCCAGTTGGTCGGAATCATTGGTCTGCTTTCTTTGCTAGGTAGTCGTGGAGCCTCTCCTCGAAGGACAGCGTGTCCTGCGGCACCCCGCAGAAGTTCACCCGCCTGAAGACCTCCCACGCCTCCTCGTCGGTGATCTCCTTTAGGGAGAGCGCCCCGAAGCCGATGGCCTCGAAGAACCTCTGCTGGGACCTGGGAAGGTCCGGGTAGAGGTGGCCTTTGTAGGCGAACTCACCACGGACGAAGGCTTGCAGGGCGGTAATCCTCTGCTTGCCGTCGATCACCTCTATCCACGCCTGCTCGCCCGCATCCAGCTCGCGGATGTAGATAGGCGGGATGCCCAGGCCGGATGCCAGGGAGTCGATGAGCCGCTCCTGCTGCTCCTGGGACCAGACGTGGCCCCTCTGGTAGGGCGCGTCCAGGATCAGCTGGCCGTCCCCGAGCATGTGCAGCACGCTACCCACGGTCCAGGGCCTGGTGTAGGCGTTGTAGCGCTTCTTACCGAATACGTTCATGTTGAGTTTCCTTGTCCTAGGGGAAGTTGGTTGGGGAAGGGCCGAAGCCCTCCCCCTCTCCTTTGCCGTTCCGGCGCTAGACCGCCGCAGCCACGAAGTTCAAGAACTCCGCGCTGAGGTCCTCGATCTTGGGATCGATCTCGGCCATGACGTCCGAGCCCTCCTCCATGTCCGGGATGTTGTAGAACTTGTTCGCCTTCAGGGTGGCGATCGTCTTGAGGATGACGCCGCTGTCGACGATGTTGCTGACCGTGTGCTTGTACTGCTGGTCGAAGAGCGACTTGTACTGGCGCGACGACAGCAGTCGGTCCATGAACTCCTTCTTGTTGATCGTCTTCCGCTCCCGGAGCTCGTCCGGGATACCGGTGACGTACTGCCACAGGTAGCGGTAGCCGTTCTTCTGGAGCCACTTGCGGGTCAGCACGCAGAGCGCCACGTACTCGTCCTTCGAGCAGTTGTACAGGTCGAAGTAATCGCCCACGAACTTGCTGAAGAAGGTGAACACGAGGTTGGTCTGCGTCTTGTTGATGACGATGCGCTCCCGGAAGTACTCCAGCTCCTGGACCGTGAGCGTGGTTCCGATAGCGCGGGCGGTGTTCTCGATCTCCTCCGAGATGGAGTCCTTCGAGATGACCGACATGCCCTCGTCCACCATCGCCATCTGGGACTCGAACTTGTCGAATTCCGTCAGGCCCTCCGAGTCCGACTCCATCATGTTCACCGACTTGTAGGAGACGGCGAACTTGGAGCGGAACAGGAAGTCGATCTGGTTCTTGATCGTGACGTGGAGGTAGGGGACGACGTTCTGATCGACCTTGAGCTTGGGGAGCACATTGACGAGCAGCTTCTTGAAGAACTCCCGGTGGAGCGTCTGGATGTCGAGCGCCATGTTCTTCAGGTACGCCCACAGCACCTTGTCGCTGTACCGGGTGGACGACAGGATCGACCCGGTCAGCTTCATGATCTTGGCCTTGGCGTCGTAACCCTCCGGCGTGAAGGCGTCCATGATCCGGCTGAAGACGTTGAAGAACAGGTTCTCGGACTTGCCGAGTTGGTAGACGTGTAGATACTGGGTGAGCGCCGGGATGGACAGGCGCATCGCCATGCTCGCCTTCAGGATGATGCGGGCGTGCATGTCGGTGAACTGGAGCTCCTCGTTGACCTTCTTGGTCGTCTTGGTCATCTCGTCCAGGTTCACCGAGTAGGTGGACTCGATGTGCTCGTCGATGATGGCTCGGGCGTCGTCGTTGACGATTTCCGACATCACCAGGTCCGCGACCTCCTCCTCCGAGAGGATGACGTCCTCGTCCTGCAGACGGTTCTGCAAGTGGAGGAAGCCGTACAACACGGATTCGCTGCGCCCGATAACATAGCCGAGGATCTCCTTGATGGAGTCGGCGATGTTGGCAAAGTTGCGCTTCGGAGCGAGGCTGAACTCGTGAAGGTGCTCAAGGTCGTGCTTGAACGGGGTGGAGAAGTCGATCGCGATGATCTTCCCGGATTCTCTGATTTCTACGGTCTCTTGCAAGTGATGATGTTCCTTCCCTTCTGGGGGTTGAGGGGGAATACTAGCGGGTAGGGCGCTTGCGCTGGGTCCGTCCGGTCTTACCGACCGACTTGGACTGTTTGACCTGACGACCAGCAGCGCCGGGGGCCTCCCTGACCTTCCCGACGCGGCCCTCTGCCCCGGCCTCCTGCCCCAGCCCCCTGGTGGCATTACGACCGGCCGCAGCCGCCTTCTTGGACTTCCGGGCCTCCTTGGCCTCCTTCTCCTTCTGCTTGTACTCGACCATCTTCGCCTCCGACGTTTTGACGTTCGCCAGGAGCAGCTTCCGGTTGAGCTTGAGGGAGTCCTTGGCCATGGCATTCCTAGAGCGGGTGCGCATGGAGTGCCGGAGGTACAGGCAGGCGAAGTACGTGCTCTTCTCGAAGCCCCAGGTCTCGATCGGGTTCCTGATCTTGGGCTCCTCGTCCAGCGCCTTGCTGGACATCTTGCCCTTGACCGTCTCCTCCAATGAGCCCTTCTGGTTCAGCACGTACGCGTACGTGAAGACGAAGTGAGGGCTGTTGGAGAACAGCGTCATCCGGTAGTCCGATAGGGCTTGGTCGGCCGTCTCGGGGTGGAGGCGCAGGACCACGTCGTACTTGAGACCCTCGATGGTCTCCGAAGGAACGCGCAGGTGAACCACGAAGTCGTCGCCGTCGGTGTAGACCTGGTGGACGATCTCGCCCTTGGCCTTCACCATCAGCACCTGGAACCTGTCGGCCAGGTCCTTCTTGATCCGCTCGCGGTTCCCGACGGCGGCCGAGCCCCAGCCGGTGGGGTTCTGCAGGAGCTGACCAATGGTCATATCCCAAACCTCATCGTTCGGGGTGTAGATCCGTCTTTCGCTTGCCATTACGGTTGTCCTTCCTGTGGAATGTGCGTTCTGCCCGCCAGGGTTTGCGGTGTTACGCATCGAGGGTATAATATACAGTCGATGCGGGGGATTGCCCCGAGGCGGGTGCCGGGGAGGGTAGCAGGCTCTACCTCACACCCCGGCCCCCGCATTATACCCCGACCCGAACAAAAAAGCACGCTTTTCCCGCAAATTGCCGCAGGGCCTCGCATTGAGGCCCCGAGAAGCGGAGGTTAGAGCGTCCCCGGCCGGGAGGCAAGGAATTGGTTCGACGTTGCGAGGAGCGAGATGATGGAGAAGGCCGCTTTCATGATCTCCTTCTCCGTGTCCGCCGAGTTCACGATCGAGGTCTCCTCCCACGGCTCGAACTCCCGGGTGCTGAGGTTGTAGATTACGCCCCCGGTGACGCAGCGGTTCACGTTGTCATCGGCGACGTTCTCCTTCATGCCGGAGTTGAGCAGCACCTGGCGGAACGACATCTTGAACGACTTCAGGATGCACTCCAGGAAGTCCTTGCTGAAGTCGTTCAGCTTCTCGACGGTGGGCAGCATCTCGCGCTCCCTCACCAGGTTGGCGAAGTCGCCGTAGATGGTAGGGGTGGAGGCGATGATGTGCGGGACCGCCAGGGTGCCGCCCATGACGATGCCGTGGCGCAGGGCGCTCTGGACGGCGTAGACGGCATCCTCGAACAGGTCCTTGCGGGCGCTCCGCTCGGAGTCCGTCGCGCCGCCGACCCGGAGGACGGCCATCCCGGAGGTCAGCGCGGCGATGCGCTTCTCCACCAGTCGGATCTCGGCGTCCCGGTTGACCCGGTCGCTGACGCCGGAGAGCTCCTGGATCTTCTCCTTGAGCTTTTCCACGCGTTCGTTCAGCTTCGCCGTGGCGACGCCCCGACCGCCGACGAAGCGCGTCTTCAGCTCGTCGCTGCTGAAGGCCTTCACGATGCCGAGCTCCTCAGGGCTGATTTCGCTCAGCTTCTCGCCCTGGCTCTTGCGGAGGGGTCGCCCGCCGATGAAGGCCGCGATGTCCTCGAAGCGCTCCAGGTGGTCCTTGCTCGACATGGCGATGTCCACCACGCAGATGGGGAGCGTGGGGCTGCTCACCTTGTTGTCCCGGAAGAACTTGGTCGTGGCATCGTCGAAGCCGCGTGCCACGATGACCATGGGAGAGCGGTTATTGACAACGATCTCTGTCATCATCTCAGCCAGCACCTGGAGGTCGTTCTGCGTCATGAAGTCGTCCACCAGGAGGACGAATGCGTTCTCGAACTCTACCGACCTGCGGTTGTGGTCGTTGATGAAGACAGAGTCGATCCAGCCCCGGTTGTGCTCCAGGCCGTTCGTGATCTTGTACTCGTCGGTCTCGGAGAAGTTGTCGTCGATGGTGACGAAGCCGTGTCGGCCGATCTCCTGGAAGATCTTGGCGACGAGGTCGCCCGACGCCAGGTCGTTGTTGGTGGACACGGCGGCAACGCACGCGACCAGCTCCAGCCCCTCCTCGGTGTCGAGGTCGGGGATCTGGTACGCCTTCTTGTCGATCAGGTCGGCGAGCATCTGGGAGGCGAGGGTGAGCGCGTCCACCATGTCCTTGGGGGCGATGGAGTACTTCTGGAGGAGCTTGGCGATCCGGTGGTAGAGGTTGTTGGAAACCACGATCGAGGACGTCGATCCGTCGCCCACCGTGCGGACCAGGGTCCGGCTGACGCGGGTGATGATGTTCAGAACCGTGCGCGGGACCTCCTCCATGATCTGGATGGAGTTGAGCACCTTGTAGCCGTCCTTCGTCATGAAGTGGGCCATGGCCTCGCGATCGTGGACGATGGTGGTCGAGCCGTAGGGGCCGAGCGTCTTGGCGAGCGCCTTGGAGACGAAGGTCAGGGTGTCCCCGATCTGCCGACGGGTGTCGGCCTCGGTCACGACGTTCGAGGTGATAAAGGTCTCCTCCAACGGCATCTTCCTGTCCACGTCGGTCTTCTTTTTCTGGGACATGGTTGTCTTTCCTCTTTCCTGTCTTGGTATAGTGTGGAGAACCATTCCGCTGCAAGGCGCATTGGCCTTGCAGCGGAGGTCTTTCGCCCTTACAGTGCCACGGAGTACTCGGTGGCCTCGACACCGTGCTCTTCCTCGTTGTGGAGGTAGAGGTAGATGCTGTCTTGGTGCAGGACGACGTACCGGAGGGGTGTCACCTGGGGGATTGCGCCGGAGGACATCCTCTCGTAGAGGGCCTCGGCGTCTTCGTAGCTGGAGAAGTCCAGACGGACGCTCTCCAGCTTCGCCTCTTGGGGATACTCTTCCAGTTCACCCGGTCTGAAGTTGGAGGCCACGGAGAAGAGGCTGTATTCGAGAAGGAGGTTGACCGCCTGCTCCAGTCGCTTGAAGTTGCTGGTGAAGCTCAAGCCCTTGAGAAGGCGGTCCCTGTCCTCGTTGACGTCGCCGCTCCCGCCTGTCACCGAACGGTAGAGCTCGATGTTCATAGCCGACCTCCTACCGTCAGACCCCGGATATCGGAGGTCAGCATGGCTCTACCTCCTAGCCCTGCGGCTGCTGCTGCTCGGCCATCTGGGCTCGGAGGGCCGCGATGTGCTGCGACAGGGCCTCCACGACGGAGCTGTTGATGCGGTGGGTGACGACGTCGACCTTGACGATGGCGACCTTGGCTCGGTCGGCCATGGCCTCGGCCTCGGCAAGGGCGGTCCCACGGTTGGGCCACAGCTGCGCCGTCTGGGCGCTGCTACCGTCCTGAGCGACGACGGTGGCGCTGTAGAGCTCCAGGTTCAGCTCGACGGGAGGAGGGGACTGCTCGGGGGCGTTCTGCTCGTCGTTCTGCTCGGGGGCGTTCTGCTCGTTGGTGCTCATTGACTTTCTTTCTCTTTCTGTGGGTGGGAGGGGAGCGGACCTACACCTTGGGCATCTTGGCCCGCTCCTTCTCGATCTGCTTTATCTTAGCGTCGATCATGTCCTTCACGATCGGCATCGGCTGGTTCATGACGTGCTCTATCTGGAGGCGACCCTCGAATAGGTCGATGATTGAGACCAAAAGTTCAGCGTACTTGCGGTACTTGAACCTTAGGACCTCACCTCCTTCGCGATCTGGGTGAAAAGCACGCGCTCCATGTTGACGGGCATCTCCGGGATGGTGTCGTTGCAGTTGCGGCAGGGGAACGGCTTCAGAGAGTAGCCGATGATGTACCGCTTGACGTCCCCCTCGATGGCCGTGCTGACGGTCTTGCCGTCGACCTTGCTCAGGCGGCACAGGGCCTCGAACAGCACGTCGCCGTGGACCTCGAAGAACCTGGGCTCGTTGGCCCGCTTGGTGGCGGGGATGTCCAGCATGAACAGGCGGCTGACGAAGGCCCGGATGCCGACGGCGCTGGCGTACTTGTCGGCCTGCTCGGGGGTGATGCCGTTCAGGTTTTCCAGGTAGTCCTCCAGCGTGGGCGAACGCAGCTCGACGACCATCTTGCTGTCCGGCAGGGCGACGCGGTGCGTCTCCGAGAGCAGCGACGCGGCGACCAGCTCCTGCGGGGTGGCGACCGTGTTGCGCAGTTGCTTCACCTTGGCGATCGTCTCCGCCGACGGGCGCTTGAAGAGGCTGTTGTTGGTGATGATCGCGACGGTCTTCTTCTGGCACGACGGGCAGGTGATCTCGAACTCGTTCTCGCCGGGGAACGTCATGCAGTAGCAGCCGTAGTACAAGCTGTCGACGTCGTAGAAGGCGGTGGCCTTCAGGAAGTCGTTGAAGCCGATCTTGCCCAGGTTGCTGGACTCGATGTGCTTGTGCAGGATCTGGTACTGGCGGCGGGTGTCCGTGTAGGGGTCGTTCGTCGACAGGTTGATGGAGTTGATCTCCGCCATGCTGAGGGCCGACATCTCACCCCACCAGCCGGACTGGGTGAGGATCACCTTCATGGTGGGCACGGCGTTGAACACCGACTCCATGGAGGTCATCTGGACCAGCTTGTTCGACTCGGAGAGGACGATCTTGTTGACGTCGATCGAGACGTTCAGACCGTCGAAGACGTTGCGCGTCGTGATCTTGCCGTTCTCTCGCTCCTGCCGCTCGTCCTCGGTGAGCTGGATGGCCAGGACGGGCTGCTGATCCGGGGGCGGGTTGTGGACAGGGGGAGGCGAGACCGGCTCCGACCACATCTCGTCCTTCTTCTGCTCGACCACAGGGGGAGGGGTCGTCGGAGCGTGGACGACGGGCTCCCGCTCGACCGCCGGGGCAGAAGGCTCCTGGCTCTTGGTCGGGGTCTCTCCCAAGAGGTTGTCGTAGGCCTCCAGGTAGCCGGAGACGGTTCCCATGATCTCCTCGGGGGTCTCCTCCGGGGCGTTGTCGATGTCGACGACGTAGCCCTGGACGGGAGCCACGCTCTGCTGCTTCTCCACGAGCTGCTTCAGAGGGGTGGCTCCGGGAAGCGGGACACCGGCGTTCCTCTCGAACGGAGGGTCGTAGGCCGGAGCCTGCTGGGGCTCGCTGGCCTTGGGACGGGCGAAAGGAGGCTCAGCCTGATCGCTACCGTACATGGGGGTTCCGGCCGGGGTGGAGTCCGCCCCGGCCTGGGGGTTGGTGTTGTCGAAGCTTTCCATACTTCCTCGAATCCTTTCCTGTGGTGTTGTGCCACGGTGGGTCAGGCCCAGGGCGGCCCTACTGCTGTTGTTGGCCCCATGCCTTTTTCTTTAAAACTCGTCAGGCGAGGACGACGCGGGAGACCACCTTGGTCTTGCGGGATGCGGCCAGGTCGAAGGCCAAGGCCACCTGTTCCGAATTCCCCAGCGTGAAGATCATTCCCAGGGTGTTGGTCTTGCCGTCGGGGCCCTTGATCGGTTGGATCTCGATCCCGTTGATGTCGTTGTTGGGGATGTAGGTGTCGATCTGGTCCCGCAGCCTCTGGGTGAGCTGCTGGATGGTCACGCCGTCCAGGAACTCGAAGAGGTACTGCTCGATCCCGACGCCCATGTCGGGGGCGTTGGGGTAGGTGCCCGGCATCAGGATGATGAGGGTCTGCAGCACCCTCGCGAGGGCTAGGTTCTTGGTCACCGAGTTGGCCTTCTTGAAGTCGCCCACCTGGAGGAAGAACTCCTCCTTCTGGTACTCGGGCACGATTTCGTCTGCCATCCGTCTTTCCTCCTGTTGGCTCTGCGAAGTTATGGTTTTGTTGGCCTTCGCCCTTCTGGTGGAAACACCATATTATAGCCAGGAAAGAACAGGAGGACGATATGAGGAAGCAGAAGTGCCCGTTCTGCGACAGGACGGGCAAGGACGAGAAGCTCCTATGCGAGCACATCGAGCGGGAGCACTCGGACGGGCTCAAGGCCATCGGCGGCGTCAGCCCCCTCCAGGCCCTCTTCGACTCCAGGAACGGCGGCCGTAGGGGTAGCTGCATCATGTGCCGCAAGTCCGTCCCGTTCAACGAGAAGGCGGGCCGCTACGAGCGCCTGTGCTCCCGTCCGGAGACCTCCTGCCGGGAGAAGTACCGCAGCCAGTTCAGGGAGCGGATGGTCAAGAAGTTCGGGAAGGAGCACCTTCTGGACGACCCCGAGCAGCAGCGCAAGATGCTCGCCAACCGTGGCATCTCGGGCACCTACGAGTGGAGGGACGGCACCAGCTCCACCTACACCGGCTCCTACGAGAGGGACTTCCTTGAGTTCATGGACGTCGTCCTTGAGTGGAACCCCAGCGACGTGATCTCCCCCGCCCCGCAGACCATCGTCTACGAGGAGGGAGGCGTCAAGCGGGTCTACATCCCCGATTTCTACCTCACCAGCTACGACCTCATCGTGGAGGTGAAGGGTTCCTCCGTTGCAGACGGCGTGGACCCATCTATCGCCAACACCCACGACTACAGGGAGCGAGAACGGGTCAAGGAGATCGCCAAGGAGGCCGAGGTGAAGAGGCTCGGAATCAGGTACTTCAAGATCGTCGACAAGGACTACGACTCGTTCATGGCCTACCTGGTCCGGTTGAAGGACTCCGAGGGCTAAAAAAAGAAGGGGAAGCCGCCTGGCTTCCCCTTCTTCTTAGCGCTTGGAACCGGTCTTGACCAGGGCCTGGACCTTGGCGCTGGAGGACGCCTCGAAGGCCTCCCCGCAGCCGGGGATGATCGCGTCGAGGTGAGCGACGGTGTTCCCCAGGATGATGCCCAAGAGCTTGTCCCGCTGGGCGGTGCTGAGCTCGTTGTCGTCGAAGCTCTTCAGGAAGTTGAAGGTCTTCGTGAGCATCTTGCCCTGGAGGTCGTGCATGGCCTCCGCGAGGAAGCCGCCTCGGTCCTCGATCTCCTCGACGGTCAGTCCGATGCAGCTGCGCATCTTGCTCTGGAGGACGATGTCCTCCGCGACGCACTCGGCGCGGTAGATGGTGGTCTTGTCCAGGACCACCTGGTTGGCCTTGACGAAGAGGAAGATGGACCCGATGGATTCGGATTTCTTCTCCTCGTCCTTCTCCGCCTTCTTCAGGAGATCTTCCTGCATCTTGGCGTCGAGGAGCCAGGGGGAACCATTGAGGAAGTCCTCCTGGGAGACGTTGCCCGCCTTCCAGCCCTCCGACTTGAGGAGCTCGATGGCGAGTTCGAGGACGTCCTCGTGGATGCCGATGACCTTCAGGCTGCTGACCTTCAGCTTGTTGTCCGCCGGGATCTCAGAAACCTGGAGCTGGCGGCGGGCGAACTCCAGGTAGTCCCGCACGCGCTTCGCCTTGCCGGTGACGATGTGCTGCATGATCCGCTCGGTCAGCCAGGTGGCCTGCTCGAAGTTACCACGGACGAAAGGCTTGTTGTTGTTCATGATTAATAACCTCCTATAGCTAAGTATCCAATCACGTCACAACAATAATATACGGTCGGAAATGGCTTAGATTCGCTTTATTCCCTGGGTGGGATTTCGCGCGATTTACAGATACATACCGTTTAGACCTTTAAGGTCTTCCCTAAAAAGTTAATTACCGGTCAAAACTATCCTTTGATGACCTTTTCCAGGTTCTCTAGGGGACCTCTAGGTAACTTCGTGTTTAAATAAGAAGAAAGGAGTTGTTGTACTCCTTTCTCTCTTTCATTTGCAACTATGTATCCTAGAACTTACTCTGACATACGGAATCATTAACCGCGAGCGAGGCACGCCTCCGCATAACCTGGAAATGCCCCCGCCAACAGCCCCATACGACCTTCCCCCGACCCTACCCGCAAAGGAGGCCCCGACCGGCCATGAACGACGCGCTTGAAAAGATCCTGCACAGCAAGAAGATCCGGTACGACGTGCTCAACGAGGTGACGAAGACGAAGATCCCCGAGGGCTACGACACCGTCAACATCTTCCTGGATGTGGGGAGCATCCTGAACAGCCTCTACAAGCCCGAGATGCTGCAGATGTTCGGCAAGCTCAAGAGGGAGCAGCGGCTGGCGATCTCCTCCGAGGGCATCCTCAACGCCGCCGCCCACTACCGGCACTACTTCTGGAGCCGCCTGGAGATGTACACCAACGTCTACTTCTACTACTCCGGCAAGCCCGCCAAGCGGATGCTTCAGATCAACGACAAGTACCGCAGCGACTACTACCGGAAGCGCGGTCCCGCCTCGCCGGAGTTCGCCGGTCTGAACGAGGTCATGGACATCAACATCAAGCTGGCCCGGGGCGTGTGCGAGTACATCCCCTACGTCTACTTCCTCGACACCGGTGAGACCGATCACCGGGTGGTGCCCTACCTGTTCCACGTCCCCGGGCAGCTCACCTGCGTCATCAGCAACGACCCGCTGGCCGTTCAGTACACCGAGATCGACGAGTACGCCATCGTCATGACCGCCAAGGGCGAGAAGAGCGACGTCGTCGACCGGGAGAGCGCCATCGCCTCCGTGGCGGGCAGCGACGACAAGGTGCCCGGCTTCATCAGCCCCGAGCTCCTGCCGTACGTCTTCGCCCTTTCCGGGTCCAAGAGGTACGACATCGACGCGGTGCGCCGGGGCATCGGCCCGCTGAAGGCCCTGGGGCGCATCCGGGGGTGGCTGGAGGACGGCCTGATCTCCCAGACCGCCTACGACGACCCCGATGACCTCATCGCCCGCGTGTCCAAGGACGAGCGGAAGGGAGCGCTAACCGACGAGGAGCTGAAGGTCCTGGAGCAGAACTTCCGAGTGCTGAGCATCAAGGACTCCTTCGCCTGCATCACCGACGCCGAGGTGGCGATGCTCCGCTCCCAGATCACCGACCTGTACGACCCCGAGTCGCTCAAGCGCGTGAACGAGCGCTACTACGGCGCCAACTACATCAAGCTGGACTACCTCTTCGAGGGCTTCAGCGGCGTGGTGGGCACCTAGCCGTGCGGGTCATACTAGCGGGCTCCAGGGGGCTCTGGGACTACGCGGCCATGGTCCGGGCCGCCGAGGAGTTCGAGGCCATGCACGGCGTCGTCATCACCTCGGTGATCAGCGGCCGTGCCAAGAGGGGGGCCGACAACCTGGGGGAGCGCTTCGCCATAGAGCGGGGCATCCCCATCCACCCCTTCTCCCCCGACTGGGAGGGCCTGGGGGACATGGCCGGGCACCTCCGCAACTACCAGATGGCCCACCAGGGCAAGGCCAAGGGGGTCGTCGTCCTCTGGGACGGTTGCTCCCCGGGGTCGAGGAACATGTACGATGTGGCGCAGCGCATGAGGCTCAAGCGCCACCGGGTTATCAGGAGGATCTAGAATGGCACCCACCGGTTTCGAGGCAGACGGCAGACTGTCCAACAAGGTCCTGGGGGACCTGACTCGGTACAAGTTCCGAATCACCCAGGCCGACCTCATCCTCCCGGAGGACGCCGGGGTGATGAGCCTGATCAAGAGCATCGTGGAGATTCAGGTCAAGGGCAAGGTGGACGGGGACGAGTTCTTCCCCGTCATCGGCCTAGGCCTACGGCTGAACTACGAGCTCCTGCTGGCCTTCCAGAAGTACACCGACGACGCCAAGGTGGTGATCAGCATCAAGCGATATAGGACCATCGACAGCTCCGACGAGAACAGCGCCTCCGAGCCCCCGCCGCCGACCGATCTCTGGAAGCAGCTGGAGTTCCGGGTCATCGACTTCGACCGCTCCCCCACCGAGCAACCAGCTCAGGCCGTAGAGACCGAAGAGCGAAGGGACATCGAGTGGACGGCCACGCTTCTCTCCTCGAAGCACCTGGACATCAACAAGGCCATCTTCAACGACGTCTACACGGAGACCCCGGTTCTCCCGGTGGTCCTTCACATGCTGAAGACCGCCTCCGGGGACGCCCCCAAGCTGATCGGCAACCCGGACAACACCAAGGTCTACGACCAGATCCTGGTCCCGCCCGGGAACGTGATCAGCTCGCTCCGCTACCTCCAGGACGCCTACGGCATCTACAAGGGCGGCATGCGCCTCTTCTTCGACCTGGACCGCCACTACATGCTTGGCGCGGACTCCAAGGTCAAGGAGAAGACGGAGTACGGGGAGGTCCACATCTTCGTCACTGACAAGGTGGACGCCTCTTCGGAGCTCAACGGCGTCTTCGAGGACACCAAGAACAAGACCTTCCAGGTGAAGGTGCAGAACGCCGTGGCCATCAACCGTGGAGGGCGAGCTACGAAGGAGATCTTCGGCTCCAAGCTCTTCGTCCTCTCGGACTCCCAGGAGCTGGGTGGACAGATCAGGGAGGTGGCCATCCAGGAGGGCACCAGCACGGACGGGGCCGCCGGGCCAGGGAACTTCGCCGCCGGGGAGGACAAGATCAAGGTCCTCTACAACAGGTTCGACAACCCGATGGCCGAAACGACGCACGCTCATCACGTCACGGAGCACAACAGCGAGGTGGCCTTCAGCTTCTCCGGCGTCGACCCCTCCATCTTCACCCCCAACAAGTCCTTCTTCGTCATCTTCAGCAACAAGGAGAGGTCGGAGGAGCTCAACGGCGAGTACGTCATGAGGGACTACGCCCTCTCGCTGCACGGGGTCGGTCGCAACCTCCAGACGGAGGAGATGATCTGCACGATGACGTGCACGTTCTCGAAGAGATAAAGCAAAGGAAAGACCGCATCCCCGAGTGGGGATGCGGTCCTTTGTTTCCTTGGTTGCTTGCCGGAGCTACTAGATGGGCATGAACGCGTCGAGCACGTCGTCCTCGTCGGTGCCGAAGTCGGTCGACTCCTTCACGTTCGCGGGCTTGTACGACAGCGCGGCCTTGGCAGCGGCGAAGTACTGGTTGTGGCGATCGGCGATGGCACCGGCCAGAGCCGACAGGACCTGCTGCTGGAGGCCCAGCAGGCTGCGGATCGCGCTGACGGCACGCTGGTGACCGGCGGCCTCCTTGCGGCCCTTGTCGTTGTCCTTCTTCTCGGCGGCGGCTTCGGCCTTCTCGGCCTGGGTGATGCCCTGGGCGGCGAGGCGCTCCATCACCTTGGCGCCGGTATCCACCTGCTGCTGGGCCTTGGGGGTCTCTTCGAGGACCTTGACGATCTCGGCCGCCGACAGGGCCTTCTCCTTCTTGACGCCTTCGTCGGCGCGGAAGTAGAGGCTCAAGGCGGTGCCGAGGGCATCGGAGTCATCGTCGATGCCCATGGCCTGGAGGAAGGCCTCGCGGAAGTTCGAGTCGTACTCGTCCATGTCATCTTCCTTCGTGCTGCGACCAGCAGCGGCGGAGGCGGCGACGGCCTGCTTGGCAGCGGCGGCGTCCATCTTGCCGCTGGCGGTCTCGATGTTCTGGAAGGTGTTGATGGAGAACTTGAAGCCGTTCAGGTTCTTCTTCATGAGGGCGGCCTTGTTCAGCTCCAGCCACTTCTTGGAGTTGGCGAAGAACGACTGGATCGAGTTCCAGGTCTTCTTGGCCCACTCCTTGACCTTGGCGATCATCTTCTTGAAGAAGGCGACGACCTTGCCCCAGAAGGCCTTGACGCCGCGCTCCATCAGAACGTCGTCCTTCTCCACGTAGGAGGTGTGCTCCAGACGCATCATGGCGACGCAGATGTTGTTCCAGGTCGTCTCCGACTCCAGGGCGATGTCCATCATGCCGACCGAGCCGCCCATCAGGTTGGTCTCGCTGGCCTCGATACCGGTGTTCACGTTCCGGAAAGTGTTGTTGTTCTCGTTCAGAAACATTCCGCTTCTCCTTCTTTCTTTTTGCATGCAAAAAAGTGGACCGTAGCGGCGGTCACCTCTTACCCTTATCTTTTTGTTGTCCCGAGGGTGTCCCTTACAGCAGGTTTCCGCTGGGGGCGCTCGACACTGCCGTCATGGTGGCCCCGCGATCCGCGTCCGACAGGTCGGCCACGGCCGCCTTGGTAGCCGCCTTCTGATCGACGGCGATTCGGTCGGACCACTTATTCAGTTCGTCCACGATCGCCCGCTGCTTGTCGGCCACGTTCTTCTTCTCGGGGGCGAGCGAGTTGGAGTGGAGCTGGACGAACAGCGCCAGCATCTTCAACTCCTCCGAGAGGGCGACTCGGAACCTGAAGTAGGTGAAGACGATCTCGCGCAGGGTCCAGAGGACCAAGCCCACGACCGCCACCGCGCCCACGCCCACCGCCACCAGCTCCATGCCGACGAGGTTGTCGCGGCCGGAGGAGGCGTCGAGGAAGGTCTTCAGCTGGCCGGAGTCGGCCATGCTGTTGAACTTCGCGATGTTGTCGAGGAAGAGGCTGCGCTCCATGGTGCGCAGGGTCTTCAGCTTCGCGGAGAACTCTCCGCCCGGCTCCTTGATGTACTCGACGTGGGTCGCCACCATGAAGGAGGTACCGGCGATCAGCGCCACCACCATGTTGCGGTAGAGCAGCTTGGTGGCTTCGTCGCCCTTGGCGTAGGCCTGGGTGAAGTAGCGCTTGAACTTCTGGAGGTTGGTCAGGCACCGGAAGAGGTCGTTGACCTCGCTGGGAGCCGACTTGGTGCTGGCGTACATGGTCTGCAGGCTGTGGATGCTGTTGCTCAGCACGTCGTAGCCGGGCATGTCCTCGATATCGCCGCCGCTCTTGTCGATGGAGTCGTATTCGAGCTCCGACGACTTGTCCTTCACGGTGAAGAAGAGGGACTCCGCCACCTTGGCCTGGAGCTCCCTCTTGTCGTCCTCGTTGAGGCGGTTCCAACGCATGGCGTCGGAGGCCTCGCGCACCAAGGTGTGCTTGAGGAACGCGTCCCTGTTGATGCCCACGTTGGGGATCGTCCTGTAAACGAAGTCCTGGTTCATCTTCTTCTCTCCGTTACTACCTGCTGAGCAGGGAGACTAGCGCCTTGAGCTCGTTGGTGTTGCCGGACTTCGACAACGACGAGTAGGAGTAGCGGTTGTACGACATGGTGTCCTCGTCGTACATGTACGCGATCTCATCGGCCTCGTCCACCACGGTGAGCCTCATGAGGAAGAACACCTCGACGAGCTTCTGGGCGTTCTTGGGGTCCATGAGGTCCAGGCCCTCGGTGGCCTTGAGGTGCTGCGCCTCGTCCATGGTCAGGACCATCGTCGCGTTGGGCAGGATCTTCTCGGTGCCGAGCAGGTTGCGGAACTTCGACGACTTTGCCAGGCTGCGGAGCTTGTGCCACCACAGGGAGGCCGAGGTGCGGCCCATGGACGAGCTGGAGCGGGCGTCGTCCTTCGCCTGGTCCACGGTCAGGAGCAGGTCGCGGAAGAACTGGATCTCGCCGGTGGCCCACTGGATGATGCGGAAGACGACCGACTCGTGCTTGATCGAGCTGCCCACGTAGTAGGTCATCTCGTTCGTGTCGACGAAGTGGGGGACGACCTTCACGCCGAGGACCAGCTCGGTGGTGGTCGTGCTACCGGCGTTCGTCTTGTACTGGACCTCGATCCGGAGGATCAGGGGCTCCATCGTGCCGAACTTCTTGATCTCCTTGGTGTCGATCTGGCTCCGGACGCCGTTGTTCTTGATCTCGTTCTCGCGGGCCTCGGTGAAGATCCGCACGTTCTTGATCGTCATGTCGTTGAGGCTCTCCAGGTTGAGGTCCTCGGCGCTGGCGGTCAGCAGCTCGCGGCAGGCCTGGAAGACGTGCTCGGGCTGGACCTGCTCCCTGACGACGGAGCTAACATCGATGCCGTCACGGGCGCCGACGTAGGTGTTCTGGTGGAACTTGCGGACGAGACTCCGCTTGGTGTTCGCGTCGTTGCTGTCGAGGTCGATGATTCCCTCGTTGCTCAGCACGATCCGGAACAGCTCCGCGTACTCGACCTCCAGGGCCTTGATCAGCATCATGGCCGTGGTCTGGCTGACGCTGGTCGAGAAGATCGCCGGGAACATGGCGATCGAGTCCTTCGCCCTGCTGACGATGGAATCCCTCCTCTTGGTGAGGAGAGCGTCCTTGATGTTCTCCTTGGCCGAATCGACGTCAGCGTAGTCCGCCACCGCCCGGACCACTTCGAAAATGTCCTTAAGCATAAACAGTTTTCCTCGCTCTCTCCTTGAAGGGATTAATGCGCTTTCGATAATGAAATGTTAGTTTGCACGGGGGTCTTGGTCACACCCAAAAAAGAAGGGAGGCGTGGCCGCTAGGGCCCCGCCTCCGATCCCCAGCCGGTAAACCGGCTTTGCTCTAGGTGAGGTATGCTCATTAGCCGTGGTCCGAGACCGTATTTCTTTAGCTGTGGGTCTCGAACTAGACCAGGTCGTAGGTTATTGCCTCGATGACGCTAAGGACACCGAGGACATCCTCGACCATGGACAACAACCCTCCGAAACCGAAGAAGTCGTCATCATCATCAAACATACACAGGCACCTTCCTTGTACCAGCGCAGACCGAAGCACCTTAGGAGCGCCAGCAACAACCGTTGCTCGTCCGCGCATCCATATAATATGTGGACGAACCTCGGAATCCCCTGGACGCCATTCTCTCCTGGGTCCTGCGGCGGAAAATCTCCCCGGAACATTTAGATGTGAATAGCTCCGGAAAGTGATAGGGAGATACGACATGGCTTTCTCCAGCAGATCCACCGCCAGCAAGCCGGTGGTGTACTATATCAGCCTCCTTCGAGACAAGCTGAAGGTGTCAAGGCCTACCACCAAGCCCGTGGCCCCCTTCCACCTAATGAAGGCCAGGCTTAGCACCAGGGGTGGAGCGGTGATTACCGTTCCCCTGTCCACCACCAGCGCCCCAAGGGTCACCCCGCTGATCACCACCAGCAGGAGGGTGAACTCGACCGGCGGCACCGAGTTCGCGATCGCCAAGTACCGGCAGACATCCCCTGTCTTCCCCTCCTCCATCCAGATGGATGCGACCGTGATCAATGGGAAGGTCGCCTTCTCCCAGCTCCGAGTTAGGGCTGGGTACGGCACGACCAAGTACCCTTCGCTCAGCCCCTACATCACCTCCAAGGTGAGGATCACGGGCAAGGGCGCGATCTTCACCATCCCCACCGCCCCGGTAACCAAGGTCAAGGGCCTCTCGCCATTCATCTCGGTCTCGGGGAAGGCGATCCCGACCGCCCGCGCTCCGAGGAGCTCCGCGCAACGAGGTGGCTACTACCACAGCCTGGTCCGCTCCGTCAGGAGCAACAGCCGTGGCACTACCTCCAACGCGGTCGCCCCCTTCCTCCGCATCACCGGCCCCGATGGGAAGCCCACTGCGGTCATCAGGGCGGGCGCCAAGGTCGAGTCGGTGTCCCCCCACCACACGACGAAGGGGAAGATCGAGAGCGGGAAGAAGGGAGCAGGAGTCGTATCTCGACCCCCCTTCCACAGCGTTCTCTCCCCTGTCAAATCTGCCAAGGATGCCGTATCCGTAACCCCCAAGCCGTACCATACGGCCGCCAAGAGGGCTGCCGACAAGAAGGGCCAGGCGAAGGAGACCCCCAACAAGCCCCACGCCGACATCAAGGACCCTAAGGAGACCCACGGCTCCCACGGGATCATCGGTTCGTACAACCCGATCTCCAGGTACAAGGTAGGGGAGGGGAACCGTGGCAAGATCCACGGCGAGACCAGCGAGACCCCGGTGGGCGTCGTCACAACGTTCAACAACCTGGGCATCGTGAACGCGACCATCGACCTCCAGGAGAAGACCCGTGGCTACGTGTTCTTCACCGCCATGGACATGAACCTGATCAGCGGGGACGCCAATCTGGCCAAGGTCGTGCCGATCGTGGGCGAGCTGGACCACCGCATCCTCGAACAGCTGAGCTTGGGGGAGGCCGCACCGGCCCGCTTCATCCCCGTCCTCACCAACCAGATGGAGGGGTTCGAGCCGTCGGACGTCGTCGTCAAGACGCAGGAGACGCACGAGACGACCATCGGCTACAAGCGCATCGCCCCCACGTCCTACGTGGAGAGCGTCACCGGCGGCACCTTCCAGGTGGAGTTCACGGACATCCACGGCGGAGAGATCACCAAGCTCTTCAAGGCCTGGGTCGACTACATCTTCGCCATCCGGAGGGGATACATTCGCCCGAAGCCCAGCAACGTCACCGACAAGATCGTGGATTACCTGGGAAGCATGTACTACTTCGTCGTCGGACCGGACGGCAAGGAGATCGTGTACTGGTCGAAGCTGACCGGCGTGGCCCCCACCGCCGTCCCCTACAGCGCCTACGGCACCAAGAGGGACCAGCACAGCGAGATCGTCAAGTTCAGCGTCCCCTTCGTGTTCAGCTACAAGGAGGACATGGACCCCAACATCTTGGCCGACTTCAACCTGGTCGCCGGTGGCCTGGTGGAGCAAGAGCAGAAGACTCCTATCCGGTTCGACATGAAGTCCCTCTACGAGGTCGGCTTCGAGAAGATCAAGGGGGCCTTCAACTTCGCTGCCAGCCTACTCCAGCAGACCCAGGTGGTCGACAACAAGGGAAAGACTGTCTCCAAGAGCGACATCAAGAAGCAGCTCCCCAAGGAGACTGCCGCCTTCTCCGACCTGAGCAACAACAAGAGAGTCCGGGTCGAGATCAGGAAGCCCCACGGGCCCCACCACGGCCACGGCGGCGAAAAGTACGTCCTGACCTTCTACGATCCCGTCTGATTATAAGGAGCACTTCAAATGGCAGATCCCATCCAAGAGATTGGTAGCACCAGCTACGACTTTGACGCGAGAGCGCTGGAGCTGGCCAAGGGCTTCTTCAACATCGAGGAGACCAACATCCTGAAGGTCGGCCTCCTGGGCTACATGACCGCCCTGATGTCGGATGCGGTGAGCACGAGCGTGTTCCACCGGAACGTCCTGTACCGCGAGTTCTTCCTGAACACGGCGAGGCTCCCACGGAGCGTGTACAACTCCGCGAAGCTCAACAACTTCGACATCGCGTTCGCCACCCCCTCCAACATGCGGGTGAACTTCGCCCTCAGGAAGGAGGAGGCCATCCGCTACTCCGAGCCCCAGCTCGACGGCAGCAGGCTCCTCATCATCGACCGCAACCAGCCCTTCTTCGCGGGGGCGTTCCAGTTCATGCTCCCCAGGTCCGTCCGACTCACGCTCACCCCGGCTGGCGGCAGCTACGCCGTGACGGCCACCTACGACACCGTGGGCGTCGAGGACTCCCTTCCCGTCCCCTCCAACCCCTACGTCAGGACGTGGTCGCAGGAGGTGGAGAACGAGGTATGGCTGTTCATGGAGCTCGTCGTCTACCAGATGGAGCGGGTCGTCAAGACCTTCAGCGTCTACTCGGAGGACATCTCGGACAACCTCATCTACCTCATCGATTTCCCGAAGCAGATGTCGTCGTTCGACGTGTTCTACAAGCACTCCCGTGGCACCCAACTGCTGCCGAAGTACTTCAACGACCTGAGGGCCCCTGCGGACACCGAGAAGTTCTGCTTCTACACCTTCAGGGATCGCGGCCAGCTGCAGGTCTACTTCTCGGCCACCCCCGGTAGCTTCCGCCCGGAGTTCAACTCCGAGCTGACCGTCGCGTACTACGTCACCGAGGGCAGCAAGGGCGTCTTCGACTTCACCGGCGACCTCCAGTTCAAGTTCGACACGGGCAAGCTCGCCCGCCTTCAGCCGAAGGTGACCCCGCTCACTGGGGCCGTCGGCGGCGTCGACACGAAGAACCTGCTTGAGATCAAGAAGAGCGTCATCGAGTACCAGCTCTCGCGTGGCTCGATCATCAACGAGACGGACATCAACCTCTTCTTCGAGCGAGTGGCCTCCCAGAACAGCCAGAACGGCTCCAGGTTCCTGTTCCTCAAGAAGAGGGACGATGTTCTGAGGCGCCTCATCTCCTGCTACGCGCTGATGAGGGACTTCAACCGCAACATCATCCCGACCAACACCTTCCACCTCCAGACGAGCCTGGCCCAGCTGACCGCTCTGAACAGCGTCATCCCCTCGGGGTCCCAGGTGATCTACGACAAGGTCAGCAAGCTGTTCCGCTTGATGTCCAACGTCGAGGTGCCAGCCGCCGACGACTACGTGTACTCCATCCCGTACATGATGATCTTCCGTGACACACCGTTCCCCCGGATCGCGTACTACCGAAACATGATGTCCGAGGACATCCCGGCGCCGTTCACCTTCGTCAACTACAAGATCAACAACGAGTTCATCATCAGCGACGTCCACCTGGAGCGCAACAGCAGCCTGGTGCCCGAGTACAAGGTGTCCTTCTCGCTCACCACCAACATGGCGGCGGAGGAGATGCAAGACGTCATCGTCCGTGGCGTCCTGAAGAAGGACGGAGCCCCCTACGGCTTCTTCGACTTCGAGAAGACGCAGTCCGACAGCAACTACCTGTGCACCGCGACGCTCTACACCGACGACACCTTCAACAGCGGCTACCGCATGGCCCTGGTGGGCTCCCTGTCGGAGGTCCTCAGCGGGACGACCATCCCCAGGACGTACGTCGACGAGGACATGTCAATCGAGATCGGCCTGCTGCACGACGGCGGAATCGACTTCACCCGTCACGGCACCTTCATCGACATGACGGACGTCGAGGAGTACGCCACCATGGTCGTCTACGAGACCGCCCCCGTGGTGAGCCTCTTCAAGTCGATGAACGTCGTGTCGTCCAACTTCCGGGTGGACCCCGAGACGGGCAACGTCGCGATCCACTCCGTCCCCGCGATCGGCTACGAGTACTACTCCAACCTCGCCAACTACAAGGACATCTACTCCCTCCTGGACGCCTTCGAGAGCATGCTCCGGGAGAACAAGGGTAGCCTGGAGAACAACACGGACATGGACCTCAAGTTCTACAACACCTGGGGGCCTTCCAAGTACTTCAACTCGGGGACGACCGACCTCTTCCTCAAGCTGAAGATCAAGCTCCGTGGCCTGCTCACCCAGAGGCTCGACACGGAGATCCGTAAGTTCATCGTCGACACCATCGAGGCTTCGAACGTCTCGGTGCAGAACGAGCAGAGGCGGTTCTCGGTATCGAACCTCATCAGGGGGCTCGAACAAGAGTTCCCGCTGATCGTGTACATCGAGTTCGACGCCGTCAACGGCAACGCGGCCCTCCAGAACGTTCTTGCGACGGAGGACAAACCCGACGATATGACGGCCGAACAACTCATTAACCACGTTCCGGAGTACCTGAACGTTGGCATGGATAGGAACAGCTACCTGTCACCCGACAGGCGCTTCACCCCCAGAATCGACATCACCTACCTGTAGAGCGAAGCGAGAGGAGTGCATAGGTCATGCTTATTACCAGCAACAGCAAGGGTGTCCGCCTCGGCGACACCGTCCACGGCCAGCGGAACAGCCGGTTCCTGGAGGGCATCCAGTCCTTCATCGACAGCCAGGCGAAGAAGCGCGAGATCGAGCTGGCGGAGTCCGAGGACCGCCGCAACATGCAGATGCGCGAGCTCGCCGAGAGCGCCGTCAACATGAAGCACGTCGAGCGCCGTCGCGAGCGCGAGGACCAGCTTCACCAGAAGAAGGCCCTTCTGGAGCAGACGCTCGTCATGGCCCTGAGCGAGATCTACGTCGAGTCGCTGGTGTTCGACTCCGACTACATGATCGACAACGGCGACAGCATCCGGGAGAACGCCAGTGCGTTCTACCAGGAGTGCTTCAAGCAGGGCGTCCTCACCATCGGCGCCTTCGCCAGCTCGCCCAGCCCCACCGTCCGGGACATCTACCGCGCATGCGAGCACGTCGCCGTCGCGGTGGTGAACGAGGGCGCCGACCAGGACGAGGCGCTGAACCTCTTCACCGCCCTGGTGGAGAGCGCGGCCACGACCGTCGCCACCACCGTCAAGAAGAAGGTGACCGAGGTCGTCAAGCGCGAGCGAGAGATCGAGGCCGAGAACGAGGAGCTGGAGGCCAGCCTCACCGAGGCCGCCAAGGAGAAGTTCCTCGTGAAGTCGATCAAGGAGGCCAGCCTCTTCAGGTCGATCATGTACGGCACCGTCAAGCTCGCCAAGGAGGGTACCGATGTCGACATGCGTAAGGTCTTCGCCGAGTCCGTCGCCATGTACACGGCGCTGGAGTCGCTGAACACCATGCGCCTCTCGACCCTGCGCCCCCGCCATGCGCAGGACCTCTGCCGCCAGTTCTCCTCGCACCGGATCAGCTAAACGAAAAGCCCCAACCGCCAGACTGGCGGTTGGGGTCTTCTCTTTCCTAGATCATGAACTCGACGAGGCAGTCGAGGTGGACCACGTCGACTCCGAGGCCGAACATGCTGGTCATGATGAACCGCTTCATGGTCTCCTCGGGAAGGTCGTCGCTGGCGATGGACTGCATCTTCTCCTTCGCCTCGGAGTTCTCGATGACCGCATCGAGCAGGATCTCCGAGAACGGCTTGATGAACTCCTGGGAGACGATGTGGGAGACGTAGGAGGCTACGGCCTCGTTGCCCTCCTCGTCGTCCTTGCCGCTGGAGGTGGGGATCTCGCCGTACGCGGCCAGGGCCACCTCCTTGTCCAGCGTGAGCTTGAGGATGGGCTTCTTGGCGTTGATGAACTTCTCGGCGTTGGCCGACATGAACTTGATGGTGGGGGCCGCGTTCACCGTGGAGCGCATGGTCTCCACCAGGAACTCTGGCTTCAGGTAGCCCATGATCTGACGCCTGGCGGCCTTGAGGGCCTGGAGGGTCTTGACCTGATCGTTCGTCAGGTCCTGCTTCTTTCTCGAAACGGTCTGCATCTCTCTTTACCTCTAGTCCTTCTTGACCTTGGAAGTGACCGGCTCGCACCGGAACGTGACGGTGAACTCCATCCTGGGGTTCTCCGAGTAGTACTTCTCCGGCCCGGCGTACACCACCTGGCCGTCGTCCTCCCAGAGGAGGCCGTTGCAGGAGTCCATGAACTCCTTCACGAGGTTGTCGACGTCCGGCTTAGCCAGCGGACGAAGGATCTTCTGCTCCGCCAGGACCCTATCGACGGAGTTGAAGGACGTAGGGGTCTGGGTGTAGTAGACGGCCCTCAGGTGGCACTCGCCACGGGGGATCTCCATCTCGCCGCCCACCTGGGCCTCGACCGCGTCCTTGACCCTCTCCCGGATGGCCTTCTTGCTCTTGTCTCCAGGGTCGTAGAACTTTACGTGCTCTCCCCTTCGGAAGGCCTTCGGCCTCTTGGCCGACTCGTGGACTCCCTCGAACTCGAACCGCAGCTCGTAGAACGGGTTCTTCTCCTCCAGGGTAGCCACAAACGCATCGACCTTGGCCATGACCTTAGGGTCGGCCATCAGCTGCTCAATAGTTTTCTCGCTCGCCATGCTTTCTCCCTCCATTTTCCGTTTATACTTAGGTTCGGCGAGCGCTTAACGCAAGCGACGCTACTTGTTGAATATGAAGTTGCCGATACCGTTCAGCACAGTAGAGGTGTTCTGGCCCACGGTGGACTTCACGCTCTCGACGCCCCTGCTGATGAAGCCGAACTTGTCAGCCACGAACGACAGGACGTTGCCGGTCAGGTTGGGCTGCTCCAGGCGGATACCGGCCATGTTCTGGAGGTACATCGCCATGCCCACGTTGGAGGTCAGCATGGGGAAGCTCTTGGTGATCATGAGGGTGGGGTAGAGGTCCTTCACCGTCAGGTTGACCTCGATGGAGAGCGGGAGCCCGTTCACCGCCCAGTCGTCGTCGCCCTCGGCCCTCTTGAAGGAGACCTCGGAGACGATGCACATGTCGGAGGCGAACCACCCGGGGAACCCCATCTTCAGCACCATGGGCATGCTGTAGCCGGTAGCCGAGAACTGCCTGGGAAGCGACAGGGCGAGCAGGCTGAGGAACGGGATGTAGACGTTCTCGAAGATGCTCTGAGGGTCGCCGTAGGGGCTGCTGAACTTCATGGTGATGTTGTAGTTCTTGGTGAAGTTGGAGTCCTTCCAGATCTCTGGGTAGATCAGGTTGGCGCCGCTCGTGATGGTCTGCATCATGTCGCCGGAACCGGCCATGATCTTACCGACCATGCCCTCGGTCGCCTTGACGCGCTCCGCTGCAGCCATGTCCTCCTCACCGGGGGCGGTGGCCTCGGTCCCGAGCATCATGCGCAGCTCGTTGACCAGGCCTGAGGCCCTCTTGGTGACCGAGAGGACGGACTCGCCGTACTCGTTGCTGGCGGACTCGGTGATGCTGGTCGCCTTGTCCACGAAGTACTGGAGGCCGCCGCCGATCAGCTGCTTCTCGAAGGCGTCGTTGAAGTTGTAGAACTTCTTCAGGCCCATCTGTGCGGCGAGGAAAGCGACCATGACCGTGACGTGGGCGAAGTACTCCTTCCAATCCGCTTGGAAGGAGAAGTAGCGGATGTCCGGGATCTTGCCACCGTCTCCCTTGCTGTCGCTCTTCATGTGGAACCACTCCTTCGCCAGGAAGTCGTAGGTCTCGTCGGCGCCGCCCTCCTTGTAGTTCAGCTTCTTCTTCACCTCTTCCAAAAGTTCACTGTCGCTGAGTGTCTTCCCATCTGGTCCCTTCCGCAGGAGGGTGTTGATAGCCGGTTTCCCGGGGATGATGGTGAGGACCGGGAGGTCCGCCATGATGGTGTTGGAGTAGACTCGCCCCCTGGGGTCGCTCATCCCCGAGAAGACGTGGGGCATCCCCATCACCTTCGAGAGCTGCTTGGGATCAGCGGTCTCAATGGCACCAGGCTTCGCAGTGCCGGGGAGCCCCGGCTTGACTACTTTATCGAGCATTATCTTGTCTCCTCGGTTTGTTTTCCGAACTGTAGAGTTGAGCGTAGGGACCGGTCTCCCGGCCCCTACGCCCCTCCGATTGTACCGCTAGGCCCCTCTGGCGATCGTGCTGGCCAGGGGAGAGGCGATGGACCCCTGAGTCTTCCTCTGGGGGCTCTCGCTGCCGAGGTTCAGGAAGGGGTTGCCCTTGCCCTCGCCCCCGGACGCGTCCGCCGTCACCCTGTGCTTCTCGGCCTGCGCGAGCGCCTGCTGAGTGTTCTCCTCGATCATGGAGGTGTTCCTGGCGGTCTCTGCGGTGTTGCCGCTGATATCCGACAGGTAGCCTAGCACCTGCTTGAGCATGCTGACCACCTCGGCGTTGGCCCCGCCGAGGGCGGAACTGGTGGCCGAGGCTGCGCTGATCTCCTTCTTCTTTTCGAGGGCCGCGCTGAGCTTGTCGGCGGCCTCGTCGGTGAAGGTGACAGGCTTGGGAAGTGCATCCTGGGCCCTCTGGTCCCAGGGGAGCATGTGGGGGTCGATGGGACCGCCAGCGCTTCCGTTGCTGATGATGCCCGGCATGCGGTCCTCGGGGGGACCCCCGGCGCTGCCGTTGCTGATGATAGCCTGCTGTCCAGCGTGCCCCTTGAGCATCTCGTACAGCTTCTGGCCGGTGACGTTGACATCCTGGGTACCCGTGAAGGTCTTCTGGATGTTCTCGTACCTGCGCCTGGCGTCTCTCGGGTTGTTCCTGCCGTAGAGCGTGCTCAGCCTCCAGTTGAGGAAGTCCTCGGGAGTGATGGTGCCGCTCTTCTTGTTGAGCACGCCGTCGAAGCTGATGCCGTCGCCGTACTGGTTGAAGGCGTCGGCCATCTGGGCCACGACGCTGGGGTTGCTGATCTTGACCGAGGGGGGCAGCTTGCGCAGCCTCTCCAGGGCGGTATCCTGCAATCCGCCGGTCTGCTGGTTGTCATACTGGTCGATGAGCGCCTTGTTCGCCTGGAGTCGCTTGGCGGCCTCCTCGACGAAGGCCCTGTCCCCGGCGCTGGTGCTCTTGTTGAGCCTGATGCCCTTCAGCCTGGCAATCTCCTCCTTGGAGAAGCCCATCGCCAGGAGCTTGGCATCGTGGTTGCCGTTTTTGATGTCGAACTGGGACCTGCCGAAGCTGAGTCCGCTGGTGCCGACCTGCGCGTCGGAGAACTTGTAGGCCACCCCGGCCCCACCCTCGTTCTTATGGAGGGAGGACTCGAACATGTTCCACAGGGACTTCGCACCTCCGACGACGGCCTCCTTGGCGCCCTCGACGTGCTCCGCGACGGTCTTGCTCCCCGCGAGGAGGGCCGCGCCGTCCTTCGCGAAGTACTCGGCCGGGTTGACCTTCTTGCTGCCACGGATGATCTCGTAGTGGAGGTGGGGACCGGTGCTCCGGCCGCTGGTGCCGAGGTAGCCGATGATCTCGCCCCTACGGACCTGCCTGCCGGTTCGCATGCCGTCGGCCACCGAGGCCAGGTGGGCGTAGACGTGCTGGGCGCCGTTCTGGTCCTGGATGATGACGTGGTTGCCCCAGCCACCGCCCTCCTTGCTACCCAGGTGGCCGACCGGCTTCGCCCCGGTGTAGACCGAGGTGATGACGCCGTCCGTCTGGGAGACCAGGGGGGTGTTCATCGGGCCAGCGAAGTCCCAGCCCTTGTGACCACTGTTCCTGAAACCCTCCTTCGCGCCCCAGGCGCTCGTGATGGTCAGGTTGTGGCCCTTAGCCGATGCGAACCAAGGGGCCTGGGAGTACTCCCCCGTGGCGACCTTGCTGCTGTCGACGTTGCCGACGACGATGTTCTTGATGTTGTCGACGAGGTTGGCCGGGGAGTTGACGATCTCCTCCTTGGTCCGGGTCCAGAAGTCGCTGACCGGACCGCCCTTGCCCTCGTGGTTGTGGTCGCCCTCACCCTCCTTGGACATGCCCTTGATGAGCATCGACAGCAGCGTACCAGCGGGGCTGATCAGCATGCCGAAGAAGGTGGCGATGGGGTCCTTACCGAGGAGCTGGGCGAATCCCTTGGAGCCGAGGTTGGTGACGATCTCGCCCATCTTGATGCTGATGTTGCCGATGAGCTTCCCTGTGGCGTCCAACAGGTTGGTGACCATGTTGGTGAGCGCGTCGCCGACCTTGTAGATGTTGCCGCCGAGCATCTTGTCGTAGCGGGTCCAGTTCTCCGACAGGTTGGAGCCGATCTTGCCCATGATGGACTGAGCGGCACCGCCCAGGGTGCTGGCGAAGTCACCTCCTCCCTTCACCCCCAGGCCGAGCATGTCGCTGCCCTGCTGGAGCTTTTCAGTGAAGAAGGCCTGCATGCGCTTGCCCGCCTCGCTGAGGAGGTGGCCCGTCCCGGTCCAGAGCCCGGCCATGATGCTGGACGAGCCGTCGACCGCCCACGCGTGGAGGTCCTTGGCGCCCTTGACAGCGCCCTTGCCCCACTCGACGATCTTGGTACCGGCTGCGGACATGAGGTTCGCGGAGCCGGACATGAAGCCGCTGATGAGCTGGGTGGTCTGCTTGCGGTCGAGGAGACCGAGCGACAGTCCGGTCGCCAGGCCGCCGAGGCCGCCCGCGATCCTGTCGCCGAGGTTCACGTCCTTCTCCGCCTTACCGAGGGTCTTGCCAGCGTCCATAGCACCGCTGAAGGTGTCCATGGCGCCCATGGCGATGGAGAGGGGGATGAAGGCCTTACCGGCTAGCCTCGCGGCACCGCCAGCGAGCCTACCCAGACCACCTGCCGCCCTGCCGATGCCGCCGCCGACGGCCCTGATGCCGCCGCCGACCGCGCTGCCGGCCTTCTGAAGGGAGCTGCCACCGCGCATGCGGTTCAGGCGGGCCTTGGCGGCCTTCCTGTTCCCCTTGCGCTTGTTCTTCTCGTCCTTCTCCCGCTGCTTGCGGTCCTTGTCGCTCTCGGGGCCGTCAACGCCATCGAGGATGTCGTTGTCGTTGCCCCCGCCAGCGACCACCGCCGCAGGAGCGGCGTTGCGTCGGAACATGCTGGACATCTTCTCCAGGAGAGGGCCCTTGGCGAACGCCCCGGCAACTGCTCCGGCCACCGAGGTGGCGAACTTGCTGGCCATGAACCACTGGGCCAACCCGGTCAGCGCGGTGCCGATCAGGGGGAGCCAGCTCATCATGCCCTTACCGGTCTTCTTGATCTCTTCGAGGTGCGCCTCGCCCTGGATGGTGGCGTCCGCTACCCTGAACTCAAGCTCCTCCTTCTTCTTGGTCTCCGCCCTGGCGGTCATGTGGGCACTGATCTGGGAGAAGGTGTTCTTGATGCCGTTGACGATCTTGCCACCGCCCGCCTTGACGTCGGCCACGGCGTCGTCCGCCGTGGGGACGCCCTTGCCGCCGATCTTGCCGACGGATCCGACGTGGTGGACCTGACCGACCTTCTTGACCAAGTCGAGGTGGCCGCCGATGACGAATACCTCGTGCCTGGCTCTGACCTTGAGGCCGAGCGCCTTGCCGACGGAGACGCCGACGCCCTCGATGAGCTTACCGCCGAGGCCGAAGGTCAGGGCGTTGAGGACGTTCAGGACTCCCTTGCCGAGCTTGCCGAGCGCCGGGAGGAGCTCCGCAGTCGTCTTGGCGATGCCGGTGGTGAGGATGCCGAGGGAGTTGAGGAGGCCCTTACCGGCGAGCCCGACGCCCACCAGGATCTCCTTGGTGGCACCGGCCAGGCCGATGCCGAGCTCCTTGGTGGCACCGGCCACCAGTCCGACGCCCTCGCGCACCACGCCCGTGATCGTCCCCAGGATGCCGCCGATGGCGGGACCGATGGCCTGGAGACCGGCCGTGATCATCTGGGCGGCACCTGCGATGACGCTCCCGAGTGCCTTGACGGACTCGGCGACGGCGTGCAGGATGCCGGTGGTCAGCTTGACGGCCATGTCCATCAGGGCGATGGGGGCCTGGATGAGGCTGGAGACGACGCTCCCGAGGCCGCTCTTGGCGATGGTCTCGGTGGCCCACTTGGCGAACTTCACCGGGGAGGTGATGATGCCCTTGACGGCTCTGAAGAACATCGGAGCACCGACGTCGTCATGGGACTCGCCCTTCTTGCCGAACATGCTGAGCAGACCGCGCTTGGGGCCCTTGCCCTTGGTAACGGTCTTCATGATGTGGTACACCATGTCGGAGATGGGGCCGAGGTGCCTGGTGTGCTCGGAGATCCTCTCAAGGGTCCCGATCTCCATGCCCCCCTCGCCGAAGCCTCCCAGGTGCTTCACGCCGTCGCCGACGTGGGTCCTGGGCATGGTGCTGGCGATTCTCTCCACCTGGGTGAGGACGCTGCCGATGCCACGGTCGATGTTGCCGGTGTGCTCCGCCGTCTTGTCACCGGAGGCCTTGACGGAGTGCAGGTCTGGGATGAGCCGCTCGTCCAGCTTGTGGATGTACTCCTTGACGGCGTCCATCGTCCGCTGGATGGGGTTGCGCTCCACCTCGCCGATGTGCGACGTGGGGACGGTCGCGGCGGCCCCGCCGGGGTCTCCCTTCGGCTGGGTGGGCTTGGGCACCGGGCTCCCGCCCGTGGCCTCCGGGCCCTCTTCCTCGTCGCGCTTGCGCTTCGCCTCCTCCGCACGCTTCTTGCTCTCTTCGAGCCTCTGGGCGGCGGTGTTACGGCGATCGTTGTAGGCGTCGACGATGCCCTGCCACACGCCCTTGGCCGCACCGGGGGACTTGGTTCCCTTGGGCTTCTTACCGGGGGTGAAGATGTCGACGATGCGGTTGTCATCGTAGTTGATCCCCATGGCCTTGTGCCGCTCCCTCAGGCTGTCGGAGGCCTGACGGATGAGCTTGACGGGCGCGAGGATGATGTTCTTCAGCACGTTGCCGATGAAGTCCTTGATGCTCCTGAGGGCATCCTTCAGCGGATCGATGACGTACTGCTTCATGAGGTCGGTGAGGGGCCTGCCGAAGACGTCGCGGAACAGGTCGTCCACGGTGTCCTTAACGATCTTGATGCCGTTGGTGAACAGGTCGTGGCCCCACTTCTTGAACAGCATGAACTGGAGCTTGAACTCCGTGATGAACGGCTGCAGGGTGCCCTTCAGGGGGGCCACGACGCCCTCCATGAAGAAGTTGTGCATGCGATTCCAGCTGTCGATGACGGTGTGCTTCAGGGGGTCGAGGATCTCGCCCTTGAAGAAGTTGATCGAGGTGGTGAAGATGCCGTCCTTGGTCCGGACGCCGTTCTCAGTCTTGCCGAAGAGCCACTCGCCGCTGGCGTTGAAGGCGTTCTTGGCGTGGGTGGTGATGCTGTCGTAGGCGCGGCGCAGCAGGCCCTTCTTCAGGAGCTCTCCCGTCTCTGGGTCGATCGTGTCGGAGCCCCTCATCAGGTAGTCCCCGAAGCGCTTCGTGTGGTGGGACAGGCCCTTCCACGTCCAGCGCATCAGGCCGTCCTTCTCCACATCGTTGCCGTTCTCGTCGGTGACGGTCCTGGTGCCGAACAGGTAGCCGTTGACCCTGTTCCAACCCGGGACGATCTTGTCCTCCCAGAGGCCGCGAAGGATGCCCTTCGCCATGTACTTGACGCCGTCGGGGCCGGTGACCTCGCGGTTGGTGCCGAACAGGTAGTTGCCGAAGTTGTTCCAGCCCGGGACGATCTTGTCCTCCCAGAGGGCGCGGAGGATGCCCTTCTTCCAGACGAACTTGCCGCTGGCTTCATCCTTGACGAGGTCTGCCGAGCCGAAGAGGTACTTGTTGAGCTGCTCGGTGGCCTGCTTCGTGCCGTCCCAGAAGGAGCGCAGCACGCCCTTCTTGATGAAGGTCTTGCCGTTCTCGTCCATGGCCATCGTAGGAGGTCCGAAGAGCCAGTCGTTGAGCTTGAGGCCGGAGACCTTCATGCCCTCCCAGAAGCTCTTCAGGATCCCCTTCTTGAGCATCTGGCCGTCCTCGCCCATCATCTCCTCCTCGCGGAAGAGGTAGTCCTTGAAGCGGAGCGAGTGGAGCTTGAGGCCGTCCCACAGGGAGTTGAGGATTCCCTTGCCGACGGTGTTGCCGTCCGCGTCCGTGCTCCCCTGTCCGAAGAGGAACTCCTTGGTCGGATTGAAGAGCTTGTCCGTGAAGAACGCTTGTGTCTGGTCCAGGAAGCCGGGTGGCCCCTTGAGCATGCCGTTCTCGTCTCGCTCTCCGATGAGGAAGCGCTTGAGCGGATCGACGACCTTGTCGTTCAGGCTTTGCTTCAGGTCGCCGACGATCCCCTTTGTGCCCAGAGCCTCGCTGCCGAAGAGCTTCAGCTTCATGGTCTCAAGGAAACCCTGAGGGTTTTCCTGGTGGCCGAAGAAGAACTCCGCGATCTTGACGTTCGCCCCGCGCATGGCCTTGGCGGCCAGGTCGAAGGGAGTCCGGTAGATCTTCTGGAGGGTCCCCATGAAGCCGTCGGCGTACTGGAACGCCTCCTCCGGGATGTCGCCGCCGCGCATGTTGACATGGTGAGATGGCATCTGCCCGCCGACGATGGCGGCGGTCTCCGGGCGCTCGTGCCCCAGAGTGGGGCCCCCGGGGAGGGGTCCTCCACCTGGCGTACCAGGGCCACCACCGGGTCCACCGTGGCCCCCCGTATGGCCGCCTGTAGTACCTGGGATCTGAGTGACCTGCCTGCGGATCAGCTTGTCGTTGGAGGCTGCCCTGATGGAGTCGTCCAGGCTGGCCTGGCGCATATTGACGTAGTTGTCCATGCTGATGCCGCTGGCGATGATCTCCTTGTGGAGAGTGTGCTTCTCCGTGGGGCTCATCTGACTGTAGGCTTCCTTCATGAAGTTCACAGTCTGCTCGCCGATGCCCTCTGCCTTCAGGTGCTCCTCCATGGAGAATTTGCCACTGGTCTTGATGATGTGCTGACGCTTGGAGAGGGCGTTGAGGGCGTTCTCGATTTCCCCCTGAGCGATGGTAGCCTGCTCGCTGGTGGCGTTTGGGTTGGCCCTGTTGAAGCCCTCGATGAGCTTCGACTTGCTTCCGTCCATGCTGTCGAGCCTGGCCGTCCGCTTGCCGTCCTCGAACTCCCGCTCCACGGCGCCACGGGTGTTGAACCTACCGGCGTCGTAGTCGTAGATGAGCTCCTTGCCCCGGCCCTCGCCCTTAACGGCGGCCAGGATCTTGGCGAGAAGGGAAGGGATGACCTCGACGATGGACTTACGGGTCATGCCGTCGAAGGGCACCTCCCCCTTCTCGTAGGAGGAGAGGTTGACGTTGTTCTTGTTGCCGACCTTCATGCCGAAGAACTGACCGATCTTCTGCAGGAACGGGCTATCGAAGTCGTCGGCCCACGCGTTCATCTGGGTGAGGATGGCGGCGGGGATACCCGCGATCACCTCGTCGAACTCCGACGCCGCCTTGCGGAAGGCGGCGGGGATGGAGCTCTCGATGGCGGACGTCATGGCGCTGGACAACGGGCTGGAGATGAACTCCTTCACCATGTCCCCGAGGGCGTTGCCGAACATGCCGTAGTCGTCGTCGAACTTCCGGAGGAGGAGCTTGTGGTAGGCGGCGAAGTCGAAGCTACCATCGCTTCCGTACACGCTCTCCAGCTGGCTCTCCTTCTTCCTGGGGTTGAAGAACTTCTCGTTCCTCTCGGCCTGCTCCCTGGAGCGCTGCGCGATGTCCTCGACCGCCGCCTGGGTGGCGGTGGCGGCGACGGTGGCGATGTTGTAGAAGTCGATGGAGCGCTTGTGGAACTCCGTTGTGTGCTTGAGGTTGAACTCCTGCATCTTGTTGAGGTTGCCGTCGATGGACTGCAACGCGTGGATCTGGTGCTGCGACACGGCCACGCTCGTCATGAGCATCTGGCCGAGCCTGGCGTTCGTCGCCGTCGTCAGCTTTTGCATCATGGGGTCGGAGACCCTGCCGTTGGAGCCACGGTTCAGGACGTTGACGGTGCGCCTGTAGTTGTTGGTGACGGCGCTGACCTCAAGGCTCTGTCCCTGCGAGTCCTTGAGCTTGTCGAGGTCGATGGCGCTTCCCTCGCTGGACGACTCCTCGGCGGTGGCCCCTCCATCGGAGGCGTCGCCGCTGAAGGCCGACTCGTCGAACCCGCCGAAGGCCGACTCGTCGAACCCGCCGTCGCCGCCGAAGTCACCGGCGTCCGCCTCCATGCGCTCCTCGTTGTAGAGGTTGCCGCTCTTCAGGTCCGCGATCGCGTTCTTGAAGCCGGTCTTGGCAAGCTTGATCTCCTCGCGGTCGAACATCCGGCCCGCAGAGGTGCGGATCTTTCGGGTGTCTTGCACGAGCTGGAAAGCCTGTTCGATAACATCGCTATTGCGGTCGATGTTCTCCGACAGAGTGGGAAACAGGCCCTTGCCCACGTCTCTCAGAGAGAGAAGGGACGAGGCGCCCATATTCCTCAGGTAGGTCTGGATGTTTATCATAGAGATCCCCTCTTGTAAGGCGTCGCCTCAAAGCCGGTTGCTAATCGTTTGTTTGTCACTCGGGAAGCGACGCGTGGCGACCCCCGGTGAAGGGAGTCGCCACAAAGATCGAGACACGTCTCGGGGGTAAAAAAAGAAAAGGAAGAGGGGTACCCGGATCTCTCCGGGTACCCCTCTAAGTGTGTCCGACTGTGTAGCTGGTGGCTACTCGGCAGCGGGCTCCTCGCCCTCGCCGGGCTCGCCGCCCTCCTCGACCTCGCCGGGCTCGCCGCCCTCGCCGGTCTCCTCGGGCTCGCCGCCCTCCTCGGCCTCGCCCTGCTCACCGGCCTCGGTCTGCTCCACGGGAGCCAGCACCTCGGCCAGGGTGAAGATGGGACCCAGGATGTAGTTGTTCTGCGCGTCCGTCATGGGCTTGCCCTTCAGCTCGCCCTCGGTGTGCAGCTCCACCGACTGGAAGTACTCGTTGTTGTCGCCGGTGACGTAGCCCTGGAACACAGGACGGTCGGAGGCGTAGCGCTCGTACTTGACCTTGTCGTGCTCCAGCACGAGGGTCGCCAGGGCGCCCTTCGGGGGGTCGTACATGCGGCCCGAGTTCTTGCGGAGGCGGAACATCGCACCGGCGTACTTGAACGACGACTTCGAGGTGACCTCCTGGAGGGTCTCCTCGACCGCCAGGGTGATGTCGCTGGCGACCTTCACCGGCACGTCGATGCCGTAGCGCGACAGCGCGTCCTGGACCAGGTGGTCGAAGGAGTCGCGGGTCGTGCGGCCACCCTCGTTGATGGCGAACACCGTCGAGGGCGGCTTCTTGCCACCGATGATGATGCGCTTCGCCGGAGCAGCGGCCTTGGGAGCCGCCTTGGGAGCCGCCTTGGCAGCCGAACCGATGCGGGGACCGGCCTTGGGGGCGGCAGCGGGCGCAGCGGCGGGAGCGGCCTTGGGAGCCGCGCTACCAACAGCGGGACCGGCCTTGGGGGCAGCAGCGGGGGCGGCCTTCGGGGCAGCGGCGGGCGCGGCCTTGGGGGCGGTCGGAGCGGCCTTCGGGGCAGCGTTGGCCGCAGGAGCGACCTTGGGGGCGGCCTTCGGGGCAGCGGGAGCGGCAGCGGCGGGCGCAGCAGCGGGAGCGGTGGTGGGGGCGCCGGGCTTCTTAGGCGGAAGCTTCTTCATGGTTTCGTTCCTCTTTCTATTTGGTCTTAACACGCGTGTAACCAGTCCCGGTTCGCTTTCTCGCTTCCGGGGTTAGTGGGATGTTGGGCTGCTCATTAAACGCCTAAACTCTATGTGGTAGTTATCATTGGTGCGTTATGTGCTAGCCCTCAGCACCATTATACCCTGGAGCTCGAAGTTTGAAACCTTGAACTCGCCATCATAATATGTGTTTGATTTTTGCGTGGTGTTTTATCCCTTAAGGCTAGGTTGCTCCGGCCCCCATTCCTTATATTATAGGGGCCGGGGGTTGCACGCCCCGCATGGCCCCGGGGGACGGGCTGCTGGGATGGCCCCGCCTCGGGCTGGGAGACCTCAGGATGAACAAACCCATATGCGAAAAGGCCACTCAATCAGGAGGACCGATAATTGATTAAGCTTGATAAGGTAGTGCCGCTCCGGACTTACGTTGGAGCCGCTCTGTCATTCACAACGAAAGATAAGCGTTCTGGCAACATGGTTATCCCCCTTGGCATCGAGGCAGGGGCCTTGGTGACGTCCGGGCTGTTCGAGCCGGGGGCCCTCCGGAGCGTCTTCCACCCCAGGGAGGTCCGCATCAAGGCCGGTGGCGTCGCCGAGGTCAGGAAGCGCGTCAACCAGCAGGCGTACTACAAGGAGCTGAAGGAGAGGGCGGGGGCCGTCAGGACCATGCAGACAACCGGTTCCTACGGCGGCCTGAACCTGGTCTACTCGACGGACGCCGAGCTGGACACCTTCTTCGACCGGGTGAGGCTCCCAGTCAAGGCGAAGGCGTCGGCCCTGTTCGACCTGATCGAGGAGATCGCCTCCAGGTACGACGCGTCGAACCGCATCCTGGTGGTCAACTGCGACTTCCCCGCTGGGGCCGAGAAGGCCCTGGAGCTCAACGAGGTCAGTAGCGCCATGCAGGCCATCTTCGTTGCGTGCCGAGGGAAGTTCCTCCAGGACAGGCTCCGGGGGATGAAGGTCGTCATGTACAGCCCCGCCAGGGGCGACTTCTTCCTGTTCGAGACGGGCGAAGGTCTGGACCTCGCCAGGCTGTCCTCCAAGCTCTCCTCGTTCGTCAAGTCTTCCGACCCGAACGCCAAGATGGGCGTCGAGGAGAGGGAGGCCGCCCTGGACGTCGCCACTGGGGCGGCAGCCCCCACGGTCGCGAAGACGGTGGCCTCTGCGGTCGCGGACCGCATCCTCTCTGCCCTGAACCTCACCCCCAAGGTCCACGCCCTCACCGGCGAAGAGCTCGACAGCGCCGACCGCATCCGCGACATGGTGGAGGACGCCGCCGAGAAGGCGGGGGACGGCGCCACCGAGGAGAGGGTCACCGAGGAGCTGGACGGTGACGAGGAGTTCCTCAAGTACCTTGCAAAGGTCGCCGAGGACTCTGCCTCGGCCAAGAAGGCGGAGCTGGAGGCCGGTAAGACCGAGCAGCTCAGGCTGAAGCAGGGTGACACCAAGGTCGGCAACCTGAAGCTCTCCGACATCCTGTCGGACTTCCGCTCCAAGGCGGTCGAGGTCGAGGAGATCCCGATCACCACTCTAAACAAGAGCGCGAAGATCTCCAAGCTGAAGGACTTCGACAGGAGCTACCACAAGCTCCAGTACGACAAGGACCTGGCGGCCATCGGCAGCTCCTTCTCCGGGGACCCGGAGCTGCCGGTCTTCGTCCAGAAGATCGACAGGGAGGACACCAGCGACGAGATGACCATCAAGGAGACGCTGACCTTCGAGATCGTCGACTCCAAGAACTCCAAGCACACCTTCAAGGTCGACGTCCCGAAGGTGATCGACGGCAACTTCGTCCACATCAACGGAAGCAAGAAGCAGATCGTGAAGCAGCTCATCCCCCTCCCCGTCGTCAAGGTGGGCGAGGGCGAGGTCAAGGTGACCACCAACTACAACCGCCTCTTCGTCACCCGCCAGGGCCAGAAGACCAGCCGTCACGCCGTGCAGCTTCGGAAGTACCTCCAGTCCGACGACGCCAAGGACCTGGGGCGGAAGCTCAAGGTCAAGTTCGGGGACAACCGCGTCTCCAACCGTGGCCTCACCAGCAGCGTGGAGTTCGACGAGCTCTCCAAGGACCTCATGGAGATCGAGACCGATAAGATCAAGATCTCCTTCGACCGCAACGCCATCCAGAAGGAGGTCGAGTCCATCACGGGTCAGTCCCTCAACCTGGAGGACTGGGACGAGTTCGTCATCGGCTACTCGAAGACGGAGAAGGTGTTCTTCACCGTACTCAGGGAGAGCGGCGTAGTCCTCAAGCGAGTCTACAGGAAGAACGACAGCCACAGCGCCCACTACGCCGACAGCATCTCCTCGATGCTGGTGGACGAGCTGGCGATCATCGACCCCAAGGTCGTCGCCTCCGTCTACTCCCAGACGGCCGGTACCAGCTACGCCTACAGCCGAGTCACCATTGTCGGCCGTCGCATACCCCTGATCGTGGTGCTTGGCCTACGGTACGGACTCAAGTCGGTCCTCGACCGCTACAAGGTCGACTACGAGTTCAGCCCCACCAGGCGCAACCTGAGCCCCGACGAGAAGCGCAGGCTGAACGTCGTCAGGTTCGAGGACGGCTACCTGTACTACCCGGCGCACCCCATCCGCTACACCCTGCTCCTCAACGGCCTCAACTCCTTCTCGGCTAACCGCCCCTTCGAGGACTTCGAGAAGCCCGAGGCCTACGTCGAGGCTCTGGAGGGCATGACCGGGTCCAGGGCCGTCGCCAAGGGCATCCTGAACACGGCGTCCCTCCTCATCGACCCCATCACCAGGGACATCCTCGACGAGATGAAGCTGCCGGACGACTTCCTCGGCCTGCTGCTCCACTGCAACACGATGCTGGAGACCTCCGGCCACACCAGGCCCAACGACGTCACCAACTACCGCGTTCGTGGCGGCGAGATCATCGCCTCCCTGGTCTACGAGTCCTTCTCGAAGGCCTACAAGGCCTACAGGGACAGTAGCCGAGCCGGGAGGCCCGTGAAGATCACCGCCCCGAGGGAGGAGGTCATCCGCAACCTCCTGGAGACCCCCAACCTGGACGAGTACTCGATCCTCAGCCCGGTCCTTGAGGCCGAGAAGATGGGCTCGATCTCGGCCAAGGGCCCCAACGGCATCAACGACGACAACGCCTACAGCCGGGAGATGAGGGCCTACGACAAGTCCATGATCGGCCTGCTTGCGCTGAACACCCCGGACAGCGCCTCGGTCGGCGTGGTGAGGCAGCTCACCTTCAACCCCAAGATCATGAACAACCGTGGCTTCCTGGCCTCGATGAGCCCGGAGACCATCAGCGCCATGGGCATGCTCTCCCCCTCGGAGGCGCTATCCCCCTTCACCAGCCAGCACGCCGATCCCCCGCGTATCGGCATGCAGGTGACCCAGTCCAAGCACATCATCCCGATCACCAAGCAGCACCGGCCGCTGATCGGCAACGGCATGGAGAAGGCCCTGGCGCACATCGTCGGCTCCGACTTCGCGTTCAAGGCTGCGGCGGACGGCGTCGTGGAGGAGATCGACGAGAAGAACGAGATCATGGTCATCCGCTACAAGGATGGCGTGAAGGATGTCGTGGACCTCTCGGAGAGCGTCGCCAAGAACAGCGCCGGTGGCTTCTACATCTCCAACAGCAAGAAGACCGACCTGAAGAAGGGCGCGAAGTTCACCAAGGGCCAGGTCCTCGCGGCCAACCCCCAGTACTTCACCCCCGACGACGCTGGCGACCACATCCTGACCAGCGGTAGGCTGACCAGGGTGGCGATCACGAGCGGCTGGTTCACCTACGAGGACTCGTCCCTGGTGACGATGGCCCTCCGGGAGGACATGTCCTCCATGATCACCATGAGGAAGGCCGTGCCCATCGGCCCCAACTCGAACGTGCTCAAGGTGGCCAAGAAGGGCCAGAAGGTCAAGACCGGCGAGGCCCTCATCCAGTTCGACACGTCGTTCGACGACAAGGAGGTCAACGCCCTCCTCGGCAAGATCGGCGAAGAGTTCGAGGAGATCCTGGACGAGCTGGGCAAGAACACGATCGCCTCGAAGTACACCGGCGACATCGTGGACATCAAGGTCTACTACAACCGCGACCTGGAGGAGCTCTCGCCCTCCCTGCAGAAGCTGGTGAAGGGCTACATCGCCTCAGTCAGCACGAGGCAGGGCAAGATCAAGAAGGTCAGGACGGATACGCAGACCCCGAGCGCCATCTCCCCGGTGCCCGTCCAGAAGCTCCCCCCGGAGGCCAAGGTGGGCGGCGTGGACTTCGACGGCGTGCTGATCGAGTTCTACGTGCGGTACAAGGACAAGCTCGGCGTGGGCGATAAGATCACGTTCGACACGGCCCTCAAGACCATCGTGGCGGAGGTGACTCCGAACGGCCAGGAGCCCTACTCGGAGGGCAGACCCGACCTATCGGTCGACGCGGTCGTATCACCGCTCTCCATCGTCTCGCGTATGACGACGGATGTGTACAACAAGCTCTTCCTTAACAAGATATTGGTCGAGCTGAAAAGGAAGGTCGTTGAGGATTACCTCAACGGCTAGAGCCAGGGGGAGGGCCTAACCGCCCTCCCCTCCACATTGGAGGGAAACATGGCAAGGATCACCCGTGTCGCTAGCAGGGACCTGCTCGTCAAGAACATCGAGGAGTACCGCGACAAGGTAGTCTCGAAGTACTCGACCATGTTCGAGGGAACCCCGGTCTACGTGACCTACTACAGCCGCAACAGGCTGGCCTCTACCGAGGACGTAATCCTGGATGCGGTCACCCAGACGGTCGGTGCGGAGTCCCCGTTGCGTTACGACCGCGTGGACGGCCTGGCGCTGTACGACCTCCAGGCCCTTCAGGCGGCGGTGGAGTCCGACCAGTTCGGCCTCTCGACCGACTACAGCGGGGACGCGGTCGTCATCCCGGACGTCATCCGCCCCTTGGTGGACGATTACTTCTCGATGACCTTCTCCGGGACAACCTATCTCATGAGGGTCAAAGGAGTCACGCCCGACACCATCCACGGTAAGAAGTTCTACCGGATCGAGTTCTTCCTCTCCAGGGAGAGCGTCCCGCTCATCGAGGAGCAGGTGGAGAGGGACCTCGTGGTGTCGGCCAACACCGGGGGAGTGGACGACAAGCCCCTCGTCGTCCAGAGGAGCGGCCTCCTCCTCGCGGAGTACATGAAGGAGCTGGCCGACGGCCTCACCTCCTTCTACATCGATAGCTTCCGCAACAAGCTGTTCGGTAGCATCGTGTCCGTCAGGAGCGAGGGCAAGCTGATCTACGATCAGATGGTCGTGCGCTTCATCCAGGAGACCAACACCCTCTACGTCCCGGGGACCGTCCTCTCTTCCGTGGTGGTCGAGGACAGCCTGGAGTGGAACCTGGCCGCCATCAGCCAGTACATCGGGACGGTTTTCCACGCCGTTAGGACCAGGAAGCCGGAGGTCCTCTCCAAGGACCGCTACGACGGGGTCTTCGCCCTCTCCGGGGACGACCTCCCGTTCAGTGGTCACTGGGAGCCGTTCCACCTCCCGGTGTACGCCGACGATGGCGATCCGATCCACGCGGACCTCCTATCCGTGGTGCAGGGCGTCCAGGCGCAGTCCGACGACCCCATGTGGGGGCCAATCGTGGACCTGATCGCGGGGTACATCTCGGGGGTCAACACCCCTTCGGAGGCCCTGTTGGACAGGATCGACTCGGCGTTCATGCTGGCCGATGCCACGGCCTTCACGCTGGTTCCCTGCGCGATCTACGCGCTTCGGAAGTGCAGGGAGACCGTTCTCTCAACAACAAAATAATAGACGGAGAGAGAAAGGAGCGGCAATTGCTGAACGAACTGGAACAGAACATCTCCTCGCTTGAGGAGCAGGAAGAGGACAGGAAGAGCCAGAGGGACCTCCTCGACCCCATGTCGAGCATCCTCGCGGATACCATCGACAGGTTCGCTGAGGTCGAGACCCTGACTCCCATCAACCAAGGAGATAACTAACCATGAGCAACGAGAACGAAAACGTCAAGGTCACCATTTCGAACGCGAAGTACATCCCCATCGTCTGCACCCGGGGGCCAATCCGCACCCCGATCACCCTGACCCGCAAGCAGGTCGAGACGTTGAAGCGCCTCGGCTTCACCGTGATCGAGGTCAAGGAGGAGGCGGCTCCCGCCATCGTCGAGCCCGTCGCCCAGCAGGCCACGGACCCCGCCCTCCTGACTCCCCCCTTCGTCCCGAGCGTCGTCCCCACGCCGCCGCCCACCGAGCCCGTGGTGCCCACGCCGCCGCCCACCGAGCCCACCGGCGACCAGCAGGACCAGCAGGACCAGCAGGACCAGCAGGACCAGCAGGACCAGCAGGACCAGCAGGACCAGCAGGACCAGCAGGACCAGCAGGACGGCGACCAGCAGGACGGCGACCAGCAGGACGGCGACCAGCAGGACGGCGACCAGCAGGACGGCGACCAGCAGGACCAGCAGGACCAGCAGGACCAGCAGGACGGCGAAGAGGCCGAGGAGCTGACCGAGGAGGACGCCCAGGCCATGACCGTCCAGCAGCTCAAGGAGCTGTTGACCGCCAACGAGATCCAGTTCCCCAAGTCCGCCACCAAGGCCGACCTGGTGAACCTGGCTCTGGGCCGCTAAGCAACAAAAAATATGGACCAACGCGGAATTCCGCGTTGGTCCATATACGTTTCTTACTGTTCTTCCCGTTGTACGAAGGAGCAGCGCAACTCGACGTCGAGCACGATGGCCCAGTTCTCGATCGACTCCAGGGTGATCTTGGACCTCTCGCGGAGGCCGTAGATCAGGTTGTACCCCTTGGTCTTGTTGAAGTGGCGGTACACGTCCTTGTAGGTGATCCTGGCCGCGTTGATGGTCTCCTTCAGGAGGGCGATCACCGGGGGGTCGTCCTCCTTGGGCTCGTAGTAGAGGAAGCTGCTCTGGCTGATCTCCTCGCTGTTCGAGTTGTCCTCGTAGCGGGTGGACTCGGCCTTGGGCTGCCTCACCCCCTTGAGGGCCTTGTTCTTCTTGGCGGTGTTGAGCACGGCCTCGCCGTGGCTCATGGTCATGGAGACCGCCATCTCCGCAGTGATGCGCTCGCCCTCCGGGTACTCGATGCACACGGGCTCCCCCTCGTGCTCGTAGATGCCGGGGCGCTCGCCGTCGCGGGAGTTCTCCTCGTAGCTACCGAGGAAGAGGTACAGCGTACCCTCGCCGTCGTCGTACGCGTCGCCGACGACGTACTCTTCGGCGTCCTCCGGGGCCACCTTTGCCAGGAACCCCTCGATCTCAACGTACTGTTCTTCGAGACTGACCATTACTCTTGAGTCTCCTTGCTCTTGTTGCTGCTGCGCCTCTTGGGCGCGGTTACCGTCTCCATGCTGGGCGTCTCCATGCTGATCGTGCCGCCGCCCGCGTCGATGACGGCGAGACCGGCGAAGTTGACCAGCATCTGGGAGGCGTAGAAGAGGTTGAAGTTCTCGACGAAGTAGCAGAGGGCTTCCAGGGCCAGCTCGTCGATCTCCACCTCGTAGGCGGGGTTGTTGATGTACATGACCGCCCCCGGGGAGTCCCCGTCGCGGGAGCCGACAACCTCCGGCCTTATCTTGATGCTCTTGCTCTGCGCCAGGCCCTTCACGTCGAAGACGACCCCGTCGTAGGCGGAGTTCATGCACACCCTCTCGTCCTCGTCGAGGACGAAGAGGGGGTTATCCTCGGTGCCGTTCGACTGGACCAGGGCGTTGATCCCCTGGATGGCCGTGACGAACTGCTTCATGTGCGGGTAGCTGAGGTAGACCTGTTCGAACTCCTTGTCCCGGCTGTAGGTCAGGACCAAGAACTCGCTGGTCTCGATGCTCAGGGCGTGCACCGTGCTGACGTCCGAGTACTTCTTCGTGGGGTAGGTCTTGACGTACACGCCGTCCAGCCTCACGTTGTTGTTCCCGGTCCTCCCCAAGTTGACGCTGATCCCCAGGTTCAGGTACTTGCAAGGGGAGAAGAGCTTCTTATCGATTTTCTCCAATGACTCGAACAATGGACCTCCTAGTTGAGTTCGGTTCGCTCTCCATTTTACCTGTTAGTCGAGGACCCTAACGCTTTAGGCGTTAGGGCTGTCTCGACCGAAAAAACACAGCTCGACGGTTAGAGGTCCAACTGCTTTACCAACTTCGATTTCGCGTAGATGATCTGCTTCCTTGAGCTGCGCATGTCCTTGCACTGCTTGAAGCCCATGTCGGTGCCGTCGATGTAGAAGGCCTTGCGGCCGTTCTTGCCCCTGAGGCGCCCCATGGCCTGCTCCGTCGTCATCTGGCTCCGGATGGGCACCGGGTTGTACACCACCTCCAGGGTCTCGATGTCCACGGCCTTCTGGAAGATCTGGAGGTTGGTGACCATGATGTCGCCCTTCATCGCCTCCTCGCGCTTCTTGCCCTTGACCTTGCCGTAGAAGATGGTGACGTTCTTCTCCGGGTAGAGCTCCCTCAGGTGCTCCGCCGCCTTCTCAAGCAGCGCGTCCTTGTGCAGGAAGATGGCCATCTGGGCGTTCGGGTAGGTCTTGTAGAGGCTGTCGAAGATCTTCTTGGACTTCTCGAAGAAGGGGTAGAACTTGTCGTCCCTCATCATGTACTGCGCCCAGGCGTTGAGGTCGAAGCCGTAGGGCCCCCTCATGCTCTGGATGTCCTCCATGCTGGGCTGGGAGTCGTAGCCGAAGAGGATGGACGTGTGGTACATCTCGTCCTCCTCGTACTTCGTCTCCCAGCCGTGCTTCGGTACCGTGGCGTAGATCTCCTGGTAGACCTTGTTCTCAGACACGTTGCTCCTGATGGGGGTGGCGCTGAGGTAGACCGTCTCGGAGACGTCGCAGTGGAGGTCCAGCATGAGCGTGTTGAGCCACTCCGTGTGCGCCTCGTCGAAGACCTTGATGCCGACGCCCGCCCTCTCCAGGACGGATGCCATGGAGGGGTAGCCCTCCTTGGCCGCGAAGGCCGACACGGTCTTGTGAGACGCCAGGATGAGCTTGTAGGGGTGGTCGGACCCCAGTCGCCTCAGGTCGCGGATCCTGTCCGTCCCCTTCAGGACCAGGATGTCCCCGGCCTCCATCGTGGTGTGCTTCAGGGCCTCCCTGGCCCACTGGTCGAGGATGTGGTCCTGGTCGGCGAACACCACCGCCAGCTTACCCGACCTGACGATGTGGTTGAGCGAGCAGAAGGTCTTGCCCTTGCTCGTAGCCAGTACCAGGTAGTTCTGGGTCTCCTGGGAGAACCGGCCCTCGCCGAGGAGGAAGTTCACCGAGTCGACCTGGACCTGGTCCTGCGGCTTGTTCCTCATCTCGGCTTTGATCTTCTTCCACTTCCACGCCGCCGCCTTGCGCAGGTCGACCACCTCCAGGCCCCTCAGCGCCTTGATGTCGGAGAAGTGGACCCCTCCGGGGACGACCAGCTCCGGGGGCTCGCCCACCCGCTCCATCGTGACGAACCCCTGGAACGTGACGGAGTGGATCTTCGGGTCCCACACGGACAGCGACCGCTCCAACCAGGAGACAGGCTGGGTGTAGTCCTTGATGACAATTCTAGAGGGTCTGATCTCGATTCTCATGGTCGATCTCCACTACGTCCTCGGGGACGGGTCCCCTGAGCTTCCTATAATACCTCACCGCCCATCCTGGGTCGTTGAAGGATCCCTTTTGCATCTGGTCCTCCTCCCATCTGTAGAGGTCGGCGATCCAGTGGCAGCGACGAACGAATTCGGGGCTACCCACTTCGTACTTGTCGGCCGCCTCGGTGAGCTCGGTCAGGCTCTTGTTGGTTGACGCCACCAGGGTCTCCACCTTCAGGCGATCGCGGTTGCGCTTTTGGCGATACCTCGCTATTTCATCACCGAAGGTCACCGGGATGGTGATCAGCACTCCAACAACCAGGCCGATCACCAGACTTGCGACAGCGCTATCCAAGGTCATCGTCGCTGCTCCGGCTAGCCACCCGCATCACGAGCAGCACCATGCAGGGCAGGATCATAGACCCCAGCTCGCCCAGCAGCACCGTACCCGGCGACAGCCTCCCGGTGGAGGCTGCGGCCAGGAGGGCGAAGTTGGCCCCCAGCATGTACACCAGGAGCATGAGCAGCGCCATGCTCGGCTTCTTCTTTTTCTTGCGGTTCGCCCCAGTCATCCCCGCCCCCTAACCACGGAAGACAGCGTCGAGATTGCTCGACTCGCTCTTCTTGAAGGTCGAGGGGGAGGACAGCTGGCGCTTGATCTCCTGGAAGGCCAGGCTCACCGAGACGGAGCCGCTGTTGTGGATGGCCTCGGCCACCCGCAGCACCGTGTACGGGGGGTACTCCGGCTGGTTGAAGTCCGGGCGCTTCTGGAGGTCCTCGGGGTCCCTGACGAGGGCCCGAAGGACCATCTCGGCGTGGACGCCCTGGAGGCGGATCCCGCTCTCGTTGAGCAGGGAGACGAACTTGTTGAAGATGTCGTCGATCTGGTCCAGGCCGAGGTGGCCGGACGAGTCGATCAGGTCGAGGATGCCCTTCAGGGAGGACGAGATTTCCTTGTTCTCCATGATGATCTGGAAGGCGGCCTCCTCGGCGTCGTACGCCTTCAGCGGGATGGTGATCTCGCTGTCGGACGTCTTGAAGTTGGCGAGCAGGCGCTCGGTCTCTCGGCTGAGCACCAACTCGATGGGAACGTAGACCTCCGTCCGGTTCTTGCTGCGGGAGGTGATCCAGAACCGGCTGATGCTCCGGTAGGCGCCGTCCTCGGCCTCGGTGATGTCCATCTGGTCGATGACGATGGCGTCGCTGGAGGTGTTGTTCGGGGTCACCATGTTCCGGTCGACGGTGAACCGCCCCAGGAACTCCTCCGGCCAGTCGATCTTCTGCGAGGTCGTCTGGAGGAGGTGCTTGGAGCTGAGCAGCATCTGGGTCAGCTGGTGGGTCAGGTAGAGCATGGCGAACAGCCCTGCGTGGACGTCCCGGTTGAGGGTCGCCAGGTTCTCGCCGTAGCAGGTGCGGCAGACCCTCTGGGAGCAGCACGTCACGGGGCTGCGGAGCATGAGCTCGTAGCCGATGAGGTAGTCGTCCCCGTGCTCGATGAGCTGCAAGGAGCCGTCACCGGCCAGGAACCTACGGCCGACGATGCGCCGGAGCACCTTCTCGTCCTCCACGCGGCAGGTGAGGTAGTGCTGGGTGCCGCAGTCCTCCAGGTCGTTGTCGAGCTCGATGTCCACCATGAGGAGGGACAGCTTGCGCGTCAGGTAGCCGGACTCCTTCACGTTCTTGTTGTTGACGATCTGGGCCTTTCGGGCGGCCTCGGCGTTGATGTAGTAGTCCCGGACGTGGCGCAGCCCCGTGAGGAAGTTCGCCTCGATGGGGAAGGGGATGACGTTGCCGATGAGGTCGGGCTTGAGCCCGATCATCATGATCGCCTGGGACAGCTGCTTGACGTTGATGCCCGTTCCCGCCCGCAGGTAGGGGCGGAAAGGGGTGTCCTCCGTCTTGAGGATCTCCACCAACCGCTTGGTGCTGTCGGCGATGAAGTCCTCGATCTCGTCGAACTGGAGGTTGGGCGGGAGCTTCAGGGTGAGCAGCTCGGCCAGCTCGCCGTTCGTCTGGGCGGCCTTGACCAGCGAATAGATGGAGATGCTGTTCCCGGCCGCGATGTTGAACTTGCCAGCCAGGTCCGCCAGGATCTCGATCGACTCGGAGATCGCCTGGTTGAGCGCCTCGTAGTCGCTGCCCTCGAACCGCTGGATGATGCGGTCGATATGCCCCGCGACCCCTCCGGAGCTGAAGCCCTGCTCGGTGGGGAGGATGAACCCGGCCTCGAACGGGACCGACAGGTGGGCGAACGGGCGGGCCAGGATGAGGTTGACGAGCAGGTCGCTGAAGCGCATGGTGCGCCCCTCCCCGCCGATGCTGACGACCACGCTCTGGGAGCGGCAGGCGTAGTTGGTAACGGCCATATCTCTCATGGCCTGAAGGGTCTGATCGTAGAGATTGCGGTCGGCGGTGATCGCCGTCAGGTCGTAGGTTTCGGTAAGAGTGTCCATGTGTTCCTCCCAGGAGCTAGCGGGGTGCGGGGCACCCCCGATTGTACCACGGAAGCAGGTTTTACGCAACTTTTGACTGTTTCTCAAGGAACTCCTTGATGATCAGGTAGTCCTGCCGGTACTCCTCGATCTTCATGGTGTCCACCAGCAGGAGAGGGTGGAGCCACGGTTGGTCCATCCCGATGTGCTCTCGCTCGATCCCGGGGACGCGGACGATCTTGGCCCCGGCTGCGCCCTGGCTGAGGGCTACGGTGAAGGATACGTAGGCCTCCTCCGCCTCCGGGAGGTCCTCCTTGAGCTCCGAGGCCCGCGAGTAGAGCTTCCCGTCCATGGATTCCGGGACAGAATCGGGGACGAAGATCAGCATGGTGGCCTGTTTCCCCTCGGGTACCGGCTTCATCGAGTGCATTCTGCTTCCTCTCTAGTAGTTGGGGGGTGCTGACCGTGAGGTCGCGCAGGAGATAATATATGAACGTAGTTGCCCGCCCGCCTTCGGGAGAAAACGAAGGGCGGAAGCCCCCAACCCGTGAATGGGTTGGGGGCTTCCGGAGTGTTTCGGGGTGTGGAGGTAGCTCTCGGCGTGGCCGCCGCCGCTAAACGGGCCACAGAGCTCAGCAGGCTAGCCGCGAATGGTGCTCTTCTGCTGCTTGAGGATCTGCTTCACGCGGGCCTCGGCCTTGTTGTTGTACTTGGCGCTGATCTTCTTCATGAGACGCTGGCGCTCCTTGTTGATCTTTTCCAGCTTGACCCAGTCGGAGTCGCCGACCTCGCGGGCCAGGACCATGGTCGACTGGCTGACGAGGCGGGCGCGCTGGGCGAGCTTGTCGAGCTTGACGATGCTCTTCTCCTGGTGGACAACGATACCCTCGTCTTCCAGGACGCCGAGCTGCTCAGCGATCTCCAGGATCGCCTGGTTGCCCTCTTCGGTGGGCGTCACTTCGGGGTCGTACTGAGCGGAAGCGCTCTCCGACTGAAGGAAAATCCCTCGCATCATGTTGTGTCTCCTTCCTCTAGAGGTGTTATCAGTTTTATCCTTGGCATAGGATCCGTGCCTAATTGAATGTTTCGCGGCTGGGAGCGCCTGGCGGCCCGCCGCGTTTAACCACGTAGGGCCAGCCGGAACCCTCCGATGCAAGGGGGCCTGGAGATGGCCCGAGGAGATTCATCAATGATCAAGGCATTCGAGCTCGCCCGCAAGCTGGACTACACCTGGCGGGCCCCGGGGCTGCGGGTCAACCAACCGCAATCGGTCTCCGCCCACTCGTTCCAGGTGGCGTTCATCTGCATGATGCTCGTCGAGGACATGGACATCAACGACGTGGACTCCGGCAAGGTGCTCAGGGCGGCCATCCTCCACGATTACGACGAGGCCATCACGGGGGACGTCAGCGGCCCCTTCAAGAACGGCGACGAGAACCTGAAGAAGGCCATCGCCGGGGCAGCCGACAGGGCCCACGAGGGCTACGTCGCCAGCCTGATCCGGGACGGCTTCCGCAGGTTCGTCCCCGTGGAGGTCAGGGACCGCATCGAGAAGCTCATCCGTCAGGTGTGGACCTTCTCGTCGGAGCACAAGACCGACGCCATCGCGGACATCGTGAAGGTGGCCGACCGCCTGGAGTTCGCCCTGTGGTGCCACCAGGAGTGGTCCTCCGGCAACGAGGCGGCCAGGGGCCTGCCGTGGGAGGCCCTCCGCTTCGTCCGGGAGAGCTGGGTGTACAACAAGTCCGTCCTACTCCAGTCCGTCGTCGCGGAGATCGACGAGCAGATGGCCGTGCGGCTGCACGGCGGGCTTAGCAGCTAGAGAAAGGTAGAGAAACGTGTCCAACAAGAAGAAGTTTTGCCTGACCCTCATCGGGGTGGGTTCCGCCATGTCGAGGACCGGACTCGGAAACACCAACGCCCTGCTCACCTGGAAGAACTGGGACCACGGGAAAGAATACAACCTGCTCATCGACGCTAGCCCAGACACCGTTCGTCGGATCATGGAGAACGGCTCCGTGGACAAGATCGATGCGGTCTACATCACCCACCTCCACGACGACCACGCCGGTGGCCTGGAGACGCTGGGGTTCTACTACTACTTCGTCAAGGGCCGCAAGCTGAGGCTCTTCGTCTCGGAGGACCAGGTCGGAACCCTGTGGAGCGGCGTCCTCTCTGGAGGCATGCTCGACATACAGGACGAGGAGGACAATCACGTTAAGGCGGACATCAGCACCTACTTCGACGTGGCGCTTTTCAACGAAAAGACGACCATGACGTTCGAGAACATCCACCTGAAACCCGTGAAGATGAAGCACGTCCACGGCCACGACAGCTGGGGCCTGCTCATCGACCAGCGGGTGCTCTGGACCAGCGACTGCAAGGAGATCCACCCGATGCTCCTTGAGCAGTACCCGTACCGCACCCTTGGCAAGGACCTGGACATGGTCTTCCACGACTGCCAGATGTTCGTCGGCCCGAACGCCGGTAAGAGCGACGTCCATACCAACTTCTGGCAGCTCCATCGGGAGCTCTCGATGTGGGTCCGGGCGAAGACGGTGCTGGTCCACTACGGAGACGGTATCCCCGACAGCCTGCGGTACGACTGCGGTACGTACATCACCAAGGACGAGAACGACGTTAGGCAAGCGGTGGCGAAGGTCCACGGCTTCCACAGCTTCGGCGTCGGCGGACAACGGTTCTACTTCTAGGCCAATAGGGCCGCCCGGAACACCCCGGTATCACCCACAGAGACGGGAGGAAACTAAACATGTCAGCAACTCTTGAGGCCTACAAGGCAGAGGTCATGGAGGTCCTGGTCCGCCAGTTCCCCGACAGGGACCCCGAGGCCATCCGGGCCAAGGTCGACGCGATCGTCGACGAGAGGGTGAGGAAGCCGGGGTGCTCCTTCAACAACGACACGACCGGGGCGGACAAGCAGATCGACGTCCTGCAGTTCTCGGACTTCCTCTTGGGCAAGCACCAGCCGGTGTTCACGCCCTACGGGACCGCCTACAAGCAGCACTCCAACTCGATCAACCTGATCGCGGCCATGCTGGAGTGGCTCATGAAGAGCCGCAAGGTGGCGAAGAAGAAGATGCTGGCCCACGTCAACGACGTGGACCGCACCCTCCACGACAACTACGACCGCGACCAGAAGACGATCAAGCTCCTGGCCAACTCCTACTACGGCGCGTCGGGCGAGAAGAACTGCATCTTCTTCAACCCGCGAGTCGGCCCCAGCGTCACGTACACGGGTCGCACGATCATCACCGCGTCGGTCATGGCCTTCGAGCAGTTCCTCGCCGGTAACTGCCCGTTCAACGACCTGTCGGAGGCGCTGCTGTTCGTCGAGCGTTGCATGCCGGAGGAGTCCCAGCGCAGCGCGGACAGGGTGTGGGTCCTCGACAATCCCCCGACCCACGACGAGCTCATGGGCCACCTGCTGTCCAGGTTCCGCAAGCACCCCTCCGACGAGGCGCGGGCGATCCTGCTCAAGGCCGTGTCCTCCCTGGACCCCTACGAGGTGGCGCGAGTCTTCTTCCGCAACAACCTCTACGAGTTCCTGCGCCGGTGCGCCAACGCCAGGAAGGTGCTTGAATCCCTGTTCGCCAGCGACCTCAAGGTCACGAACGCCGACCACCCGGCGGAGGACGTCCTGCCCTACCTCAAGGAGCTCTGGGGCTACCTGGCACACTTCGTGTACCACGACCACATCCCGGAGGACCACTTCCAGCGGGCCGAGCAGGACCCCAGGGCCGCCGTCCTGGTGGTGGACACGGACTCCAACTTCATCAACGTCGACCCCTTCGTCCGGTTCTGCCGCGACGAGCTGGGGGCCAAGACGAAGGAGGACGTCGACCGCGTGAGCGTCGTCAACGTCGTCATCTACCTGCTCGCCAGGGTCATCGAGAGCACCTACGCCACCCTGACCAGGAACATGAACATCCCCGAGGACAAGCGCCCCATCATCAACATGAAGAACGAGTTGGCCCGCGTGGCCTAGCTCCTACGGGTGGCAACGCCCGTATGCAAACCTCTCTAATTGCTGGGAAGCCCGAAGCGGGTAATCAGCAGCCAAGCCCGAAAAAAAGAGAGGCGGGGTGTTACCCCCGCCTCCTATGGACTAGTCGATGTCGCCGAACAGCGAGTCGACCGCCTTGCAGGCCCCATCGGCCGCACCGCCGACGCCCTTGACGATGCTCTCACCGGCCTTCCAGGTGCCGTCCAAGATCTCGTCTACCGCGCCGAACACGCCGTTGCCGATGGACTCCACAGCGCCACCGATACCGTTGAACAAAGAGCTGAGCATTGTTATTCCTCCTAAAGGGATCCTGTGCTGACGTAGGCATGATAGTACGGACCCTAAATCCTATCTTGCTCATGTAAAGAATATGTGGTCGACGGACGGGTAGTTTCACTTTTTTCGGGAAGGTTCAACGACTAGTGCTTTATGCACGTAGGGTACAAGCCAATGGTACCCCAAACGGGAGGCACCCCAAGCGGGTGATGATATAGTCTGTCCTGCGCGGAGACGCGCAGCTGCCCCTAGGGGCGATCCGGGACCTGCGACCCCGGGTGAACACCGAGTCCTCTACACAAGGTTGATGACCACCAACAACAAGAAGCAGTACGCCGGGCTCCTGAAGGCCCAGGAGGGCACGATCATCGATCCGCCCAAGCTGGACATCAAGGGCCTGTCGATCAAGAAGACCACGGTCAACAAGACCACCCGCCAGTTCTTCACCAAGCTGATCAAGGACGACGTCCTCGGCTCGGATGACATGAGCACGTCCGGGGTCCTGGGCAAGTTCCGCGAGTTCGAGAAGTCCGTGAAGGAGAGCCTGGCCCGTGGCGAGGTGACCTTCGGCGTGCCCGGTCGCCTCAACGACCCCGGCGACCGCGACGCGAACGACGAGTACATCGACGGCTCCGGCGCGTACAAGGCCCCGTACACCCAGGCCCCCGTGCGCGGCTCCATCGTGTGGAACGCCCTCCAGGAGGCGCTGCCCCCGGAGGAGAGACTCCCGGTCTTGTCGGCCCCGGAGGACGTGCTCCTGTTCAAGATGAAGGCGGAGAAGATCGGCGACCTCGCCCCCATCTTCGGCACCCCGCAGTACGAGGCCATCCACAGGGCGGTCTTCAAGAGCCCCAAGATGGAGCGGTTCGGGTTCACCATCCTGGCCATCCCCAAGTCGGTCGACCGCATCCCGGAGTGGCTGATCCAGTTCATCGACATGGACACCATCGCCTCCGACAACGTCAGGAACGGCTTCATCGTTCTTGAGAGCATGGACCTCAAGGTGATCAAGACACCGGCTGGTTCCCAGTACAGCAACATCGTGACGTTCTAGGAGCGTCTCGGGTTCCCCCCTAGCTTATCCGGTTAGGGGGGCCCCAACAAGTCGATACCGCAATTCCCCCAACGAGAGAAAGGACACCCCGGAAATGACCGAGCAGAACGCCAACGGCGGCCAGGACACCCAGCAGAAGGGCACGTCTGTCCGAGCCCATATCCTCTACAACAACAACTACGGCGCCCTGGAGCTGGGCTTCTGGCAGGACAAGGCCTTCTTCAGCCTGTCGCCGGTCTTCAAGGAGCACGCTGGCAAGGAGCCCCAGAAGGGCCTCCAGATGTACAACCACGACGCGAAGGTCTTCTTCCAGGTCGACCTCGGCGACGTGAAGGGCATCCAGCAGGGCCTCACCTGGATCAAGGACCCCGAGACCAGCGGCGTGCAGTCGTTCGCCATCGCCCACCCCGGCCGCAACGGCAAGAAGGTCCTCATCATCGGCAACGACATGGCGATCGATGACGAGACCGAGCTCGCCCCGAACGAGATCGGCCTGTGGTACCTGGCCCTCAAGGAGTACGACGCCGACGGCAAGATCAAGGCCGACAACATCTACATCCTTCCCGAGGAGGCGCTGCACCGCGTCATCACCCTCAACCCCGACGACGACGGCCACTCGGACCACACCCACAAGTTCAACCACGAGCTGGACACCCTGGAGAGCTTCCTCCAGGCGGCTGAGCGCGTCTGCAACAAGGAGCACCTGCTGTCCGCCGGTCCCGCTCCCGCTGGCGGCAACCAGCCCCGCCGCGAGGCCACGGAGTCCGTCCAGGGTGGCGGTCAGCGCCGCCGCCGCCGCGAGCTGCCCGGCGCCCCCGCCGTCGGCGGCAAGTCCCCCGTGACCAAGGTCGCCGAGGGCGAGATCGACAACCTGTTCGACTCGGAAGGCTAGCAACGGTTGTACAACGACGGAGCCAAGAGAGATCTTGGCTCCGTCCTCCCTTTTCCCCCCACACAAGAGACAAATGAGGAGTTAGGAATGGATTTCGCCAGCGCGTTGAACAAGTCCATAATCGCCACGGATATGGACGAGGTGCTTGTCAACATCTGCCCCGTCTGGCACCGCAAGCTCGTCGAGAGGGCCAACTTCTTCGGCCCGTGGCTGGACGTGGACCCCAAGACCATCGAGGAGATCATGGGGAGAGGCGAGTACTACCTCGACAAGTGGCTGACTAGGCCCAACGTCGGCGGCCTTCCCAGGGATGTCCACTCCGAGTTCATGTCCCTCTACATCGAGGACGACTTCTATGCGGATTGCGACATCACCGAGATGGGCAAGGCCATCTGGCTCGCCTCGAAGAGCTCTGGCGTCGACCAGATCTACGTCGTCAGCCACACCATCCCTGGCACCGAGCAGAGCAAGCTGGACTGGCTCCGCAGGCACATGCCCTCAGACAAGATCGAGCTGATCGCGGTCCCGCCCGGGGTCCCGAAGTCCGAATTCCTGAAGACCGTCGATTACACCATGTACATCGACGACCGCATCGACATTCTCCTCGAAGTCATGCGGAACAGCGACTCCATCGGCAAGCAGTTCCTCTACCCGATCCTCGGCTACAACACCGACCTGGACGCGGCTGGCATCGAGGCCAGCCTGCGGCACATCGAACTTCTCGGCTACCGGCAGGACTTCCAAAAGGGTGAGACCGCCGGTCACTACGACGTACACAACCGCTAGGCAAACTGGAGGTCGCCAATGCTTGTAAGGAAGAAGAAGAGACTCTACCACCACGATCTCGCGACGCACAGGCTGCCCATCAGCGGCCCGCGTCTCGGTCTGGTGGTCAACATCTTCGAGCTCAGGGGCGACTGCTCCAACATCACGGGGACCGCCATGGGGCTCAGGGGCGACTGCTCCGGCCTTCGCGGCATGCTGACCGGCATGATCTACGGCGACTGCTCCAACATCAGCGGCGACATCACCAAGATCGCTGGCGACGTTTCCAAGCTGAGCGGCGACGTGTCCGGTCTCATCGGGGACGTGACGAAGCTCGAAGGCGATTGCACGCGGATCTACGGCATCACCAACGCCATCAGGGGCAACGTCAGCAACATCTCCGGGCTCGTGGCCATGCTCAGCGGCGACGTGTCCGGCCTCAGGGGCGACGTCTCCAAGGTCTGGGGGGACGCCACCGGGCTCAGCGGAGACGTGTCCGGCCTGGCCGGGATGATCACCACCCTGGAGGGGGACTGCTCAAGGATCTACGGCCTCATCAAGGTCGAGCTCCCCAGCCTCGGTACCCCTCTGTTCAACGCCCTGGCGGACGCGGTGATGGCTATGCCCGAGGCCGGGACCGACAGGGACATCATGGACGCGGTCATGGGGGCCGCCGACAGCTTCAAGGACATCGCTGGTAGCCTGTCCCAGGTCGCCTTCGATGCGGAGATGACCTTCCTGAACGCCTGCAACTCCGCCGTGCTTGCGGCGTCCATGTCCAGCAACGCCGCCTCCCTGGCCGAGACCGCCTCAGGGGCGATCAACTCCGTTCGCCAGGAGACGGCGAAGCTCACCAACCCATCGCAGAAGATATCCGCCGACGCCCTGATCGCAAGGGCGTCGGCGCTGCAGGTCAGCTCATTACTCCAAGGTCTGTCTTCGTCGCTTGCCTCTGAGGTGGACACCACCAACAACCTGAACACGTATGTCCCTTCCATCCGGTCGGCCGTCGACACCCTGACGGAGGCGCTCGACACCATCTCGGAGGCGGGCCTCTACGAGGATTCGAAGGCGCCTCACATCAGCGGGGTCTCCGAGAAGTCCTCGGAGCTCTCCTCCAAGGCCAGGGCCTTCGCCACCTCCATCGACAGCCTGCTCAACCTAAAGGCGTACTGCAGCGCCGCCGCCAACTCGGTCGGGGAGGCGATCGACCAGGCGTCCACCGAGACCTCAGACCTCAAGGACAAGCTGGTAAACACTCCGGGGAACGCCACCTTCAACGACCTGGCAGATGACCTGCTGGCCGCTATCGCCGTCCTCGAAGCGGATATCACGGCCCTTTCGACCGCTGCCTCCGGCGCCACCCTCAACCAGGCCAACGCGGAGGCCGCGATGACGGCCGCGTCGGGGCACACCGACGAGGTCACCACCGCGCTGACCCCCGTCCAGAATTGGGTGGACACGAACTACGCGTCCGTACCGGAGAACGACAAGGACGGTGTGGCGACCTCGATCGAGGCCATCACCGACTACTGCGCGACCATCGTCAATGCGGTCGCGGCCATCCGCCCGGCCTACGACGATAAGAAGTCCCTGCTGGCGGTGGTCTCCGGACACCCTACCGACATCCGTTCCAAGGCGGATGCGATGGACCTGGCCGCCACCGAGATGACCGCCGCTTCCAGTACATCGGTCGCAGCGGCCAAGAACTCGGCTGTGGACCTGGCCGCCAACCAGATCAAGACCAAGGTGATCGACTTCAAGGCCAAGCTGGCGCTCGATCCCCTTGCGGCGACTGCCGAGGAAACCGCCGCAGTCGCCGTAGAGGAGGCCGCAGTTACCACCATCCAGGGGGAGCTCGCGAGCCGCTCCACGGCCTTCGGCCTGGAGCTGGACGGCATCGACTCCTACACGGCGGCGATCTCCTCGTCCTACGACCAGGTGACAACACAGCTTCAGGCGTGCGAGAGCAGTCTTTCTCTAATCGAGAACTTCCTATCTCACACCACCCTCCCCTACCCGACCGAGCAGAACGCCGTTGACGCGTCTCTGGCGCTCAAGGGGAAAGCCTCTCAGCTGCTTATCCTCTGCAACGCTTTGAGCGCCGCCGCAAAAGTACCGGGGACCCTGGACGACCTCGTGTCGGAACAGCTCCGGGACTCTGCCACGGAGGCCGCCGATAACCTGGCGGCAGCTGCCCAAGAAACGTCCGCTGGGGCGACGGAGAACTCCGACTATCTCGTGGTCAAGCGCTCCCTCGCGGCGTCCTACCCGCCCCTTCTCGACGACCTCAAGACCAAGGCGGATTCGCTCCTTACCCCCGGCACGGGGGGCGGTGCGGATACGGGTTCGCTGGCGCTCTTTGCTACTGCGATGCAACAGAGAAGCGACTTCATGAGCGAGGTCATCGAGGCCAGCATCCCGAACGCGGTCTCCCTGTCGCAGGCGGCTAGCAGCCTCTCGCTCCAGCTGGCTGACCTGGCCAGAGAGGCGTCGATGCCCTCGGTGGGCCAGGCGGACATGCTCCAGCTCCACGAGGCTATCAACGCCATCCTTGAGGAGATCTCCGTCTCCATGAAGGCATCGGGGACCGTGGCAGGGCCGGATGACTACCGTCTCTACGAGACCCTTGAGCACGTCCGAACGTCGGTCACGGCAGGGACCTCTCCGTACGAGGCGGCCTCACGGACATCGATCTCAGCATCCATCAACGCGGTCAAGACCTCGGTGGACTCGCTCCTCACCTACATCGAGGCCCACAAGGCCCCCGTCACCGGCACCCTGGCCCCCTACTCCACGGAGTTCTCCAAGGAGATCAGGACCAAGGTGTTCGAGATCGGGGACCAGGTGACGACCGTGGCCAGGGATGCCTACACCAGCAACTCGTCGCTGACCGCCGACGAGAACACGAAGCACACCGACGCGACGAACTCCTCCAACCAGGTCAGCACTGCCCTGAACACCCTCAACTCGTCCTTCCGATCCAAGGTCGCACCCTACATCGTGGAAGTCGAAGGAGGAGAGGAGATCACCGGCTTCGGCCAGTCCCAGGGCGCCATCGAGGAGCTGCTGTCCAACGTCAGCGTCATCACCTCCAACCTCTCGGATATCACCCTCTACTCCAGCGCCCTGGCGTACATCAGGACGACGATCGACGGCCCCGTCACGGCGCTAGCGACCCGCTGCTCCACGATCAGGGTCTCGGCCTTCGGCCTGCACGACGAGAGCCTGGTGCGGGTCGGGTTCGACGAGAACCTGTCGGTGAAGATGAACGCCATCGCCAACTCCTTCTCCCTCACGGCCCAGAAGATCGGAGAGCTGGACTCCCTGCTGCAGGGGAATAGGCCCCAGGACATCCTCGGTACGCTGAAGGACATCGTACCAGGGGCCACCTCTCCCTTCAAGACCCAGACCCAGGCCATGGTACAGGCCATCGTGGGCGGCGGAACCCCTCAGGAGCCGCTTGGTTTCGGAGCGCTGAACACCGCCCTGGCGGATGCCAAGGCGTTCATCCAGGCCTCGGAGACGCTGATGCCATCCGCCGATGTGAGGCAGGATATCAGCGACTCCCTGGACGCCATGGCGACGGTCTCGAACCTGGCCCTCGGTCAAGCCAACACCTACAACGGCTTCGTGCAGTCGTCCTCCTCCGTCTTCGTCCCGTTCATCGAGACCCCAGCGCATGCCCTGGAGAAGCTGAAGGCGATGGTGGACAGGCTGACCCTCCTCATGGCCCGGGTCGACCAGATGCTCATGACGACCGTCGACTCGTCGGCGGCCACCGACACCAGGATCGCCGAGCTGAGGGAGCACGTCCCGCTGGCCGTCACGGAGCTCAAGGCCCTCAAGGCTGCGAGCGCCACCATGACGGCGGGCGTCGCCTCTGATTCGACCAGGAGCAGGCTCATCCCAGGCACCACGGTCGCGTCCATCACCGCGATGATCGGGGCCGCCTGCGACTCCGCCTTCAGCATGGCGGACTCCATCACCAAGGACTCCGACGCGTTCACCAGGGCCACCAGGCTCAGGGCGGCGCTGCGGACCGAGGCCAGGGACCTTCGCAAGAAGGCTTGGGAGACGGAGGACAACGCCGACGACCTCTACAACTCGGTCTACGACGGCGTCAACATCATCGTGGCCATCGTCTCCGGTGTCGAGGCCATCAAGCAGACGCTGTCGGTGGCAACCGGGAGCCTAGGCGGGTTCGAGACGAAGGCGGGGACGCTCGTCAAACTGGAGGAGGTCCAGGTCCCGGCCAACCAGCCCCCGTACGAGATCTTCCGGCAGGCCAACGCCGACGTGGCGCACGGCACCCGCCAGGAGATCGAGTCGATCGCAACGGCTTCAAACGCCGTCAAGGCCCTGATCGAGAGCGTCCAGTCGGAGCTGGTCGAGATGGGCGCGAACGTCCTCAAGAACGCCGACCTCGGCGCGGTCATCGCCGCGATCGACTTCGGCCTCAAGGGAGACGTGTCGAACCTCTCCGGCAACATCGGCGGGCTCACCGGCGACGTCTCCGGGCTGAGTGGAGACGCCACCAACCTAGAGGGCGATGCCACCGGCGTCTACGGCGATCTCTCCGAGATCCCGATCAAGCGCCGTTTCGCTCCCATCAACACGCAGCTCGACGTCTGGGTCAGCCCCCAGATCGAGAGCATGTAAGGTCAACAGCCCCAACACCGACCAGGTGTTGGGGCTCTACCTTTGTCTCTCAACAAAACATTAGCGAAAAAAGGGACTAAAGACGGAGGATAACGAATTGCTGCTAGATATCAATCCTCTCGACAAGATCGTCGAGGTCAACCAGTGCCCCAGGGTCACCAACCCCATCCTGTTCGACCCGGGGAACATGCCGACGAGCGACGGGCTGCTTTCCTACGAGATGTTCGGTCCCTACGGTAGCAGGGACAGGCGGGAGATCTTCGGCCACATCGATCTGGGCAAGAAGTTCATCCACCCCGTGGCCTTCAAGGCGATGGTGTCGATGGACCGCAACTTCCGGAAGGCCCTGGAGGGCACCTCCAGGTTCAAGATCGTCGGCGGCGAGCTGGTGGAGGACGAGGCTGGCGAGACCGGTATCGACTTCCTCACCAGGAACATCCGCAAGCTCACGTTCGCCAGCACGGGCAGCGCCCTGCGAGACGAACGCCGTGCCCTGGTTAACTCCCTCAAAGATGATGAGATCCTGGTCGGCAAGTGGTTGGTGATCCCTCCATTCTTCAGGGACGTCAACCTCTCCAAGGCCCAGAAGGGCCAGATCTCGGTTGACGAGCTCAACACCATGTACTCCAGGCTGCTCAACCTCTCCCTGACCATCGCCTCCCCCAGCGGCGGGTTCAGCTTCGTCGGGCACGCCACCGAGGCGGCCCTCCAGGACCAGCTGCTTGAGATCTTCGAGCACCTGACCCAGCGCCTGGCGAAGAAGAACGGCATCATCCAGAAGGGCGTCCTCGGTAAGAGCATCGACTACGCCGTCCGCGCCGTCATCAGCGCCCCGAAGATCAACGCCGAACGGCCGGAGGAGATGAAGGTCAGCTTCGAGAGGACCGGCGTCCCGCTGTCCCACCTGTGCGTGGAGTTCTTCCCTTTCTTCGTCCACGGCATCCAGGAGTTCCTCCAGGCAGAGATCGGGGACGTCCAGTTCATCGAGGACGAGAAGGGCAAGCGCCACACGCTCAAGGACCCTCTGTCGCAGTTCCCCCTCCCCAAGATCAAGAAGATGATCCAGCTCTACATCAAGAGCGAGGAGAACCGCTTCGACCCCATCATGATCAAGACGGACGACGGCAAGGAGTACCCCCTGGCCCTCTACAGGGAGGACCTGCTCAGGGACTTCACCCTGATCGACCTGCTCTACATCGTGGCGAAGAAGGTGACGGCCGACAAGCACGTCTACATCACCCGGTACCCTGTCGAGCACCACCAGAACATCCACGCCTCGAAGATCCACGTTCTCTCCACCAGGAAGACGAAGGTGCAGAAGCTGGGCAACAGGATGTTCGAGGACTACCCGGAGATCTTCCCCGACTACCCCGAGGAGGACAACGGCTTCGTCGACACGCTCCAGATGTCCAACGCCTACCTGGCCGCCCTCAACGGCGACTACGACGGCGATACGGTCTCCGTGCGTGGTGTCTTCTCCCAGGAGGCCAACCAGGAGGCAGAGAAGAACATGCGCAGCACCAAGAACCTCCTGGACTCCGCAGGCGAGCCGAGCCGCAAGCTGGGCAACGAGGCGGTGCTGTGCCTCTACATGCTGACCGCCGATTAGAGAGGAGAGAAACGTGACCGCGTACTACAATAGGAACAGGCTGCTGACCGAGGAGGAGAAGCAGGAGGAGAAGAAGCAGGAGGAGAAGAAGAGCGGCTTCATGGACATGGTCAAGGCCATGTACCAGGTGGACGAGAAGGAGCTGGAGGACGGAGGAGCCGACTCGGAGTTCTTCTCCACGCTGAAGCACGCGCTGATCTCCATCGCCATCCTGCCCATCAACCCCCTGCTGGCGCTGATGGTCTGGTTCGTCAACCGCAGGGTCTCCAAGACCATCACCGACGCCCAGAAGGAGAGGCTGCTCGACCGCCTCAGCGCCGAGCTGGAGACCACCGACGCCAAGATCAAGGACCTGGAGGAGGACAAGGGCGAATCGGCCAAGCAGGCCAGGTACAAGCTCATCGAGGTCAAGCACAAGCTCGAATGGAGCATCAACAAGATCAAGGGCTACAAGGCCGTATAGGATAGGAGGGAAGATGTTCCTGAGTGAATACAGAAACCGTCGGGACCTGTTGACCGAGGCCCCCAAGGCCAAGACGGCGGGGGTAGAGGAGACCGGCGAGGAAGTCGGAACCGACCTCGAAGCCCCCGACGACACCGAGGGAGACGGAGACACCCCCGCTCCCGAGGAGGGAGAGGAGGAGCCCGTAGAGGATGAGCCCGCCGACGACGGCTTCGGCGAGGAGGAACCAGCCGACGACGGCTTCGGCGAGGAGGAGCCCGTCGAGGACACCGGCGAGGAGCCCGTCGAGGGAGAGGAGACGGAGGAGATCCCGGAGGAGCCCGCCCCCGAGACCCCCGAGGACAAGAGGAAGAAGTATCTGCTTGCAGGAGACGTCCTCGACCTCATCACCACTTCCGAGGACCTTCTCAACACGTATGAGAAGATCAACACAACGGAGATGGGTGGGAAGGAGCTGGAGGTTTACAGAGAGCTGTTGGCCACGGTCTCCGACAACGTCGACAAGATGAGGTTCCTCCTATCCCGCGACCTCACGACCATCCAGTACACGAAAATGCTCGCGGTGTATCTCGCCATGCAAATGAGCACCGAGGTCAGCGCGAACTTGCTCTCCAAGTTCAGCACCAACTAAAACAATAAAATAAACTAGCGGCGCCGGGCGACCTCGAATAAGGTACTTTCGATGGGATTGCGCGAGATGCCCTGCGAATGGCTTTCAAGAAAAGGAGCGATGAGGAATGTCCGAGATTATCTACCCCAGCATGCACCAGGCGCCCGTCACGACCGACAAGGCGTCTCAGGTGATCCGCGAGGCCGCCGAGAAGTTCGAAGGCGACCGTGTGCGCGTCACCACCCTGGAGGGCGTGAAGGAAATCATGGCCGACCAGGCGTACTTCGAGAGCTACATCGAGCTCCTCAGCAAGGGTCTGCGGGCCGAGGATGCCGCTGCCTTCGAGCAGCTCATCAAGAACAACCGCACCCACTTCCTGAGCGAGAGCGTGACCGCGAACATCGCGGCGGTGTCGGCCCTGTCGATGCCCATGATCCGCAAGTCGTGGCCCAAGATCGGCCTCAAGATGGCGATCCCCACCGAGGCGGTCCGCCTGCCGAAGTTCTCGATCTCCTGGCTGACCCCCTACATCAAGCGCCAGGACGGCACCAAGGCCTACCTGCCGCAGGCGATGCGCACCGACGCCGACACCATCTTGGAGAAGACCAAGCTGTCGACCGACCCGATCACCATGCCCGCCAAGGGCGTGAACCTGATCACGCTGGTCGCTGGCGCCTCGCTGGAGGCCGGTGACTCGATCGACGCCAACTTCGTCATCGACAAGGTCACCGTGACCGTCACCAAGACCGACACCACCACCGTCGACGTGCTGGTCGAGGATGTCGAGCTGCGCCTCAGCAACGACAACCGCCTCTTCGGCGAGGTCGTCGTGCCCTACACCGACTCCGCCGCCCCCACCGCCAAGACCGTGGTCTGCACCCTGACGGGCGCCCTGGACCGCGTCACCGGCCTGCTGCGCCTGACCTCGGTCGAAGGCACCGCCAAGAGCGTCGTCGTTCGCGGCTACCTGACGGATGAGAACAGCAACCACGGCGAGGCCGTCGGCTTCGACATCCGCCTGAAGGAAGTCGTCATCGGCACCGGCGCCCACATCAACTCGCCCCTGCCCATCGAGTTCCTGCAGGACAACCTGGCCCTGTACAACATCGACTCGGCGCTGGAGGCGGTTGACATCATCTCCAACGTCCACGCCCAGAAGGTCGACCGCGAGATCCTGAAGTTCCTGGATCGCTCGTTCCACTTCCACGGCGAGATCTACCAGGGTTCCTTCGACTGCCACCCGTCGGCCGGTTACGCCGGTTCGCCGACCGAGTGGAAGAAGGAGCTGCGCGGCGTCATCGACTACTTCGCCAACAAGATGAAGTCGGACTCCTCGTACTACTCCGGCTCCTACGCCATCATCTGCAACCCCATCGACGCCGCCGTGCTCGTGGGCGTGGAGTGGCAGTTCACCAACGCGACGGCCGACATGGGCGGCGTGGACGTGAACTACAACTTCGGCGTGGTGTCCGGCGCGGCCAACCGCTACGCCGTGGTGTCGTCCGACAACGTGCCGCAGGGCAAGATCCGCATGATCTTCATCCCCTCCAGCAACAAGCAGATGACGTTCAAGTACTACCCGTACACCTTCAACGTGGAGCGCGACTACCGCGACCCGATGAACGGCAACGTGCCGAACATCATGGTCACCCGTCGCGACACCATCGAGGAGCTGAACCCGGTGGCGTGCGAGATCACCATCCTCAACAACAACGGCACGATGCCCGCCTAGTTCTCGTTCCTCCTGACGAGAGCCGTTTCGCAAGTGATAGCCCGCATCCGAGAGGATGCGGGTTCTCGCTTGCAAAAAAGAAGAGGGTACCCACCGGGTACCCCTTTTCTTTTTAGCTGAACATACCGCCGAGCATCGAACCGAGGGAGGTCGCAGGGTTTACCTCGGTGGTATCGATCTTCTCCTTGGCAGTGGACTTGCGATCATTTTTACCGATGAGGTTGATATCGCGGTAGATGGTGCAGATGACGGGGAGGTCGATATCCTCGATGGTCATAACGCAGGGGCGAGCGACCACCGAGTCACCGTCGATGACCATCTCGTAGAAGCCCATGACCGTCTGGACCAAGACCGTGAGGTCGCTGGTCAGCTGGATGAGCTTGATCTCCTCGCCGTTGACCTTGTCCACCCCTTTGAGGGTGTCGCGGATGACGTGCCAGTGTGCCAGCTTGGCCTCCTCAACCTCGGAGTGCATGGGCTTGATGGCGTTGTTCTTGTACATGGTGGAGTGTCTCCTTTCGGGAGGGCGTGGAAGTGGTGGGGCGCTAGTAGGAAAAGATGGACCGAAGGTACTTGGGATCGGTGACGTCGGGCTGAACGGTCTTCGTGGTCTTCTTGGTCTCGGCCTTTTTGTAGGTGAAAATGCTGGCGAGATCTTCGGGCTTGGTAACGTCGATGTTGTTCTTCATTGTAATTGTCTCCTTTCGGGAGGCTAAGCGGTTGGGTTAGAACTGGGGCTCCTCGAATTCACCGAAATCCAGGGGCAGGATCATAGACTCTTCCGGGTTGAGGTCGGACAGCCGACCAAGATTGGCCGTGAAGTCCTGTTTGTCCAGGATCTTCTTGTAGGCCGGGCACTCCGACGCCAGGAGCTGCTTGTGGCCTCTCCAGAACACCTGGTAGGTGTCCACGCCACCGGCGTGCTCGACGGTGACGTCGTGGCCATCGGTGCTGATACGGGCCCCCGGTGAGTTGACCTTGGCCGCCAGCTCCATGACCTTGTCCAGGTCCTCGGAGTTGACGACGATCTTCCTCTTGGAGCGAGCCAGGAGGCCCATGTCGAGGAGGCGAGCGGCGGTGCTAAGATTCATGATGATAGGTCCTTTCTTCATCTGCTCACCAAAATAATATTTGTCCGCTTAGCCAATAGTTTCGATTTTTGTAAGACGTGTCTCCGAAGCTCGGAGAGTTACCTGTTTGGCGTCCGCCTAACAGGTTGATAACGCGGCCCAGAGGCCGGTAGGAGGGAACCGACATGTATCTGATGGAGAAGGTATACGAGGAGCCTAGGCTCGACGCGGTCGATCAGTGCTTCGCAAACATCATCGGCAAGTGCAAGAGGTCGAATCGCCCCGATTGCAGCTCGGATCTTGAGATGCTTGGTGGGTTGATGAGGGAGGTCTTCGGCATCCAGTGCGTCGTCGAGATCTATCCGGCCTCTCCGGGCGATAAGTTCTTCTTCATGAGCTGCTCGCCTTCGGTGGAGGACATCATGCAGGTGTCCAACGGGATGGCTCGCGGGGAGAAGGGCATCACCTTCGACCGGCTGACCGGGGTGGTCGTCACCCTCGACGGGAAGGCCCTCGACCGCGCTGCGGACGGCGCTTTCACCGCCAAGGAGATGACGGCCGTCCTGCTGCACGAGGTGGGCCACAAGGCCGACCTAAAGGGCGAGAGCAACTGGGCCACCGCCTACCTCGCGACGCAGCTGGTCCTACTGGGGCTGACCGGGGCCGCGCTAGCCGTCATCCCTGGAGCCGGTGCCGTGATCGCCATCCCCCTGGCATTCATCCTCTCCAGCGGCTTCGTCGAGGAGATGCGACGCTCCAAGATCGAGCAGTCCGCCGACAGCATGGCCATCTCCTACGGCTACGGGCCGGAGCTGCACTCCGTCCTCAAGAAGCTCGGCGCCATGGCGGAGTCCCAGAGGGACACCCAGACGGAGCGCAAGGTCCAGTGGGCCGCCACCACCCTCCTCAGCTTCCACCACCGCAGGGCGGAGATCATCCGAGAGCTTGAGCGGGAGCTCAGGGAAGCCAAGACCGACTCTCAGCGGAAGCTCATCTCCGAGCAGCTGAGGATCATCAGGAGGGCTTAGGTATGATCCTTCCCCAACAGGACGAGAAGGGCGAGTTCATCTACGACGACAAGACCCACAACGAGTCGTTCATCAAGATGTGGTACGAGCTCCGCAGGCTCGGCGTCAAGAACAACAAGTTCTTCCTGAAGCTCTACGACCAGACCCTCCGGGGCGTGGACCCTCACAGCGAGACGCTCACCCAGGAGCAGAAGCTGAGGATCTCAGTGGAGGTGGCCAGGAACCCTTGGTACTACATCAGGGAGGTGGTGAGGATCCCGGAGGACGGCGGCATCACCCAGTTCGTGCTGAACCGTGGCAACCTCGCCCTCGTCTGGTGCATGCTCAACAACCTGAACATCATGGTCGAGCTCCCCCGACAGACGGGTAAGACCATCGGGACCCTCTGCGTCTACGCGTGGATCTACGACTTCGGGACGAAGAACTCCACCATCCTGTTCGGCAACAAGGAGTACGCCGACTCCAAGCTGAACCTCCAGCGCCTGAAGAACATCAGGGAGCTGAACCCCTCCTACCTCAAGTTCGTCGAGGAGCAGGACAACAACGCCCTGGAGTACATCAGCTCCACCAAGAACAAGAACACGATCAAGACCATGGCGTCGGCCACCTCCCACTCCCAGGCCGAGAAGCTCGGGCGCGGCGCCACCACCGCCTGCATCTACTGGGACGAGTTCGCCTTCCTCAAGTTCAATAAGTTCATCTACTCCTCCGCTGCTCCGGCTCAATCCCGAGCGATGGAGAACGCGATGAAGAACGGCACCCCCTACGGCAAGGTCATCACCACCACTCCTAACAACCTGGATGACCCGGCGGGTAAGGAGTGCTACGACATGATGCAGGCGGCGGTGCCCTTCGACGAGATCTTCTACGAGTGGGATCACGAGAGGGTCAAGGCCTACATCGACAAGATCTCCACCAACGACTTCGTCTACATCAAGTTCAGCTACCAGGAGCTCGGGCGCAGCGAGCGCTGGTACAGGACGCAGTGCCGAAACCTGAACAACGACATGTTTATGGTCAAGCGCGAGATCCTGCTGGAGTGGACCTACGCCTCGAACACCTCCCCCTTCCAGGAGGAACAGCTCAGCGCCATTGCAGACGGCGTTATCCGCACCACGGCCGGTAAGCTCTACCTCCTGGACAACTACGTCTTCAACTTCGTGGAGCAGATCACCGACTGGAGGAGGCCGTGGCTGATCGGCGTGGACGTCGCCGGTGGCCTGATGCGAGATCCCAGCTCCATCGTCATCTGCGACCCGGAGGACCTGCGACCGATGGGGCACTTCAAGAGCAGCGCCATCGACACCGCCGAGCTGACAGAGCTTCTGTGCGAGCTGGCGACGCTCATGCCCAACTGCGTGATGTTCATCGAGCGGAACTCGTACGGCAAGGGCGTCATCGACAACCTGCTCAAGACGCACTTCGAGCGCAACGTCTACTACGAGCTCAAGACCAAGGAGGCCGAGAAGAAGGTCAAGCCCCCGACGGCCAAGACCACCCGTCCCGTCCAGGACAGGACCTACGGCATCAACACGGATCAGTCCTCGCGCCAGAAGATGATCAACGAGGTGCTGTACGGCATCGTCAACGACCAACCCGAGATCGTCCGCGTCCAGGACATCTTCAACGAGATCAAGAACCTGGAACGCAAGAAGAACGGCAAGATCGAGCACCGCAGCGGCGAGCACGACGACGTGCTCTTCGCGTACCTGATGGTCCGCTACGGCATGGCCTACGGTAAGAACATTCCCAAGTTCGTGAAGTACACGAAGAACGCAGACGGGTCGCTCACCACAGAAGGTCACGGCAAGGCGCTCAGCCAGATCGCCCAGCTCGGCAAGGCCAACAAGAGAGCATCGACACACGGCCAGGAATCGCTGGGCGACTCCATAGTGAGGGAGGAGATAGCCCGCCGTTCCAGGAACGGCTACGGCAGCGCCCTCGCCAGGAAGTTCGGCAAGGTATTCGGACTCAACGAGTAAGAAGGAAAGAGACAAGAATGATCGACAAAGAGGAGTACCGCCCCGCAGGCATCATGAACAGGGAGGACATCATCGCCTACCTGTCCGACGACGTCCTCCTGGGCAACATCACGGAGCAGGTGGGCCAGCTGGGAGGGCCCGGCGGCCCGATCGACCTCCTCAGGGAGTTCGAGGAGCGCCACAGCATGCTCAAGGCCCTCAACGAGGGCGACTCGGAGATGCTCAACGACCTCAGGACCGCCCGAAAGCAGGGCTACAAGAAGGTCCTGGATGCGATCTCGCTGTCCTTCAACATCGTCCTCCCGGAGACCTACCTCCTGGAGTCCGCGATGGCATTGGTCACGAGGCAGCTGTACGAGTTCTTCGTGCTCTCGTACAGGAACAACCTCACCCGCTTCCTCGTGTCCTACTGCTTCGAGAACCGCAAGGCCCTGGCAGGGGCCTACAAGTCGGAGGAGAGCAAGAAGGACCTGATGATGTCCACCGTCCGCAAGACCGTCCGGACCCAGGAGGATGCCATCGTCGTCTACCACCTGGCTGAGGTGCTCCGGGATCTCCCGGGGACCATCGACGACCCGGTGTACGTCCTCCAGGTCCTGCTAGCCCAGGACGAGGAGAACGACAACTACCAGATGGTGAAGGGCATCCTCTTCGACGAGGAGGGCGAGTCTGGATTCCTGGCCGGTGATGATTTCTGCGAGAAGTTCATCTCCCCCTCGATCTCGGACGTCTCCGGCCCGTCGCTCCAGGTCAAGGTCCGGGCGGACTTCATCGCCCTGGTCTCCCGCTAACACAGGAAGGAAAGAGAGAAAATGCAAGACAACACGTCGATGGCGTTCCTCACCGCTGATGAGGAGGACGCCAAGCTCATCAAGGAGATCGACAACTTCAACGCCGATTTCGAGGAGATCCTCCAGAAGGCCAACAAGGAGTTCAAGGAGGACATCGTCGGAGAGAACGTGGAGCACATGAGCCTGGCTCCTGGCTCCGCGAACTACGACATGATGACCGAGTCCCTCGCCGAGAACGCCGAGGTCGCCACCCCCGAGGGCAAGGTCACCAACGCCGTCTTCACCCAGATCCAGGACGCCTACAAGCTGGAGCGCCTGCGCACCAGGATCGGCGGGCAGCTGGCCTCCACCGCCAAGTACAAGGACAAGGCGCACAACAACAAGATGTACAGCGAGGCGTACGAGAAGATGCGGGGTAGCAAGTTCCAGTTCCGCAACCTCCGTCCGGTCGCCGGTATGGTCAGGAAGATCCTCTCCAGCCAACCCGGCGCCGACCACGCCAGAGCCCAGGTGGAGGCCACGGTCTTCTGCCTGCACCTCTACAGCTTCGTCGTTGCGAAGTCGCTCAAGGACCACGCCCTGTTCGTCTCCGAGCTGATCGAGCGGATCTACCGGGCCGCCGAGGGCAAGCAGGACGAGCCGCTGGCGGCGGGCATCCGGGGGCTGGTCGGCTACCTGGAGGAGAAGAAGTTCTAGGCATTAGGGGGAACGCACACAGCGTTCCCCCGTTTCATAAGCCGAGGAGGCAATAGCATGGATTTCAAGAAGATCTTTACCGAACAGAAGGATTCCCTCATCGTGGCCGCCCCCTACATCGAGGTCATGATCCCCGAGAGCTACTTCCAGGACGGCATCGCCGAGTGGGTGGGCGACAGGATCAGGACTCTCTTCATCTTCGAGTTCACCGTTTTCCCGTCCAGGGAGTCGGCCGGTAAGGGCACCCGCAAGCTCCTCGCCATGCCCATCGAGTCGATGCTCAGCTTCCAGGACAAGTACACCACCGGCTCCGGCGAGACCGCCGTCCACGTCTTCCAGATGGAGCGCGGCGACGTCTTCCTGGAGAACCTGAACGTCACCAAGTCCGTCGATGCGGGCAAGAAGTTCATCCAGCTCCTCCACGGCGGCAACCTCCCCGCCTCCATCCCCTACGAGAGGGTGATGAAGCTCTACAACGACTGCATGGAGATCAACGGGATCAATCTTGAGGTCCCCAACTCCGTCTTGGAGAGCATCGTCGCAGAGCTTTACAGGGATGCTAGCAACCTGAACGTTCCGTACCGCCGCTCGAATGGCAAGGCGTACAAGGCTGTCAACCTCAAGCGCCTTCCTGCTCTCAGCTCCAACTTCGCGGCTCTGAGCTTCGAGGACATGAACCAGTCCGTCATCGCGTCTGTCGCAAGGACGAAGAGCGGAGCCAAGGAGGTTGCCTCGCCCATCGAGAGAACGCTCCACTACTAAAAGGTACTCTTTCCTCCTATCACCTTGAAACATTCAATTAAAGAGTGCTCCCATGGGTCTCACAATGAGATGGCTCGATTGAATCCTTAGGCGACCCGTCTAACAGAAGTGGAGGAAAAAAGGATGGAAGAGTATCTTCACCCGAGTATCAGCTCGCGGATCATCGACGACTCGGTGATCTTCGTGACTGCGGCGGGGTCGACCGTGATGCTTACCGCGTTCACGTCGGACATCGGTCCCGACAACACGCTGGTCAGGCTTACCACCCCCAGCGAGGCCGAGTTTCACTACGGCAAGCCCAACATGCGCCGCCACGGACAGGCCATGTACAACATTCGCAACTTCCTGCAGTCCGGCGGCGAGGTCTTCGGCCTCCGCGTCATGCCCGAGAACGCCGGTTTCGCTCACGTCATCCTGGACGTCCAGACGAAGATGGAGAGCGGCAAGCTGCAGGTCCGCCCGGTGCTGATGTACAGCCCGGTGAACCACACCTCGCACGAGGCGCTCGAAGCCGAGCTGAAGCGCGTCCACTCGGACACCGTGGACGGCTACAAGCACCACCTGCTGGGCGCGTTCCGCCCGAAGGGTCGCGGCAAGGGCTACAACGACCTGGGTGTGCAGCTCCGTCTGACCACGGACCTGGACAACACCAACGACTTCCGCGTCTACGAGGCCAGCGTTGTCCGCGTCTCCAAGACCGGCACCGTCACCCCGGTCGAGGGCCCCTTCCTCGTCTCGTTCTCGCCCGACGCCAAGTCGAAGTCGAACGAGAAGATGACGATCGACTACGTGTTCGAGAACTTCTCCGAGCAGATGGAGTTCCTCTACAACGAGGACGCCTACAACGCTCTCGGCGCTGCGATCAACCCGGACGTCGACCCGGCCCTGCTGGACCTGCTGACCGTCACCGAGCGCGACGTCGACGGCGAGGATCCCATCCACGCTGGCACCAAGCTCGCCGACGTCTCCAGCTCCACCGTCGCCGCGATCGTGAACGCCGACGAGGCCGTGCGCGTGTCCGACCACGCCGCTGCCCTGACCGCCATCGCGACGATCGAAGACGCGATGGACAAGGTCGAGGCCGGTACCTACAACACCGAGGCCACCGCGCTGAAGACCGCCCTGACCACGTCGAAGGGCGATCCCACCACCGCTGGCACCTTCCTCAAGCTGAAGGCCGACATGGTCGCCGCCGTCGGCGAAGCTGCCGAGAAGCTCGCTGCCGAGGCCCTCCTGGCCTACGCTTCGGGCGCCAAGCGCACCGAGCAGCTTCAGGCCTACAACCTGGGCCGCGCCGTCCAGGGTGCCACCGTCGCCGTCCTCGCGGCTCTGGTGGCGATCGAGGGCTACACCACCGCCTCGCGCACCGCCAACGTCGTGGAGATGGCCACCCTGGGCCTGACCTCGCGGGTCACCGCGTCCCAGGCTGCCATCACCGCCGCCAACGTCGGCGCCGACCCGGTGACCCGTCACCAGGCCGCCAAGGACGCGGTCGCCCTGGCCAAGGAAGTCCGCACCACCGTGCTGGCTATCTCGACCGAGGCGGACGCGACCGAGACCACCCTGGACACCGCCATCACGGCGGCCGATGCGGCCCTGGCTGCGTACGCCATCGCGACGACCTCGTCCGCTGCGAACAAGCTCAACACGGCGACCTCCGCCGCCGCTGCTGCCCTGACCGCCGCCCAGGCCGCCATCAACACCAACCTCACCGAGGCCAAGGTCGATGCTGCCAACGACGTCATCACCTCGATGGAGACGGCCTACGGTCACCTGGACACCGTCCTGACCGCCGCCGTCGGCGTCGCGAAGGCGTCCGATGCCGACAAGGTCGCCGTCCTGACCGCCGCCGCTGGCGTCCTCACCGAGGCGCGCTCGGAGGCCACGGTCAAGCTCGGCAACACCTACGGCGTCGACATCTACAACATCGACAACCTCGCGCCTCTCGGTAGCGGTACCGACGGCGACCTGGACGAGTCGAACCCCACTCTGCGCACCACCACGGCGACCTCGCTGCTGGTGTCCGCGTACAGCGGCACGCTCGACCAGAACGTCACCAACAAGAAGCTGGTCCCGATCGACCTGACGATCGACGCCAACTACCCCACGCCCGTCAAGACCGCCATGCTGGAGCTGGCCCGGAACATCCGTGGCGACCACATGGCGATCCTGGACACCGGCTTTACGCCCAACGCGGCGAAGGCCGTCGACTTCCGCAAGAACCAGGCGCAGGCGTCGAGCTTCTTCGGCTCGCTCTACACCCAGGACTTCGTGGTCGAGGACGCGGAGTTCACCGGCGGCGACATCAAGGTCACCATGACCTACTTCCTGTCGCGCATGATCCCCGCCAACGACACCGCCAACGGCATCCAGTTCCCGCTGGCTGGCCTGCGTCGCGGCGTCCTCGACGGCTTCAAGCGCATGTCGTTCAACCCGACCGAGACGTGGAAGGAGGAGCTGTACAAGCTCCAGATCAACTACGCCGAGCAGGACAACACCACCACCAAGATCGGCTCCCAGCTGACCATGCAGAAGGTGGTCTCCGCCCTGTCGGACCAGAACAACGTCCGCGTCCTCCTGAGGATCCTCCGCCGTATCGAGCGCATGGGCGAGAACTACCAGTTCGAGTTCAGCGACGCCTCGACCTACAACGCCTTCCAGGCGGATGTGAACGGCGAGCTCTCCCAGTGGGTCGACAACCGCGCCTGCAAGGTTGCCAATGGCACGGTGTACGCTTCCGACTACGAGAAGAAGCGCAAGGTGACGCGTGTTAAGACCGAGCTGGTCTTCAACAACGTGATCGAGCGTGTCGTCAACGACATCATCGTCAAGTAAGCGAACAAACCATGGAGCCCGGCCCCTCGGGGTCGGGCGCCTCAACCGAGCCTAATAGAGCACCTTCACTTCTGTAAAAGAAAAGAGGAGAGTAATGACGACCGGATTCAACTTCAATGAGTACGAGAGTCCGTCTTCCTTCCTCGGCGCACTCGACCTCGCCGGGAAGGACATGACGAACGACCCCATGATCAAGGGCTATGCGTACTTCCGCTGGCTCAAGCTGCCTAGCTGGGTGCTGAAGAAGTTCCCCAAGGCCATGGAGTTCACCGAGGCCAACATGCAGGGCTTCGACGGTATCTCGGACATCGACCTGACCACCGAGGCGGTCACCTCGGGCTTCGCGGCCCAGGAGTACCAGGTGGCGGCCGGTGTGACCAAGGGTAACACCGAGTTCCAGATCAAGTTCCAGGAGTTCTCCGGCTCGCCGGTGCGCTCGCTGTTCCAGTACTGGGCCAGCGGCATCCGTGACCCCGAGACCGGCCTGGCGACCTACGTGAACGTCAACGACGGCCAGTACGGCGCCCGCCACCACACCGGCGAGCTGCTCTACATCCAGACCCGTCCCGACGCCCACAACGTCGACAACGACAACATCGAGTTCGCGGCGATCTACACGTCCGTGTTCCCGACCAAGATCGCCCTGGCGCAGCACAACTACTCCAAGGGCGACCACGGTCAGGTCGAGATCGACATCCCGTTCAAGGGCAACTTCCACACCTCGCAGGCCGTGGAAGACCTCGCCAAGAAGGTCCTGAAGTCGACCATGTTCGGCTTCCGCGCCATGGGCGACTACACCCCGAACTCGAAGAGCACCCGCTAGAGCTAGCAAACGAGAAGACCCGAACCCCACATGGGGTTCGGGTCTTTGCGTTCTCTTCTCGTTAGACGTCGGCCAGGCCTCCGCCCTTGGACGCCGGGTCCTCCTCGTTGCTGAGGAGGGCGTCCCTCTTGGCCTTGATCCTGGCGTCCTTCGCCATGTTCTCGTACCTGGCCCAGTCGACCGTGGTCACCAGGTCCTTGGTCACCTGGAGCTTGAGCTCCCGCTTGGCATCCTCCGGCGTGTCGTCCCCCGCGAGGGTAGCCACGATGAAGTCGACGACGGTCTGGCTGTTGTTGACCTGCTCGGTCATGTTGGTGGTGTTGAGCGAGGCCGGGGAGGGGAAGCGGACCTCGATGAGCCGCGCCTCGATCTCGTAGGTCTGGGCGCGGTCCTCGGCCTTGCCCTTGGGCTTAGGCGCGGCCTCTCCCAGCAGCAAGGGGGCGGGCTTGCCCTCGCCCTCCCCCTTGGTCTTGGGGGTCGCAGTGGGCTTGCTTTCGCGCTTCTCGGCCTCGCTGGGGTACTCGTTGCGGTAGAGCGTGCGGTAGAGCCGGGTGAAGCCCTTGCCGAAGCACTTCTGGAGGACGACGATCGAGCGGACGAATCGGCCGTTCTGCATCGCCAGCGAGCGGGCGAACTCCACGTCCTCCGAGTAGTTGAGGAACGCGGAGGGGACGCCGATCCCGGAGATCATGGTCTTGCGCAGGTACTCAAGGAACTCGTTGTCCAGGGTCGCCTCCGAGCCGGACATGGTCTCGATGTCCACGGGCCGCTCGTTGTTGATCATGGGGATGAAGTAGTCGTTGTGGATGCCGACGTTGTTGAGGATGGTGTTGATGTCCTTCAGGTCGTTCATCTTGATGTCGCGGCTCTTGACGTCGCGGATGAACTGCTGGATGACGCCCTCGGTGTCGTTGTCCAGGCCGACCTCCACGTAGAAGACGCGCTTGTCGGGGCCGCGCACCAGCTTGTTCATGAGCGTGGTGGTCAGCACCGCCAGGTACAGCTTGGCCGTGAAGAGGATGTCCCGGTAGATGGAGACGCCGTAGCCGTCCTCCTCGTTGATCATGAAGTGCTCGACCTCGTCCGGACGGAGGTAGGTGATCTTCATCTGCTCCTTCATCAGGGCGCCCTGCTTCAGGAGGTTGTACATGATCGTCTTGAACTCGGGGTTCTTGGCCAACAGCTCGTTGTTGACCCTCTTGCCGATGCGCTTGATGAAGATGTCGGCCACCATGTCGGACTTGGTCTTCTTGGCGGCCTCGTCGTTCCCGGCCCCGGTGAAGGCGCTGGTGAAGGCGTCGGACCCGTGCCGACCGGCGGGCTTCTTGCCGAAGTCGGTGTTGCTGGCCTTCTCCACGTAGTAGTAGCCGTAGCAGACGTCGTCCACCTGGAGCTTGACGACCCGCCGGGGGTCCAGCACCTTGACGACGGAGCCGTTCACCATCTTCCAGCCGTCGATGGCCTTCTGCTTCTCGGCCGCCTCGCGCTCCTTGGCCGCCTCCAGGGCGCTACCGCCGGTGGCGTTGTTCATGATCATCTCGGTCTCGGCCTTCTCCCGGAGGATGGTCTTCGAGTCGCCGAAGCTGAGGTTCTCGTTGATCATGAGCATGAGGCTACGGTTCAGCTCGTTCAGAGCTGGGTCCTCCTTGCCCTCCTCCTCGATCAGGATGCCGAGGTCGGTGATCTCCTCCTCCGTCAGGGCGGACTCGGACTCCGTCAGGAAGCCGCCGAGGTCCCTGCCGATCTGCTCGTTGGAGAGGATCATCAGGTTCTTGGGGTCAGCGCCTTCGAGCAGCAGCCTCTGCAGCTCCCGATCCAGGGAGAGGGTCGCCACGAACTGGTCGCCGAGGATCAGGGTGTCGTCGATGATCTTCTTGCTCTTCTCCTCCAGGCCGTAGCGCTCGGTGATCTGGTCCAGCCTCTCGACGGCGAGCTTCACGGCCTCGACCTCCGACGCCTCGTAGTGGACGGTGAAGGTGTCCTTGGTGAAGTCGTCCGGGGAGAGGATGCTGTCCCGGTAGTTCTTGATGGCGTCCGAGAGCTGCGGGATGTACTTGTGGATCATGGCGTACGTGTCGTAGCCGGTGATGCGGTCCATCTCCATGAACATCATGTTGCTCAGGATCTTCTGGTCGGCCCCCTCGACGATGCTGTTGATCTCAAGGAGCTTCTTGCCGCTCTTCTTCTTGCCGCCCTTCCCCTTGTCGTCGTCGGCCTGGAGCTCGGCCTGGGCGAGGAACTCCACCACGTCCGGGCCGGTGGTGCTCTGGTACCTGGAGCTGACCCGGGCCACCAGGTCCTTGACGTCGGCCCTCTTGGCCCTGTCCTCGGCGCGTCGCTCCTCGCTGCTGCCGAACATCAGGCCAGTGGTGTACGCCCCGATGCTCCTGAGCTGGGCAAGGAGACCCTTGCCCTCGTCTTTCTCTGCCATCTGCTTCGCCTCCTAGCGGCCTCGCCGCGTTGCTGTCTTTAGGATATGTGGTTGTTCTACCGTGGTAAGAGGGAGGCGGGAAGGAGCCGCGAGGCCCCTTCCCACCGAATCGGCTCTAGCCCAGCCACATGCGGGCCAGCTCCCATAGGGCCATCACGACCCCGCAGGACGCGAAGTCCCCCACCCTGATCAGGATGCTCTTGAGGCCGGTGTACTCCTCCAGGAGCCGCATCTCCTCCCGGTTGGGGAGCCTCACCATAGCGTGGTGCAATCGTCATTCCTCCGGGGGCCTGTTGGTCCTTGAGACCTCCCCCATGATCTCGGCTCCGATGCCGACCCTGTCCGCCAAGCGCTTGAGCACCGTCGCCAGATGGCGCCTGTGGCAGAACTCCTTCCTCCAGTCGCAGTAGCAGAGGAGGACGACCGAGGGCTGGGAGAGGACCTCCTCCACCCGCCCCAGGTTGGCCTTGAACTGCCCCCTCAGGAGGCGTTCGTACTCCGCTATGTACCGCTCCCTGGTGATCCTCCTGGACTTGCTGCCCATGACGATCTCCCAGGAGGGGGCGAACACCGGGTCTCCGCTCCTGGCGGTGACGTCGAGCCCGTGGGGCCCCCGGTACTTGCCCACCTCCCCGGTGTAGATCCTAAGCACGGTCCTTGAAGGTCATCGGGACGACGTGCTCGGTCGCGCCGATGAAGTTCTTGGTTTCCTCGTCGGATCGGATCATCTCCGAGGGTACGTGGAAGGTCTGTGAAATGCGGTCGATGTCCAAGCGGTGCTCGCCTCCCTCGGTCCAGGCCCTGGGGATCTCGAACTCGTCCGACTCCTCGCCCACGCTCTTCAGGATGTTGCTGGCGATCCGGCCCAGGCCGCCCTCGGGGAGCGGCTGGTACGGGACCGTCTGCTCCGCGAAGACCTCCAGGAGCGTCTTGGGCCTGTTGTAGGGCCACATGCCCGCCGACTTCATCGTCTCGACGAAGACCAGCATGGACGCGGCCCGCTTCTGGATGGCGAGGGGGAACTTGGGCAGGAGCATCATCTCGGCGGGGGTGAACCAGCCGTGGTCCAGGCTCTCCTGGTTGCCGCTGTACTCCGCGCCCTCGGGGCACTCGGCCACGAAGACGTGGTTCAGGTACACCCGCTCCACGCCGTCCTTGCCCATGTAGGTCTCCGTCTGCATGGCGACGGGGAGGGGCAGGTCGACCGTGTTGCCGTCCATGACGGTGGGGTCGGGGAGGAAGACGCTGATGCCGGTCTCCTCCAGGGTCTCGCGGGCGGCGGCCTCGTAGGGCAGCTCGTTGGCCTTGGTGTCGATCTTGCCCCCCGGCGGGAACCACACGCCCTCCTTGGCGTGGAGCTGCATCAGGAACCTGCCGTCGCGGTGGACGTAGCAGGAGGCGATGGGGGTGATGGGGTTGTGCGTTTCGGTCATGTCTCTTCTCTCTATTGGAAGTGTACGCCGCTGCGGAGCGTCACGTTGTAGTCTTCGGGCTGGTCGCCGCGCAGCCGGGAGCTCAGCTCCTCCAGGGAGGGGTCGGCCCTCTCGGACTTTACCTCGGTCAGGAAGTCCCCCAGGGGCTCGCGGGCCTCCTCTTCCCTCTGCCTCGCGGCGAGGGCCAGCTCGGCACCGGCCACCTCCAGGAGGGCCGCCCGGGAGGACGCGATGTCGCGCTCCACCATCTCCTTGATCCCCTGCAGGCGCCTCAGCTCCTCCTCGTGCTGCCGCACGGACGCCATGACCTCGGCCATCCTCTCCAGGTTGCGGTTCAGGTCCTGCGAGGCCTCCGCCAGCGCGTCCCCGGGGTAGTTCAGCCTCTTCTTGTCGACGAACATCTACTCTGCCTCCTCTTCCGTGATCAGCCTGACGGGCGTGCCGCCGTCGTACAGCCCCTTGAACATCCTGGCGAACCCCGCGTACAGGTCGCTGTCGCAGGTGACCTCCTCGCCGTTCACCAGGAAGGTGCCGTCGGGGGAGACCCTAACGGCCTCGCTGTAGCCGTTCGGGCAGAACCGGAACGTGCCGTCCTGCTCGACGATGAGCGCCGTCTGGGGCCGGCCGCCCTTGACGATGCTCAGCACCAGCGCCGGGTCGTCGTCGCAGACCTCGTAGGTCTCCTCCAGGTCGCCGTCGTGGTCGCCGAGGGAGGGCGACCTCTGCGCCGCCGGGAACAGCTCGGGGTCCTGGAACAGCCTGGGCGTGTGCCGCAGGTGGTCGTCGCCGGGCGGCCTCAGCCTCTCGGGCAGGTTCCGGAACGGGTCGGCGGGCCCCGTGGGCGGGGTGAACCCGGGGCGCGGGGCCCTGTTGGTCTCGTTGTCGTCGGTCACTTCGTCTTCCTCTCTGTGGGGGTGAGCCCGAGGGCCAGCAGGCCCAGGGGGAGGGGGAGCACCACGGCGGCCAGGGCGCCGACCAGGGTCCAGTCGTAGGCGGTCACGTCGTCCCCCTACCTCATCGGCACCACGGGGAACGACGTCGCGAAGGACGCGGTCTTCCCCAGGCACTCAAGGGTGGCTATGCGGGCCCCGGCAACCGGCGCGGGGAGGTCGGTGAGCAGGACGCTCTTGACGCCCTTGGCGCCCCAGCCGACCAGGAACTTGCTGCTTACCCGAACCGCGTCTACGTGGTCCGGATCGTTTTCGAGGGTCACTGTCCCACGGGCGGAGTCCAGGTACAGGTCGACCGCGCCATCGGATCCCTTGACGGCCTCGTAGACCTCGGCCCCTACTGAGAACCTAGTCTCGGGAAGCTCGTAGAGGTCCGCCAGCAGGTCGATCACCCGCCCCAGGTCGGCCGGTCCCTCGGAGGCCGCGAGCCCCAGGGTCACCCCCGGGACGGTGGTGTGGAAGACCGCCCCCTCCAGGGTGAGCTCCAGGCCCTCCAGGTCGTTGCGGTGGTTGTCCCAGAAGGCGTAGAACTCCTTGCAGTGGACCTCCAGGAACAGCTCGCCGTCCTGGCCGAACTGGAAGTCCTCCGACGTGAGCATGGAGATCGCCCTGCTCTCCTTCGGCTTCTTGGCGGCCAGCGGCCCCTCGGCCTCCTGGTACAGGGTGGCCCGGGAGACCCCGAACAGCCCGCCGCTCTCCGTCTTCATGGCCGTGATGCCCTGGCCCTGCTGGAGGTACCAGGACTTCCAGCCGTCCGGGGCGTTCTTGAGCCCCTGGTTGATGTCGTGGAGGGCCTTGAGGACCTCCTTGGCGATGTCCGCGTCGTACCTCACCTCTGGTTCTCCCTCTCGTACTGCTCCTCGGCGCACTTGGGACCGCACACGGTCGAGCCGTGCGGGGCGGGGCCGGAGCACACCTCGCAGGTCTGGTTCGAGTGCAGGTCGGCCGCGTGGCCGTATGAACCGCCTTGGCCCGTCAGGACAAAGCGGACGTCGTCCTTTTTCATCTCGTGGCCCTCCTCGTGCCTAGCGGGGTGTTGCCGGGGGGTTTGGGGGGTTAGGGAGGGCCCTTCCCGGGGTCTCCGAGAAGGGCCTTGAGATCTGCTAGCCGATGACGATGGCCATGAGGATAGCGTCCACCTGGGCCTCGGGCATCCCGGTGTCCAGAAGGTGCTTGGCCGTCTTGGCGTCGTGGTGCTCCATGCTGCGGGCCTTGGACTCGCGGACCTCCCGGAGGCGGGACGCGATGCGGACGGCGGTGCTGAAGTTCTTGGCTTCCTGCTCCCCGCTAAAGACCTGCATTCTCGACCCTCCTCTTGAGCCGATCCAGGAGACCCTGGTCGAACGGGTAGACGGTACCGCACTCCAGGACGATGGTGACGCACTGGGCCCTCGGGTCCAGGCACCCACCGCAGGTCTCGGGGTCGTGGGGCCGCACGAAGGTCTCGGAGCAGAGGGGGCAGGTGTTGATGTCGTGGTTGGTCACCTACTCCTCCTCGTTGTTCAGGTCGGCGTAGTCGCCGTCGGCGTTCCTCGGTACCCTCTCGGGCTTCTTCCGCCACTCGTCGCAGATGGCGCAGTAGTACTCGTCCCCGGCCCCGCGCTCGCCGCCGACGAGGTTGCTCTTGAGGGCGTAGGACGCCAGCGCGAAGGTCCAGCCCAGGGCCTGGGCCAGCCTGTTGACCGCCACCATCCAGAGGCCCGACGCCAGGATGCAGGCGATGGCGAGGACGATCACCTTGCCCAGGGTGGCGTAGGACTCGTCGGTCCAGTTCGGCATCGTTTGAAACCTCCTATTTGAAGTGCTTACCCTGGTTGCAGACCATGCAGTCGACGCCGTCGAGGAAGCACTCCGGGGTATTACCGGGGGTGTGGAACTTCTTGCACGGGCACCACATGGCGATCCGATGGCAGGAGGGGCAAATGCCCTGCTCCGCCGCGTACTTCTCCATGTGCGCGAGGCGGGCGGCGTCCCTGACGGCCTTGACGTAGGTGAACCGGGACCCGGCCTCCACCAGCTCGGGGCACCCCAGGTTGCCCTGTGGCACGTACTCCCGGTGGGGGCCCATAAGGGGCCGCCCCGCGACGCCGCCCAGGTGCTCCAGGGCCCTGCGGAGGGGGCGCTCGCCGGGGTGGTCGGTGGGGAGGTCCGAGTAGGCCTTGGAGACCTCCTCGATGGCGATCGCCAGGTGGGCGTTGGCGTGCAGCTCCCCGTTGCTCTGCTCGATCTCCTTGGGGTCGACGTCGCCGAGGATGATCTCGTACCCGAAGAGCCTGTCGAAGAAGGCCCTGATGCGGTCTCGTAGCATGGGCTACACCTTTTCTTTCTTGATCATGTTGTCGTCGACCCTCACGATGTCGCCGGTGTCCAGCTCCACCTCGTAGTGGTTGCTGTTGGCGAACTTGTCGAAGTAGGTCTTCCTGAGAACCTTGCCCGGAAGCCAGTCGATGGGGTCCCCGGGCGCGATGATGGCGGTGTACCTGCGCATCCCGGCCAGGACCCTCGTGCCGGGGGGCAGGGAGGGCTTGTCGAGCCGCTCGACGCGCTTGAGCGTCCCCTCGACGAGGTCGGAGCGCTGCTGGACGGTGATGTTGGCCGGGTGACCGGCCAGGGCATCGTGGAGGGCCTTGCGGCAGTCCTCCAGGCTCTCGGGCTCGCGGACGCTGTCGATCAGCCCGGTGTCGACGCCCCGGACGTGCTGCGCCATGGTCTCCAGGAGCTTGGCCAGGTCCTCCCTGGCGTCGGAGGGGAGGGCGGCCACCTCGTCCGGGTAGATCTCGTAGCCGATGCGGGTGCTACCGGGGTTGACGAAGACCCGGATGGGGGCCGTCTCCGTGTTCCGCGCCTCCTTGGGCGGCCAGTACTGCTCGCTCATCGCAGCTGCCCCACGAGCCACAGGATGCGCTGCAGGGTGTGATACTCGGCGTTGGAGAGCGTCCTGAGCGCAGCGGCGAACTCGTAGAGCTGGCAGACGAGGGTGATGCCGCAGGCGATCGCCACGCCACTCCAGAGCAGGCAGATCATGAACATACCGTCGCCCTCGCCGTAGCTGGTGTCCTTGCTCTTGGCCTCGCGCCACTCGCCGTAGGCCCAGGTGGCCTTGCGGGCGGCGTCGTGGGAGAGGGCGAAGGCTATGGCGATGACGGCGAGGCTGAGCATCAGGGCGCTGACGCCCTCCGCGATGATCTGGCCGTAGACGTGCTTGTAGGCCTGGTCTGCGGCCACGCCGAGCTTGTCGGAGAGGGCCTTGACGAGGGCGACGGCCTCCTGCTGGGCCTTGGGGTCGAAGTTCATAGTGCTCTAGCTACCTTTCTTGCTATCCGCGATGGCCTTGTAAGCCGTCAGTACTTCCAGGGAGAGGACCTCCGCCGCGTGGTGGGGGTCGTAGCCCCTCTCCTCGATCTTTTGGGCCAGCATCTCGGCGACCTCCTGGACCTCCGACCTGAACTTCAGGCCCTGCCTGGTGTAGTTGAGGTTCTTTGCGAAGAGGCTCTTCACTGGTACGCCTCCTGGGGGACCTTCATCTTCGGTCCGACGTGCCGGTAGTGCAGGCCGTAGGCGGAGTCGTTGTGCCTCTGGCCGGGGTGGTCGATGGCCGTGATCTCCACCAGCTGGAACTCGCCGTTGAGGTAGGGGTCCATGAGGGCCACCAGGGAGCCCACCCTGACGCCCCGGTTGAGCCGGGGGTCGGCCAGGACCTTGATGGTCTTGCGCTCGCGGTCCACCCAGCCGTTGTTGTCGTGGACGGCGGCCAGGCGGCGGAAGCCCGCCAGCCAGACCGCCTCCTGGGACATGCGGGCGTGGATGTTCTGGGAGGCCTCCATGAAGCTCTCCGCGAACCTCCTACCGCCTTCGGAGCCGTTGTGCCTCACCATCACCTGGCCCTCCAGGAGGCGCGCTTCTGCGCACCACGGGTCAGGAGGTCCACCAGGATGTCCAGGCACTCCTCGAAGGGGAGGCGGCCGTTCTCGACCTGGGCCACCGGGATCCAGCCGTAGTCGTCCACGGCCTCCGGGTCGTCGATCTGATCGAAGATGACCTCGCCCGCCCGGTCGATGAACGGGCCCGGGTCGCCCTCCCCGGTGCAGCGCTCGACCTGGAGGGCCCTGCTGTGGGCATAGACCCTGGAGACGGGGGCCTTGTCGTCCTTCTCGTACAGGACCAGCCACAGGTAGGTGTCGCTCGCCTTGTGCTCGACGTTGTAGCCGAGCTTGATCAGCGTCGTCCTGAGCTCGTCCAGCAGGGCGATCGCCTTCGGGATGTCCAAGGGGGGCCTTTCTAGCCCCACCTTGTGCAGACCCTTCTTGTGAATCACAGACACAGAGCCACCTCCTTGACCATGTCCTCCACGCTCGGGAGGCCGAAGTACTTGTTGCCGATGGCCGCCATGTCCCTGGAGGCCATGCTGTCGCAGAACGACGCCGCCCTCTCCTTGGACTCCTCCGTCTCCATCGTGAAGCGGGTCCCGTCCGCCGCGACGTGGTCGTAGGTGTCGAAGAGCAGCTTGCCCATCTGGGTGCCGACGTCGATGTTGCACGCCAGGATGATGGACGGGTACAGGGACGAGAGGTCCATGTCGATGACGTTCTCGAACAGGTAGCGGGAGCGCCTGCCGTTCCCCATGTCCGCCCCTGCGGGCATGTTCATGTTGGGGTCGGCCACGAACGCGCCCAGGAACTTGTCGGAGGGCGGGCCCTCCTTGCCGTACGTCTGGTTGCGGTTGTTCGACATGATCCAGCCCTGGATCTTGCAGAACTTGGAGAAGAAGTTCTTGAGGCAGACGGTCTTCGCCATAGCCCTCTGGACGCGGGTCTGCGTCATCAGGCCGAGGTTGTGCAGCTGCTCCATGTCCTTGTTCTTCTTCTCCAGGCGGTAGAGGAGGATCACGTCGTTGATGTTGTACGACACGAACGCCTCGTAGTCCACCAGGTTGATGTTGCGGATGTTGGCCCCGGGGGGCATCACGTCCTTCTTGGCCTTCAGCTCGTCCTCGGCGATGGCGTTCAGGGCGTAGCTGTCCTTCTTGCCCGACACCTTGCGGAGCTGGGCGTATGCGATGAGCTGGTCGATCCAGATGGCCATGGAGGAGCAGTCGAACATCTCGTTCTTGTCGGCGTGCTCCTGGGTGCGCGTGTCCTCCTTGAAGTACGGGGGGATCTGGATGGGGATCCTCTTGGAGCACATGATGTCGGCCGGGGTGATGCGGTCCTTGCCGGAGGCCTGCCTCTCGGTGATGCCCAGGACCCTGACGATGTCGTCCGTGCTCATGCGGGCGCCCAGCTGGTTGATGCGGTTGATCAGCGTCAGCAGGTCGAACTTGGCGTTCCAGGCGAGCATGTAGTCGGGGGCCTTCTCGTCCACGAGGTCGAAGAACGCCTTGATCATCTCCAGTTCGTCGTAGTGCCAGTGGATCTCGCTCGTGATGGTGTCCCCGGTCTCGGCCCTGATGCGCTCCACGGTCTTGGCGTTGAACGCGTCCTCGTCCAGGGCCATCATCTGGGGGTTGTCCTCGAACACCAGGGCGAACGTGTGGCACGTCATGTCCTGGTCGAAGAAGACAGTGATGAGGTCGATCGGGCAGGGGGCGTAGTGCTCATCCGGGAAGGTGCCGTCGAAGTCGTTCTGGTTGACCTCGATGTCGTAGTAGCCCTTGGTCAGCTTGTTGAGCTTGCCCTCGTAGGGGTACCTGTCGAGGAACTGGGCGATGAAGTAGTCCCGGATGTCCGTGTCGGTGCCGTGGACGTTGTAGTTGAGGTGGAGCTGGTTCCACAGGTAGCGGTTGCCCGACTTGCGCTTCTCGTTGTAGAAGGCCATCAAGTCCAGCTCCTCCGCCATGTCGCGGAAGCGGTCCCTGTAGAGGCTGGTGATGGCGTCCACGTCCTGGGGCTGGACCGCCCGCACGGGGGTCTTCAGCCAGGTGTCCTCCCTGTTGATGTGCCAGGTGAACTTCGGGTCGTCGATGACCTGGACCCTCTTCTCGTTGGTGTCCTCGTCCCGGTAGACCAGGACGACGTGGTCCTTGTCCCACCCGATCTCGGGGCCGGGCTTGGCGTACATGACGTTGAGGAGCTGGTAGTTGCCCCCAGCGGGCATCTTGTCTAGCATGCGTTCGTTTACCTCCTGGTTCTGCGTTGGGGTGTTCCCCCGCCCCCTAAGGGGAGGGGCGAGGGGGGAGGGGGAACCGCCTAGAGCTTCATCATGCCCGGCATCTTGGCCAGGGTCGCCTCGGCGTCCTCGCTGTAGACGTCCAGGTTGACGTGGAGGTCGTACCCCGGGGACTCGCTCCGTGCCTTGTGGTAGAGCCTGATGACGTCCTGGTGGGTCTCGTGGCCCTCCCCGATCAGGACGCCGACGCGGACGCTCTCCTTGGGGGAGTCCCAGCCGACGAGGTAGCGGGCGGCGTAGACGGCCATGATCCCTGGGAGCTTGTTGACCGCCTCGGCGAAGCGCACGGTGCAGCTGTGGGCGCTGTGGTGGTGCTTGTAGCTGACGAGCTCGTTCCTCCACCTGTTCTGGATGGAGTCCTTGAGGCGGCCGTGCATGGAGCTGGACCGCTCGAAGGAGAAGGCCCAGGCGAAGAGGTCCCTGCCCGGGTCCCAGTTGTCCACGCTGAAGGTGGCGATCGGGGGGTCCTGGTCGGGGTCCTTGATGCTCCTGATGACGCCCCTGACCGAACCGGAGTGGGGCTGCTTGGAGGTCACGAAGACGTCGCAGGAGTCGTGGCGGAACCACCAGACGGGTTCCTCGCCCTCCTCCACGGGCTCGGGGACCTCGTAGCTGTGCTCCCGGATGAGCTCCTGGGCCCACGCGTCGTCCAGCAGGAACTCGGCGAGGACGAACTTGGCGCTGGAGAGGTTGGCGTGCCCCGAGATGAGGCTGTCCTGGCCGGAGGAGGAGCCGGAGTACCACGTAGAGAGCAACCGGCCCTCGCCGTCGACGATGGCGCCGGAGTACCAGCCAGTGGCGGTGGCCTCCTTGAACAGGATGCGCACCCCGAAGCCCTTCAGGGGCTCGTTGACGCGGTCCTCGATGGCCCGCATGACGTTGATTCGCTTGATCACTTGACCTTCACCTCCAGGTTGACCAGCTCGATCCTCTTCGCGTCCGCACGGACGAAGCAGGATACGGTCTGGATGTCGCTGGCGTTCATCATGTCGTTGATGATGTCGCTCAGCAGCAGGCGCACCTCTGCGGTGGCCTCGTCGTCGTCCTCGTTCTCCGGGATCTCCCGGTAGGGCTCGTCCTCCGTCCGGAGCTCGCCCATGCGGACCAGGCAGGCCTCGTAGACCTCCTCCGCCACGTCGTCGGGGACGGTGCCCTCGGTGACGGTGATGCCCCCCGGCTTCTCCTCCGAGTAGCGGAAGTGCCGTCTGGTCATCTCCTTCATCACGACGCTCTCGATGGCGCCCGTGATGACGCCCCTCTTGGGGTCCTCCTTGTCCTTGAAGACGTTCCAGAGGCCCGTGACGAACCAGGGCTCCATCACAGCTCCACCCCCCTCAGGGCCGCCGACACCCAGCCCGGCAGCTCGACCTTGTACTCCCGGTAGAGCAGGCTCGTGGTGTGGACGGTCACCGAGAAGAACCTGTCGGCGTCCTCGGGGAAGGCGGAAAGCCAGATGCTCTTGAGCAGCTCGGACATCTCCTCCTCCAGCTGTCGGCGGAACTCCTTGGTCCAGACCTCGAAGCTCTTGGAGTCCCCCAGGTCTCGGATCTCCGCCATCCTGGCCTCGACGTGCGCCAGCCTCTCCTTGTCTCTCATGAACTACCTCCGAAAAAAAAGAAAGGGGCCCCCGGAGGGACCCCAGAGGGGCTAGGCCCGAGGGGGCCAGGACCAGTGGCCGGGCTTCGGCTCCGCGCTGTAGGGGACGCGGGGGTTGAAGAACTGGCCGGTGGGGTTGAGGATGGCGAGGCCCACGAGGTCCGGGTCGATGACGTCGGTGATGACGGCCGCCCGGGGGACGCTCTTGTACTCGCCGCCGGGGGTGCCGTAGGCGTGGTAGTGGACCATGCGGTTGACGGTGGGGACCTGGGTGTTGTGGTACCTGGCCGCGTGGGTCAGGAACTCCTCGTCGAGGGGCAGGGGCATCTGGGTGGCAGAGCCGCTGTCGTCCAGGCGCCACATGGACAGGGTCTCGCCCCGCTTGGGGTGGAAGCCGGTGGCGCTCTCGACGGTGTCCAGCAGGTTGTCCCGGGCCTCCTCGTACGACTCGTACATGAGGATGTCCATGATCTCGCCGGTCCCGCTGACGTGCAGGCCGACGTGCCGCAGGCCCTCCTCCTCGGCCAGCGCGGGCTCCTGCCCCAGGTTGGCGGCGAGGGAGCGCAGGGTCCAGAGGGACTTCTGCTTGATCCGGATGGCCTCCCGGATGTTCTCCTCCGTGGAGGGGACCAGCTGGTCCGCGTCGATCCAGTACTCGTCCTCGCCGAGGCCGACCTTGACGTTGTTCTTGACCGGGGCGCCGGGGGTCCAGTTCAGGTCCAGGACCTCCACGGCGTCGCCGGAGGACGCCACGATGACGACCTTGCCCTTCTCCACGCCCTTGAGGGGCATGTCGTAGGTGAGGACGCCCGCCATGTCGCCCAGGATGGTGAAGGGGAGGCGCTCGACGGTGTTGGTCAGCTGCTCGATGAGGTTGACCAGCATGACGCGGTCCACGATCGCCAGGTCCTCCTCGGGGGCGTAGAACATGGACTCCCCGCGATTGGGGGACGCCAGAAGGACGTTCCTGCCGTCGGGGGTCTTGTCCTTGGGGTCAACGCGCTGAACGATCCCGAACTTGCCGGTGCTCTGGACGCGGACGTACTGGTCCTCGTTGAAGTTGCTCAAGGTCTCTTTCCTTTCTCTATTCGGGTGCCAGGTAGTGGTCGCGCCGCAGCCCGCCCTCCCTGATCACCATGTCTCGCTCCTGGTCCTCCTGCCACCCGCCGTAGGACGGGTCGTAGTAGGTCTCCAGGTAGCCGAAGCTCCTCCACGCGAAGTGGACCTGGTACTCCGGCTGGTGGTAGATCGTGTCGGGGACGTAGGTGGTCGTGCTGACCGCCTTGGTCCCTCCCTTGCCGTCGGGGACGTAGGTGGTGGAGGTGACCGCCCGGGTGGTGCTCTCGTACCACTCGGGCTTGTAGTTCCTCCAGTCGACGACGGCCACCACCTCCATGACGACCTTCGACGTCAGGTGGTTGGTGATGAAGTAGGCCGCGATGCCGAGGATGACGCTCAGGACGACGGCGATGGCGAGAAGCTGAGGGTCGATGCGCGGATGCCATTCCCCGCGAGGTTGGTACCCCATCAGCGGCTCACCAGGTCGAAGCGGTGGACGATGACGGTGCCATCCTGGGGCGCGTCGTCCGGGACGCTCTGGAGGGTCTTCCTGTCGATGCGGACGTCGCCGAAGAAGGACTCGTAGGGGCGCAGCCAGCGGGTGTGCTGGGAGGGGTTGATGTGGGCCTCGTAGGCGACGTAGGTGACGACCTCGCCGTCCACCAGGGCCTCCACCTTGGAGCTGACGACGCGGTACTGACCGCCCTTGAAGTGCTTGTAGCGCCAGCCGGAGTCCGGGCCGTGGACCACGATGAAGCCGCCCTCGTTCTTGTCCTGCTCGGGGGCCCGCTCCAGGGCGTAGAGGTCGGCTGCGGAGACGACGGTAACCGCGCCCTTCAGGTCGGCGAGGACGCTGTAGATGGGGCCGTCCTCGCCCTCGGACTCCTTGCGGAAGTTGGAGGCGAGCACGAAGAAGGTGCGACCGGAGATGATGTAGGCCTTGCCCGCGTTGATGTCGGTGACGACGGTCTTGGGCTGATCGGTGTAGCGCATTTCGCTGATGTCCCTTCTGAGATTGGGGGTAGGGGGGCTCACATACGGTCGTGTTCCCCCCACCCCTTACCGGATATGCGGACGAGCCGCCTAGGTGTCGTTGTCGTCGGCGATGCTGTACATGCGCTCCGGGTCGTTCGGATCCACCAGCGTCGCGCTGTCCTCTTCGTAATCCTCACGCCAGTAGACGCGCAGATCCCCGGATCGGATTCGCTCCTTCAGCCCGGCGTCGAACATGGCGATGATGTCTCTGCCGGAAATCTCGCGGTCCCGCCAGGGGTCCCACCATTCCGCCAGGAAGCCGAAGCCGTCCCAGCCCGATGGCTCGAAGTCCTTCCCGTCCTCGTGGTCCGCCTCGCTGCGGTACATGTTGCCGTAGGCGCTGATGCCCTCACCGTCGGCGGCGAACGCCATCTGGCGGTGGATGCCGAACTCGATGACCTTGACCTCAACCGGGACCTCCTCCGAAGTGAAGGCGTAGTGGTCCCCCTTCATGTCCTCCGGGTAGAGGCGGTCGTTGGAGACGGTGACCCTCTTGATGGTGAGGTGGACCTGGACGGCCCCGATCTCCACCAGGCCCTTCGCCAGATCCCTGGCCCTGATGTCATTGTCGATGCGGACGGTGATCCAGCTGCGCTTGACCAGCTTCTTGCGATTCTCCAATCCGGGAGGGATGGAGAATGCCTTGGGATACTTGTGCTCGTAGTGGGTGGGGAGGCCCGCCTCCAACAGGACCGAGGCGATGGCCTCGATGTCCAGGCCCCATCCGTAGCTCTGCTTGGAGTGGTCCACCAGCGGCATGAGCGCCCGGACCTCGTAGGACACGGGGTCCCTCCGGTAGAACTCCAGGGCCCTCTCCGGGGAGTTGTCGAGCAGCTCCGGGTGGACCCCCGACGCCTTGATGACCTCCATGAGGCGCTCCAAGACCTTGGCGGCATGCTTCGGGTTCTTGAGAGGCACCCGAAGCGTCACGCCACGATCGTAGAACGGGGCGTCGTCGTCGATGGGCCCCTTGGTGTCGGCGAAGCCCATGGTCTCCGACGCCTCCCGGTAGGGGTACCCGTCGTCGATGAAGACCTCGAACAGGTCGGGGTGCTTCTCGTCGCCGAACCGACCCGCCCGGCTGCAGAACCATAGGCGCATGTTGCCCTGGAGGGGGCCATCGCTGATGGGGATGGTGATGGCCTCGGTGTCGTCCATCCCCTCGTAGGAGGCCGCGCTGCGGGCGAAGGGCCCGAAGACGGACTCGACGACCTTGAGGACGGACTCGGCCTCCTCCACAAGGAGGGGGATCTTCTCCTTCGACTCGAAGGGGAGCTTGCGGATCTTGTCCCGGTTAGCCTTTCCCATTGATGATGATCTCCTTGGAAACGGTGGTGGCGTGGGTGCTGATCTGGAGGTGGCTCGGCGGGTGAGCCGACTTGATGGTCCGCGCCAGGGCCTCCGCCTGCTCCCACGCCATCGGCGTGGTGGACCTCATGGAGAGGGAGCTCTTCCCGGGAGGGGCCCAAAGGAGGCCGGTATACGGCTCGATGGGGCTCTCGTAGAACCGATCCCGGGCGGCCCGGAACTGGTCGTAGCTCGGCCACTCGGCGTATACCGTGTGGCCGAGAAAGACCTGAACCCCCTTCCTCTCCAGATTCGCCATCAGGTCCTCGACCGCGTCCTTGAGAAGCTGCTCCAGGTAGCCGTTGACGTCCCCGAGGGGCTGGCCGTAGTCCATGTAGGTGCTCCCCAGGACCGCCTCGCCGGTCACGAACTCGCCGTCGACGATGGCCTTGGCGTAGACCAGGATGTCGTAGAACTGGCCGTCCCCATCTAGCCGGGGATCGTTAGCCTCTCCCTCCCAGACGAAGTGCTCGTCGATGTCCTGCTCGATCTCGAAGATGAAGCCGGGGTGCTCCCGCTTGACCCGCTCCAGGAGCAGGTAGCCGGTGATGATCGAGTCGGTCTCGCGCCACTCCTCAGCCGTGAGGTCGGCGTACCAATCGAGCTTCCCGTCCCAGGCCGCCACGCGGTAGAGCCCGGTCTCGGGGTCGACCTGGGGGAGGTTGGTGATACAGCCGCCGCCGAGGAGGACGCAGTTGACGATCTTCTCCTTGGTGGCCAGCTTGTCGCTGTGGATCTCTTTGCTCATGACTTCCTTCTCCTAGCCGAACGGCTTGTAGGTGGGGAGGGGGGTGAGCAGGGACTCGACCACCAGGTCGGGGTAGTCCCGCTTGAGGTCTGGGTGGTCTCCGTCGACGTGCTCTTGGATGCGCTCGTTGAGCAGCTCCTTCCACTCGTTTCCGGCGTGGAAGACGCTGACGTGCTCCCCGCACTCGCGGCAGACCACGCCGTGGTAGGGGCAGGTGGTGGAGGTGGGGTGGGCGACCTCCACCAGCTTCCCGACGATGACGTACTGCAGCTCGTAGAGCTTCCCCCCGTCGCTAACGAAGAAGGCGTCCTGCAGGTCGGGAAGGGGGCCGTCATGCAGGATCCCCGTGACGTCCCTGGAGTGGTATTCCTCTCCAATTAGAACGCTCTGAAGGACATTCTTATCCTCATTGAGGGCGACGCAGTGTACGCTACCAAGCTCTTCATTCTTCTTGATGAGGTCGGCGAGTTTTTCTTTGGACACGCTGGTCTCCTTACAAAATAAAAGGCCCTGCGATCTCTCACAGGGCCTTTGCTGGGTTTGCCTAGGCGAACTCGCCGGGACGGAGTCGCTTGAGGTTGTCGTTGTGGCTCTCGCCCTCCTTGAGGCTACGGGCCATGCCCTTGACGTCGCGGAAGATCTGGGCCAGGCCGTCGTCGGTGTTGGGGATCCCCCAGTTGCCGACCTGGTTGAGGGTGAGGGTCACCGTGACCTCGCTCCCGGCAACGTCGACGATGGCGCTCATCTTGGAGTTGACGATGTCGTCGCCGACCTCCTCGATGAGGGCCCGCTCGACCGTCTGGAAGACGAGGTCGACCTGCTCCTTAGTGATGCCCTCCGAGAGATGGTCGACGCTGCCCTCGATCTGGGGCTGGCCGACGGTGCAGGGGATGCCGTTGTTGTCCAAGGTGTCTCTCCTCTAGCTAGGCGATCGGGTGCTCGCGGTCAAGCCACCCGGTCTTGTTGTCGTGGTCGAAGAAGGCCGACACGTACAGGTAGCCGTGGCTGGCGTTGGTGTTGCCCACCACCACCAGGCGGGAGACGTCGTTGGCGTACAGGACGACCTGACGCTCCCGGGCGGGGTGGATCTCGTTGTCCTGGAGGAGGCCGTTGGCGCGGGCCAGCCACTCGGCGTTCACGCCGGAGTTCAGCAGCTTGATGATGGCGTCGACCTCCTCCTTGGGGCCGACGTTGCTCTGGCGGCAACCGCCCATCGAGACCCAGCGGTCCTCGACGACAGCCCGGACGCCCCAGGCGGCGGTGACGCCCTCGGGGGTGGCGCCGTTGTAGCCCCACTGGAGCTGGATGCGGGGCTCGTTAGTCGCCATCGGTGTCGGCCTCCAAGTTGGGGTAGAGCTCCTTCTTCAGGCTCTCGTAGATGGGGGTTGCGAGCGCCATGTAAGACGCTTCGTCGCGGGGGAGCTCCATGTCCCGGTTGTACTCGGCGAGGTGGTTGTACTCCTCGGCGAACCCCTGGCTGAAGGTCTCGAAGGAACTATCGCGGAACTTGTCGCAGAGCTTGTCGACCAAGGGGCCTCCGTTCGTTAAGGCCAGCTCGACGGAGGGGACCTGCTCCTCCAGCCACTTCTCGTCGTCCGCGTAGAGGTGCCCCTTGGGGACGATGTAGGTCTCGGAGGCGTCGCCGTCACCGAGCTGAATCAGCTGCCAGTAACCGCCGACCCCGATGGGATCGGGATGCCAGGTGATGGATTCGAAGATGCGCTGCGAGACGGGGGCAGCGCCGCCCTCCTCTTCCTTGTCGAAGTCGTCGGGGTGGTCCATGACCTTGACGGCCCCGTGCTCCTCGGGGTCGTACTCGACCCCCTCGGAGGCGAAGGCGTCCTTCAGCTCCTCCAGGCGGGCGGCGACGGCCCTGAGGATGACGTCGTACCGGCTACCGGGGGCGTTCTGCTCCGCGATGGCGATGGCCGCCTCGGGAGTCGTGACTCGAATCATTGGTCGTTCCTTTCTTTCTTCTTCAGGTGGGAGAACTGGGACTGGATCCGCTGCTTCTTCTCCTCCGGGGTCTCCTTGACCCGGATAGCGGCGTCCAAGCGCTTCATGAGGGCGCGGACGATGTCCTCCCGCATGAATGATGTGTGTCCGATTAGCTCGACGAACCTCGGGGCGTCGTCCGGCAGCGAGAAGCGGCCGTACCGCCCCCTGGCGGCGATGTCGAAGAGCCCCTTGGCGGCGTTCCCCTCCAGGATCGGCCCCAGCTCCTCCGGGGTCATCAGGTCGTCCTGGATGTCCAGCGACACCGTCCCGGCGTAGCACCAGGAGGCGCTCTCCGGGTCCCCGTCGTGGGTGACCTTCCCGGCCATGACCACGCCGTGGCCCCGGACGTTCAGGACTATCCAATCGCCCCTCTTGACGAATTTGAGCATCTTCGCCTCGGGGACGCCGATGGACTGGATGATATCGCCCTTGTCGAGGATCTCAGTGGCCTCTCGACCAGAATCGACCGTCACGACGCTGATGATAGGGGCCCTTGATCTGATGAGGGGGTCCTTCTCCTTGGGGTCCTCCCTCGTCACTGGTCCGTTCTTCACTTCGACACCTCCTTGATGTCCTTCAGGTCGCACTCAGGCACCCAGGTGCCCCCGGTGCCGTCGCTGCGGACGTGCGTCCAGGTCCACTGCCCAGCGTAAGGGCCCTCCTCCGCGACCCGGTAGCGGGCGAAGGTGTGGCGCTCGCCCACGGCCGGGGCGTGGGGGCTCAGGTCGGCGGGGTCTGCGGGGTCGAAGGTGGCCTCGACCCTCATCGGCATGTCCACGGGCCTACTCCCCCTTGGCCTGGGAGCGCCTCTGCTCCTCGTTCCAGTTGGCGATCAGGTTTCGGGGGTGCATGTGGTTGGTGGCGATGACCCACCACATAGGGGAGGTGAACCCGCTGAGGAGCAGAGCTGCGTCGGCCTGGTTGCGCTGTTCCTCGTCGGCGGTCTCGGTGCGGCTGAGCCACTGCTTGTAGTGGGCGCCGAACCAGGTCCCGGTCGTGGCGTTGAACGCCTTGCACAGGACGTACCCGTTCTCATCCGTGCCGAAGGGTAACTCGGGGAAGAAGACGATGACGTTCTTGGTCGCCTTCTTCTCGACCCGCATGATCGCAACGACGGCGTTCGCGGGCTTCTTCTGCCTGTAGGTGGGGTTGATGATCAAGGTTCATTCCTCCTATTTGTACTGAGGGTGGAGCCGCTCGTAGAGGTCGAGGTACTGCCGTACGTGCTCGATCTCGGAGACGGGGTCCGGGGTGAGCTCCGCCACCCGGGAGATGAGCTCCAGCCCGAGCATGAGGTCCAGGGGGACGCCGAAGTACTTGGCGAAGACGGCCTCGACGGTGTTCTCACTGAGATCGATGGTCCCCCATTGGCCGATTCGCGGCTTGTCGTCCTCGAAGGCCCGACCGGGGAGCTTGTCCAGCTCGTCGCGGACGTCCTGGGGCACGAACTCGAACATCGCCATCACCAGGTTGACGTGGTCGAAGGCGTCCGGCTCCATCTCGCCGGGGCCGTCGACGTCGTTCTCCTTGATGACTGCGGCGTGCGACTCCTCCACCTCCTTGATGTGGGGCTCGATGGCCTCCCGGAGCAGTGTGATTCCCATGTGTTCTGTTTCCTTTCCTTTACGTGGCTTTTACGCCTTGGATGATGAAGTCCGTATTCTGCACCGTGATCACCACGATGCCACCGGCGTGGACATCGACCCAGTCCTGGCGCTCGACGATGGGGATGCCGTTCACGGCGATGTCGCCGATCCGGAGCATGGCCTCGGCGGAGCCGGTGGTGATGTTCAGACCCAGCTTGTGGAGCATGATGTCCTTGTAGACGCGGTAGCTCCCCGGCGGCAGCTGCAGCACCTTGATTCGCGCATCATCCTCCGTCGCGATACGGGCGGTGATGGTGTCCCGCATCTCCTTCTGGAGTGCGGCGATGAACTTCCAGCGGGACACGAGCTCAGAGAGACGCTTCTCTTTATCCATGCTAGTCCTTCTCCTTGATGAGATCCTTGGCCCGCTCCTCGACGATGTTGGCGACACGGCGGGCGGTCGCCTTGGCATCGAGCAGGATCGTAGAAACCCCTTCGTCGACGGTGGAGAACCCTTGGCCGTTGGCGTACAGCATCTTGGTGGTATCCACGAGGATGTAGTCGCCACGGGCGATCGCGAAGTAGAGCGCCAGGAGGGCGTCCTTGTCGTAGACGCTCTTGTTTCCGTTGATGATCACCATGTTGGAAATACCTCTTTCCGTAGTCAGCAAACCGTTGTCAAGGGCATAATATGTGCGTGAAAAGGGGGACGGCATCCCTGCCGTCCCCCCACTGCGCAGCGGGTTAGGTTGGTGTCTCGCCCCCTTCCTCTACCTCGTCCTCCGGCCGCTGCGGGCCGCCTCGATGCGCTGGCGCTCGGCCTGCTGAGCCGCCCGGTACATCCGGGCCACCTTGTCGCCGCCCATCTTGCCCATGCGGCTGTAGCCCTCGGGGCCGAGCTGCTGCTTGCGGATCTCGCCGCCCATCTTGCCGATCATGTTGTAGAACCGGCCGGTGATGGGGATCGAGACGCGCTTGCCGTGCTCGTAGTCGAACTGGAGCTCCTCGTCCTCGAACAGCTGGACGGCCACTCGGGGCTGCTCGCTGTAGGTGCGCATGGGCAGGCCGCGCATCACCGGGACGTGGACCTCCTCGCCGTGCGGGCCGATCGCCACCGGGCCGGTGGCGCGGACTCGACCGGCGAGGCGCGGGCGCTCCTGCTCCTCGTACTCCTCCTCGTACTGAGCCGCCTGCTCCTCGGGCACCCAGGTCACGGGGCCGGGGACGGCCTGGCGCCGCTGCTGGACCTGGCCGGTGCGGCCGGGGAGCGGGCGCGGGCCGGTCTGGACGGCCTCGGCCATGTAGCCGCCGCCGCCGCCACCGCCCTGCTCCTGGGCGAAGACGCGGCTGTCCACGTCCTCGCGGGAGACGCCCGCCTGGGCGAGCTTGTCCAGCTCCTCCTGCGGGGCCTCGTGCGACAGGAACTCGTCCATGCCGCCTCGGGCCCTTGCCGCCGGGGCGCCCCGTCGAGTCGGGTCTTGACCGGCTTCCTGCTCCCAGCCGGTGCCCTGCCAGGTGTTCATGCTCTTGCGTCGAGTGGCCATTCGTGGCCTCCTTTCTCCTGCCCCGGTCTCTCTCCCGGTGGACCCCGCCGGGGCGTTTCCTCAGGTCCACGGCCCCAAGTATGGCGGGGCCGGAGGGGGCCCGCACCGGCCGAAACGGAGGTTTTGGGGCCGCGAACGTGGCGAAACGCAAGTGGGCAAGCGGGGGTTTGTGCCGGAAACCGTCCGGGTGGGACGGTTTCCGGCGTTTCTAGCTGGCGGGGGTCTCGCCCCCGAAAAGGTGGTGCTTGGCGGCTTGGGCCACGGCCCCCCTGTCGGGGAGCTGCACGCCGTCTTCATCCGTCCAGTTGATGATGGGGATCTTACCCGTCTCTGCAAGGAGATCGACATAGGCCCACCACAGGGAGCGCGTCGCCGCCCTGTGGGCGAGGTCGGTGCCGTTGAAGTGGCCGAACTCGTCCGGCTCCAGGAGACCCGCCCGCATGAGCATGTTGACCGCCTCCTGGTGGGAGGGGATGTCGGAGCGGAACGGGTCGCTCGGGGGCATCTCCTTCATCCTGTGGGTGCAGCCCTGCGCCCTGTCGACGCCTCCCGTGCAGTAGTTCTGCTTCCCGGTGCAAGAGATGCGGATGCAGCCGCCCTCGGTGGGGGTCTCCACCTCGAACTCGCTCTGCTTGAAGCTGGGGCACACCACGTTGCAGCACCTGTCGCCAGGGGTCCCGCTCGCCTCCTCCTCCGCCGCCCGCTGCCTGCCGATGCTCTTGTACATCGCGTTGCGCTGGAGGCAGTCGTAGAAGGCGTCGCGGATCTCCTTCGGCGCCGTCTCGGCCACGGCGGCGAGGTCCTCCGCGTTGAGCCCCAGCTCCTTCATCACCGTGTCGGCAACCCGGCGCTTCTGCGCCTGCTGGAAGTCCAGCCCTTTGTCGTCCGTCATGTGACGCACCACGGGAAGCCGCCGCTCCTCATCGTTATGGTAGGAGGCTTGCTGTCGAACAGCCTCCCTGAGTAGGAAGGGACGATGTTGATGATTCGGTCGTACTCGTCGGTGCTGAAAGCGCCGTCTTCGAAGAAGCGCTTGTCCATGCTCCTGATGGCCTCGTACGGCACTTGCTGTTCAACCGGCCTATCGGACTGCCGGGTGCAGCAGACTGCGCACCCGACGTCGAACAGCACGAAGATCACCTCGTAGCCCAGACCCCGGAGCATGTGGATCAGCGGGAGCCTGTACTTCTTGCTCATGTTGGTGTCGCTGATGGCGACGTCCCGGCCCTCCGAGGCGGCGACCCGGAGGTCCAGGTCCCGCCGTGCGGCGGCCTCCCTGGAGGCCTGCATGTCGTGGGGCCCGGTGCCCACCATCGCCCGGTAGTCATCCAGGTTCAGGTTCACCGCGTTGGGCAGGAACTCGTTGACGAACGTGGTCTTCCCCGATCCGGGGAGACCTATGGTGACGTAAGCTTTCATGGTGTCCTTCCTAGTTGGCGGTAGAACCACAGTAGACGGCGACGAGGCGCCTGTGGTCCGGCAGGGCGAAGTCGAACTCGGTGCCGTTCTTGTTCTCGTAGCTCTCCTGCTGGCTGCTGCCCAGTAGCTCGACGAGGTAGAACAGCTCCGGATCCCAGCCGTTGTCCTTCAGGATCTCTTCGGCAGTCATGATCCGCTTTGAGGCAACGACCATCTCGCCATCCAGACCGTACATGAACACGGCGGGTGCGATCTTCTTGGGCTCACCGTTCTCCTGCTCGTAGAGCCGGAAGACCCGGAACACGTTGCTGTGGAAGAAGATCCGGTCGTCCCTGTGGACGGCGACCTGGCTTCCGTCGCGGAGCACCTCGACCAGGACGCGGGTGTTATCGGGATGCGTCTTCTTGAGGAACTCGCCTGCGGTGATGTTGGGGTTGGCCTCCACCCACCACTCGCCGTCGAGCACGATCTTCTGGCTGGAGCGGAAGATGGTGGTGGCGGTGGAGACGACGGGCTCCGGGGACGCCGTGTGGTAGGGTGACGGAGGGGGGTTCCGGTCCAGCTCGGGGTTCCTGGGCGGGAAGACGACGGCCAGAGGGGTGGGCTCCACCTGGGCCACGGTCTCCTCCAGAACGACCGTCTCCATACCGGCCTTCGTCAGTGCCTCCTCGTAGCCCCCGGGGCTGATCATGTCTCGGGGGTCCTCCTCGAAGGCGGGGGCCTTGACGACGACGTAGCCCTCGGGGAGGGGGATCTCGGGGTAGGCGATCCGCTGCTGGGGCCGGTCCAGCTCCTCCAGCAGCTGCCGGTAGGCCTGCTCCGAGATCATGGGGGCGTAGGGGTTGGAGACCAGCTTCTCGAATAGCTCGTACTCAGGGCAGTCGTCGAGGAAGACCATCTTTGCCATCGCGCCGTACGACGACGGGTCGCCGTATCGGTCCAGGAAGCGCCAGCCGCCGAGGCGCAGGAACTCCATCTTGGCGAAGTACTGGGCCTTCCTCCAGCGGTCGGACTTCTGGCCCATGAAGTCGAGGGCCTTGGCCAGCTCCTCCAGACCCGAGACTGTGCCGTAGTCCAGGAAGATAGGGGCCGAGGAGAGGATCCGCGCTCGGTCGTCGTGGTTGCCGCCGACCATGGCGAGCACCAGGTGCAGGGGGACGGTGGGGGATTCCTTGGCGTTCATTGGTTCCTCCAAAAAAATGGGGGGAACTCGTCCCCCCTCTCGCTCTACTGAGCGGGCGTCAATCTCTTGGCTAGCTCCTCCTGGAGCTCCTTGCGGATCCCTGCGGGCTCCTGCTGGTAGGTGAACTCCAGGAAGTCCATCTCGTACTCGAAGGCGAACCCCCTGAGTGTCTGGTAGTCCTGGGTCATGCGGTCGTGGTTGATGAAGCAGTAGGAGGGCGCGAAGGCGATGTAGAGGGGGTCCTCCCTGCCGGGGATCTCCACCTCGAAGTCGAACCCGAGGTCTCCCCCGTCCTCTCCCACCAGGCCCTCGAAGAAGGCCCCCTCGGTGTAACCCACCCCCGCCTCGTCGAGCACCCCACGGATGATGTCGGTGCCGTACTCCTCGTTCATGGGGTCGCAACCCGGGCAGCGGAAGCTCGTCTCGATCAACTGCCTCGGGGTCGCCTCGAAGGAGGCGCCGCACGCCCTCCCGAGGGGGATGTGGGAGACCCTGAGCTCTGCGCCCATCCCCTGGAACTCCTGGCCGGGTGCGAGTTGGTACTCCGTCCCGCGCTGAAGTCTGATGGCGGTCTCAAGGCCGCTGATGTCATGGATCTGTTGATGCACGTCTTTCTCCTTTACGCGACCTTTTCCTGGTGCGATAGGATGATATGTGGACAAAACCGTTAACACTATCATAAGTGGATCAGCAGGCGATCCGAGAAAGGGAGGGAGACGCCATGACGCAGGACGCGAACGCGGGCTCCCCGCCCGACAACGGCTACCCGTACGATGAGGCGGATCCGTTCCGCTACGAGCGGGACCTGCTCATCAAAGAGCTCGACGACCTGGACGGTATGTTCGACAGTGGAAAGACGGTCCTGGACCGCCTCCTCGCGGATCGCCGTGGCGCGACGCCCGGCAGCATCGCCAGGATGCTGGAGGTCATGACCTCCACCAAGAACGCCAAGCTGTCCATGGTCAAGGAGCTGGTGGCCCTAAAGAAGACCCAGCAGGACATGAAGATCAAGGACCTCAAGGTCAAGGAGAGCGAGGACGCGGGCGCAACGGCCCTCCAGCTCTTCGACAAGATCATGGAGGCGGCGAAGACGAGCAACACGTCCATCGCCGCCCCGACGTCCAGGGCTGCGACCGTCTCCGCCGACGTGGACCCGGAGGACGCCCTGTTGGCGCGCTTCTCGGAGATCCCCACGGAGGAGGAGCCGGAAGAGGGCGAGGTAGGAAAGAGCAGCGGAAGTACCAGCGAGAGTGGCACCGGCGACGACCGGGCCCCGGAGGCTCCTGGCGAACCGTTGCTCGTGTGCAGCAGCACAGGGGTCCCGAGGGTCGTCGACTCTCTGACCGGCGAGACGCTGGCTGGCTACGACCTGGGTGGGGTGGTCGTGACCAGGACGGCGGTCGGCTGGGTCGACCAGGACGGCGACGTCCTCCCCGTTCGGGACTAAAGGGAAGAAACGCAGAAGCGGCTAAGGCACTACGCCTTAGCCGCTTCTGCGTTATTCCCCCGCTCGTAGAAAGTTGTCTAGCGCCTGTCGAACGCCGGGCCGTCCGATGGCGGCTTCGCCGAGGCGATGATCATGGCGGGGACGCCGATGGCGAAGGCCACGGCGGCACCCAGCAGCAGGGACTTCCCCACGATGACGATCTTCTCCCTGCCCACGGCCTAGCCCCTGATCTCGGCGACCTTGCCAGCCAGGCTGACGGGGGAGGTCATGTAGTAGAGCTTGCCCTCGAAGCGGGTGGCCTCGTCAAGCAGGTCCGCCACCGCTGCGTCCGGCGTCTCGCCGTGGCCGAGCAGGTCGTCCATGTGGCGGTTCGCCTCGTTGCAGAGGATCTTGACCCCGGGGTATGCTGCCTGCCAAACCACGCGGGTTTCCTGATCCGGCAGCTTGGCGATGCTCGTCCTGACGACAATGGCGCCTAGCGTGGCGAGAACGGCCCGCTCCGTGAGGCCCTGCTTCTTCTCGGCGGCGACCTGCGCGGCCACTTGGGCAACGCGTTCCTGACGATCCATGTTGCTTCTCTCCTTCTCTTTGCCGTTAGCGCCTTTCGGCGAGCGCCCCCGGAGGGATTCGAACCCCCGACCTTGTCCTTAGGACGGACCCGCTCTGTCCAGCTGAGCTACGAAGGCTTGGAACCGGGGCGGGTGGATTGGCATCACCAGCCCCGGCGTATCATGGTGTTGGCGGGCCCTTTTACGCGTTAGGCCCCGTCTCCCCGGAGACCTGGGTCGCCGCGTCGGGCTGCTGCTTGCGCTTCCATCCCAGCTTATCCAGCTCCTTGCTGTACGAGTTCGCCAGCTTCTTGTCCTCGCTCGGGGCGGCGTACTCGCCGTTCTCGAAGACGGTCTTGTAGAAGGCCTGGATGCGGCGGAGGGTCTTGATAACGTTCTCAAGCCTGGCGATGGCGGAGTTGATGTGGGACGCCCGTGCGAGGAGCATGGACTCGGTCACCGGGATGATGTCGTCCGGGTGGGTCTTCGTCGTGCGGCTGACGCTGTACTCCTCGCAGTTCTGCTTCCAGGAGCCGTGGCGGAACTTGGTGAGGCCGCGCATCTCCTCGACGAACGTGGTGGGCATGCTCAGGACGAGCGTCTGGCAGCAGCCGGTGCCACGGATGCCCTTCACCCTCAGGAGGACGTGCTTGACCTGGGCCTGGCGGGTAGTCACGTACTTTGTGCCGAAGGGGATGACGGGGGTCGTAGAGCAGGCCTCGGCCTGCTCCTTGGTCTCCCAGCGGGTGCCGCACTGGCGGCAGTAGAATCCGACGTTGCTCTGTTCCATTTGAAGTCTATCCTCCGAATACGACCCGGGCGTCCGGGACCGAAGTGGCGTCTACGTTGGCTCCGTCCAGCAGCACCAGGTCGATGGGCTGTCCGAAGAAGTTCTCGTTGTGGGAGATGAGCAGGACCTGCTCGATGCCCAGCTTGCGGGCCTGGGTGTCCAGCATCTCGACGAAGGCCGAGCGGTTGTCGGCGTCCAGCGGGCCGTCCATCTCGTCCAGGCACAGGATGTTGTACTTGGAGATGGCCTGCTCGATGAGCGCCAGGGAGAGGCTGATCGTGACCAGCGCCCTTTCGCCCTGGGAGGCGTGGAGGACGTCGTCTAGGATCCCAGCGTCCTGCTTGCGGACCTGGATCTTGAACTCCTTGTCGCTGATGACGAAGTCGCTGACCCGGAAGCGGTCGCCGTAGGCCAGCGACAGCAGCTCGTTGCAGATGCGCTTGGTGCGCTTCAGGTATCCGTCGATGAAGAACAGCGGGATGCCCTTGGCGGGGTCCAGGGATCGCCGGATCAGGTCAAGGGTCTTGTAGGAGTCCTCAAGGGAAGCGATGCGCTGCTCCAGCTCCTCCCTCTTGGCGATCCGAAGCTTCACGTCGTCGATGCGCTTCACCAGCGGGGCCTTTTCCCTGGTCAGATCGGCGGCCCTCTTCTCGGCCTTTTCGGCCTCCGACGTGGCGAGCTTCAGCTGCGCCGAGAGGTCGCTGAAGCGGTTGTTGTCGGATTCCAGCGCGGCCAAGGTGCTGGTGGTCGTCTGCATCTCCTCCATGGCGCTCAGGAAGGTGCCTAGGACCTCGATGCGGAGGGTAGCCTTGGCGTGCTTGTCGACGAGGGCCTTCTCCTCCTCGGCAAGCTGGTCCGCTAGCTGGTCGGCCTCCGTGCAGGAGGTTTCCAGGTCCTTCAGCTCGTTCCGGATGCTGTCGATGGTGTCCTGCTGGGAGCGGACCATCTCCAGCCTCTCCTTGGCGATCTTGACCTTCTCCTCCGACTCGGCGAGGGCCTCGGCCAGGACGGCCGCACGGTGGGCCCGGCCCAGGTCGAGGTAGTCCTCGATCTCGGCCTCCGGCTTCCAGAGGAGACCGGCGATCGCCTTGGCGGTCGACAGGCTCTCGTAGAGACCGGGGATGCGCTGAAGCATGTCGTACTTGGAGGCGCGAAGGGCGTACTGCTTGAAGGCCTCGTAGATCTTCTGCATGCCCAGACAGCTCTCAAGGTCATCCCCTAAGGAGGCCGCCGCTTCCTCGGCCCTCTGGAGCTCGATCTCCTTGCCCTTGATGGTCAGGGGGAGGTCCTTGTACTGGAGGGCGTTGCTTATGAAGGCGCAGTGGTCCATCCGGCACTCGGCGGGGCGCTTCTTGAGGATTTCGAGCTGTCCGAGGTTTCCCTTCAGACCAGCGATCTCCTCCCTGATGGCAACGCACTTAGCGATCGCGGCCTTGGAAGCCTCCCGGGACTCGTGGACCATCGAGGCGATGGAGGCCGCGCTGAGCGTTCCCGATTCCAGCTCCACCACGAAGAAGCTACGGACATCCTGACCTCCGTCGCCCCTCAGGGTGAGGAGCAGGTAGTCGCTGAGCTCCTTGAGAAGGCCCTTCGCTGTGAGCACGTCTTTGGAGGGAATCCCCGACAGATCGGGGAAGCCCTTGGCCTTCAGGGCGGCAAGCTCGGAAGCGGCGTAGGCGACGCGCTCGCTAAGGGAGGCGACGAGCTGATCGATCTCCTCCGCCGTCTCGTCGGTCCGACCTAGCTTGGCTAGCTGGTCCTTCTTCGACTTCTTGGCGTTGACCCTGCGGGCCGACTCGACCAGCGCGTCCTGCAGCCTGACCTTCACGCTGTCCAAGGTCGCCACGGTAGCGGCTTGGGCCTCGTTGGTCGCGGCCAGCATGGAGCGCACCTCGGCGACCGACAGAGCGGCCAGCTTGGGGTGCTTGGCGCCCAGGGCGCTCACGGTGGCGCTGGCCTTGGCGTGGACCTTGGCGTAGGCGACGAAGTCGGCTGACGCAGCACGAAGAGGCACCATGTCCGCCGAGATCTGCTGGGACCTGCCGTGGTTCCTGGCCTTCTCCTCCGACGCCGCTTGGATGTCGGTCTCGAAGGCGGTCAGACGACCGGTATCTGCCTCAAGCAGCGACTGGAGGGCTTCCAGAGTGTCGATGCGCTTGAGCTGGTCGCTGATGGTAGCGACCTCCTTCTTCACCAGGTTGAAGCGGGCGTTGGCGTTCTTGTGACAGGTGAGGTAGTCGTCGATCTCCGGCAGGAAGTTCGAGATGAACTCCTTGCGCTTCGCGGTGGTGAGGTCGGTGAAGCTGGAGACGTTGGAGCCGATGCGGCCGATCTTGAAGTAGTCCTCGTCCAGGCCCAGCTCGGTCAGCACGAGATCCTTGAAGGTCGTCACGCCGCCGTTCTCGTTCAGCTCGACGCCGTCCTTGGAGATGAAGGACTTGACGGCACGCTTGCCGTAAAAGTGCTGGACCTCGTAGGTGGAGCCGTCGTGGCTGATACGGACGACCTTGCGGCCCTCCTTGCCGGGGGTGATGGGCGTCGGGCGGCTGTCGTAGGTACCGGCGAAGGGGTGGAAGGCCGACAGGATCGTCGTCTTGCCGCTGCCGTTCTTGCCCACCAGCATGATGAAGCGGTTGCCAGCGGAGAAGTCCAGCTCGATCTCGGTCAAGCCCGTGCCGTGCGCGATACCGGCGTAGTTCTCCAGCTTAAGGTAGTCGATCCTCAATGTCTGTCTCCTATTGGGGGATGAGCCCCGGCACGATCACCTGGACCTTGACGCCAGCGGCTTCAAGTCGGGAGAACTCGTCCAGGCAGTCGGGGGAGCTGTCGAAGGGGCTGACGAAGTAGGCGGTGCCACCGGTCTGCCTCATGTAGTTCGTCATGGTGGCGCGGAAGGCCACGCCGTAGGTGTTGGAGAAGTAGGGCTGGCGGCCCTTGAGCTCGCCGGGGAACTGCCGACCCATGGGGAAGTGGCGCTCAAGCACCTGGCCCACCCTGGTGGGGTCGTCGGGGCTATCGGACTCCTTGCTGAAGTCGATCTTCACCTTGGTCTTGGTCTTGCGGGCGTTCTCCCGCTTGGAGAGGAGGCCCTTCACCTGCTCGGGGAAAGAGTGGACGAGCCTGGCGTCCGGGTGCTTCTCCCTCACCCACTTCACCATGCGCTCGAATTCCTCCAAGCCGATTGCGGTCAGGTCAGCGGTGATGCTGACGGTGTCGATTTTCTCCATTGTCCTCTCCTAGCGTGTGGGTGTCGTACAAGTGGGTGTTGAGGGCCCGCGTCCCCCTAATAAAAAAAGAGGGGCGCGTGCCCCTCTCCTCTTCCTACTTGCCGCCGGTGCGGATGATGAGGCCGCCCTTGCGACGGATGACGTAGTGGGGTTGGATGCGAATCATGGGACTCTTCCTTCTGCTCTAGCGGGTGGGGGACAGCGCCAGACCGGCGCTCATGGTGTTGTGCAGTACCTGCTGGATGAGGTAGGCCTCCGTCTTGAGGTCCTCGAAGGCCTGGCTCTTGTTCATGTCGTAGCCCTTGTACGTCAAGGAGCGAATCGTCATGATGATGGTGGCGGCCCACCTGGGGTCGCTGTCGAGGAACCGGATGAGGTCCTGCACCAGGTTATAGGCCTGGTTGAAGACGCTCAACCCGTTGTTGACGTCGAGGTTGGCCATCGCGATGTCGATCATCTTGGTGATCATGGGTTCAACAGCTTTCAGCAAAAGGTTCCTTCCTTCCTTGCTAACAAGTGGTTTGGTCATGAAGATAATGTGTGTACGGGTTTACGGTAGATTCGCTTTCATCCTCCAACAATAGTATAAGGAAGATCTAGCGAGACTAAGGGAGAGGCAGCATATGGATACCAGCAACAAGGGCTACCTGATCATCTCCGAGGCGGCGGAGCAGGAGTACAAGCCCACCATCATCAGCGAGCAGAAGGAGTTCGTCGCCATCGAGACGTTCCTCCAGGACGCCGACCGTGCCAATCGCAACAAGCGCTTGTACGGTTCGAAGACCCTGAACGAGGCGCTGAAGGCCCCCTACGTCATCGAGCGCGTCAAGACGAAGACCTGGTACGGCGAGGCCGGTCACCCGATCAGCTCCGACATGCAGCGCCAGCTCTCCATCGACCACACCAGGATCTCGCACATCGTGACGAGGGCCTGGATGGAGGGCACCGTCATCAAGGGCATCGTGGAGTCCGCCATGACCGCCGTCGGCAAGGACTTCGGCGGCCTGATCCGCCAGGGCTCCAAGGTGGCGTTCTCGATGCGCGGCATCGGCCCCATCACCGAGCAGAAGAAGGACTACCTGGAGATCAAGTCCCCCTTGAACATCCTGGCGTACGACTGGGTGATCCACCCCTCGCACGACAACGCCTACATGCAGAAGACCCTCAACGAGGGCTCCAGCCTGTACGACGCCTTCGACAAGAAGATCATGACCGAGGGCCTCATCATCCCCGTGATGGAGAGCGCCGTCATGGACTTCATCAAGAGCAGCAGCCAGAACCTCCGGGACATCTCGGACCAGTTCGAGATCCCCACCTTCGGCGCGAAGCTGTCGGAGGACTGCCGCTTCGTCACCATCACGGACGGCCAGAACGTCACGGCCAACGTGCGCGTCGAGGAGCACATCCAGAAGGAGCTGCGCGGCTTCTTGCTCGGTGGGAGGTAGTCTATGTCCCTGAGTCCCACCGACGTCCTGAGGTACATCGAGCTCAAGATCGGCGCGTCCAGCAACCTGATCGAGCTCGCCACTGGCTCCCTGCTGGACATCGTGAAGCAGGTCAGCATCCCGACCTTCAGCACCTACTTCCCCCACCGGATCCGCCTGACGGTGGACACGGTGGCCGATGCCGTGCCGGGTCGGCAGGGCCTCTACTACCTGAAGACGGATCTCCGCGTGGTCGGCGTGGCCAAGATGCTGACCGACTACACCAGCGGCATGGGCGGCCTCACCCCGAACCCGGCCTACGCTACGGAGGACCCCTTCACCCGCCAGATGATGGCGGACCTGGGGTCGTTCAACGAGCACCCGCTGACGTTCGAGTGGCACGCCCCCAACCAGGTGGAAATCCATCCGAAGGTCCTGGCGCCCGGGACCATCCTGTTCGAGGTGAAGGTCCACCACCCCAGCCACATGGCGACCATCCCCGAGAACATGCGAGAGGAGTTCCTGAAGCTTTGCGTCCTCGACGTGAAGGACGCCATCTACCAGGTCAGGTCCAAGTTCGCCAGCATCAACTCCCCCTTCGGGAGCATCGACCTCAACCTCGACTCCTACTCGGACGCCGAGAGCAAGAGGGACGAGCTCTTGGAGCGGTGGCGGGGGAACGTCCTCAGGACCCCCAAGGTCAGGAAGCTCTACATCGGATAAAAAAGAACGGAAACGGCGCGTGCCGTTTCCGTTCTTCTCGTTGCTACGGGAGGAGGAACCCCTTGGGCTTCTTGCTAACGACGCTGGCCTCCTCGACCGGCTCGTCGAAGAACTCGGGTCGTAGGTCCTCGATCATCGAGACGTCGAAGCCGCACTCCTCCAGGCGGTCCCTTATCTGCCGGAAGATGCGGACGGAGGAGTCCCGGTTGGTCTTGAACTGCTCCTCCTCGACCCGGGTGAGGAAGGGGAGGAAGGACGGCTCCTCCCGCCGGTAGATCACCCTGTCGGCGTCCACGATGTAGAGGAGCTTGTAGACGCGGACCCCCTTCCACCGGCCGAGGCGGAGGGTGAACCGCATGAGAAGCGTCTCAGGTCGTCTCTTCATCGTTCCCTTCCTTCCCGGGGAAGACCGCGATCTTCCTCCTAGCGGGGACCCTGCTGCGGGCCTCCAGCTCCTCGGCCGCAGCCCCGTTGGCGACCATGAGGACGGACTGGGCGATGTCGATCCCGGCGCTGGCCTGCTCGCGCAGGGTGGCGTCCTTGGCGATCGACTTCAGGACCAGGGCCAGGACGATCAGCAGGGCGAGCAGGACGACCGCCCCCGTCGTGAGGACGAGGGAGACCTGGGTGACGGTGGGCAGCTGCGAGAAGGCAGCGACTAGTTGCGTTGACATTCTATTTCCTCCCGCTCAACAGACGGATATCCTTGACGCAGTCGGGGCAGACCTCCGCAAGCGCACGGGTCGTGGTCCACGACCTGCTGCACTTCGGGCAGGTAACATTCCGCCTGGCAGGGTTGTTCTCCATGTACTTCTGGGTGCTCTTGGCCGCCCTCTCCTGCTCGGCGGTGGCGCCGACGGTGTCCCTCACCGCAGCGGAGAACCTGACCATGCAGGGGGTGGAGGACATGATGTTGTTGGGGCAGCCGTTGCACTGGCCCATGCGCTCGACGCAGTCCTTCTGGACCGAGGTGAGGAACTCGCCGCGACGCTTGTTCTGACCCGGCGTGGGTCGGGGACCCTTGACGCGGGTCTTCTTGGCGGGGGAAGTCAAAGTGGAAGCGGGCACCCTTATCTCTCCTTGGTGAAGTACTGGCCGTGGGGCTGGATGAACGGGCAGAACGTGCCACCCATGCCGGGGTCGCCGTTCGAGCTGGTGTTGAGCGCGATCCGACCGATGTAGCTGGGGTGGATGCCCCGGTACTTGGTCGAGATCGTCTTACCGCCGTCGGCCAGCGATTGCGGGCCACGGAAGGAGAACTTCAACGCGCTGTTGAAGAGGTCCATGCCGTTGACGGCGCTGCTGTACCGCAGCAGGTCGTTGTTGAGCAGGCGCTTGATGACGTGGCCGGGGCCGACGCGCAGGATCTGCTTCAGGTCGTTGAACTTGGGGTCCTTGGTGTTGAGGGCCCGGTACAGGCCGGTCGACAGCTTAGTCAGGAGCGGGTAGAGCTGGTACTCGTGCAGGCGGATGCGCTTGTGGCGCAGGTCCATGTTGTCCTGGCGGTGCAGCTCCTCGTAGTTCCTCACCATCCAGCGCACGACGCTGTAGGTGTCCTTCTTGTCCTCGTCGTCGATCCGGAGCACCTTGTGCTCGCGGCTTCCGATGATGCGCTCGAAGGAGATGCTGATGCTCTCGGCCTTCTCGACGTAGTTGACGGTGTTCTTGGTGAACACCGAGCCGAGCTTGCGCTTCCAGTACTCGATCTCCGCCGCCTTCTCGGGGCGGGTCTTGCCCTCCAGCACGTCCAGCAGCGACGCCACCATGTCGAGCCCGTTGCGGTCCTGCAGCATCTCCTTGGAGGCGTACAGCACGCTGGTCCCGGAGACCTTGAACAGGCGGTAGACCTCCTGGTCGATGCCGCTCGCCTCTTCGGCGTCCAGCAGCCCCAGGTGGTAGGCGTCCCAGCCCATGTACTCGATGGTCTGCTCGAACCCCTTCTTGGAGAGGTAGTAGAGCAGGTAGTTGATCTTGTAGTGGAACAGGTGGAGCTTGTAGGAGTGGGCGTTGTAGACGTTCCCCTCCATGTCCTCGAACTCCTCCGGCTCGTGGCGCAGGATGATGGGCATGACCATCGTCTTGAGCGTCACCGACCTGGAGGTCTTGAAGCACTCCGAGTCCACGATCTGGTAGATGGGGTAGCACTTCACCCCGTTGATCAGGTAGTAGTGGTGGTCGATGAGCTTGGGGTAGAGCACCTCCTGGGTGATCACCTCGGTTTCCTCCCCCTTCGTGATACGCCACTGCATCCTAATGATGTCGAGGCGGCTCTCGTCGAGGCTCATCCACTGCTTGCCGTCCTCCTGACGGGGCCGTAGCTCCGTCTCGTCGGCGATCAGCTCGCTCCCCAGGTATTCGACGCCCTCGATCACGTTGAGGGTGGCCGCCACGTCGTCCACGTAGGCAAGCACGTCGTCGTTGTCCTTGGCGAAGATGAACTCCTCGTTGAAGGGCTCACCGGGAGAGAATTCGCTCAGGAATTTCTTCATCCGTTTGGTACCTCTTTCATGTTCCTCCGGCCCGATTGGGCCTCTCGCGGGGGCGCCCCCGCATTTCCATTATACCCGAAGTTGAACGGGCCCAAACGCTTTGGGACCCAGAGCCAGGCAAAAAGCCGGAGCGCCGAATGACATCTCCATCATATTTGCTTCCATCACGGCGCAGTAGTAAGGACTTAATCCCCGGCCCCTCGCTGCGGTGGGGGTTTTCCACCCCCCGCCACACAACAATTCGATGTTGAGCTGTGCCCTTATGGGCCAAACGAAAGGAAGAAAGACAATGACCAAGACCGATCTCGTGGATTTCGTCGCCGATGACCTGAGCATGACCAAGAAGGACGCCGGCCTGGTGGTCGACAGCCTCCTGAAGGGTCTGACCACGGGCCTCCAGAAGGACGGCACCGTCGTGCTGACCAACTTCGGCACCCTGAAGACCCGCGACGTGGAAGCCAAGAAGGGCCACAACCCCCGCACCGGCGAGGCGATCGACATCGCCGCCCACAAGCAGGTGTACTTCTCGGCCGGTAAGGGCCTGAAGGACGAAGTCAACGGCCGCAAGGCCGAGCCCGCCGCGAAGGCGTAAGCTACAACAAGACCAGAGAGCGATGGACCCGAGCGGCCCATCGCTCTCTTCATTTGCCCCATCCCTCAGGCGAGGGATGGGGCACTTGGCTAGCTCTTGGCGGGGGCGAAGGCCCGAGCGCGGTAACGGGGGAAGACGAAGTCCAGGTACGCGGTCTCGGCCTCGTCGCACTCGCGACCGTTGACCAGACCGGCGAACTGGATCTGACCGCCGTCGTTCTTGATGAAGCTGCCGGAGAGCGAGTAGCGCCTCCAGACGAACGGGTCGGGGTCGGGGTTCCGGACACCGCTCACCAGGACGACGACGGTGTCCTCGGGGAGCTTCTCCAGGGCGTCCAGGTCGGTCCGGTTCAGCTTGCCGTCGTAGGTGGCGATCGGGTTGCTGCTGCCGTCGTACACGGCGTGGACCCGATAGCCCTTGCCCTTCTGCACGCCGTTCTTCTTGTCGACCTCCGTCAGCTCGTTCTCGTCGAGCTCCAGGAGGATGATCTTATCACGCTTGAGTTCCATACGGGTCTCCTTGTGTTCGAGTTGCGTTGCTTAGGGGTTTGTTCGCAGGCCCCCTCACTGGTTAATCTGGAAGTGGTCGCAGACATCGGTGAGGGGGCACAGGTCGTGCTTGGCACCCCGGGCCTTGCACACCAGGCCGCCGAAGTCGATGATGGCGTAGTTCCACTCGTCGTAGCTCGGGGCGTAGAGGGGGTGGGCCTCGATCAGGTAGCCCAGGGTGACCGTCCCGTCCTCCAGGTCCGACGCGTAGATCCTCTGGTACACCCTGAGGACGTTGGCGTCGATGATGGTGACCTCCTGCCCGAAGGCGAAGCAGGCCGTGGCCGCCGAGATGTAGGGCCCCATACCCGGGAACTGGATGAGCTCCTGCCAGGTCTCGGGTATCCCGCCGTGGTGCTCCAGGAGCATGTTGGCGGTGGCGATCAGCCTGTCGGCCCTTCCGATGAGCCCCAGCGGTCGTATCACCTCCCTCAGCTCGTCCGCGTCGGCTGCGGCCAAAGAAGAAAGGTCCGCCCATCTCTCCTGGATGGCGAGGAAGACGGGGGCCACCTGCTCGGCCCTCGTCCTCCCCAGGAAGAACTCGGAGGTGAGGACCCTGTAGGGGGTCCTCTCCGTCCGCCAAGGCAGGTGATGCCTGCCTTGCTCCCGGTGCCATGCCAGGATGCCGTGGGCGACCTTCTTCACCTTGAGGGCTATGCGGATCCTGTCCCAGTCCTCCTCGGAGGCGAAGAAGGCCCTGCCCACGGCCTACTCCTCGCCCTCTGCCCGGTCGGCCAGCTCGGCCTCCCCGGAGCGCTGCTCGTAGATCGACTCGGCCTCCTCGACGGTGAACGTGGGGAAGTTGCCGAACACGACCTCGCCCAGCCTCCAAGCCCGGTAGGCCTCGGCGGTGAGGTAGACCATCTTGAACTCGATGGAGAACCAGAAGGAGATGTAGTCTCCCGATTTCCTCGTTTCGTTCCGGCGGAGCATCTCGTCCCAGTCACGAGGGTCCTCGCACATCTCCCTCGTGATGGGCTCGTCGCTGTACCACAGAGCCTGCCTGGACAGGGCCGCCTCCACGAGGGAGCTATCGACGTACCCGCAGGGCTGCTCCTTCTCGGCCCAGTCATCCCGGAGAAGGCTGGTGAAGTCGGCGAGCGCCTTCCTGGGGGTGCTCCCACTGGTCCACTCCTCGTAGAAGTCCTCCGGCACGGGGTCGTCGGAGCGGATGATGCCGTCCGGTGGATCGTCCAGGGTGGCGCCACGGGGACGCACCCTGGCGAGCTCGGTGATGACGCCCACCATGTTGTTGTGGAGCTCGTCCTCGCTGGACGCGCAGTCCAGGACGAAGACGTCCTTCACACCCGCCTCGGGGTCGTCGACCACGGCCCCCTCTGCCTTGACGAGCTCCTCAACGTCGTACAAGGCATTGCTGAGGAAGTCGACGATGATCCCTGCTCGGAGGACCTGACGGAAGATCCTCTCGTTGCAGAGACCTCGCGGGTCGGAGAAGGCCTCCCGGACGGAGCTCAGCGAGAACACGATCTGCCGGTTGGCACCCGGTAGCATCACAAGGGCGGGGGCGTCCGATGCAGAGGGGTAGCGACCAGCGTACCGCAGCCCGATGGCTCGGCTGATAGTGACGTGTGAGAGCGTCACCTCGACCTCCTCTTCCTTGGCGGGTTCCGCCGTCTCTTCCTCAGCGACGGAGAACGTGCCTTCGCTCATGGCCCACACAGCTGCCTGGAGGAGGGTGGAGCGGATGTGCTTGGTGGCGAGCTCGATGAGGGCCTCCCTGTGGAGGATCGCGGACCTCCAGCCGTCCTCCCCCCGGTGATTGACCCCCTCGTAGGAGAAGTTGAAGCAGATGGTTTTCTCTTCGTCCGCCTCCAGCTTGTCGAGGATGGGGCTCCACAGGGCGATGTCCGCCACGAACCAGTCGGTCCAGTTCCCCCTGGGGAACTTCCACCTCATGTCGGCCTCGCTGAGGTAGATGATCCCTAGCGAGGCCAGGGCCTCCGCGAGGCGGGTCGACGGGTTCAGGAGGAAGGCCAGCTTTCGCCCCTCGTTGACCACGTCCTCGTAGACGTTCTCCTCGGTGAAGGAGGGGTCGCAGCGGCCGAACAGGATAGAGGAGAGCTTGACCTCGGGGTCCAGCTTCTCGTACAGGTAACCGAGGGGCTGGTTGCCCACCGCGCCGCTGGAGTCCAGTCCCTTGGCGTAGAACGCCAGGATCTGGCCGATGCCGTCGACGCGGTACCCGAACGTGGAGACGTGCGTGCTACCGAGGCGGTAGAGAACTTGCTTATCGGTCATTGTTGCTCCCTTCGATGTGAGAGAGGGCGGAGTCCAGGCAGGGGACCCAACGCTGGTTGTGGCCAGCGTGGTAGCCCCCGTCGACGGACTCCCGGATGGGCTGGCCTTGGTACGTGGCGTGGCCGGTCTTGGATACGGCCTCCCGGGCCCGATCTGCGCTGTTGTTGGTGGTCATCGCTTCTCCGTGATGAGGTTGATGGGCTTGACGCGGGTGATGTCGACGGGGACCTGGCCGACCAGGACGCAGAAGCGGAGCTCCGACGGGATGTCCCAGTCGGTCGCGTACCCGTAGGAGAAACCGGTGACGAGGCCCGTCCCGGTTTGCTCTTGTCGGCTGTTGTAGACGGCCATCTCCTGCCCCAGGGTGACGACCTCACCGTCCCAGAGGAGCCAGTAGCTCCCGTCCGCCCCGAACTCGATGTTGTAGTCGTCGGTGTCCTTGCCCTGCGTGAGCAGCTGGCTCCTGAAGGTCATCAGCTGGCAGACCTCGTTGATGGCCCTCTCCTTCGCCCCGGAGGCGAACTCGCCGGTCATCAGGTAGTCGAGGTGGGCCAGGACGGCCAGGGCGGGGGCGTACTTCCCCGCCTTCTTGGTGCCCCCGATACGCTGGGTGAGCGCCGACAGCATCAGGTGGAGGGTCAGGGCCACCGCCGTCGGGTTGGAAGCCCCCGACAGGATGGCGTCGGCGTCGAGCCAGCACTTGACCAGGTCTCGGTCCCTGTAGATGTTTCTCTCTTGCATGGTCCCTCCTTAGGACTCGATGGGAAGGAGCTTGTCCTTCCAGGCGGGGGACACGGGCATGCGGACCTGGTCCCTGAGCCAGGCCTCCAGCTCGCTGAGGCTCTTGTAGTAGAACCGGCTGCCGATCTCATGCCAACCGAGGTCGATCCAGTTGTCGGTCTCGCAGAGGACGGCGAACTCGGGGGTCACGATGATGGTCGACATCTTGCTGCTCTCGCTGGACCAGGTGGGCTTCACGCGGACGTAGCAGGTGGCGGGGGTACCCTTGACGTGGGCCGTCGCTGAGCCGACGTTGTAGACGCCCGGCTCCAGGCCCAGGGCATGGAAGACGAAATCACTGAGCTTCTCGCGCATCTTCTCCTCGCTGACCCCCTCGGGGAGGCGGATCCGTTGCTGCCCCCGCTTGGCCTTCTTCTCGTTGTTCTTCTTGGTCTTCAATCTCTTGCTCCTGCTCTTGGAAATGGGCTCTCTGTCGAAGAACCCCTTGGTGACGTGGTAGTCTTCGAAGTAGTGGAGGTTCTCGTATCGGCCGTGCATCCCCGACCGCCTAGACGTCGCTGACGTACTTGACGGCCTCCAGCACGGCCGGGAGGTCCTCCAGGTAGACGCCGGTCCCCACCTCGGAGCCGATGTGGGCCTGCGCTGCCTTGTCGGTGCCGATGTGCTCGACGGGGTCGATGCTGATGAAGGTCTTGGCCCCGGGGGCGTGGGAGCTCTTGGAATGGGAGACCTCGTAGGTGATGGTGGGGTCGACCACGCTCTTGACATGCTTGAAGGCCATGGTGATGTCGTTCTTCTTCATCCGCGTATCTCCTTTCGAGAGAGAAAAGTTAGTTATCCGAAAGACGCACACGCGTCTTTCGGATAATATGTGATCGTGCTAGAGGTTGAGCATCGCCATCAGCTCGTCCTCGGTGATGATGGGGACCTTGAGCTCCTGGGCCTTCTTGTTCTTGCCGGTCCCGGAGTGGGGGGTGTTGGTGACGAGGTAGGAGGTCTTGGCGCTGACCGTGTCGGACATCTTGTGGCCCAGGAGGTCCAGCTTGTCCTTCAGCTCGTCGCGGCTGGACCAGTTCTTCAGCGAGCCGGTCACCACCAGGTTGAGGCTGGGACCGGAGGTCTTGGCCTTGGACAGCTCGTCCCGGTAGGTCTTCGGCTCCAGGGCCTCGTACAGGAAGACGATCAGGTCCCAGTTGATGTTGATGCCGTCGTAGAGCTTCTGGCTCTTGCTCTCGGCGAAGCCCTCGACCGTCGCGGTGATGGTGCGGACGAACGCCCTCTCGGTGCCGTCGGCGCTGTCCTCGGCGTTCATCAGCTCCAGCAGGTCGTAGAGGTCGTAGACCTTCATCAGGCGCTTGGCCAGCGTCCTGCCGATGCTGTCGATGCCGAGGGACCCCAGGAGCTGCCAGTCCCAGCAGCCCTTCATGGATTCCACGGCCTGCCGGATGACGTCGGCCGACTTCTTGCCGAGGCCGTTGAGCACCGCCACCTCCTCGTAGTCGAGGGAGAACAGGCTCTCGATGCCAGCCGGAAGCATGTGGTGGTCGTACAGCTTCCTGAGCGTCGACTCCTTCACCAGCTTGACGTCCATCTTCTCAAGGAAGTTGACCGTCTTGCCGACGACGACGGAGGGGCAGTGGGAGTTGGTGCAGTAGGCGAACACCCTCTCGCCTTCCTTGTTGTGCGTGAAGTAGAACAGGGTGTCGCACGAGGGGCACCGCTCCTCGAACTTGAAGGGCTCGACGAGGTCGTTGCTCGCCAGGTCGAGCTTGACGAAGTACGACAGCGTGTCGTTGCGGTACTCGATCAGGCCCTCCGTGCCGATCCCGATGGGGGCGAGCTTGTCCCAGCGGTTCCAGTTGGCCAACGAGCACTTGGTCTGCTTGGCGCCGTTGAAGTACACCGGGTCGAACTCCACCATGGGGGTGGCCCGGCCCAGGTTCCCGATCTCCAGGAAGAAGCGACGGGCCCTGGTGGTCTGCTCCATGTAGGGGAACTTGAGCGCCATGGCCCAGCGTGGCTCGGAGCCGTCCTCGGTCCAGCCAAGCTCCTCCCGCACGTCCTCGTCAAGGAACTCCAGCACCAGGCCGTCGACCATGAAGTCGAGGTCCTGGCGGGTCTTGATGCACTCGTCGTACCAGAACTGGAGCTGCTCGCTGATCTCCTGGGCGTCGCCCTCGAAGACCAGCATCTCCAGGGGCAGGACGTCGCAGCCCTCGATGCCGATGGAGTTGGTGTGCAGGACTTCGAGCCGGTCGCCCCTGTCGTCCGTATACGCGCCCTCCTCCAGCTTGTAGTCCAGGGGGGCCAGGGAGAGGTAGGGGGCCGCCTCGGAGGCCTCCTTGCTCCCCAGGAGCCCGCTGACGACGCTGCGGGGGCTGACGTACCCGCGCCCGGTCTCCTCGTTGAGGGCGTCGAGCTTGGTGTACCGCATGATGATCTCGTACTTGATGCCGAGCTTGGAGTCCCCCGCGAAGGGGTTGGAGATCCGGTGCTTGGGGAGGAGGTGGAGCACGTCCACGCCCTTCCCGTCCTTGCCGCGAGTCACCGCCGAGACCGGGGTGCCACGGAGGTAGGTGACCACGGCGCTGTTCCCGTCCCGCTTGAGGCTACCCGCCATACGGGCCCTGGACACACCGGCGCGTGTCATGGCCTTGAACAGCCACTCGTGGAAGCTCTTCTCACCGAATACGACGTTTCGCTTGTCCAGGGTCCCGACCAGCTCGGGGAAGTCGTGCTCCTCCGTCAGCATGCCGGAGCGGGGGGTGGCCCCGACGGGGAGGCTGGACCTGGTGGCCTCCCGGAGGCCGTCCCGGAGGGTGTCGTACTCGCAGTCGGACACGACCTTGGCCCCGGTGTTGTAGTAGACGTCGGAGCAGTGCTCCAAGAACTCGCCGAGCCTCTTGGCCAGGGTCGGCTTGTCCTTCAGGGTGCCGTTCTCGATGGCCTCCATGGCGGCATGGCGGATGTCGATTCTGATATCGGACACTTGGAATCCTCTCTTAGAAGGCTGAGACCGGAAGCGCGGTTGCGCTTCCGGTCGTGTGTTGGACTAGGCCTCGGTGGGCTGGAGGTCGATGGTCGGGGCGGTGACGGTCACGTCGCCCTTCACCACGAGCTCACCCTCCACGACGACCGAGGACGCCTTGAAGGAAACGTCGTCGGTCGGTTCGAGGCTGAGGGTGATCTCCTCGACGGCGATGACCTTCGGCTCCGGGGCCTGCCTCTCCTTGCGCTTCACGGTGCCGCCGAGCGACAGGATGACGTGGTCGAAGAGCTCGGAGACGCTGGTCTTGGTGCCCTCGGTCTTGATCATCGTGTCGTGGTCGTTCACGAACCAACCGCTGTTCGGCTTCTTGGAGGCGATGTCCTTCATGGACACCTTCACCGGGGCCTTGTTGTAGCTGTTGAGGGCGTGGGCGACGTTGCGAACCTGGTAGACCACCATGTCGAACTTCGACAGGATGGCGCCGAGCTCGCGGTTGTTGATCTGCTTGGAGATGCGGGCGATGCGGATGTTCGCGCCCTTGTACTTGACGGTCTCCCGGCGATCGACGACCTTCGAGATCAGGTCCTTCTCGGCCTTCATGCGGCGCACCTCGCCCTGGACGAAGGAGCCCAGGATGGACCAGAAGCGGGTGATGACCTCGTAGGTGTCCTCCCCGGGCGAGCCGTAGACGGTCATCGCGTCATAGAGGGCCGCGATGGTCGCCAGGCTCTCGCCGCCGCGCTGCTTTCGGGCCGCCTCGGTGACGAGCTTGGTCACCCGGGCGTACTTGGCCCGGGACTCCTTGTCCAGGAGCTCCAGGACGTTCTCGGTCATGGTGCCGGAGCCGCCCTCCTTGGGGTGGACGAACTTCATCGAGTCGCCGCGACGGTTGCTGCTGACGATCTGGAAAGAGGCCTGGCCGTCCGTCAGGTCGAACGGCGGGCTGCCGATGGGCACGACGACCATCTTGCAGACGGTGGCGGCCAGCTCGGTGGAAAGGATGTACGAGGCGACCGCCGCGTCCAGCGTGGGACGGACGGGGAGGAATACGGTGGTGAAGGCCTTCTTGGTCATTTTTCTCTCTTTCCTAATCGGTAAGCCGGAGACCGGCGCTGGTGAGCAGTACGTCCATGATAGACTTGACGCTGGATTCGCCGCCGAGCGAATCTACCTGCTTGCTGTCGAAGATGTTCGTCTTGAGGAGAACATTTGCGAGGTGCTCTCTGTCCCCCGGGTTGGAGGAGTAGAGGTTGAGCATGCGGAGGACCTCCTCGAAGTTGCCGGTGGCGAACATGTTGAAGGTCTCCATCTCGCCGATCTTGATCGGCGTGTGGCTGAACGGCTGCTGGTGCTCCTTGTAGCGGCTGCTCTTGGAGGGGGTGCCACGGTTGCTCACGGTGCTGGTGGAGCGAACCGAGAACTTCGTCATCGGCTCGTGCTTCAGGAGCATGAAGTAGATGTCGCCCATGATCAGCGGCTTCTCGGAGCAGCTCATCTTGTAGGGCTTGATCCACGGGTATTTGGTGTACAGCTCGATCAGGCCGCCGAGGTCCAGGTTCCCCCAGAACGGCGCCTGGTGGATGTAGAGCTTGTCGTCCAGGATGGACTTGACGAAGCTCTCCATGTCCTCCTTGTACAGGTGGCTGGCCATGGCCGACGCCTGGGTGGGGCTGACCTGGATGAGCAGGTCCTGGATTAGACCCCACGCCGTCATGGTGTCGGGCGCCTTCCTGGCCTCCCGCATGATGTGGTCCGCCACGAAGTTGAGCTCCTGCTCGATCAGCTGGGACGGGTTGAGGCGGTTGGTGACGCCAAGAGGGCTGAGGATGATCTCGGCCCGCTCGCCGTGCTCGTTGACCGGCATCTGGTCGTCGGGGAGGATGAGCGAGATGACGCCCTTGCCGCCGTAGCGGTTCGCCAGCTTCGACCCGGGCTTGGCCGTGGTCTTGTGCAGCAGGGTGAACCGGATGACGTAGGACTCGAAGTCGTTCTTGTTCTGCCGCCAGCGGATGCGCTCCTCGCCATCCTTGCAGATGTCCCGGGCGCGGCGGTAGGCGGCGGCGGCGTCCTCCGTGTAGGAGCGACCGCCGTTGATGTACGCGCCGAGGACCCTGTCCACGTCGCGGTAGAACTCCATGTTCACGGCCAGGTACTTGAGCATCTGGGCGTTGTAGTCGTACTTCTCCAGGCGGTTGACGTCGTCGTTGTTGAAGATCTCGATGTCCACCACGGTGCCGTTGCAGTAGAACACCGTGTCCCGACTGGGGTTGACCTGGGTCAGGAGGTTGGTGCTCAGGTCCACAAGGGCGGACTCGTAGTTGATGCGGCGACGGGCCATGAGGATGCCGTTCTTGACCTCCTCGCCGATGTCGGGGAACGACTTGTAGCCGCTGGGATCCTCGTCCCCGTAGAGGTTGAGGGCCAGGTCGTTGGTGTTCATGTTGATCGTGACGACCTCCACCAAGGAGGTCTCAAGCTTCTTGGACGTGCTCTCGCTGATGACGATAGCGTCCTCGAAGGTCATTCCGTCCCAGGGGATGTAGACCGCCCTGAGGTTGGTTCCGAAGGAGAAGTTCATCTCCTCGTCGTAGGCGGTCCCCCGCCGGATGACGTCCCCCTTGGCGATCGTGTCGCCCTCCCACTTCCCGTCCAAGTAGGTGTTGTCGTACTGGTAGCCGAAGTGCTCGGAGAGGCTCTCGCACTCCTTCCGCCAGATGACGCCGATGGTCCCCTCCTCGTCCTCGTAGACGATGAGCGCGTTGTACGGGTTCTTCCCGATGACTTCGAGAATCTTGAGCTCCTGCTCGGCGCGGAGGTAGGCGGAGCTGTACTTCCCCACCTGGTTCTCGTACCCGGTGAAGACGCGGGGGAACTCACCGTTGGTCAGGACGAGCGCCTGGTGGACCTGGGACGAGGCCATCAGCTCTCGCGAGCCGTCGGTGCTCCTCACGAAGGGGAAGAGGACCTCCTCCCCAAGGAAGCGGTCGGTGTTGCGGTAGGCCTCGATGTCGATCCTGTCGTGCAAGGCTAAGCCTTCCTTTCTGTAAACGTTTAGCTGTCTGCCGGGTCTTGCCAGGGTTTCCCGGCGGTTGTAGTCCCGATTCATAATATGTGCTTGACGCGGGCCCGCCCCTTATCATACCCCGGAAGGGCCCGGCGCAAACCCCTTGGTTGCTTGCGCCGGGAGCCCTACCTAGGCGTCCGGGATCTCGCCGTCGTCGCCCTCTTCGAAGTGCTCCTGCAACGAGGACAGGTCGGGCTGGTCCTCGTAGTCGTCCTCGGCGGGGATCATGTCCGAGAAGTGGTTGAAGCAGAGCTCGTCGAACTTGTCGCGCATCCCGGGGACGCTGTTCAGCTTCTCCAGGAAGTCCTTCTGCGCGAACTTGACCTCGGGCATGTTCTCCAGGTACCAGCTGCGACCGGCGCCGCCGATCTTCTTGGCGTCCTTGAGGGCCACGTAGGCCGACAGGTCAGCGTTCATGCCGTTGGCCTGATCGAAGACCAGCACGAATGTCTTACCGGCGGCGTTCGAGCGGCTCTTGATGAGCTCGCCGGTCACCAGGAAGCCGTCCACGCCCAGCTCCTCCTCCTTCTTCAGCTTCTTGGAGGCCACGAGCTTGATGAGGTAGTTGGCGAGGTAGACCGCCGCCTTGCCGCCCGGCAGGCTCTCGTCCTGCTTCAGGTAGTTGACGTCGGCCTGCGTCTTGATCATCGGGTTGATCTCGATCTTCTTGTTGATGTGGTTGATGATGATCAGGAAGATGTTGCCGTCCTGCAGGGGGCTCATGCAGCGCTTCAGGACGGCGGTGTTCACCTTGGCGACGGCCGAGGCCGACATCGAGCCGGACAGCTCCTCCTCCTCGGTGATCTTCTTGGGCATCATCAGCGCCAGCGAGTCGACGAAGATGACGGTCGGAGGCAGGCCCCACTCGATCTCCTTGCCGCTCTCGTCCCACTTGATGGCGACCTTCAGCTTGTCGAAGTTGGCCAGCTTCAGGTCGGCGGTCTTGCGGATCGCGGAGAAGACGGTCTCGGCGTAGATCTCGGTGTTGAGGTGCTGGTACTTGGCCTCGACCTCGGCCTTGCTCCAGCCGGAGATCTTGCGGAAGCGCTCCTTGTTGGTGGCTCGCTCGAAGTCGTAGTGGAGGATGATGCCGTTCTCGAACGGCTTGACCATGTTGGCGGCGATCTGCATGCCGAAGGTCGACTTACCCGTGCCGGAGTTGCCGACCAGGGTCAGGATGCGACCACCGTCGAGACCGGCCTGGACGTAGCCCTGGTCGTCGATGTAGCCGTTGCGGTAGTCCATGCCGTGGAAGCCGGTGGCGTACGTCGGGTGACGCGTCTCGCGACCGAGGGCTTCCTTCGCGGCTTCCTTGCGGAAAAGTCCCATGAGCATGGTGTAGGTTTTCCTTTCTGTTGACTAGGATCCGGCGGGGGACCCGTTGTCCGGGGGGTTGGTGCTGTCGAGCTCCCTCTTCCGGAGAGCGATCTGCATCTCCAGGTGTTCGAGCTCCTTGGCCTTCCTTCCGACCAAGTCCTGCATAGCCTCGTGCTGTTCGCAGTAGAGCTTGGAGGCGTCCACCCAGCCCAGGCCATTCACCCGGTAGGAGTAGAGCTTACCCAGGCCCTTGCGCCTGTTGACGGAGACGTGGCTGCAGGACGCAGCGCACACTGCGCCGTTGTCGTCGACGAACCACACATGACCTTGTTTGCCCCGGATTTTCTCGTTTAGTTTCCGCTGCCTATCGACCAGGACCTCGGCCTCGTTGAAGGTCCGGAGGGGGCTGAGCAGGCTCAGCACGTAGGCGTGCTGCCGGAGGTCGCAGATGACCTTCCCCGTATCCTTCAGGGCCTGTTCGGTTAGCTTCCGACTGAAGCTCAAGGCTTCCTCGTAGGTAGTGAAGACCCTGTGATTCTCCTGGAAGGCGTGGGGCGCGTGCAGCTCCTTGATGCCCATTCCCAGGATGTCCTTACGGGTGGAAGACAGGAAGAAGGGCTTCGGGAAGCAGTTCACGTCCACCATCCAGAGGCCCTTGTCCTTGTTGAACACCAGGTTCTCGAAGGAGTGGAACCACTCGGGGAGGACGATCCTTGTCCCGCATGTAGAGGTGTTGTAGGAAATGTAGACGTAAGGGCTGGCCCCCTGGGCCAGGTAGGCGGCGAAGTAGTGAGATAGGGTCTCCTTGATTTCTTCGCCAAAGGCTAGACATACCTCCTTCGCCCTATCGGTCAGCGGGGTTTCGAAGACGCTCTTGTTGATCTCGACATCCATGGCCTGGTCGAGCCTCGTCGATATCTGCTCCAGCTTCCGCCGGAACTTGATGATGCTCGCGGCGTAGGTGTTGTACATGGTGGTGATCTCAGGCAACTCGTCCTCCCGTGTTGCTCTCGGTGCGCCCGTTGGCGCTCTCGCGTGCGCGTTTCCAGGTCTTTTTAGGTTCTTATTACATTCTCTCTAGGTTTCTCAACGAAGTTCAATCCAATGTTACTTTCAGTTTTATGGCTAAATCTTTAAGATTTTCCTTGACATTTAGCTGAATATCTCAATCAACATTCAAGACCTTATCTGATTCATTCTCTACGTTTCCTGGAGAATTGTCAAGGAACACTACAATGGTATGCTGCGAGAGCCACTCGGAGCGTTCTTTCTTTCTCTCTTTCCGTCTTAACCGGTCAGCAGCCCCTTACTCCAACGGCGGAGTAAGGGGCTGCTGATCGTCTTTTTTGTTCGCTTCGGCTCTACTGCACGGCGGCCGTGGTGGCGTCCTGGAGGCCGAACGCCGTGAGGGTGGCGTCCTCGGTGATGAGGACCCGGCCGTCGGCGGCCTTGGGGGCCTTCTTGGGCTCGTCCTTCTTCTTGTCGTTGCTTTCCATGTTACACGTCCTTTCTCTTGCTCATGTTGCGCATGGTCCTGGGGAAGGCCATGCCCTTGGTGATGAGGTCCGTCTTGAGCCCCGCTCCCGCGAAGAAGACGTCCACGGTGGAGAGGGCCTGCGAGTCCTCCGGGTTGCTGGAGAGGTTCTGGAGCTGCGAGTACCCCTTGGTGGAGATGTCGCTGTACATCTGCCTCTTCATCTGGCCGTCGTCCGACCTGGGCCCGAGGAATTCCTTGAGGCCCTCGTCGGCCCCCATGACGCTCAGCGCGTAGTTCTCGACGTTAGAGATGCGGGCGATCTTGTCGTCGCCGGTCACCTGGTTGACGAGCATGTCGCGCTTGTCGATGTCGAGCGACATGGTGTTCTTCTTGCTGAGGATCTGCTGGAGGCGCTTGAGGTTGAGGTAGCCCACGGGCACCCTCACGGAGGTCCGCACGGGGTCGCCGTCCGGGTCCTCGTGGCGGAAGAAGACGTACTCCTCAAGGGGCACGCCCAGCCACTCGGCGGTCGCCGCGATCATCTTCAGGGTCGGCTCCGTCTCGAACGGGATGACCTCGATGAAGAAGTTCGCGTCCTCGTCCCTGGCGAACGCCTTGACGTAGGAGTCGAACTGCTTGTCGTCCATCTTGGCGAACATCTCCGCGTACTTCTTGGCGTTGGCGCCGCTCTTGTCCAGCCTCTTCATCGTCTCGACGACGAGGTCCTGGTACTTCTTACGCTTGGCGTTCAATGTTCACCTCCATGGACAGGTGGCTGTGGTACCTCTCCAGGTCCACGCCGAGGGCCGAGGCGGACTCCTCGATCTCCCGGAGGCGGGAGGACCGGTGCTCCAGGGGGAGCGAGGAGAACGTCGCGATGGCGGACATCAGCTCCCTCTTGCTCCCGGTGCCGAAGGGGGTGCGGCTTTCGAGGAGGACCTGCCGGTCCCTCTCGGGCGCGACGGCCTCGGCCAGTTCGAGGAATCTCTTGCTGTTCACGTTTAACCTCCCCTGGTGGCGTCCAGGATCTCGTCGTTGTTCTGGTCGATCTTGTCGAGGACGTCGTCGATCTGGTCCTTGAGCTTCTGGTCCTTGGCCTTGTCGCGCATGCGGCGGAGCTTGCGGCCCTCCTCCCGGAGCTGGATCGACATCCTGCGGGCGTTGTCGGCCTTACCGGCGCTGATGAACATCACGACCACGCCCACCAGGGATGCGAGCAGGCCGAGGAGCCCGATCGCCAGGCTGAGGGGAGCGGCGATCATCATGAGAAGGCCGAAGATGTAGACGCCGGAGCCGATCCAGGCGATGGCCTTGGAGGCCTCCGACTCGCTGCGGATCTTGCGGTCCTTCTGGCGTACGAACTCCTGGACTTCGTCGACCCATCGCTTGGCCTCCGCCAGGCTGTTCGCCTTTTCCTCCTCGGTGAGGACGATCTCGGCGGCGTCGAAGTCACCCTGTAGGGCCCTCTCTACCAGACCGGTCGCCTCCCTCAGGGTGGGGTAGTCCGCCAGGGACCTCCTGACGGGACCTTGGGGTCTGTTCTGGTACTCGCTGAGGAACATCTTCTCTTCCTTTCCTAGTCCATGTCTCGACGGACGCGGGTGATGAGGTCATCGATCTTCTCTTTGACCTTTCGGTCGGAGGAGCGGCTGCGGATGCCCTCCAGCTTGTCCAGCTCCTGCTCCATCTGCTTCTTGATCGATACGCTGGCGGCGAAGTTTCCGACCGCAAGGACAGCGTTGATCCAGAAGGCGATCGACAGCAGGGTGCTGATGACGGCGAAGAGGAGGATGCCGACGTAGCCGGTAACGAGCACCAGGGGGAAGCCCAGGAAGCCGACGAGCAGGCTGACGATGTAGATCCCGGCGGTCCACTGGGCGTGCACCTTGGCCAGGTCCGACGCCGTGGCGTGTTGCGCCTTCTTCAGCTCCAGCATGCGCTTGCTCTCTTCGAGCCAATTCTTGCCCTCTTCGACGACCTTGTCCTGCTCGGCCTCGGTGAGGACGAGCTGGGCGGTGGGGTCGGCGCTCTCCAGGAGGCGGTCGATGAGCGGCCTGGCCTCCATGATGAGCGGGTACTTGTAGGCCGTAGGGTCGATGCGGCGTGCGTTCTCCAAGAACATGATCAGTCTCCTTCTTTCAAACGCCACCTGTGCAAGGTGGGCCATGTTTCCTCTCCCAGGTGCTTCACCGCTGTCAGGCTGCACGGGCCGCTGGGGTGCTCCAGCGTGACGTTGGCCAGACCGCCGTCGCCCACCTTGGTGATGATTCCCTGGTAGATGCGGAACGGCATCCCGGGGGACATCGGCGACGCGACGAACTCGATCTCGTCCCCAGCTTGGGGCTGCTTGCTCAGCTTGACCTCAAGCGGAGGGGGCTCCGGTGTCTGCTTGATCTCTTCCTTGAGTACCTCGACCGGCTTCGGCGCCTTCGGGGGCTCGTGGAGCCTCGCGGTCGAGGCCACGGGGGCCCGCTTGACCCCCGCGACGGGGTCGGGGGCGGTCCGCTTGCGGGCCACCGCCTTCGCCTGGTCCCTCTTGCTGGGCGGCAGCTCGGGGGCCTTGGGGACGGGAGGGAGCCGCTGGACGGGCGGCAGAGCGCCCTTCCTGTCGAGTTCCATCAGCTCTTCGAGGCGATCCAAGCGGGTCGTCCCGACTTTCCTCTGTTGCTCCACGGGCTCACCTCCTTCTAGTTCCCCATGTAGGTCTGCTGGATCAGAATGACGTAGTAGATGTAGATGGCCTTCCGGAAGTTGGCCCTGGTGGCCGGTCTCTCGGAGGAGTTGTACTTCTCGCTCGTCGTGAGCAGCATGTCGTCGAGGATGTCCTTTGTCCTAAGGACGGCCTCCTCCTTCGTGTTGCTCTTGGTCAGGTTCTTGATGGACTCCACCAAGAACTGGTTGGTCCCCACGGTGTCCGGTTGCCGCTTGCCGTCGGAGAAGTACATCTGGAGGGTCAGCGTGATCAGTTCCTTGACCTCCGCCGACTTCTCGCTGTTGATCTTCTCCAGCGCCGACCTGATCGCCGAGGTGCTGACCCCGGAGATGGTGGAAGCGGCGGTGGCCGTCCTGGTGTCCACGCCGCCGGTCACCGCCCTGTTGAAGCTGGACTCGGAGAGCCTGGCCACGAGCATCGACACGTTGTCGACCTCGCGGAAGCTGTCCTCGCCGGGCTCCTTCTCGATGTAGAGGTGGTTGCCCTTCTCCACGTTAGAGTAGAACTCGTTGGCGACGCTCTGGAGGAACCCGTTGATGCGGATCCAGAGCTGCGACAGGAAGTAGCGGAGCTCCTCGTCGTCGCCCTTGATGATGCCGTCCTTGTACTTCTCCAGCGTCGAGTTGGCGGTGTACTGGAGGGTGGCGATGATCGTCCGCATCTCCTTGAGCTTGAACTTGTTGCTCAGGTTGTTGACCGTGTACTCCATCACGGCCTCCAGGTGGCCCGAGGGCTCGTGCTTCCAGTACTTGAACTGGAGAGACGCGTACATGGGAAGGACGAGGTAGATGAGCGCGTGCTGCGCCCCCTCCTCGTCCTTGGACACCAGGTAGTGCCTGACGGCCAGCGCCCCAGCCCAGTAGAAGGCCCTGTTGAGGATCCTCCAGGTGCTGTCGGCCAGCTTGTACCTCTTGATGACCAGGTCCACGTCCTCGCGGCTGACTCCCGCAGCCTTGAAGAGCGCGTCCTCGTCGGCCTCCCTGAAGTAGAGGCGGTTACCCGGGTGGGACGCCAAGAGCACCTTGGAGTGCGCGTCCACGTACGACCTAACCGCCTGCTTCAGTCTGGCGCTGTTGTCCTTGTTGGCGAGGGAGGCCGACAGCGGCCCCCCTATTTCCTTTAGGGCGTTCGCCCCTTCCTTTGAAGCCATTCCCTTCGGGCCTCCATTTCTCTCCGAATATATCGGATTGTTTGCCAGGCTGTCAGGGAACGCAGAAAAAAATCAAGGGCGAACCAAGCGGACCAGCCTCGCCTCTCGGCGTGGCTGGTCCCTTAGAAGTCGATAACCTTCCTCTTTGCAGTGAAGGTCAGTCCCTTTGATTCGACGGTGCACCGGCACACCAGCGCGTGCCTTCCGTCCTCAAGGTCGCCGACCCCTACGGGGTCCCGTCCGAGGTGGAGCCGGGAGGCGATCTCCCATGATAGGATCTGCTTGCAACGGTCGTACGACTCTTCCAGCCTCTGTCTGGAGTCCATCAGGTTGGATACCGATATCGTGATCACTTCCTCCCGCCCCTTCCCAGGGGGGCCGAAGGCCACGAGCGCCATGGACGTTCCTGACTCGGCGATCCGCTCGGCCTCCGTCAGGATCTCCTGCTCCTCCTCGTCGAGGGGCTCGGCCAGGACGAGGTGGGTGTCGGGGATGGCCTCTAGCTCCGACGAGAACCTGGTGAACATCCTGGGACGCTTGACGTACTTGCTGCCGAGCAGCTGGAGGTCGTCGATGTTGACCGCCGGGTAGACCGCGTACCCGTCGTCGAACTCCAACGGCACCCTGTCGAAGAGGACCCTCGCCGGGTCCGGCGTCTTCTCGGCCCTGATGCGGTGGAAGTACGAGCGTAGGAGGTTGCGCTTCATGGCCATGGATACCTCCCAGGAGTCCGAGGCGAACACCTGGAAGGCATCGATCAGGTCCTTCTGACCGGCGTCCGAGGAGTAGAGGCGCACGGCGGCCTTGGAGATCTCGGCCATGCGCCAGAGGGCCTCGCAGAGCTCCGACGACTCCATCTCCTCCTCTGTGAGCTTACCGGCGTCGTACAGACCCCCGTGGCCCTTGTGCCCGGCGAATACGCTCTCAAGCGTCCTCAACCTAGTACCCGCGCTTGAGCATGATCTTCGCTACCCGGAGGCCGCCGTCGTAGTACGCCTTCGTGTAGTCCTCCAGGATGGCGGCGTAGACGCGGGCGTACATGTGGCTACCGGCCATCGCCTGGGGCTGGACGCCCGTGGTCTCCCAGGCGCGGTTCTTGGCGATACGCGCCTTGTTGTAGCGCTCGACGAACTTGTCGGACGGCTTCTGGCGCTTCAGGGCCAGGATCTCGCTGGAGTCGTCGTACATGTCGGACATGGCGTCGGCGACCGACGAGATCCCGTTCCGCATGGCCTGGGCGTAGACGGTGGACGTGGGGTCCGTGGGCTTCTCCTCCTCGGCCATCGCGACGACGAAGGCCGCGCTGAAGGCGACCGCCGTCAGGTGGGCCTTGGCCTTGGCGTACTCCTTGGCGAACTGCTCGGGGGTGCCCTGCTTGCCCACCTTGGAGAAGGCGTAGTCGGCGGCCGTGTAGATCATGTCGGTGTCGGAGGCCTGCATGACCAGGCCACCCACCTGCGACTGGATGGGGTTGGACGTGACGGACTCATAGTCGGGCTTGGCCTTCTGCGGGGGCGCACCGGTCCAGGCGAAGGAGGCATCGCAGAAGAGGGTGATGAAGAGGGCGATGAAGAAGCCGATGTAGGTTTTGCGCGACATTGTTCGTGTTTCCTTTCTCTTAGTAGTGGCTAGTCGCCGGTGAGCATCTCGTCCCACGCGCCGGACCTGTTCTGGGCCTCGGTGGTGTGGACGGTGATGCCGTTGGGCAGGGTGATTCCGGTGGGGGTGGACTCGACGATGTAGAGGTCGGCGCAGACGCCGAAGGTCCCCTCCATCTCCACGAGGGCGCCAGGTCGGACCTGTCCGGCCTCGCAGGTGACGAGGAACTGGAAGCCGTCCTGGTCAGAGACCGTGACGATGTGGATCTCCTTGGATTTTCCGAGTACGTGCAGCTCCAGGCTTCCCTTAAGCCGCTTGAAGTCGGAATCGGGGGAGTAGCGAAAGTCTTTCTCTTCCAAGTTCGTATTCTCCTAGTAGAACATCGGTTCGCGGGAGAGCGTGCTCTCGGCGTAGAAGTGCTTGCCCTGTTGGTGCTCAACGAGGTACCAGTAGCGGTCCTTGAACATCATCTGGCGGATGGACTCGGCGCTGAAGGCCGGTCCGAGGTACTTGGCCAGGGCCAGGCGGACCCTGTGGTAGTCCGGGGCCCTCAGCAGGTCCATGATGGCCGACACCATCCCCAGGTCGTCCACGCTGAGGCCCAGGTCCTCGGAGTTCCAGGAAACCTTGTCCCCGAGCCCAAGAACTGGGTCCACGAGCAGGCGGACGGCGCTGGCATGGACGAGCAGGTCGCTCCCCATCCACTGGTTGCCGACCCGCAGGGCATACCATATGCTGCCGACCATGGTGACCTCGTGGAAGTCGCTGTCCGTCCCATCGACCGCGATGTGTTGGGGGGCGGTGGCGAGGAACTCGGCCATGTTGCCCCACTGGACGGCGTTCTCGACCTGGATGCGCCCGGCGACGGTGGCGCGGTTCATGCCGACGGGGCACATGACCTCGGTCCCGACCTCGATGTTGCGTAGGCTGTCGTGATAGATAGAGCTGATGAAGAACCTCTTGTCCATTTGAAACTCCTCAGTTGGTGTGTTGCGTTCCACGGTAGACGTCCTTGCGGAAGCCTATCCGGCGGAAGTTGGGAACGCCCTCGTGGATGCTGTAGAGGGCCCGTATCTTGCGCCTGTCCGCAGTGTGGGTTGCGCCGGTGACGTCGTGCAGCTCGCAGGGGAGCCCTAGCTTCTTCCCGGCCGTGTAGGGGTTCATGAAGACCTCCATGCAGAGGCTCATAGCCTCCTGCTGCCACTGGTGATCCCTGAGCTTCTCGGTGGAGCGCTCGATGATGTTGTCCAGGACGTCGGCAGCCCGCTCCTCGTCCCCTTGGAAGGCGGCCACTAGGTCGGCGGCCAGCATCTCGGCTTGCCCGACCAGGAGGCGCGGGGCCTTGGAGATGGAGACGGCCAGGCGGTGGCTGACCTGGTGGGTGTTCCCGTTGGTGGTCATCTGGTGCTGGACCAGCTCGGCCTGGATTGCGACCAAGTTGTCCTTCAGCTCCTCGATCTCCATGTCGCGGATCTCCACGTCGTCGAGCAGGGTGTTGATCTCCCCCTTGAGCTGGGCCACCTCCTCGCGGAGAGTGGCGGTCAGGGCGGCCCCCCGACGGGCCCGGCTTGCCCTCCGGATGGCGGAGAGCCGAAGGGGCGGAGCGGGCGGCTCCTTGGGCGTCCCGAAGTCGGGCTGCGCCTGGAGCCAGCGGTAGTAGTCGTTCAACCGCTTGAATGTGAGGTTGCCGTAGCTCTTCAGTGCCTTGGCGCCTTCGACGTTCTGCTGCATGTCCAGCATCATCTGGCGTCGGACGCCCTTGTCACGCTGGAAGTCGGGCCCGTAGACCCTGAGCCTCTCGTTTTCGATGTTCATCGGGGACCTCGTGTTCCGGTAAGTCTTTAGCTGACGCCGGAAGAGGGCGTGAGCCCCCTTCCGACAAGTGAATAATATGTAGCTGATTACTACATAGCCACGTCTTCGTAGACGTCGTTCCGCATGCCCACCTTGACCAGGGTCACCACCGGGCCGTTGGCACGGTAGACGATCCGGATCGGGTCCTTCTTGTAGTAGTGGGTACCGCCCAGGGTGTGGTACAGGGAGGACTCCCGTCGGAGCGCCACGCCGACACGGGGGTTGATGAACACGTCCGCGCAGAGGCGGAACGCCTTCCTGACCGCGTTGTGGTCCTTCATGTTGGTGTCCTTCATGCAACGCAGGATCTCGTCCATCATCTCATCGGCGGCGTCCTGGCCGAACACGGCCGCAAGCCGCTTCTCGGCATCGTCCATAGCCGTCAGGGCCTTCTTCGAGACGGAGAAGGTCTCGATCTTGCGGTTCGTCTTGCGGGCTCCGTCGCTGATTCCGCAGGTCGTGGACAGTGATAGTGCCGCCGGGTCAAGCGGCCGATGCGGTACCACCCCCTTCAACCCTGAACTGCAATTTTTCAAGCACTTCCTTCTCCTCCTTGTCCAACTTGGGGGAGGGAACCTGCTCGAACTCCTTCAGCTTCTCCTTGAGGGCCTCGATCTCGGCCTTCTGCTCCTCGATGAGGAGGTCCTTGTACTCGTTGTCCTCCTTGAGCTTCTGGACGATCTGGGTCGACATGTAGCCGATCTCCGAGTCACGCTCCTTGAGCATGAGACGGAGGGAGTTCACCTCTTCCCGTCGCTCGGCCAGCTCCGTGCCCAGGATGACGATCACCTTGGAGCGGTCGTTGGGGACCACCGTGACCTCTCCGGACTCCTGCCCCTTGTTCTGGGTCATCTCTTGCGCTTCCTTTCCCTTGTCTTCTTCCCCGGACGAGGGCTGTTCCTTCAGCCACTCCAGGTACTTCATCTTGTCAGCGGAACCGAGGGTGGAGAAGCTCTTGACCTTGGTGGTCGGGAAGAGCCCCTTCAGGTCCTCGTGGATCTTCTTCGACGTTTCAGGAGGGATCGCGCCCTGGTGGTTGTAGAGGCCGTAGACCCGCAAACGCTGGACCTCGATCCCCTCTCCGATCTCCCTGGCAGAGAGCCTCCTGTGCTCAGACGGCATTGTCGTTGTTCCTTTCTTGGTAGGCCGGGGGCTCGCACCCCCGGCTCCGTACAGCCGGTCTCCCGGCGTCTGTTCAGTTGTCTCGCTAGACCTCTTCCGAGGTCTCATCGGCGTCGATGCGGACCACGTCGACGAGGTACGCGCCCTCGTCCAGGCTGACCGCCTTGATGCCGTAGGTGGGACGCAGGTAGATCTTGATCTCTTCTGCGGGGACGCGGGCCATCTTCTCGGAGCTAATGAACATGATGTCCTCCTCCTTGACGATGAGCGCCTTGATCAGGAGGTCGTTCTCCTGGAGCTGGGTGGCGATGCGGCCGAAGCCGCCGCGCTCCTGCACGGGGTACTCCGTGATGGGCGTGCGCTTGGAGCGGCCGTCCTGGGTGGCGGTCAGGACGTAGGAGTCCTCGTCCTCCACGATGTCGAACGAGACCACGTAGTCGCCGCTGTCCTCTCGGAGCTTGATGCCCATCACACCCGTGGTGTCGCGGCCCATGGGGCGCACGTCCGAGTGGTCGAAGCGGATGCCGGTTCCGCCAGCCGTCGCCATGAAGACGTTCTGCTGGGCCTTGGCGCCGTCGATGAACTTGACGCCCAGGAGCTCGTCGCCCTCCTTGAGGGTGATGGCGATGATGCCGGTGGTGAGGATGTTGCGGAACTCGGAGAGCAGCGTCTTCTTCACCTGGCCGTTCTGGGTGGCGAACATGAGGTACGATCCGTCGTCCTCGAACTGGGTGTTGCTGAGGTTGAGCACGGCCTGGACCCGCTCGTTCTCCCGGAGGCTGACGTAGGCGGCGGCGGGCTTGCCCACCGAGCCCATGCTGCTCTCCGCGACGCGCCAGACCTTGACGTCGAACACGCGGCCGGTGTTGGTGAAGATGAGCAGGTGGTCCTTGCTGTTGGCGATGAACATGCGGGAGACGAAGTCGTCCTCGCGAGTCTTGCCGACAGAGGTGCCCTTGCCCCCGCGCTTCTGCGCGTTGATCTCGTGCTTCAGCTTCTTGATGAAGCCGCCGTTGGTGATGGCGACGAGGTAGTCCTCGTCCGGCACCACGTCCTCGGCCTCGATGTTGGTCTCGATCTCCTCGATGCTGGTCCAGGGGTCCTTGCGACCGAAAATGTCCTTGACCTTCGAGGCGATCTCCTCCAGCTGAGAGCGGATGAAGGCGTCCAGCTCGTCGGAGTCCCGCAGCAGGTCCTTGAGACGCTCCACGGTCGCCGTGAGCTGGACGTGCTCCTCGGCGAGCTGGTTCTTCTCCAGGCCTGTGAGCTTGGAGAGGCGCATGTCCAAGATGGCTGCGGCCTGCTCGGGGCTGTAGCCGGGGTCGCTCTTGTCGTGCTTGAACGCGACGAGGCGCTCGATGGCCTCATGGCGGCCCTTGGATGCCCGGATGATGGCGACCACCTTGTCGATGTCGGCGAGGGCCTTCAGCAAGCCCTCCAGGATGTGCATGCGGACGAGGTGCTTCTGGACGTCGAACGAGAAGATGCGCTTCAAGGTGGTACGGCGGAACTCGATCCAGTCGGTGAGCAGCCCCTTGGCGTTGTACTGGCGGAAGTCGTTGTTGCTCGTCGCGATCATGATGATCTTCTGCGTGATCTGCAGCTGGGTCATCTTGTAGAGCAGGTTCTCGACCACACCGGCCTGGTGGCCGGGCTTGACCTCCACCACCACGCGGATCTTGCCCTTGGCGGACTCGTTGCGGATGTTGGAGATGCCCTCGATCGTGCCCTCCTTGACCTTCTGGACGATGGAGTTCAGCACGTTCTCGGTGTTGGTGCCGTACGCCAGCTCGTCCACGACGATCAGCTCGCGGCCGTTCTTCTTGTCCTCCTCGTGGTGGACCTTGGCCCGGACCCGGACGCTGCCTCGGCCGGTGGTGAAGGCGTTCTCGACCGCCACGGAGGAGCAGACGATGCCCCCGGTGGGGTAGTCGATGCGGATGCGGCGGGCGATGTCCCGGTCCCCGATGGTGGGGTCCTGGAGCAGGGCCAGAGTGGCCTGGATCACGTCGCTGGGGTTGCAGGGGGGGATGTCGGTGGAGTGAGCCGAGCCGATGCCCGAGGTGCCGTTGATGAGCAGCAGGGGGAGCTTGGCCGGGAGAACGAACGGCTCCATGTCGCTCCCGTCGTACGTCGGGAGCATGGGGACGGCGTCCTTGTGGATCTCGTCCAGGAGGAAGTCCGTGGTGAACTTCTGCAGACGGGCCTCGGTGTAGCGGTAAGCGGCGGCCCCGTCCCCGTCCTGGGAGCCGAAGTTGCCGTAGCCGTCCACCAGCATGGCGTTGACGGCCCAGGGCTGAGCCATGCGCACCATGGCGTCGTAGACGGACGAGTCGCCGTGGGGGTGGAACGAGCCGAGCACGAAGCCGACCGTGTGGGCGGACTTCTTGTACTTCTTGCTGGGGAAGAGCCCGTTCTGGCGCATCGCGTACAGGATGCGCCGGTGGACCGGCTTGAGCCCGTCCAGAGCGGACGGGATGGCACGCTTCAGGAGGACGCTCATGGAGTAGTCCACGAAGTTCTCGGTGAAGACGGAGGTGATGTCCTTATCGATGATCTTGGTCATCGTGGTCCTTTCTAATCGTAGAACCCGCCCTTCCGAAGGGGGCGGAGCTTTGTCAGGGCGCTCTCGCAGTTGCGCTTGATGACTGCGGAGTCGGTGGAGCTGTTGGCGTGCCGCTGCCTGATCATGAGGGAGCCGATGATCTCCTGCAGCTCGGCCTGGGTGAGGTTCACCGTGACCTCGGGGCCGTTGTCGATGCTAACCGCCACGGTGGACCTCCTCGGGGGCGTAGGTGTTGCGGAGGATTCCCCTGGCTTTCTGCAGCGCCTCTTCCAGGATCTTGATGCGCTTGACGGCGGTGCCCTGGACTAGGAGGGTGGCCTCCTCGGGCGTGCCCACGATGGAGGCTCCCAGGAGCCAACCGGCGTGGGTGGGGTGGGCCCACATGTCCCCTCCCTGGTGCGTCCAGGTACCGGGGACGGTGCTCACCTTGAAGTCGTTGATGCTCGAACCGTCGCTGATGTAGACGCCGATTGCCTCTTTGGAGAATCCGATTGGAACGTTCGTGGCCACTACTGCCTACCTTTCTATCGGGGGCTCTGACCATTCGGTGTTCCCCGGGGGTTTAGGGGTTCACTCCGGGTCGAGCCCCGTCACCTTGTAGCCCATCCCGTCGTTTACGGACTGGTTGTAGTCCTCGGCGGTCCTCACCTGGTAGCCGTTGAGCAGCTTCCGCTTCTCGTTGAGCGAGCGGTAGACGGTGGAGCGCGATACCTCCAGCAACCTCGCCAGGGCGTCCTTGTTGGGGGCCTCGACCACATGGCCGGACTCCTCGTTGACGGCGACCATCCACCCCTCGGGGGCGCCGGTCCTGGGCGTGGCGTCGTTGAGGAAGAGGGTGAGCGAGTCCCTGGTGAGCTTCGCCGCACGACCGAGGTCATCCAGGTGCTTCTCCGCCATCTCCTTCGCCTTCTTCCGGATCTCCGCCCTGGTGGGGGCGTAGTGCTCCTCCAGGACGCACCGGTGCTCCTCGTCGTAGTAGACTTTCCCGCTCTTCCGGAACGGGCCGACCGCCAGCTCCATCTCCAGGGGCTTGATCCCCCCACCGGGGGTCAGCTTCAGGAAGATGCCGAACCCATCGACGACGGCCAGTTTGGGGGCTTCGGCCTGCGTGATCGATTCGGGGGTTGCAGCTTTACCCTTCAGGCTCTCGTGGATGATCCTGAGGTTCCCCGGGGCGAAGTCCACATCTCTGTCTATCCGAGAGACATCATAGACGGAGACATCCTTCGCGCTCTTCATCTCGGCGTAGCCGGGTAGGTTGACTATCAAGGCCATGTAGGCGTTGACGTTGCGAATGGAGGGGTCGACGCTGATCCCACGGCCGCCGAGACTCGGGTAGGACCTGCTGCTCTTGTCCGTGCAGCTCTTGGTCATCTGTAGGTGGCGCTTGCTGAGAACGGTGTACATCTTTGACTTGCGCTTGGGGATCTTCAGCCCGCAGTTGTAGCAGCAGGAGTTGTGCTTGATGTAACCCGCCCCGACGACGGATCCCTTGTTACATCCGAGGCACAGACACTCGTACGCCCCGTTCCCCCTGGCCTCCCGGACGACCAGCAGCCCGTTCCGGGTCCCGACGAGGCCGTTGACCTGGCTGGCCGCGCCCATGGGGAGCTTCTTCTCGCTCATGATTCTTATTCCTTTCTAAGAGGACTGAAGGCGACCCTTCACCCGATTATGGGCGAAGGGTCTTTGCTATAATATGTGCTTCACACGGGCTGCTGCCGGAGGCGACCCTTGGAGGCCTCCGCGCAGCTGTCCCAGACCGCCTGGATCTGGTTCAGCTGCCACAGGAGCATAGACTGGCGCTCGTGCTTGAGGTTGATGGCCGCCACCAACCTGGAGAGGGAGCGCCCGGAGGCGTGGTACCTGGCGATGAACTGCTTCTGCTCATCGGATAGGACCATGGTCCCCACGTACCCCTTGATCTCCTTGTTGTCGGCGATCCCCATGTAGATGGAGCCGATGGGGAACCAGTCCACGCGGGCTCCGAAGGCGTCGGCCGCAGCGGCCAGGGAGGCCAGCGCTTCCTCCCGGTTGGTGACGCTCCGGTCGATCCCCAGGTCGGCGCAGCAGTGGGGGCCGTACATGAGGAGCTGCGACACCGGGTCGGTGAGCGCCCTGCCGCACTTGTGGCAGTTCTTCGTCTCCCCCGTCGCCAGGGTGTAGAGGACCTGGACCGCCTTGTCCGTCCTGGAGGCCACCTCCAGGACGTCGATGTAGAGCGGGAGCTCCTTCTTCTTCGCGATGCCCTTGTTCAGTTCCACGATTGCCAAGGTTGGTATCTCCTTCTTTCTTCTAGGGGAGGACGCCGCCGATGGGCTCGACGGGGCCGGGGGACAGCCAGGTGGGGACGATGGGCATGGCCCGTTTCTCGAATGGGATGGAGTTGAGGTTGCCCATGAGCCCGGTGACGTTGCCGGACATGGCGGTGGCGTAGCCGGTGAGACCGCTGACGTCGCCGATGAGGAGGGAGACGTTGCCGGACAGCTTCGTGACGTCGCCGTAGATCTTCGTGACGTCGCCCTGGATCTTGGAGCAGTCGCCGGTCACCTTGCCCTCGACGGACAGGACCTTCAGGGGCTCGCCGTCGGAGTCCTTGTCGGTGGGGTGATCGGTGGTGACCACCTTGCCGACGCTCCCGCTGATGCCGCCGACGTCGCCGCTGAGGCCGGTGCAGTCGCCGCCGATGAACGAGCAGTTGCCCTTGATCTGACCGACGTCGCCGACCAGGAGGGTGATCATGCCCATCAGGTCAGACACGTCGCCCATCGGGTTCTTGAGGGGGTCGGGGGTGACCCCGTAGTCCACTTGACCGTTGCTGTCCAGGGGGCCGGTGGGCCTCAGGAAGTTACCACCGAAGATGCCAACGATCTTCGTCACGTCTCCGCTGATTCCGGTGCAGTTGCCCAGCAGACCGACGAGGTCCCCCTTCATGGTGGAGCAGACGCCCCAGAGGTTGCTGATGTCGCCGTAGATGTTCGTGACGTCCCCACGGAGCCCGTCGATCTTGCCCTTGATGCCGCTCACGTCGCCGGTCAGGCCGCTGATGTCGCCGGTCAGCCCCGTCACGTCGCCGGTCACCCCGGACGCGTCGCCGTACAGCAGAGGGCTGTAGTAGCCGTACAGGTTGCCGTAGCCGGTGAACGTCAGCGGCGGGATGGGGGTCGGGCGCTTCTCGCTCTTCCTAGGCAGCCCCATCTTGTCGAAGATGCCGTACGGCTCTCCGAACTGGTCCATCAGCTTCTTGTTGATCTTGCTCTTCAGCATCTCTTCCCCTCCAAAAAAATGGGGGAGACGTGTCTCCCCCTCGTGTTAGTCCGACGGTACGGCCAGGCCCATCCCCTTGAGGAACTGGACGATCTTGTTGACGAGGAAGTCCTCGTCGCTGCTGTAGAGCTCAAGGGCGTGCTTGGCCTTCTGGACCACGCCCTTCACGTCGTCGACGCTGAGGCGGACGACCCGGTGGGGCATCACGTCGTAGTTCCCCTGCCCCGCGTCCCGGACGATCTCGCTGCGCAGGTACGAGATCGCGAGAAGGATGAGCCCCGTCTCCACGGCGGTCGGGATGCCCTGGGCCTTACGGGCCCTCTCCTGGTCCTCCAAGAAGCTCTCCACCACCTTGCTGGCCGCCATTCGGATGGCCGTGTTGCGCTTCTCGCTCTCGCGGACGTTCAGCCCCTCCGTCCACAGGACCTCCGTGTCGACCTTCAGGACCTTGGTGGGGGCCATCCCCGGGATGTTGCGGGCTCTGAAGATGTGGATGACGACCCGGCTGAGATCGTCGACGGTGTAGGCTGAGACGATCTCGTGCTCCGGGATCGCCTGGATGACGTTCATCCCGGGGTTGTGCTTCTCGATGAACGCGGTCATCCCCTCGACGTAGGTCTTGGTGTCGATCTCTTTGGTGCCACGCATGGTGCGCTCCTCTCTTTATCTGGTTCGGGGAGGGCCGGAGCCCTCCCCTGCTCCCGGACTAGACGTCCAGGTTCTTAACTAGGTTCTGGTTGGTCTCCAGGAACGCCTTGCGGTGCTCCGGGTCGTTGCCCATGAGGCGCTGGATGAGGTCGTCGGTGCCCTCCATGTCCGCGACCGTGATGCGGAGCATCGAGCGGGTGGCGGGGTTCATGGTGGTGTCCCACAGCTCGGGCGCGGGCATCTCGCCCAGGCCCTTGAACCGCTGGCGGTGCGCCGGGGTGGCCGCGCTGATGACCTTGGCGACGGCCTGGGAGATGGACAGGTACTCGCCCTCCTCCGAGCCCTTGGGCAGGACGTAGGCCATGGTGTAGCCGCCGAAGCCCTCGCGGGCCTTGACGACGGGTTCGACGAGGGGGAGGAGATCGGCGTCCACGTAGAACGCGTGGAAGCGGTTCTGGTAGAGGCCCTCCAGGTAGAACTGGCCCGGCTGGGTGACGGTAGTGGTGAGGCCGGGGAACGCGTCGGTGAGGGCCTCCGCGAAGGTCTCGGTGTTCTCCGTGTCCCCGATGTAGCCGCCGTAGTCCGCGAAGAACTCCACCAGCTGCGCGTTGCAGCCGATGCGCTCTGCGGTGGCCCGGATGGTCTCCGGGTAGTTCTGGGCCTTGGAGAGGAACGAGGAGAAGGCGTTGGCCGCCAGGTAGTCCTCGTAGGTCTCGCCGTCCTTGCTCAGGCTGACGTCGAAGAGCTCTGCCGCCCGCTTGCGGATGTAGGTCTCGTACTGGTGGTCGTTCAGCATGTACACGTCCTTACCGCCCTTGGTCTCCACCTTGTAGAGCGGGGGCTGGGCGGCGTAGATCGCGCCGACCTCGAACAGCGGGCGGCAGTGGCGGAACAGGAACGTCAGCAGGAGGATGGCGATGTGGGCGCCGTCCACGTCCGCGTCGGTCATGATGACGATCTTGTGGTACTTGCGCTTCTCGACGTCGAAGTGCTCGCCGTAGCCGCAGCCCATGACGGTCAGCAGGTCGGACAGCTCCTTGTTGTCGAGCAGGCGCTGCACCTGCACGTCGTTGGAGTTGAGGGGCTTGCCACGCAGGGCGTAGATGGCCTGGACCCGGGGGTCGCGACCGCTCTTCGCCGAGCCGCCCGCGCTGTCGCCCTCGACCATGAAGAGCTCGCACTCCTCGGCGTTGGTGCTGGTGCAGTCGGCGAGCTTGCCGACGTTGTTGACGGCGGCGAAGCCCAGCGACTCCTTGCGCTGGACGGCGGTGCGGGCGCGGTTGGCGGCCACGCGGGCCTTGGCTGCGGCCACGCACTTCTTGGCGATGATCTTGGCCTCTTCCGGGTGAGCGTCGAGCCAGATCTTGAACTCGGCGTTCAGGAGGCGCTGGACGATGCCCTGCACGTCCTGGTTGCCCAGGTTGTGCTTGGTCTGGCCCTTGTACTTGGGGTCCGGGTGCTTGACGGAGACGATGGCGACCAGGCCCTCGCGGACGTCCTCGCCCTTGATCTCGATGTCCTCATCCTTCTTGCCCAGGATCTTCAACTCCTTCACGAGGTTCTTGATGATCGTGACCTGGGACATGCGGAAGCCCTGGACGTGGGTGCCGCCGTCGGTGGTGGGGATCGAGTTACAGAAGGACTGCATCTCCTCCTCGCTGCCCTTCGAGTAGCCGATGGCCACCTCGACGTGGATCATCTGCCCCGGCTTGCCGGAGGGCATCTGCTCCGACGCCGCCATGCTGGCGACGGTCTTGAACATGGGCTGCTTATTGAGGTGTTCGACGTACTCGATCAGGCCCTGGGGGTGATGGAACTCCTCCGTCTTTCCGTCGACGTTCAGCACCACCTTCAGCCCGGCGTTCAGGTACGCCTGGATGTCGCAGTACTGGCGGATCCGGTCGATGTCGAACGCGACCTCCTCCATGATGGTGACGTCGGGGACGAAGTGGACCGTGGTGCCGCTCTTCTTGGTGGGCTCGCCCTTGACGATCTTGCCCTTGGCGACGCCCTTGCTGAAGCTCTGCTTCCAAACGAAGCCGTCCTTGAAGACGGTGACGTCCATCACGTCGGACAGGGCGTTCACGCAGGACGAGCCGACGCCGTTCAGACCGGCGCTGGTGGCGTACGCGCCCTCCTCGAACTTGCCGCCGGAGTGGAGCGTGGTCAGCAGGTGCTCAAGCGCCCCGTTGTCCACGGGGATGCCGCGCCCCTCGTCCCGGACGGTGACGCCGCGTCCGTCCTTGTCCATGGAGACCCAGATGGTCTTACCCCAACCGCCCATGAACTCGTCCAAGCAGTTGTCGAAGATCTCTCGGAACAGGTGGAAGCACCCCTCCACGCCCAGGGTGCCGATGTACATCGTCGGGCGCTTCCGAACGGCCTCCAGGCCCTTCAGAGTGACGATAGATGAGCTATCGTACTTCTTGGTTGCAGTCATAACCAACCTTTCGGTGACTAGGGTTGGGCCCTCTCAGGGGCCGCGATACGATTCCCTGTTTCCAGGGGGATTTGGCCGTTAGGCCATAGGAAGTCCTCCCGCGCTCGGCGGGTGAGGGCTCGGGCACGTCCTATTTCATTATATGTGCCCGAGTGCCTTATACCCGGCGGCGGAAGGGCCGAAACGAAGCAGGGGTTAGGGCCGGGGCGGGGAGCCCTCCGGCCTGACGGACGGGAGCGCGGCCAGACGCCGGACGTAGTAGGGCTCCAGGCACCCGAGGGCTGCGAGCCTCTGGACCACCTCGTAGAGGTAAGGCGGCTCGCCGTCCCCTCCGCACTCGTACCCGGTCACGGCGACCTTGTGCTGACCGAGGTCGTAGCAGTTGAAACCCGAGTTACGATTCCAGGCCTTCGTGAACTCGTGGAGGATGTTATCGAGGTACGCCTCATGGGTCATCTGCCCGTCCATGACGACCAGCTCCAAGTCGAGGATTCTCCCGGAGAGCGATTCGAGCTCCCCCACCCAGGTCTCCCCGAGGTGGGTGAAGTCCTTCTCGATATCATCGCAGATCTCCTCGGGTATCCCTCCCTCGTCGTCGTAGCCCTTGACGAATCGGATCAAGGACTCGACGCGCTTCATCCCCTCGTTCTTGGCGAGGAAGGTACCGGCCTCGACGCTGATGAGGTGGGGTCCCTGGAGGGCGATGGTGTACAGGTCGACGCCCATCTACTTGTCCTCCTCTTGATTGGCGCGGGCGTTGGCGAGCCCGATGACCTCGGCGATCATCGCCCTGGTCGCGTGCAGGCTCCTGAGTTCGAGGTTCTGAACCTCGATGGCGATGAATTCGTACAGCTCCTTGCTGAAGCCGCAGAGGCGGTAGTCCTCCCAGCCTCCCGGATCGTGGTCGATGCAGGCATTCAGGACCGCCTCTGCGATCTCGCTCGTGATCTCGGGGGGGATCGCGATCGGGGTGCCGGTGCGCTCGAACGCGTCCACCAGGCATTGCGCCAGGTCGATGAGGTCGTCCTCGTCGTAGGGAGCGCGTTCACTAACTTCGCCTAATGCCTGGTTGACGCGGAAGGGGCTATTCACCGGCAGTAGCTCCCTCAGCAAGAAGGGCCCGGCGGACGGCAGGTTGCGGAGCAGGAAGGCGTCCCCGGAGATGGAGACGAAGCTCCATCCGGGGTGCTCGGCCCCGCTCATGATGATGGCCTCGATGAGCCCCTCGGCGTCGAAGAACTCCGCCATCCAGCTCTCCAGCTTGGGGAGGGGGCCGCTGGCGTTGTTGACCACCGCCTTGATGATGTCGACGACGATCTGCCTCTTGTTCAGGTTAACCTCGATCATAGCCTCTCCTCGATTTCCTTTCTGTACTTCACGAAGAAGTCGTGCGTCTCGCTGGTCTTTAGCGCCCTCATCGTCTCGATCTGCTTCAGGCCGTCGAGGAATTCCCCGTAGGTCTGAGCGATGATCGCCCAGGACTCGTGCTCCAGCACCTGCTGGACTGGGAGCTCCTTGTCCATCTTCAGGCCCTGCGCGGAGCCCCTGACCGTGAACATGGACATCCCCGTGCCCTTGTTGGCCGCCGCGCTGGTCAGGAAGATCAGATCTCCGCTGGCGTAGATGCGAGACGTGAAGTCCATCCCCGGTGCGGCCTCTCCTGGGATGGGCACCTCCTCCCTGGTGAAGAGGTACCCGATGGGGGAGCCCCTGAGCTGACCCTCGACGTCTTGGCGCAGCTCCTCCGACGAGCCCTTCGGGACGTGTACGACCCTCACTGCCACGGTGCCACCTCGCAGTGGTCTTCCTGTGCGGCGTAGTAGGCGTTCGCCAGTCGCGCGTAGGAGCGCCCCAGGGTGTCCGCGTTCTTGAGGGCGGGGCCGTTGGTGCACAGGCGGATGCGGGCGGTGGTCGCCACGATCTGCGCCTGGTCGCCCCCGTCCTGGAAGCGGTACTCGAACTCGATGAGCTTGCTGCTCTCCTGGACGAAGCTCGCGGAGACGTAGTCATCGAGCTCGTAGGACCCGAAGAGCTTGAACATCTCCTCGCGCCAACTTTCGAGGAACTGCTTCATCACCAGCCTGGCGTTGCTGGAGATGGTCTGAGTGTCTTCCATCTTCGTATCTCCTTTCTATTTGAGATAGTACGCTATCAATTTTCTTGCTACCTCTCTGGCCCGCTCGTTCTCCGGGTGGCTCTGGTCCGGGATGATGTGCGGGGTGAGGTCGTAGGCTATCGGGTGCATCCTGTGCGACAGCTCCCAGAACCCGCTCAGCTCTGCCTTCGTATGCATGCCGGTCACATCCAGGTACATGTCTTCGCCGCCTATCTGCACGAGGACGTGCTCGTCGAAGTCGACGATCGCGGGCTGGTACGGGGCGGGGATCTCCCGCGCCAGGTGCCACGCCAGGACCCAGCACTGGGCCGTCGTGTATCGGGTGATCTCCTCCTCGGTGACAGGAGACCCCTCGGGAAGATGGGATTCTCGCTCCACTTGGTTTTCCTTCCTGCGGTCACTCTAATAATGTGCGTTTGAAAAGGAAGACGGGAATCGCCCCTAGGGCGATTCCCGATGAATCCTTAGGAGAAGTACTGCTTCTCGCGACCTGCCTTGATCACGAGCTGGCGCTCGACGCCGCCGATGTCGGAGGCGAAGACGTACTGACCCTTGTCGTTGGGGACGGCGCCGTCGAACCAATCGCCGGTCAACACCTTGGCGAGCTTCATGGCGGCCAGATCCGCGCTGGTGCGCAGGATGGAGTTCTTGACCGTCCTCAGGCATCCCTCGATGAAGCGCGACTGCTCCACGGTGGGCTTCTTGTCGAGGGCGACCTCCTCCGAGCGCAGCTCCTCGATGATCTTGGCCATCTGGGTGCCGGGGCCGTTGAGCTTCTTGCCGGAGACGCCGTCCAGGGACGCGATCACGTCCTCGACCTTCGGGAGGCTGGACCACCCGGCGAGCTGGAGGGTCAGGGTGCGGATCTCGTAGAAGTCCTCCTCGTTCTTCTTCTCGACCTCGCGCTTGACGCCGCTGTAGTTCAGGCTGTAATCGAGACCGTTCTCCAGCAGGACCTCCATCTGCTCCTTGTTGTAGCCGCCGCCGACGCGGTCCTTCGCGACGTTGGTGGCCTCGGTCATGGCCTTCAGGTAGTGCTTCAGCACCTTCTGCTCGGCCTTGAGCTCGTTGAGGTGGACGACCTGGGCGAGAACGGAGCGGGTGTCCCGACTGCTCTCCAGGTAGGAGCGGTTGATGACGGGGAGCACCGACAGGTCCAGGAAGACGTCGTGGTAGGGGACGTCGAACCCGGCCTCGACCGAGCCGTCCTTGCCCTTGAAGTCGTTCCTGTCGACGTTAGCGGACGGGGACGTCTTGAGGACGATCCCGGGGTAGACGGTGTCCAGGATCTCCATCACGTCCTCGCCGACGACCGCCCAGATGCGGGGGGTGTGCAGCTCGCCGTCCTTGACCACCGTGTGGACGCGGTAGATCTGGGTGGGGAAGTCGGTGGGGAGGCCGACGCGCTCGGCGGTCCTGGGGTTGATGGCGACCGTGCCCTGCTTGGACCAGCGGAGGGAGACGTTCAGGTGCTCCTCGTTGAACACGAGGTCGCTGAAGGGGGCCATCGGGACGTGCGAGACGTCCGCCTTGAACAGGTTGTAGGAGTCGACGGCCTTGAGGCCGATGCGCTTGTAGCCCTTCTCGTCCGGGAGGTACCAGGCACGGGAGCTGGCCGCCAGGGTGCGCAGCAGGCCGTAGACGCACGGGGCGTCGGCTGCGGGTAGGTAGTCCTTGGAGCAGGTGCCGCCGAGGAAGCGGGCCTTGGTGTCGAAAGCCGCCTTGCGAAGCTTCGCGCTGTGCTCGGCGACCTCGTCGCGGGTGAACGCCTGGAACTGGGAGTCGACCAGGAACCTGTCGCCGAGGTCGTGGGCGAGCACGTCCAGGGCCTCCTGACGGCGTCCGGCGTAGTACAGCTCGTGGGCGTAGGCGTAGAGGGCGTTGCGGAGGGTGTCCTCGCGCAGCTTGCCCTCCTTGAGGGAGTTGACGTCGATGGTGGCACCGTTGTATTCGACGAGGCCGTTGACCTTGCCGTCGCCGCCGGGCCGGAGGACCAGGAGGACCTGGTTCTTGCGCTTGTCGAGGGCGGTGAGGTGCAGCCGGTTGACGTTGCCGTCGCCGAGCTTGTTGACGGTCAGCTTGGAGTTCTTGGAGCCGATGTAGACGATGTCGTCGCAGCTGGGGCCGACCACGTCCAGGGTGTCCACCACCAGGTCCGAGACGCGCTCGTAGTTGTGGCGGAAGATCTCCGTGAAGTCCTCGATCTTGGAGCTGTGGACGGCCTGGCCGAACTGGGTCTTGGCCGACAGGCCCTTGAGGAAGTCCATGTCGTAGTTGTAGCCGTAGCCGATGCAGTTCAGGGCGAGGGCGGTGCCGCCGATGCGGGCGGCGATGTCGAGGCAGCGCTTCATCTCCTCGGCGGCGCCCCACGAGACGACGGGCTCGCCGTCGGTGAAGAGGCCGAGGACGAAGTTGGGGCAGAGCTTCGCCAGCTCCTTCATGATGACCTCGGCCTCCTGGAGCGACTCCGAGAAGCAGGTCAGGCCCACCGGGCTGATGATCTCGTCGATCATGACCCGCAGGCCCTCGTCGTCCCGCTTCGCGCCCTTGAAGACGGTGCGGTACTGGCCCTCACCGGCGAACCAGATGAGGCTGAAGCGGTCGTTCGGGCCCATCGCCTGGGTGGACTGGTAGACGTGGTTGCCCAGCTCCCGCAGGTTGCCGCTCATGGAGTAGGACCGGTCCACGATCTCGATGAAGTGCAGGGAGTCGACGCTCACCTCCTCCTTCACCTGCTCCTCCTGCTTGTGGGAGATGTGGAGCAGGACGGCGGGCTGGCCGCCGACGGTGGTGGACACCTTGGTGATGTTGGACATTTCATCCTCCTGTGTTGGGGGGTTTCGCTATCGTTTGGTTCCCCCTCGGTTTTGCGCGTCATGCACAGGAGCGCAGAAAAAAAGAGGGAGCCGCCGGGGCTCCCTCCGTTTCAGCTGATTAGCTTCTTGGCGGCCTTGGCGGCCACCTTGAGAGTGTCTTCGCTGCCCATGTCGGTGTCCACCGCGACGCCGTACTCCTCGATGGTCTCGTCGGTGCTGCAGCTGTCCCACACCGGGTTGTGAACCAGACCATCCTTGGCCTCGTTGAGCATGAAGCAGAAGTAGGAGTTGTCCTCTTCCTCCAGGCTGTAGGTGTAGGTGTGCGGCGGGTTGCCGCTGGCGCTGCTGACCTCGATCATCTCCCAGAGCTCGTCTGCTTTGAACTTGTTGGTGTACTGGATCTCGACGTAATGATCCGACTTCGCGGGGTCCTCGTGGTTGAGGTCGATGAAGGAGGCGACCACCTTCCCTCCGAGGCTAAGGGACCCGTCCTCGTTCCAGTTGAGGGGCTTCCAGCCGAGCTTCTGGATCGCCAGGTCCAGCGCCAGGCGCTGTTCCTTGGTGGGGTACACCTTCCCCTTCTTGATACCCATATCGTGGCCGTCGCCCTTGTTCATGAGCTTCCCCCCGTTGGGGCGGAGGATGTATGCCTTATCGGTCATGCTGATTCTTCCTTCCTAGGTGTCGTCGTTCTCGCCGAACGGGTAGAGCTTGCCAGGCTCCATCCGGGTGCGGGTGTCCTTCCGGCCGCCGGTGTACCAGTACAGCTCCAGGGTGCCCTCCTCCAGGCGCTTCCGCAGTTCCTCGGAGAGAATCGCCACGACCTGCTCGTAGCTGATGTTCTCCGCTTTCCAGGGGTCGGGCCAGCGGTCGCACGCCCCGTTGAAGACCGGCTCGATCTCGAAGTCGGGGGAGTCCTTGCCGACCGACTTCCCCGAATCGTACCCGTAGGCGGTGAACGACACCCCACCCGGGAAGTTGTTCTGGCGGTCGGCGCCGAAGACGAGGGACCCCATCTCCTCCGGGACGTCCTCGCTGGTGACGATGGGGTTCGAGCTGAAGGCCATCTCCATGACCTGCTCGATGTCGCGGGACTTCAGGAGGAGCTTCTCGGCGGCCTCCCGGAGGTCGCCCATGGTGGTGGGGAGCTTGCCCATCCGCTCCAGGGTGCTGGCGATGTCGTCGAGCTGCTTGCCGACACCCTCCAGCTGCTCCCGGTTCATGAACTTCTGGGTCTCGGGGACGATCTTCTCTTCTTCGTTGCTCATAACGGCCTGTAGCTTCCTTTCTTGACGAGGGTGTGAAGGAAGGGCTTGAGCCCCTCCTTCTTCATGATGGCGGCGATCCGCTCGATGTTGTCCATGCGCGTCCACGCGTCGGTGGCGACCACGTAGGACCTCTCCATCCCGGTGAGGTTCTTGTCGATGGTCTTCAGGGTGACGTGGACCCCCTTGGAGTTAAGGCGGCGGATCAGGATGTCGATGTGGCGCTGGTCGTAGGTCTCCGGGACGGACGCCAGCAGGGTGTACCAGAAGTGCTCCTTCCCCTCCCTCATCCTAGCTGTCCTCGTCGAAGCCGAACTCGTAGACGCCGCCCGGCTCGATCTCCTCGACGCCGACGCCCCAGCTGCCGCCCCAGAGGAGCAGGATTTCGCCGCTCTCCACCTTCTCCATGACCTCGGGCTTGAGGGCGGAGACGATGTCGCCGTAGGGGACTCCGTCCACGCCGGGCTCCCAGGGGTCGGGGATGTAGCTGACGAAGTCCAGGACCTCTTCGGCAGTCTGGACGCAGCTGAGGCCATCGGCCAGCTCTTCGGCTTCGTCCTCCTCGATCTCGTTCTGATCCTGGGTGGCGTAGGCGGTGACAGACGCGTTGATCCCGCCGATCTCCCCGACGGCCATCTGAGGGGCCACGCAGAAGACGAGCGACTTGGTGCCATCGGGGAGGTTGTCAAGCCCGAGGTACGGTTCGGGGGATTTGACCATCTCAGCGATCTGCTTGGACTCGCTGCTGAGCGCCTCCGCGACGTCCTTGATTTTCGCCTTCAGGCCCTCCGACATCCCTTCGGCGAGGGCGCTGATGGCTGCGAGACGGACGCCGGTGTTGAGGATGTAGACTTCGGTAATCTTGGACACGGTGGTCCTCCTTCTTAGGAACGAAAAGCGGGGAACGCCTTTCGGCGTTCCCCTGTAAAATCAGATGTACTTGACCGGTCTCGGCTTGGCGTCGCGGATGACCGTCCTGCTGTAGTGGCTGCTCCGGATCCCCCGGTTGACCACCGCGCCCTGGCCCATGTTGTAGGCCACGAGCATCATGTTCTTCACCGCCAGGTCCGACGACCCCGGGAACCTCTTGCTCAGGTCCCTGCGGAAGCCGTGCAGCAGCCTGCAGCTGATCTCCATGTTGACCCACGGGTCCTTCCACCTGGAGAGGCTGTAGCCGTGCGACTCGAAGTGGAACGGCATGATCTGCGCTAGACCGAGGGCCCCCGCGCTGGACACGGCGAACCGGTCGAAGTGGCTCTCGGTCTTCACCAGGGACGCCACCAGGATCGGGCTGATCCGGTACTTGACGGCCTTGGTGTAGATGGGCAGGGCGTACATGTCGGCCTTCTCGCGGGCCTTGCCCCTCCCCTGGTGCTCCACCGTGCTGCTGTAGACGTACTCCCAGACGGGGCCGTGCGGCCGGGGCTTGGGCTTGGGGAGGACGGACGGGATGGGCACCACCTTGGGCGTGTCCTTGGGCCTGGGGCCGTCCACGGGGGCGGGCCTGACGGGCTCCGGGCGGCTCTGGTTCAGCGTGTGCCCCACCACCCCGAAGAGGGCGAGGGACAGAAGCACGGCCAGGAGCCATATGGACAGCTGCTGTCGGTAGTGCGGTGTTCTTGCGTTCACTGTTGCATTTCTCCTTCCTACGCTTGTGCCATAGGCATAATGCGTAGTTCCCGCGACTCCTCGCGGATTAAACCGGCCCAACGCCTTGGGCGTTGGGCCTATGGTCACTTCCTCTTAGATGGAAGTACGGGGGTGTATCGCTCCAGCGAGTCCCTGCTGAAGTGCTTGAGGGTCTCCTTGTCGCTGTTCAGACGCACGTAGCCGGTCAGCTCGTTCTCCATATCGGGGTATGGAACGATGCGGGCCACGAGCTCCCACAGGCCTCCGGTCTCGTCCTCCCGGACGAGGTCCCCGGTCTTCATGGCGCGGGCCTGTTCCTCTGTCATCGGCATGGTTCACCTCCAGGTTTGCTAGATCTTTTAACGATCTAGTGTTCCTAGTCGGGCTCGGGCAGGCCCTTGAGGGTGCAATTCGCTGCCAGGGCCCGCCACATGGGGCTCCGAGAGGCGTGATGGAGGTTGAAGAAGACCGATAGCTTGGCCTCGATATCGTTGGCCCTGACGATGTAGTGGACGTTGCCGACCCTCTGGACGTAGGCCCGGATTCTGGTGAACTTCCCGTTACCGGCGTCCTCGATGGCCTCGTAGATGATCTCCTTGTCGGGGTCCTCGGTCCAGCAGCGGAAGGTGGAGAACTCCTCCTGGCTGTCGAAGATGATGGTCCGGAGGCCGTCCAGCTTGTCGGTGTTGAAGGAGATTCTCTGACGGAGCTCCATCTCCTCAAGCATGAGCGCCTTGTCGACGCGCTTCTCCACTAGCAGCGTGGCGGCGTCACCGGAGCTGAGAATGTGGATCAAGGTTCCACTCCTTTCTGATGGGTGCACCCCTATAATATGTGGTCGAACGCCCCATCCCCTGGCGGGGATGGGGCATCGGGATCACAGGATCTCGGCGAACTCGAAGGAGCGGGCGTCGTCGGTGCCCAGCTTCTTGACTCCCTTGGACGCGCCCTTCAGCTCGTCGTAGACGCGGGTGGCGTCCTTGCGGAGCTTGGCGATGTAGGGGGTGCAGTCCCAGCGGGCGTTGCCGTAGCCGTCGTGCTTGGCGAACAGGGCGTGGTCGTTGATCGCGGGGACCATGATGGTCTTGCCGGTCGGGCTGATCACGGTCTGCGCCCTGTTGCACTTGAGCTCGGGCATCTCGACCAGCTGGTGGGGGTCGATGCCCTTCATAGCGCAGATCTCACCGGCCAGCTGGGCGGCGATCCAGAGCTGCTCGTCCTGGATGGCGTAGCGGCCGAGGGCGTTGGGGCCGCTCGCGCCGTGCATACCGGCTAGGCCGATGGCGATGGTGTTGCTGTTGCGGCCCCAGCAGTGCTGAGGCTTGTCGCCGCTCTTCACGCACTTGAGGACGTAGACCTTGCGGGTCTTCGAGCAGAAGACGATGACGTAGTCGTAGTCGTCGTAGGCGCAGTCCCAGTCGGTCGCCAGCCAGTGGAAGGTGACGCACTTGGCGCGACCGCGCCCCTCGTGCTTCTGCTTGTTGGCCGCGTGGAGGTCCACCGCCATGTGGCCGTTGATGGTGACCAGGCGCTCCCCGAACAGGTGGGTGATGTCGGCGTAGCGCTTGCCCTTGGTGTCGACGTTCTTAATGATCATAGCCGGAGATCCTCCTAAGTTTCTTCGCCAGGAATTCCGCGCCCTGCCTGAAGGTCATGAAGAGCTGGTTGCGGAACGGAAGCTCGCTCAGCTTGGTCTCCGCGATCTTCCAGGAGGCGTCGTACATGAGCTTGTTCCCGGCGAGCAGGGCGAACTCCTCCAGGGTCAGGCGGACGCTGAACCCACGGCCCTCCAGGAGTACACCCTCGTCCGACAGCGTGCCGCTAACCGGGCCCATGGGGCATTCCCCGGCGATGGTGTTGCCCTTCACTCGGAGGACCATCTTACCCAGTGGGAAGCCGACCTGGATACCCTCGATCATTGGACCTCCTCCGGCTGGACGCGCTGGCGGATGGCCTCGGCCAACCTTGCCACGGCGGTCGAGGTGCTGGCGGAGGAGGCCGCCGGGTGGCCCTCGATCAGCTTGGCGCACGCCTCCCTCTCGGCCAGGACGGCCTCGTTGACCGCGTACTCCACGATGGCCTGGAAGTTGAAGGCCTGGAAAGCCAGGACGGCCGCCGTCTCGGCGTCGATCTTCTCGGGGGGCTCCACGCCCGGGGGCAGGACGAGGTTGATGGACACGGTCTTACCGGTGGGGTGCTCGATGTGGGCACCGGGCAGGATGAGCCTACCGCCCTGGTTGGGTTGGTTGAACAGCATTCTTTCTCCTCTGTTTGGAAGGGGACCTACCCCTCGCAGGGTAGGTCCCGTGTGTCAGAGATCCGTCTCTCGTTTCATCTGGTTGAGCCTGTTCTCCGACTTGGTGGCGAAGCGCAGGTTCCCCCTTGCGTAGTTCCCGTTGTTGTCGATGCGGTCCACCTCCAGGACGGCACCGTCCAGGAGCTCGTCGTATCTGGGCAGAGTTGTGATGTACTGTATGTAGTTCACCACGTCCTGGAGGAAGGGCTCGACGGTTATCCCGCGAGCCCCGTACCGCTTGTAGTAGATGTGATTTGGCTTGTAGCACCTGTCCATCATCGACTTCCACCTGGGGTAGAGCCGATGGGAGGACAGGCCGTGCGTCGCTACGAACCTAGCCGCACTTCTGGCTGCCACAGTCCGCGCACTCATGGCAACCGCCCTTGAAGAGGAGGTTGGTCGATTTGCACTCGTTGCACTTGAGCGAGTAGCCCTCGGGCAGGGTGACGTGCTCCTCCAGCAGGTGGACCAGGTGGAACAGTAGGGTGCCGACCCGCAGGCCGCCGTCGCGCTCCGCACCGGCCCGAAGGCTCTGGACCACGTCGAACGCGAGGACGCCCCAGCGCAGCGAGATCGAGATCATGCGGGAGAGGCGGATGTAGTCGCGTTCCTTGACGGACTTCCTCATCTGGCTGGCGATGACGCCGGTCGGGATGCCGTGCTGGCGCATCGTGTCGACGACGTGCTCAAGGACGACGTCGGGGAACGTGTGCTCCTCTTCCTCGTCGGAGGTGTTGACGAAGACCTCGGCGAGCTTGCCGCTGTCGTCGGTGGAGAGGGTGAAGTACCACTTCTTGCCCTCGCCCTTGCGGATGATGGTCTCGGCCTTCAGGCGGTCGGGGCGCTTGGACGCCTCGTACCGGGCCCGCTCCTCCTGGGTGAACAGGACGCAGCCGGTGACCTCCTCGGGGTCGAACGCCGGGACCGGGGTCGCGGGCGGGGCCGACTTCGGGGCGAAGTTGTAGGTGATGGGGCGGACCCACTGGATGATGGGCTCGCGGTTCTTGTCGTTGTAGATGTACACCGAGCAGCCCTTGAGCTTCTGCTTCCAGGCCTCGACGTAGATTCGCTCCACGTCCTCGACCGTCGCGTCCACCAGGTTGAAGGTGACCGAGATGGCGGAGTCGATGTACTTCTGGAGCTTGCCCATGAGGCGCAGCTTCATGTTGGAGTCGACGTACTTGGCGGGGCGGACGACGGTGGGGTCGATGTGGGAGTCGAGCCACTGCTTGATCTGCTCCTCGTACGCCTCGTCGTTCTCCTGCTCGTTGGTGAAGGGCCAGGGGAGGCCGGTCAGCATCTCGCAGTTGCGCTTGACGAACGGGTCGACCTTGAAGTACCACATGTACTGGCCGGAGGTGCGCTGGCGGCGGTACATCCAGAAGCCGAAGCCGGGCTCGCAGCCGGAGCCGTAGGTCTGGACCATGAGCGAGCCGGTGCCGGTGGGGGCCACCGTCAGGCTGCACACGTTGCGGAGCCAGGGGAGGTCCTCCTCCGTCAGGATGCCCTCTTCGAGCATCGCCTGGATGAAGAGGCTGTTCTTGATGTTGGGGTTGTTGGCCGGGAAGGGGCCCTTCAGCTTGCCAAGGTCCACCGACGAACGGTAGGCGCCACGGCAGTGCTCGCGGGCCAGCTCCTCGGCGATGGCGATGCCCTCCTCGCTGTCGTAGGGGACGCCCATGCGGATGAGGATGTCCGCGACGCCGGTGTAGCCGACGCCGACGCGGCGGAGGGCCACCAGGGACTCCAGCTGCTCGGGGAGGGCGTAGCGCTCCTCGTCGATCTGGAGCTGCACGACGTTGTCGAGGAACCAGTGGACGTAGTACGAGCGCAGGAAGGCCTCGCGCTTGGCGAGCTCCAGGCTGGTGGGCAGGGTGCCCCAGTTCTGGTGGGCCAGGGTGCACTGACCCAGGTGGTTGAGGGGCTGCTCGGAGCAGGCGTTGACGCCGACGATCTCCCAACGGGGGTCGCCCAGGGCGTCGGAGTTGGAGTACAGCTGGGCCGTCGTCCAGAAGAGGACGCCGGGCTCGGCGTAGTCGCGGGCGTTGGAGGCGATCTTGCCCATGTACTCGCGCATGTCGACGTGGCCGAACGAGTGGCGAACGCCGTCCTCGTCGTCCCAGTACAGCTCGATGGTCTCGCCGCTCTCGTACGCCTGCATCATCTCGTCGTCGATCTTGATCGAGATGTTGGCGTTGATGATCTTGCCTTCCTCGCTCTTGACCGTGATGAAGCCGCCGTACGCCTCGGGGTGGCGACCGCCGATGGACAGCAGCAGGGCGCCGCGTCGGCCCTCCTGGCTAATGGCCCCGGTGGACCAGTCCGCGATCTCGCCCCAGTGGACGGCGCCGCTGGTGGTCTTGGCGGCGTTGTTGGTGGCCATGCCCTTGGGGCGGAAGCCGGTGATGTCGGCACCGACGCCCTCGCCACGGGACTCGACCTTCGCCACCTCGAAGCCCATCTCGAAGATGCCCTCAAGGGTGTCGGGCTTAGCGCCCACGGTGGTGCAGTTGATCAGGGAGATCTTGCGGGTGAGGGTGCCGAGGCCGTAGTAGGGGCGACCGCCGGGGACCATCATGCGGTTCCAGAGCATGTCGAACCAGAAGGCCAGGGCGTGGCGACGGCGCTCCTCGTCGGTCTCGACGGCGGCGGCGGCGTAGGCGACGCGGAGCATCGCCTCGGCGGGGGTCTCCTTGCGCTCGTCCTCGTAGGTGACGTCGGGAAGGGGGCACTGGCCGAGGGGGCCGAAGAACATGCTGACCTTGTGGGAGTACTTGCGGGTGAAGGCGTCGATAGCGAACGTGTCGCCGTCGAAGACCTGCTCTGCTGTGAGGTGGCGGACGCTCTCGAACGAGACGGGCTCACGGAGGCCGTCGACCAGATCCGACAGGGTGGGGAGCTGGGCTTGGGCTTTGGGTTGGAGGACCATTGTGGTGCAGCCTTTCTATATCTCGGAGGAGGGCGTCTACGCTTCCGCAGCAGGCGTCACGGCGATGGCCTCGATCTGGTCGAGGGGGATGTAGATGAAGCGTCCGGCTCGCTCGCGGTCGGGCATCTTGATCAGGAGCTTGGTGCTGTCGTAGACGAGGGTCCCGGACTTCCAATCGATACCACGGATGTAGGTGGTCTTGGAGGTAACCCGGAAGGAAGAAAGCTCGTCGACTTGTGTGAGATTATTCTCGGAGAGGACGTGCTGGATCTGGTCGTTGGTCACTGTGTTTTCCCTTCTGTCTTAGCCCTGGGCCATCATGCTCAGGGCGTGGTGGGAGAGCCGCGCTTCCTGCGCCCGGCCGAGGGTATTGCTCCCCATGTCATTGGCGCGGTCGGGGAGCGAGGACACCGATTTCGGCTGTGCGCCGTAGAGCCCGAAGGCGCTGTTGAAGATCACCTTGAACTGGTTGGCCTCCTCGGTGGTGGCGAAGATCAGCTCAGGGGCTCGGAAGGAGCCCATCCACTGGCAGAGAAGCCACGAGAGGAGGGCGAAGTAGTGGGAGTCCTCGCCGCTGTCGCGGAGGAACTCGGCCACGTCCTTGCGCTGGCCGACCCCGGGGATGAGGGAGTTGTACTCGCAGGAGGAGGGGGCCTTCGCGGATGCGTCCTCCGAGCAGCTGAGCGACAGCTTGTCTCCGTGCTCGGTCACCATGGCCACCTCAAGCAAGCCGTGGGAGACGACAGAGAAGTCGGTCCTCAGGGCGGCGTACACTTTCATCGTCATAAGCCTTTCTGCCGGGTTTGGGTATCGTATTGGTCTGCGATGGCGCCCATGACCCGGCGCTTTCTGCGGGTGCCATCGGGGTGTAACTTCGGGCGGGCCTGCGGTGGGGGACGGAGGCCGCTCTCCCGGAGTGGCTGTCATCCCAAGGGAACGCGGCGGCTGCACGATGGTTTCGTTGCCCGCTTCCCTAGCCGAAAAGTCGGCTGCGATCCCAAAAAAGGCTAGGCGCGGCGTCCAAATCGGGACGACGCGCCATTCCTCAAGACAGACCTCAGGTGAGGTCGCCCGTTATTGCTTTGTTCCCGGCTCGGCCTGACCGGCGGCGAAAACGCTAGGCAATCCGATGGGCTTCGTCACCTTCCAGTCGATACCGACCAAGGAAACGGGCTCCTTGGGGAAGAGCACGAAGTCGGGGATCCTCCAGCTCTCGGACAGCTCCGCCCTCTGGGACAGCGGGGCGGAGTGCAGGGTCCTCCAGAGGGCGCCCTTGAACATGTCCAGCTTCTGGTTGCACACCTGGATGACCCTGGCGTCGTGCAGGGCGTTGTGCTTGTCGCGGACCACGCCGTTGATCACCGTCTCGTCCCATAGGCCCTCGGCGAACTCCTCCCTGCTGACGTCGGGGTCGACGCCGTGCTCGGCCAGCCGCGTGCAGAGGTCGCTGGGGATGTAGTACACCGACTTGGGGACGCCGAAGGCTCCCCCGAACAGCTCGCAGAACAGGACCCAGTCGTAGGCCAGGCAGTCGCTGAAGATCTCGATGGAGCCGTCCTTTCCACCGGAGACGCGTCCCAACCAGGTGCGCAGCTCCTCGACGATCAGGCTGGTCCGCCCGGCCATGTGCAGGATGTTCTTGCGTCCCATCCAGTGGCAGGTCGCGACGTCGAAGCCGCCCTGCGCCTCGTGGAGCAGGTGGGTCTCGCTGCCGACGATGGCCAGGTTAGCGATGACGTTGTCCTGCAGCCAGTCGTCGATCTGGCTGCGGTCGTAGTCCGTGAACTCGGCGTAGAACTCGGCCCCGCACTCGGAGACGAGGGCGAGCGAGATCAGGCTGGTCTTCTGGTGAAGCCCGGTGAACTCCGTGTCCAGGAAGACCTTCTTGCGACGGGCGTTGGCGGGGGTCTGGTTGCGTTCCATTGGTTTCCTCTCTTACTTGGCCATGATGAAGCGCTTGGAGGCGCGGGTGATGGCGGTGTACAGCATCTTCTTACGCATGTCCGCGTCACCCCAGGGGGAGTAGTGGAAGAAGACGTTGTCCCACTCGGAGCCCTGGGAGGTGTGCACCGTCAGGGCGTATCCGAAGTCGAACTGGTTGATCATCGTGTCGCCGAGGTAGTTGCTCCTGCGGTGGAAGTCGGCGCTGTCCGGCAGCGGGTCGAAGGTGTTCAGGTCGACGACGAGGCCCTTGAAGTAGTCCTCGCGGCCCTCGGGCTGGAAGTCCAGCAGCATCGTCCTCTTGCCCTCGTCTACGTCGTCGTCCATCACCGGGTTTACGGCGTGGCCGATCAGGCCGTTGATCAGGGGGAGGACCTCCCTGCCGGAGGACACGACCTTGACGGCGTCCCTCTCGGCCCGGTACTGCTGGTACTCGGGGCTCTGGGTCCACTCCTCCACGCTGCCGTAGCCGGAGTCGGCGTACGCCTCCATGAAGGCCGAGTAGGCGTCGTTGGAGAGGTCGGTCGCGCCTCCGATGGAGGTCTGCCAGTTGTTGCGGCGGCAGACGAGCTTGTCGCCAGCGTCCGGGAGGATGCACTCGTCCTTGCCGAGGAGGTGGCGCATCCTGCGGTTGTAGAGGTGTCGGTCGTCGTGCTTGGTGACGAGGATCTGCCCCGCCTTGACGATGCACTTGTCGATCAGCGCCAGCTCGTTCTTGCGGATGACCGCAGCCTTCTCGCCGTAGCGCCCGAAGTCGATGAAGCCCCCGGTGCGTGCCAGGAAGGACAGGTGGATGATGGGGTCGCCCTCGGCCTGGCGGTGGATCTCGGTGAGGAAGACGTCGGGACTCTTGAGGTAGTCGGTGCCGGTCTTCCCCTGCGACGCGACGGCCCACGAGGAGCCCTTCTTGCGGTCCTCGTCCTTCTCGACCGGGGGGAGCTGGCCGGGGTCGCCCAGGAGGATCAGCTGGGCGCCGAAGCTCATGAGGTCCTGGAGCATCTCCGCCGTGACCATGGAGCACTCGTCGACGACGATGACCTTGATCCGGGGGTCGGGGAGCTCGGCCCGCTTGACGAACTTCATGACCGTCCGGTACTTGGCCTCCTCCTTGCCGCTAGCCACCTGCTGCGGGTTGATGCACTCCTGGGACTCCTTGAGCTCGTAGCAGATCTTGTGGATGGTGGAGGCGTTGGGGCACCCCTTCCTGCGGAGGACGAGGGCGGCCTTGCCGGTGAAGGCGACGAATGCCACCTCCTCGATGTTCACCCCGGCCTCGTCGAGCGCCCCCATGATGATGGTGGACTTACCCGTACCGGCGTATCCAGCGATGGTGATAAGCTGCTTATCCAGGACGCCCCGGAAGAAGTCGATGATGATGTGAATGGCCTTCCGCTGGCCTTCCGAATAGATGATGCTCATCTGGGTGGTTCTCCTGTCGTTTCCTTGGCCGGGACCTCTGGTCGCCCGCGCCGAGCGAGGTTCAATCACTGGTTCCGGCCCGGATTTCCCGCGTAAACCCCAGCGCCGACTGGTCCCTGGGCCGCGCCGGTGCCGAATCAGGTGCCTCCTCGGGCGGGGTCTCCGCCTAACAATCCCATGTGAATAGTAACGGAGGAGCGCCATGAGCAGCAATATCGAGCCGCCCTGCCTTGAGGGCTACAAGAGGGGCATCGTGGTGTCCCAGGACGACCCCCTCAAGGAGGGGAGGGTCGCCGTCTACATCCCCAGCCTGATGCCCGCCTACGAGGTCGGCAAGGAGCTCAAACCGGGGCAGGAGACGGCGGACCCCGGTATCGCGGTCAACGAGGAGAAGCTCAGCTCGGACTCGACGGTCAAGACTCTGAACGCCTACTGGGCCAGGCCCATGTGGAACCAGTACGTCGACGGCGAGGTCGTGGTCGGGGGCGAGTACAGGCCCACCCAGCTCGGCTCCGAGGTCACGGTCATCTTCCTCGACGGCGACCCCTCCAAGTGCTACTACGACCCCAGGGCCATGACCCGCAAGGGCCAGGTCATCCCGGCCAAGCTCCTCCCGGAGTCCGTCAAGGCCAACTGGGACGACGAGAAGAAGCGGTCGAAGATCCACATCATCGAGGAGTTCCCCAACGGGGCCATCATCGGGTGCGACTTCAACGAGAGCAAGCCCACGCTGTTCTTCGTCCTGGACGACAAGACCAGCGTGGTGGTCCAACCGGGCCTCGTGACGGTGGTGGCCGCCAAGACCGTGGTGGAGTCGAAGGACGTGGTGCTGAAGTCCGACAAGGTGGACGTCGGCGGCGGGGCGTCGGAGCACATCGTCAAGGGGGACGCCTTCATGGCCCTGTACAACGCCATGACCGTGATGACCCCCATGGGCCCTAGTAGCCCCCCGATGATCCCGATGAACGGCGCGGCCCACCTCTCGACCAAGCACGTCGTGAACTAGGAGGAGACAGTGACGCTATCCTACTCCCAGCTCGAATCGGGGCTGGTGAACGCCGTGAAGTCCTTCCCCGACAGCGCCGTCGACGCCGGTGCCAGGTGGGCGGGGCCGATCAACACCTACCTGCTGGGCGGCCTGGCGACGACGCCTGGGGCCTACGGGCCGCTGACGGGCATCGGGACCCCGGGGCTGGCCGGTACCCTGGCGGGCATCTGGTCCACCCCCACCGCCGCAGGTGGGACCCTGACGGCCATGGCCATCGCGGCGGCCGTGGGCACCGCCATCGGCGCTGGCGTGGGGCCCACGGGGGCAACGTCGGCCCCCTCTGCGGCACTCGTCATCGCGGCGGTCAACGCCAACCTCCTACCCATCTTCACCAGCATCCCCGCCGAGGGGACGTCCAGGGAGGACATGGGCAAGAAGGTCGCCAGGGCCATCCACGACGGGGTCGCGGTAGCCATCGTCATGCCCCCGCCCGTGGGCGGCGGGCCGGGTAAACTCAGCCAGAGCTAGGAGGAAGCCTTGTACCAGATATTCAACGACCGCAGGGGCAGGATGAGGACGGACTACATCATCATCTCCCAGGCGAGGAACCTCTACGAGAACACCACCCACCTCAGCCCGGACGTGCGCTTCGGGGGGAGCTACGTCTACACATGGGGCGCCTGGCAGCGCTACTTCCACGTCGAGCTCAAGCGTCGGTCGGTCCCCTGCCACTTCTTCACGGAGCTCATCGGGGACGACTACGCGGTCCTCAACGGCGTCGGCCTGACCGAGAGGAGCTACTTCATCGACGACCTGGCGGACAACTACGTGATCTACGAGAGGTACCGCCACTCCCTGCTCGTCCTGGTGGGGGACGACTTCTCCTACCAACAGGCAGAGAGGCGCATGATCGAGCACCTCTGCGACAAGGTGCTTGGCCCCATGGCCAAGGAGTACGGCCTCGACCGCAGCAGGATCGTGAGCCTGGACGACTGCCTGATGGCGGGGTGGAGGGACTCCCTGGCGTCCAGCCGCCTCCGGTACGACGTCCAGCTGGGGCCTAAACTGGACATGGACAACATCAGGCTGATCTACAACGAGTACAAGAAGTGAGGGTAACAAGGTGAATCTAAGCGCTTACGACAGCAGCCGGTTCATGACGCTGACCCAGTCCGTGGAGCACGCCAGCACCAACAAGCTGACTCTGACCAACATCTCCGAGAAGGTGTCGATCGACGGGGTGGTGATGGACGACCAGGTGATCCTCCTGGAGTACATGGACTTCATCATGAATAACCTGGTAGACTACACCGTCGGCCCGGAGGCCGCCCACCGACCGGAGGTCATCGCCCAGAGGATCTACGGCACGGCGGACCTGTGGTACCTCATCCTGTGGGCCAACGACGCCCCCAGTAAGGTCGAGTTCACCCCGGGCAACACGATCAAGGCGTACGACCCCCAGAAGATGGAGGTCCTGAACTCCATCCTGGAGGGTGCCAAGAAGCGGATCGCCCTCAGCAGGGAGGAGCCGCTCGTGATCCCGGACATCACGATCGACCCGTTGAAGTAAAGCAAGAGCACCAACGCCCGCTAGGGGCGTTGGTGCATTTCGCTTCTCTTAGAGGATGGGGGCGCCTTCGTCGTAGTACTCCTCCGAGTACTCCTCGTCATCGCCGCCCACGTCGTCGAGGTCCAGGTCCTCGATCTCGCTGCTGGACGCCTCTGCGGCGACGTCGTACGCCGCCACGGCGTCCTGGTAGGTCACCATGGCGGCGTAGTTGCAGCACGCACCCTGACGAGTCTCCTCATCCAGGGCATCCAGGGCGGTCTCGTCGAGCTCTCCGTCTCCGTTGAGGACGCCGAGCTCGTCAAGCGGGCCCTGCATCTCTTCGGCCTTGGACACGAGGTAGTCCCGAAGGCTCTCGGCGCCGGTGATATCTTGCTTTTCCACTGTTCTTCCTCCTCTTTGGGGGTACTCGTCTATGGGGTTGTTCCCCTAGACCCCGGCCTCGAAGTAGTCCTCGATGTCGTCCTCTGTGGCCTTGGGAACCGTCGCCACCGCCTCGGTTGGTGTCGGCGCTGCGGGGACCCGGTTGATGGAGGGAAGGCGGCTGTTGCCCCTTCGCGGGGCCCCTGTGGAAGGCGCGTCCGGGCTGGGAACCCTGGTGGCGCCGGGCCCCTGCGTCTGAGGGTCGAACCCGGCCAGCCCGTCGCCGATGCTCTTGAGGCTGAGGCTGTCCTTGAGGTCGACGTCCTCCTCCAGCTTCATGTCGTTGTACATCGGGTGGGCGATGTAGCTGGAGGGGGTGTCCTTGCCGCGAATCTTGAGCTTCTTCACGGTCAGGAACTTCTTGCCCGTGGAGGCCTGGGTCTCGCGCTGCAGGACTGCGACGAAGTCGGCGTTCTCGATCATCAGGGTGGACTCGCCGATGTGGGACATGCCCAGCTGCTTCGCCATGTCCACCTTCTTGTCGGCCATCTGCTCGATGACCTTGAACGCCTCGCGGTTGAGCTGCGAGGCCGTGATCACGGGGATCTTGCGGGCCTTCGCCAGTGAGGCCATGTCGTCCATGGCGTTGCCTAGCTCGATGCGGAGCTCCGGATCGGGGTTGTTGGAGCGGATGCGCTTGATGTAGTCGATGACGACCGCGACGATCTCGATGCCGTCCAGCTCCGCCTCGTCGCACATCGCATCGACGTCCGCGACGTTGATCGACTTGCTCGGACGGTACTTGACGAGAAGGACGGGTCCTTCCTTGTCGTCGTCCGGGACGCCCAGGCGCATGGCACGGGCCACCTCGTTCGGGTCGGCGTCCTTGAGGTCGCTGTCCATCCCGACGTAGTAGGAGTACATGCGCTCGATGGTCTCACCCGTGCTGTTCTCCAGGGAGACCAGCAGGATACCGGGGCGCTTGGTGGGGTCCTTCGTCGTGAGCCCCTGGTTGTACCTGAGGGACCACTGGCAGGCGTTGAGCAGCATGCCGCTCTTCCAGCCGCCGGAGATGGCGAGGAACAGGTAGGAGCGCCCGCCCTGGAAGCCGCCGGGCCCGAGCATACGGTTGAGCTCCTTGACGCCGGTCCTGAGGACGTTCGACGGCCGCTTCAGCTCCGTGATCGTCTGGTCCACGGCGAGGGCCAGGGAGTCGAAGTCGGTGGAGAAGTCCGCGTTGGCGTGCTTGGACTGGGCCTGGGCGTTGCGCATCAGGCCGTGGAGCCCGCTGATCGTCTCCCGGAACTCGTCGGTGAACTCTCCCAGGTCGCTGAAGTCGCCGCTCTTGAAGCGGATCATCAGGTCATCCATCTCCTCCTGGCAGGTGAACAGGTAGTAGTGGGCGAGGCGGTCAGACACCCACTTGTCGACGAAGTGGACCTCGTCGTTGCTCAGGTCCCCGAAGTCGTTCAGCTGCTCGTAGACCTCCAGGACGTCCTCGTCGTACTGGCCGCCCAGGATGGACTGCGCCAGCAGGTCGAGATCGGTGAGCCGATCGTCCAGGAACCGCTTGAGGAGCTTCTTCACCATGAAGATGCGGACCTCCATCTGCCGGTCCTCGTCGAACGAGCTGTCGTCCAGCCGGTAGAACAGCTCCCGCATCTTCACCATGGACTTCTTGGTGACGCTGGCGTTGGCCGACAGGATGTACCCGATCATCAGGTCGAGGATATTGATCGACAGGTCGAACCGGATCTTGATGTCCTGCTGTCGCTTTTTCTTGGTCTTCATCTCGTCTCCCTTGGTCTCTAGCGGTGGCGGTGGGCCCCGCCGTCATCAGGGTGTTAGCGGGGCCCCTGACGCGAAAATCCTAGAGGGGGGATATCGCCTCTTCGATCTGCGCTTTGGTGATGACGGTACCAGAGCTCTCCTGGATGTACCGCTTGATGGTGTCCGGGACGCTGAGCTCCCTGTTCACGATGAACGCGTAGCGGTCGTCCTCCGGCTCCTCCACCTCCGCCTTGTACGCGGCGCTGGTGTCCAGCCTGACCGTCCGGTCGGCGCTGAACGCCTCCTTGAGGACCGCCATCGAGGCGGCGTCGGCGGCCTCCTCGGCGGGGAGGCGGATCCTGGCGTGGTCGCAGGAATCGCGGAGGGCCTGAATGGTCTCCTTCTTCTGCTCCATGCTGGCATTGGCCTCCAGGTAGTCCTCAATGTCGAAGGTCACGTAGAGGGGGGCGTAGGGGTTCTCCACGATCAGGAGCTCGGAGGTGAGGGTCTCCATGTCGTAGATGTGGTGGAAGAACCGCTTGGGGTCCTCCTCGCCGTGGTGCCAGCGGGTGAACGACCCCGGGTACCAGATCTTGCCCTCCCAGTCCTGGCCGCCGTGGATGTGGCCGCCGAGGACGTGGCCGTGGCTGATGCGCTCCAGGTCGGCGGACCGGAAGCACGGGGCGTCCCTGCCGCTCTTGTTCTCGCCCAGGAAGGAAGCGAACTGCACGAAGTCGACCGAGCCGTGGAAGAAGACGTTGTCGTACTTCTGGCCGTCTTCGAGGTTGAAGAAGGGCTCGTAGAACTCCTGGGGGTTCTCCATGTACTCCTCGGGGATCCAGAGGACGAAGTAGTCCGGGAACAGCTCCTCGACCTCAGCGTGGTTGATGATGCGGAAGTCGTAGCCGGGCTCCTTCTCCATCCAGCGGAAGACCTCGCACTGGTCGAAGTCGTGGGTCCTGGTGCCCTTGACGACCCGGACCTTGAAGCGCTTGGCCGAGGACAGGGAGAGCTTCATGATGCAGTTCATGAAGTCGATCACCGCCTTGCCGGTCGGGTCGTTCATGTTGATCTTCTTGTGGAACAGGTCGCCGCAGATGACCAGGAAGTCGAGGTCGTCGACGACGCTCTCGACGTAGGGGAAGAACACCTCGTGCAGCTCGTAGGACAGCCTGGCGGCCGGGACAGCTCCCCAGTGGATGTCGGCGATGTGGATACACTGGATCTTGCTCAAGGGGACCTCCTAGCGGTCGAAGTAGACGGCCAAGCCCAGGAGGGTGAGGCCGAAGGCGAAGACGGAGAACGACGCCAGGGGACCGTTGCCGATCCGGTTGGTCACGACGTTGCGGATGCGGGGGTAGCCGACGACCGCCAGGAAGCCGCAGACCCATGCGGTGGCGATCCGGTTGTCGCTACCCGCCCTGTGCGAGCAGTAGAACAGGAGGGAGATGAAGAGGATGTCGACCAGCTCCAGCAGCATGACCCTGACCCACCCGAACCTCTTGACGTCGTTCTTGAGATTCTCCTTCGCCTCGTCCACGAGTTCCTTGAAAATGTTGATCATTCCGCTTCTCCTTGCAGTTTCAGCAGTACGTTGTCGGTTCTGTCCGCGCACCCCTGCGCGAATACCCTAAGTGGGTGTACGGTTCGTTCCTAATATATAGAATAGGGTTTCGGAAACCTGTCTACTTCTGGTGTTGTTGAGGGGGTTTTCGGTTTATACTTAGGTGTTTCCTTACAAGCTCTGTTCACGTTCACCAGAGGTAACAAGTTATTACCGAAAAACCGTTACAAAGCGTCAAGATACGAGAGAAAGGAAGAGTGCCATAATGAGAAGCATGATGGAGCTTGAGCTCTTTCGGCTCATGGATTCCAAGTCGGGGCTGGTCAAGACCATGCAGTCCGTGAACACGACCGCCGACGCGGTGACCGACGGCTTGCTGGACGACGCACTCGCGACGATCAAGCGCCGACTGTCCTTCGCCCTGAAGGAGAGGGTGCTCTCCGACCTGAACTCGGGGCGCACGCTGCTCATCTACAACCCCACCAAGATCCAGCTCACGACGGCCATCCCGGCCTTCCTGCGCAGGGAGCCCTCAACGGGCAACGCCCAGGCGGTCGTGAACCTCGGGGCCTTCACCACGAAGAACCGAGAGGGTCAGTTCACCATCGAGCCCCGGGTGCTGTTCGGCCTCCTCCAGGCCGGTACCATCCTGCTCGGCTCCTACGAGAACTGGAACAAGCTGACCATGGACTCGGACGTCCTCAAGTCCGCCTCCAAGGCGTACTCCCAGATGTTCTGCCAGGTCCTGGACCGGATGTACGGCATCAACCTCCAGGCCCTCAAGTCGGACATCATCCACTACTCGGTCGCCAAGTTCTTCCTGCTGTACGTCCTCGGCAAGTCCGACAACGACACCACGGAGTCGCTGGCGATGAACTGCGCCACGCACGGCACGACCAAGAACACCCTGTCCGCCGCCGGTGCCCAGATCAGCGACGACGCGTACAGGAGCCTCCCCGGCTTCTTCGCCGAGCTCTCCCACATCGACGGCCTCCAGGGGCTCTCCTTCGTGGGCTTCATGGAGAACTACGCGAAGATGTACGGCGACGGCGCGGTCTACTCCGTGGAGTTCTTCCCGACCCTCGTCCACACCCTCGCCGGGGCCCTCGCCGGTTCCCGCATCACCAGGGACTACCAGGTGGAGCAGGTCGCCGGTAACGTCTCCCCCGACGTCTACAACGCCGTGACCCGAATCCTCAGGTAGCCATTAGGAGGACACCGTGACCGATTACCTCAGCTCCTTCAGGGCCCAGTCCTCGCTGACGAAGCCCGCGCAGGTGGCATCGGCCCCCATGGGGCAGAGGCCCGAATTCCGACCAAGCCCCGAGCAGCTGCGCAGGGAGGTAAACGCGATCTCCAAGACGGTGGTGGTGGCCTCCTTCGACTACGGCTCCGAGACCCCCTTCACCGATCGCTTCGGCAACGACGCGGTCGAGGTGAGCGCCATCTCCCAGGGGAGGGCGCTGGTCATGTACCCGCTCCAGAACTCGACCCCCGCGTCCTGGAGCGGTCGCAGGGCCCGCACGAGGGTCTTCGAGAACGGGCAGAAGCTCCTCGAAGGGCTCGACTACTTCGTCCGCTTCACCCAGGGTGGCTGCAGGATCTACGCCTACGCGGACCGCATGGGGGTCTCCCCCAAGGTCATCGCAGAGCTGGACCACAACTCCATGCCCCCACGGTACAACGTCTTCTCCATCGGTTCAGAGGTTACCGGCGCGGTCCTGGAGGTGCAGGACATCGGCGGCAGCTCGCGCATGCTGACGGCCTTCCTGAAGGCCCCGGGTAAGACCTACTACAAGCCCATGGTCCGTGGCACGGACTACGCCGTGCAGTCAGGGCCCTCGGGGCTCTCCAAGGTGATCGTGGCGAAGACCCTGCTGTCAGGCTCTCGCGTCTGCGTCGTCGACAGGCGCTCGTACTACGCCAAGCGAATCACGGTCTCCAACCCCGGTGCGGACTACGTCAAGCACCCGCTGTTTCGCCTCCCGCTCCACCAGGCGGTCGGCACCAACGGCGAGCTCCTGCCCCTCCCCATCGAGAGGGAGGAGGACCTGGACGTCTGGCTGAACGGCGAGCGCCTCACCCTGGGCCGCGACTACCGGGTGAAGATGAACACCGGCACCGACTGGTACCCCGAGCTGCGCCTCAAGGGCATGCTCGACCCCCAGGACGTGCTGGAGGTCGAGACGGGGAGGCCCTACGAGCCCTCGACCGGCTCCACCGCCTACGCCACCTCCCAGGAGCACGCCATCCTCGGTCTGGATGGCTCCCCGCTCCCGATCACCCCCAAGACGGCCAGGGGCTTCTCGAAGGGCCGCAGGGTGGACGTCGAGACGCTGACGGACAACGTCGTGAGGCTGGAAGCATACGGATCCGACGAGCTTGAGGTCCTGTTCAAGCCGGGTCACACCGACGCCCTTGAGGCTGCGGCGGAGTACCACACGGGCGTCAATGACGTCCTACCGGAGGTTGGGTTCGCCCGCAACTCGGTGGCGTGGATGTTCGGCGTCTCGTACCCTGTCGACGAGCCCCGATTCGTTGATCCCTCGCAATCAGACGTGACGGGTATGCTCATCGAGGAGGGGACGGTCAATTTGATCGCCAGTCCTTACGATCTGACAGGTTCCGGGTGGATCACCGCTGGATCTGGGATTGCCACTACCAAAGACTACGCCGATGGCCCTACGCCTACAAGCCCGAAGGCTAGTCGTCTTGTCTACACACCCGCGCTCTACGGCGATCGCCGTACGAGCGTCGCACTGACGGCCGGGACAGCAAACACCACCACCGTCTGGTTGAAGAGCACCGTACCAGGGTCAACGAACAGCCTTCGCTTGTTCCTATACGACTCGGCCAATAACGTCGTGGTAGGAACTACTATTACTACGACCGATGAGTATCTTCCTTACTCCATCACCGGAACGCCCGCCAATTCCGGCGCTGGTTCCGTACGACTTGCAGTGGCCCTCGGAACCCCGGCTTTCGACGTGTTGGTATGGGGGGTTCAGTCGGAGAACAAGTCTTCCAGCACCAGCACCGCCACCGGGACACGCGCTGTCGAAACGCTGTCCATCCCGACTGAAGGGCTGCTAAACTCCCAGAAGGGATCCGTGATACTCGCGTTCCAGGTTCCCCGGGCCGTGAGTGTGCCCCTGCTCGACCTGGGCGGGACCTCTCAGGCCTCCGGCATGTACGCCCAGATCAACTCCACGGGTAAGCTCCAATTCCGCGTCAGCGACGGCACGGCGCTCAAAGAGGCGGCCACCAGCGTGACGCTCGCAGCGGACACCCTGTACTACGCGGTCTTCCGGTGGAGCCCGGTCGGCGCATCGGTGGCGATCGCTGGCGCCATCGCGGGGCAGTACACCGGAGCCCTTGCACCCGGTCTCCTGACAGACGCCATCTTGGGAGGATTGACTGCCGGTACCACCCGAATCAACGGCGTCATCCCCTACGCGGTGCTCTACGACGATGTGCTATCTGATTCGGAATCGATCGCGGCATCACTCGGTTCTGTACCGACGCAATTTACCGCGTCTGTCAGGTTTACCGAGGGTAAGATCGAAGTGGTCAGGGGTCACAGGAGCAAAGAGGCCCAGGACGTCGTCTCTGAGGGGCTCAACCCCTGGAGGGACGGCTACGTCTCCGACAACTCAGTCACGCCGGTCGCGGACGATGCCTCGGTCAACAAGAGGGACCTTGCCAGCGCCCCCTTCGACGAGGAGTCAGTGGCCTTCTTCCTGAGGCACGGTACCACCAGCCACCCGCAGATCAACCTGGACGCCAGCGACACGGACAACCCGCTTCTGGCGGGGGACCTGATCCTGGACGCCAGCGATCCAAACTTCGCCGCCTCCCTGGGGCTCGTCGGCGACCTCATCTTCGACGCCAGCGCCAGCGGGGCGGGGCCGACCCAGGTCGCAGCGCCCATCTCAACCGTCCAGATCTACAACGAGGAATTCGTCAGCTACTCGGCCCCGGGGTCCCTGGTCGAGGTAATCTTATAGGAGGAAAGCAAAATGGGAAGAGTAGGATTCGTTCCGCTGCCGCTGGAGATGGCGGCCGTCGCCGTCCCCGGCGAGCTGGTCGTCAACCGCGCTACCGGCGACGTCAGCGTCGTGGGTTCCGACGGCACCCTCAGGTCGTCGTCGACGGGAGCCGCCAAGACTGCGCTCTCCAAGAACGAGAGCAACGTCAGCCTGCTCGTCCCTGTCACCGCCACCGTGCTCGCCAACAAGCGGGTCGCCCTGGCGAAGGCCCCGGCCAACGTCGGCGGCGTCAGGGTGGTCCCGGCCGGGGGGCCGGAGCAGGTGAACAAGGCCCTGGACCCCGTGACCTCGGACTTCGAGGTCACGGACTTGGCCGGTGTCAAGCAGCTCTCCTGGACCGGCTTGGGCATGGACGGCCTGATCATCGAGGGCGATCGGCTGCTCGTCAGCTACCCCTGCTTGTTCGACTCCGACAGCAACATCGTCAAGACCGGCCTGGTGGCCGAGTTCCCCCTCACCGAGGGCAGCGGCACCCTGGCCCTGGACTACAGCGGCGTCGGCAACATCGCCGAGGCCGAGGGGTCCCCGACATGGGGGACCCCGGGCATCCAGCTTCCCACCAACGCCAGCCGCCTCCTGGTGGCCCCCTCCGACCGCCTCAAGACGATCGGCTCCGGGGACTACACGGTCATCTGCGTCGTCAGGCCGACCACCGGTCTGGTGGCGGGGTCGAAGGGGGTCGGCATCGGCTCCTGGAACACCGGCAAGGCGTTCCCCATCCGCTTCTCCACCGGCACCGGCGACGCCTACCAGGCCGCCATCAGCGACGGAACCACCACGGTCACCGCCCTGTCCGCAGAGGTCATGGTCCAGGGCCAAGCCGCCTTCCTAGCGGCTACCCGTAAGAAGGGGTCGACCTTCAAGGTCTACGCCGGTAGCAGGGCCCCGGTGCAGGTCTCCGACACCCTGGCGGGCTCCCCCGCCATCGCCGCCGTCGGGGGCTCCTGGACGATCGGCGTCACGTCGTCGTTCACCACCACCGGCCACTACTGCTGCTACGCCCTGGTCTACGACCGGGAGCTGAGCGCGGCGGAGGTCGAGCAGGTGAGGCTCTCCCTGAAGACCCTACTGGCCGCCCGTGGCGTCGTCATCTAGCATAAAGAAAGAGATAGGAGAAGAGGATGAGAATCTACTCTCACTTCCTGGACCTTAGCTTCAACTCTCCAACGGGTCTGAAGGCCTCCGGGATTCCATACAGCGCCACGGAGAGCGTGGCGACGAGGCTGGGCAGGGCGGCCCTGGTGGACGCACCGCAGACGTTCACCGAGGACCAGACGATCGCCCAGGCGAAGAAGCTCCTCTTCGGGGCGGACGTCAACCTCTACTGGGGGGCCGCCAACCAGCTGAAGACCGACGACGCCCTGGCGGTCGGTGGGGCCCTGACGGTGACGGGCGCGGCTACCCTGTCGTCCACCTTAGGCGTCACCGGTAACTTTGCGGTCAACACCAACAAGTTCACCGTGGCCGCCGCCACCGGCAACACCGTCGTGGCTGGCACCCTCGCGGTTACGGGCGCTACGACACTGTCCTCCACCCTAGGCGTGACCGGAGACCTCTCCGTTGCCACCAACAAGTTCACCGTGGCCGCCGCCACCGGCAACACCGTCGTGGCTGGCACCCTCGCGGTTACGGGCGCTACGACGCTGTCCTCCACCCTTTCGGTGACGGGCGCTGTAACGCTTTCGTCCACCCTCGGCGTGACCGGCGACTTCTCCGTTGCCACCAACAAGTTCACGGTCGCGGCTGCGACTGGCAACACCGCCATGGCTGGCACCTTGGCAGTGACGGGCGCTGCGACTCTGTCCTCTACTCTCGTGGTGACCGGTAACTTCGCCATCAACACCAACAAGTTCACAGTGGCAGCGGCGACAGGTAACACTGGCATCGCTGGTACCCTCGCGGTGACCGGTGCTGTTACGCTCTCCTCGACCCTTGGCGTAACGAGCGACTTCTCTGTCAACACCAGCAAGTTCACGGTAACGGCGGCCACCGGCAACACCGCCGTGGCGGGTACCCTGGCGGTGACGGGAGCTACGACCCTTTCGTCCACCCTCGGTGTTACCGGCGACTTCTCCATCGCGACCAACAAGTTCACGGTCGCCGCCGCCACCGGCAACACCGCCGTGGCGGGTACCCTGGCGGTGACCGGGACGTCGAGCCTGGCGACCGTCAACGCTGGCGCCGTTACCACGACCGGGGACTTCAGCGCGGCCGGTGCCAAGCTGACGGTGAGCAGCACGACTGGCAACGCCGCCATCGCGGGAGCCCTGACCGCAGCCGGTGCCGTCCTGACGACCGGTAACCACGGCCAAACGCGCATCCGACACGGCGGCGGCTATGGCGGCCTGACAATCGAGGGTTCCGGTCCAAACTCGGCCGCCGCCCTCACCTTCGGCAACAACTATGGCGACACGTTCGCCGAAAGGTGGAGGGTCTTCCTGGACGGCACCACCAACTCCCTGGGGTTCCACTACGGTTCCACCCAGGGGGCAGCGCCCAACGCGGCGGCGTTCACCCTCGGAGCCAACAACAGCGCCACCTTCTCGGGCCTCGTCACCGCCTCGTCCGGGCTCACCGTCACCGGAACGGTGACCCTGCCCAACGGCAGCGTGGCCGATACCGCCCTCTCCAACAACGTCGCGCTCAAGAGCGCGGTCAACTCGTTCGCCGCTGGCCAGAGCATCAGCAACGCGTCGGCCGGGGCGATCGCCCTCTACACGAGCGTCCCCGGCGACGCGCAGGCCCGGTGGGCGCTGCAGGTCAGCGGCGCCCAGACGTGGGGCGACGGCACCAACGCCCGCGACACCAACCTGTACCGCCCCTCGGCCGGTAACCTCCGGACGGACCACAACTTCACGCTCGCGGGCGGCGACCTCACGCTGGCCCACGCCGCCAGCAACCGAATCAACTTCGGCACCGTCGGCGTGGCGGCCCCCACGGTCACCACCCGCTCCCTCGGCGTGAAGATCATCCTCCACAACTCCCTGAGCGCGGGCAACGCGGACTACGCCATCGGCGTCGAGTCCCAGTCGATCTGGTTCGGCCTTCCCGGCGCGTCCAACAACAACTTCAAGTGGTACAACGGCGCCACCGAGCTGATGCGTTACCACACCGGAACGGGCTCTGGCCTGATGATCGGCGCGGCGGCCAACGCGGCGGCCAAGCTTGAGGTCCAGGACTCCACCAACAACTCCCAGATCGCCTTCGGCGCCACTGCGGGGCAGGGCTTCCTCAGGGGGTCGAACAGCGCGACCCACCTCTACTGGGGCGCGACCTTCAACGGCAACGCCTACGTGGCCAAGCAGACCGCCGCCAGCATCTACTCCGGGGCCGGTAGCTACCACGCCTGGTACGTCAACACCGGTCTCACCGCAGAGGCCACCTTCACCCCCACCGCCGTCGCATGGCTCAATGCGGCAGGTCTGGGCATCGGCAACAGCGACCCTAAGGCCAAGCTGGACGTCACCGGCATGGTCCGCGCCACCGCCCAGACCGTCCCTGCTTCTGGTGCCGGTGTCGAGATGGAGTACGCGCTGGGTTCCAACACCGGTTACATTCGAGCCTACGACAGAACTGGCTCCGTCTACAAGGCGCTGAACGTCGAAGCGTCTACCATCAACCTACGGCCGGATGGCTCTACCAAGCTCGCGGTCGGCTCGGTCTGGACCGATAACGCCCAGGCGTTCAGGGTCTCCGGGACCAGCACCCCGACCTCCGGTACCGGTCTAGAGCTCTCTCACGACGGCTCTGCAGCCGGTTTCATCAGGTCGTACGACCGTACCGCCAGCGCCTACAAGGGCATCTACGTCGACGGTTCGTTCGTATCCCTCCGGACCTCCGGGGTCGACCGGGTGGTCATCAACTCGTCCCTGACCGACGTCAGCCACGGCTTCCGAGTGACCGGCACCGGCACCCCCGGGGCCGGGGCGGGCGCTGAGCTGATGTACACCGGTGGGGTCGGCGTCCTGCAGGCCTACGACCGCACGGGGGCCGCCTGGAGGAACCTGGACGTCAAGGGCCTGGTGGTCAACCTCGCCGCAGCCGGGACAACCCGGATGACGGTGGGCGCGACCTCGATCGACTCCACGGTGCCCGTCACGGCCCCGTCGGTGGAGATCAAGTCCACCACCACCGCTAACAAGTTCTCCATCGAGTACAACGAGACCGACGACACACTGGACTTCATCTTCTCATAGGAGACAACCAATGCCTAAGATCGCATCCCTCTCCCGTCACGGGCAGTTCAAGGCCATCGGTCACCCGACCGATGGCCTCCACGAGAGGCTCCCCAACGTCACCAAGGGCCTCCTGGCCCACTTCCCGTTCGACGGGACGCCGGAGCCGACCCCCCTCCTGGAGGTCGTCGCGGAACAGCTCGAAGGCGTGACGCACCCCGACCACCCTGACCTGATCAAGCTCAGCAAGTTCAAGACGTTCACGGCCCCCGGCATCACCGGGTCCAGGTACGTCATGGTCGAGTTCGACATGCTCATGGACGGGACCGGGGGGATGCCGATCGGTTTTCCCACCCCAGGTGGCGACAGCAACATGGATCTCTTCGTCACCGGGGGGCGCCTGGGCCTCAACGCCTGGGCGTCCCAGACCTGGGGGGCGCTGTACCCGGCCTCCAAGCGGGTGCACGTCGCCTACCTGATCGACACGGCCGACACCAACAAGAGCAAGATCTACTACGACGGTGTCCTACAGGCGATGAGCGGTAACCCGATGACCGGCGCCCGGGAGATCAAGACGGACACGATCATCGTTGGGGACGGCCGCACCATCGTCAGCGGCAGCCACTACCCGTTCACCGGCTACATCGGCAACATCGCCTTCCACAGGATCGACGTCGAGCTGATCACCGCGACCGACGCCGCCCTGGACGACGAGAAGGGGGTCTTCATCGGCCAACCTTCCCAGAACCTTGCGCTCACGAGCGCGGGGGCCACCAACTTCACCCTCAGCAGGGTGGACGGCAACGTCATCCCCATCACAGACATGGGCGACGGTCGTTGGAGGATCGACGCCTCCTCCTTCGGCTCGGGTCAGACCACTATTCGCCTCCTCTGGAACCAGTCCGTCTTCACGAACGGCGAGACGTACACCACCTCCCTGCGGTACAGGCAGGAGGCGGGTCCGACCAAGTCCTACCTGATGAGCGACTTCTGCGACATCGTCCCCGTGGCGGCGGACTTCAAGAAGATCGCCTACTCCGACTTCATCTTTGAGTCCCTCACCAAGGCAAGGGCCACATACGACGTCGTTTACCGCTTCACCGACATCCTGGTTCTCGCGGGCATGGTGCTGGAGGTGTGGGACATCCAGCTGACGAAGTCCTATCACTCCCCGGCCACGGAGTCGGCCCCTCGCACCAGCCCGTACTCTAGGCTGAACCTGGGACAGCACCCGCTCCCGGGGGACCACACGCTTGCCGGAAGGCGTCGGAGCATCGCCACGGCGGATTCCGAGCACCTCGTGCTCACCAAGTCCGGCGACACGTTCGTCCTCTACGAGAACGGCGTGGCCACCACCGCCTACGAGGACAGGTGGGCCCGCTTCAGGTACCACCGACCCACGGTCAGCTACAACTTCGCGGCTCTCGACAACCTCAAGGCGACGGACGGAACCGTCTCGGACTCGGCCTACCAGGTCGCCCTGAACCAGAGCACCGACAAGGCGGGTTACCTGATCCGCACCTTCGTGTACTCGGACGCGGACGTCCGGATCTGGCACCGCTACCACAACGACAACGGCGGCAGCATCCGGGTCAACGGCCGGGACGCGCAGGCCATGGGGGGCTACACGGCCCCGACCGGTGAGAACGCGCCTGACAACTACATCGACCTCAAGGTCGGCTGGAACTGCGTCGAGCTGTGGGGCATGGATGGTGACAACGGAGGAGCGATCTTCTATCTCACCGACAACACGCAGGGCTACAACGAGCTGCTGTCGACCTCTCCCAACAGGGTCGCCTCCGCCCGCCTGAGCGTCCACCCGAACGTCCGGTACCAGACCGCGAAGCTGCCGGTGGACTTCTTCACGACCACGGCCGCCCAGGTCAACTTCACCCGGGCGAGCCTGGCGCACTGGGGTGTCACCTCCTACGCGGCCAACAAACCGCGCTTCGTCAGGGTGGCCGGTTCGGTCGGGATGCTGACCGACATCACCAGCGCCAACTACGTCCTGTACTCGGGGTTCCAGAACATGTCCGACAGCGTGGTCGGTGCTGCCTCCGTGACGAAGACGACGTTCGTCATCGACGGAGCCTCCCAGCCCGGGACCGCATGGGTGCAGGGGGCGACGGCCGATATCGCCTTCGGAGTGGTCCCCACCGTAGGCGCCATGCCCAGCAACAGCAGTCTCAAGCCCTTCATCTCGTACTGGCTGAGGTCCAGCGTAGCGGGGGCCGTCGGGAAGAGTCATATTCGCGCCACCGTTGGTGGTGCGGAATACTACCTGTCGTCTGATTTAGCGTCGTGGCTGACCGCAGACCAGGTTACCGCAGAGCCAAATTGGTTCGGGGCTAACAACACCGTCGTGGGCGATTGGGTCCGCGTGGTCTTACGGCTTCCCACCCTCCCGGCTGGTGCCCTCGATGCCATGACGATAGGAGCGGTCTACCGTTGTAGGGCTGACTTCACGGCGGATACCGCAGGGTTCCAATTGGAGTTCGGCCTCGTTACATCCCTCATCCCGACCAACGGCGCGATCGGGTCGAGGAGCACCGAGCAGTTCTCGCTGACCTTCGAGGCACCGCCCTCTCCGGTAGAGGGCTCGATCGTAGTGGACTGGACCCCGACTAGGGAAGAGTCCTCCTTCTGGGACCAGGCGGTGAGCGCCAGGGTATTCGAGCTCGGCAACTACCACAGCAACAGCTCCCTGGTGCTATGGGCGTTCTACCAGTCCTCCACCGCCATAACGGATCCCAACCTACGGCTCTACATCAAGGGAGGATCGAACTCCGGATGGTCTGCTACACCGACGGTTCGGCCGTACAACTCCGGCTGGTACAAGCAGAACGAGCGGCGTCGATCCGTCGTCATGTGGACCAACAGGGATACGTTCTACGTCTATACGGACGGCGTCAAGTACGGCCCGTGGACGATCGCCGACCCGATCTCCACCTGGAACGGCAGCGTCCTCCACATCCGTGATTCCAGCGGTAACGTCTACCACGGGATCACCGCGTACGACCGGATGTTGACCGACGCCGAGCTGGAGGAGGTCAACGCCGGGGGGATCCCTTCGGGCTTCACCCTCAACAAGGTCCTCAACGGCGACGGCTCGTTGGCGGCGGCAGACGGTTGCGGCTACAACAACGGCTTCAACTCCTGGACCGAGTCCCTATCGGTCTACGACAGGGCGCTGGAGGCCAAGGAGGCCAAGAAGCTGTTCAAATCGGACCTGGTCCTTAGCAAGGACGGTCGCGTAACAACCCCATGTATCGTCGAGAATGGTGAGAACCTGTGGCCGGATCCCGATCTCATGAGGGTGACGCCATACAGCGGAACCGGATCCGTTGTTGTCAAGAATGACGACGGCCGGTACTACGAGCTAGCTATCGACGTAGCGGCAACCAACTCCTTTAGCGGATACGCCATGACCAATCTAGAGGTGGGCGCTACCTACGTCTTCTCTGGAGAGTTCTGGAGGTCTTCCGGTTCTACGGCGACAGGTAGTTGGTCAAGGGTGCTGAGGGCGGAGGGAGTGCAGGGGGGTGGAAACGTCGACGGTCCCTACTGGAGAGACCTCCCTGAAGAGACCTGGGTGACAAAGGAGATCACCTTCGTGGCCGACGATTCCCAGCTTTGCCATGTGTACCCAGCGGCCTCTAACGGAGCGTCGAACGGAACGTTCCGTTGGCGCAACATGGTCATTCGCAAGGTATCGCCGGTACCCATGAGCGTGTCCCACCACGCTCTCACGGTCAACGAGATAATCGAAGCATAACTGTAGAGGAGATAATAGATATGGGCATCCTTCGCAAAGGCACCACGGTGGGTGGCGCAACGGCTGTCTACCAAGGCGGTCCTGTAACGGCCAGCATGGTCGTCGTCAACGGCCGTGTGAGCACCGTTCCGGTGGCCACGCCGGGGGCGCCCACTGTCACTCCCACCGGCACCGCCGGGGCCACCACGTACTACTACTGGTTGGTCGCGACCGACCGAGGGGGCGGTAAGACCCTGGTGGGTCCGGCCGGTTCCACCACCACGGGTAACGCCGTCCTCTCGGCCATCAACTACAACCGGGTCTCATGGACGGCGGTCCCCAACGCCTACTCCTACGACCTGCTGCGGACCACCACGGCGTCGGCCCCCACGGGGACGCCGACCGCCCTGGTGGCGAGCGGGATCAAGGGCGCTAGCTACGACGACGTCGGGACCGCTCTGACGGCGTACGCGATGCCGACCTTCAACACCACCGCCGATCTCACGCTCGGAGGCGACCTCTTCCTAACGCCTGGCAAAGTGCACTCCAACAATGCCATCGCCTTCTACACCAATGGCAGCGGTGCGCAGGCGGCGTACGCCAGGCAGCTCCTGGCATCTGACGTCTACTCGGACGCGAGCCTGCTGCCCACCAACGGCGTCTACTCCAAGGGCCAGATCAAGACCGCAGGCGGCATCTCGCTCTCCGGTGCGACCAGCAACACGGTGGACTGGGGGACCGTCGGCTCGGCGGCACCCACCTTCACGACCCGTTCCAACGGCACGAAGGTCGTCCTGTACTCCCTGATGGCGGCGGCTACCGTCGACCACGCCATCGGCGTCGAATCGGGGCACACCTGGTTCACCGCCCCCCAGGCGACCGGCGCCTACGGCTTCAAGTGGTACGGCGGCACGACCCTGGCGGCCACGCTGAACGGCCTCGGGGACCTGACCCTCGTCCGGAACCTCACGGCGGTGGGCGGCGCGTTCACCGGGAAGCTCGCCACGGCGGCTTCGGCGGCCGGTGCGGCGGGTCTCAACGTCCCCCACGGTGCGGCCCCCACGGCACCGGTCAACGGCGACGTGTGGACCACCACCGGTGGAGCTTTCGTTCGCGTCAACGGCGTCACCCAGCAGCTGATGACCTCTAGCAGCGGGGCGATGTCCTTCAGCGGTAAGGTTAGCTTCGTTGCCTCGACGACCTCCGAGGCCAGCTTCAACGTGCCCCACGGTGCGACCCCCACGGCCCCGGTCAACGGCGACGTGTGGACCACCTCGACAGGGGCGTTTGTTCGCATTGGCGGTGCCACGCAGCAGCTGGCACAGCTGGGCAGCAACCTCTTCACCGGTTCCCAGTACATCGTCAACAGCATCCTCAGCATTCGCAACGACAATGCTGTTACCTCTGCCTTTACGGCATCGGTAACAGGGGAGCCCTACAGCCGGTTCAGCTTCATGACCTACGGCAGGTTGGAGTGGAGCTCCGGTGCGGATGCCTCTGATGTCTGGCTGGAGAGGTCCGCCGCATCGACCCTCGGCGTCAGCGCTAACCTCAGCGTCGGAAGCGCCCTGACGGTCTCCGGCAAGACGACGTTAGCGGCTTCGACGACTTCGGCGGCCGGTCTTAACCTCCCACACGGCGCGGCCCCCACGGCCCCGGTTAACGGCGACCTGTGGACCACGACGGGTGGCACCTTCGTCCGCATCAACGGCGCGACGAGGACGCTGTGCGTCACCAGCCTGGACAACTCCTTCAACGTCAAGCAGACGTTCGTCGCATCGGCCACCGGCGCTGCGAGCGTCAACCTGCCGCACGGCGCTGCGCCCTCCGCCCCGGTCAACGGCGACGTGTGGACCACCACGGGCGGGGTCTTCGTCAGGGTCAACGGCACCACGCAGCAGGTGATGACCTCCGGGGGCAGCTCCCTCAGCTTCGGTAGCAGGGTCGGCTTTGCCGCCTCCACCGCCGGTGCCAGCAGCATCAACATCGCCGCCGGTATCACGCCCACCGTTCCGGTGGAGGGCGACATCTGGAACGACGGCACGAGCCTGATGATGTTCATCGAGGGGGAGGCCAAGCAGGTCGGCAGCGGCGGGGCCGGTGCCATGCTCAGCCCGCAGATCGTGGCGGTCAGCGACGGCGTCACCGACGAGTACGTCATCCCCGGCGAGGGTCAGAACCCTTGGGTCATCCACGGCGACGGCCAGCACGCCTACGTCGATGTCGACTTCCAGATCCTGGAGACCACCCCGAGGAAGATCAAGTACCTACCCGGTAAGATCCCCGCGAAGAACGTCCGGATCGCCATGTCGGCCAGCACGGCGGCGATCAGCGGCAGCAACGCGGCTACCCTCGGTGGGAACGCGCCTTCCACCCTGGTGGTCCCGAACGCCATCGTCCAGCGCAAGCTCGACGGCGGCATCGAGCTCTCCAGGGCCGATCTGGAGGCGGTCGCCCCCGTGTCCCTCTGGCCCGTCCACTTCGGGGTCATGGGCAAGCCGCTCACCACGGACTACATCTACATCCACAAAGTCAAACGGGCGTTCAAGCTTCCGGCCGGTCTACCCGGCTCGTCGGCCTACGCCGTCGACGCCGCCTCGACCGCAGCCAAGACCTGCGCTATCCTGAAGAACGGTACCGCCGTAGGCTCCGTAAACTTCGGGCTTGGCGCCAACGACGGTACCTTCACGTTCGCCAGCGAGGTGACCTTCAACGTGGATGACCTCATCCTGGTCACCCCTCCTGCCACGCAGGACGCCACCCTCGCCAACTTCGGCATCCTACTGGAAGGAGTACTCGTGTAATGGCACCACCTCTGATATCCTTCTTCCAAGGGAGGATGAACGCAAGTGAAGTCATCGTATCCAGGACGCTGGGCGGGGCCGTCAACAACCTCGCCCAGCCCACCCAGGCCAGGGACGAGGTCGCCTACGTGGCGGTCGGCTCGAAGCTCTACTTCATCGGCGGCAAGGACGGCTCGTCCGTCATCCAGCAGTCCATGGACATCTACGACATCGCCAGCAACACCTGGAGCACCGGGGCCGCGCCCCCGGTGGGCCGGGAGTCGGTCACCGCCGTCCACCGGGCTGGGGTGATCTACCTGGTCGGTGGCAAGACCGGTACCAGCACCTACTACAACACCGTTTACGCCTACGACATCGCCGCCAACAGCTGGTCCCTGTCCTCGGTCGTCACTCCCGCCACCGTCGCAGACGACCAGGCGGTGATCATCGGCGATAACTTCTACCTCGTAAGAGGCGAGCCTGGCGGCACCACCCAGTCCGCGAATAGCGCCCTCTACAAGTACAGCTTCTCCACTGGCCTCTGGGCTTCTGGCCTGACCAACCTCCCGGCGTCCAGGGCGGCCTCCGCCTCCTTCGACTACAACGGCAAGTTCCACGTCTTCGGAGGCCACACCGGCGGTGTGGCCAACCAGAAGTGCTACCGCTACGAGGACGGCACCAACACCTGGGTCGCCCTGGCGGACCAGCCCCTCATCCTATCGGAGGCGATTCCCCTGGTACCGGGGAACGGCCTGATTTACATCTGCGGCGGCATGAACAACAGCAACGTCGTCAGCAGCGCCATACTGACGTACAACCCGACGAACAACACCTGGGCCAACAACCTGACGATGCCCAGGAACAGGACCCGTGCCGCCGGTATGATGGTCGGTAATAGGGCGTACCTGGCCTTCGGCACCGGCACCACCAGCATGGACGCCATGGACTTCGGCTGCGACATCGGCGTGGCCGCGTCTGCGGGCACCGCTGAGTCCGTCGCCGGGGGCCTCCCGGTGACCAACGTCACCACCGGGCAGGTCGGGAACACCGTCAGCTTCAGCCCAGGGGACGTCCTGAAGGTGCTGACCACCACGCCGGTGATCTTGGGCGCCCAGACGATCAACGTCCAGGTCCGGGTGATCGGCCTGCTGGCGGCGTAGACCGAGGGGGTTGGAAACCGTAAAAGAATTCCAACCCTCCTCTTTTCCTGTCTAGGCAGTTTTAGCAATAAGGAGAGAAGAATGATCCAGGAAGAAGTGCTTGACCTTTCACCCCTCCAGGGCGTGCTTCGCGACACTGTCCTGTCGCAAGATGACATCCGCGTCATGGCGGGCATCGAGCGCATCAGCCTGAACGCGTACTGGGAGCCCCTGACGAACGAGCTCGTCTTCGACGACGACCGACTCTCCATCAAGGGGTCCTCCTCATGGACCGCGTCGCACAGCCCGTTCTTCGGCCTCCCTGGGTACGCGGGGACCCCTGCCGGGAATAACCCCGCCCTGCCCCAGGTCGGGCTGAACTTCAGGGTCTTCACGGGGCGGGCGGGTCAGCAGCTGACGATCAACTGGGAGGGTACCGACCTGGTAATCTACAGCACCCGATGGGGCGGCTCCGGCATGTACACGGTCTCCACGGATGGAGGCGCTTCCGTGCAGTACGACAACTGGAACAACAGCGCGATCGACGGCATTCCAAGGCTTATCGCCTCCGGGTTGAACAACGGGCCCCATACCACGGTCATCACCGTCTCCAGCAGCAAGAACGCGTCGGCCACGGACATGGTGGTCCGCATCGAGGGCTTCGACGTCGTGCGCGGTCTGGACAGCACTTTGGCGTATAAGGCCGGAACGGCGTTCATCAAAGTCCGCCCTACCAGCGTCCTCGCCGGTACCCTCTCCCTTCCGACCCTCGGGACGGCCAGCGCCCGAAGGGACTTGGTCATTCTGAGGGCGGGGGCCGAAGCCCCGGAGGTGATCCAGGGGGATCCCACCAGCGCGGGCGACAGCCTTGCGACGTTCCTCTCTAAGAGCGAGGTCGCCTTCCACATCGGGGCCAGCGACGGCACGGGCGTGCTCGGCCGGGTCTACTCCACCAACGCGTCGACGCTTGACGTCAACCCCAAGCTGATCCGGCTGGGAGGCCCCGGGCCCGCAGCTGACGACGCGACCGGCGTGGACTTCCAGGTGATCGGCTTCATCGGCACGGGGATCGAGATTCTCTTCAACGGGCAGTCCCAGCGGGGCATATTCGCGTGGTCCATCGACGGAGGGGCGGAGACCACCGTCGACGCGTATTCTCTCGTCGATACCGCCAGGACGCAGGTACTCGCCTACAACCTCCCTTTCGGCTACCACCAGCTGAAGGTGAGGAAGACCGGCACGAAGAACGCCAGCTCTTCCGGCTACAGCATCCTGATCGGTGGCTACAATGTCTATCACCCGAAGGCCCCAGATGTTCCGTCGGATGCCATGGCGCTCTGCGAGGCGGTGCAGTACCCCTCGGACGCATGGATAAGGCACGAGAGCACCGAGCTCGGCTTGCAGGAAGGTGCTAACTGGCTGCTCAACACCAACGAGCCGCTGTCCATGGGCACCACCTGGAACAACGCTAACACCAACACCACGGACACCCTGACCTTCGGCTTCACCGGGGACAAGTTCAGGCTGAGGGGGAACAAGGGTCCGGCCGTCGGGGGCTGGTACGACGTCCTTGTGGACGGCGTCCTGACCGCGCAGGTGACTACCTACGACCCAGTTCAGCTGTTCGATGCGGTCCAGTACACCTCCGGCACCCTCCCCCACGGCGGCTACCACACCGTCACGGTGCGTACCACGAATGCAAAGCATTCCTCAGCAACGGGCTACGCAATCAACATCGACTGCATCGAGGTCAGGCCTGCCATCCCCTACGTGAAGGACCTGCGCGAGACGGACCCCCTTGGTAAGGATGCGTTGATCTCCGTCTTGAGAGAGCACGAGAGGAAGCACCACGACAAGAAGAGGCAGAACTCTTCTGTGAGCTACAGCGCGGTCACCACCACCAGCCTCACCCCCGTTCCCGTCGGCGACAGGGCCTACATGGACTGCTCCGGCAGGCCGATCCTGCTCCTTTTCTCCGGGCAGGTGACCAACAACACCTCCACGGCCGTCTCGTCCATCAAACCTCATATGGATGGCGTAGTCCTAGAGGTTGTCGACCATGCAGATAACGACTACGCTACTGCCACGGCTAACGAGTACATGCCGATAACCACCTTGGCCTTTGTGGCTTGTCCGTCTCCAGGTCTACACGACTTCGGCATCAGCGTGAAGGTGTCCGGCGGTACGGCGACCTACTCCGGTAGGCTCCTCGTGATGGAGGTGGGCGAGCTCCCGGTAAACACCACGATATAGAGACCGGCGCTTTGCAGCCTGGATAGGAGATATAACGTCATGATCCAACCTCAAGTCTTAGACCTGGATGCCATCCAGAAGCGCCTAAGGAACAACGTCGTATCTGACGGTGACCTCCGGGTCTGCGCCGGGGTCGAGCGCATCGGAATGGACGCCTACCGCGACCGTGTTACGGACGAGCTGGTACCGTTCGACAGCAGGATCAAGCTCACCGGCTACTGGTCCCACCACCCGGGCGGGAACCCGCCCAATGTCGGGACCGCCCCGGTCCACAACGCGGCCTTCCCGGCCTCCAACACCAACGGTCAGATGGCCTCCCATAACCCGGGGGCGACCATGACGATCAGCTTCTACGGTGTCGGTCTAGCCCTGATTCTCCCCCTGCATTCTTCTAGCGGTACCTTTACCGTCTCGATCGACGGCGGCAGCGCGACTACATACAACCCCTATAGCCCGCTCTACTGCGGTAGCCACAGGCTGCCGGTTGCCACGGGGCTCGCCCTGGGCGATCACACCGTCGTCATTACGATTACGGGCAACTCGGGCGGCGGCGCCAGCTGCGGCGTCTGGCTGTACGGCATCGATGTCCTGGTCAACACCCTACAGGAGGCGAAGTACCTTTCTGGTACCGGCTTCCCTGATGGCCGTCCGACGAGCATCGATTCTGTCGGAACTCTCTCTGCAACTCTACCCGCTGGTAGCCTCGGGGCCCGAGACCTGGTCGTTCTGAGGGCAGGCTCACTCGCACCGGAGGTCATTCGTGGGGAGACATCCTATTCTACCGACACCCGTTATCAATTCCTGAAGAAGAACGAGGTGGCCTATCGGGTGGAGGCGGAGGATCGCTCCAACCGCATGGCTATCGTATGGACGAATGGCGATACCCTCAAGGAGGATATCTACAATTCGAACGGGTCCCGCGTAGACCTGGGGGACGCGACCACCTCTGCGGACACCTCTTCCACCCCCGCCATCTCGGTAGGCTTCATCGGTACCGGCATCGACGTGGTGATGTACACCGGGCCGGACTGCGGCAACTTCGCGTGGTCCATCAACGGGGGGTCAGAGACGATCGTCGATGGTTACTCTCCGACGAATAGGACGGAGTACCCGTTCCAGCTGGCCTACAACCTCCCTTACGGCTACCACACCCTGAAAATCCGGAAGCTAGGCACCAAGAACGCCAGCTCCACCGGCTACCGGGTCCGGGTCGACGCCTTCGACGTCTACCAGCCCAGGGCCCCGCTCTGCCCGGTGGACGCCATGCCTCTCGCCGACTGGGTTGTCACTCCTGACAACGGCTGGATCCGAATGAGCAACCTCTCCGGTTGGAAGCTGACCGGTACCAACTGGCTAGTTGATACACACAGCGACTACACCGGAGGGAGCCGCCTGGGAAACAACAACACGAACACCACCGACAAGGTCGAGTTTACATTCGTAGGCACCCAGTGCAGGCTCTTGCTGAACTACAACGTCGGTAAGGGAATTGCGGCTATCTACATCGATGGAGTCTTCGTTCAGAACGTGGACTCTTATAACAACACCTCTGCAACCAACATCCAGGTGATGTTCACCTCCTCGATTCTAACGCCGGGCTTCCATACATTGGAGGTCCGCATGACCAATACGAAGAACGCCAGCTCCGGGGGAAACACCATCAACTTCGACTCCTTCGAGTACAAGCCGCTTCCTATGCAGGTAAGAGATCTTCGCTCGAAGCTCTCTCAGGGTCCGGCGCAGCTGGAGGTGACACTGCGCGAGCATCTGAAGGCCGCGCATCTCCCGGCCGCTAGCGCCCAGATCGGCGTGGGGGCCCCCACCACCTCCAGCACCAGCATCGTTGCGGTAGGCAACACCCTCTCCATCTCGTGCAGCGGGCGGCCGCTGCTCGTGATCTACGCAGGGGAACTGTTCAACAACACGTCGTCGGCTTACACGTATCTACGTCTCATGATGGACGGCGTGGGAATGGCTGCCACTCCTCAGATCGCCTACGCCACGGCCGTCGCCTCCGAGAAGATCCCCATCATGTCCTGGGGGTACACCGGGGCGTCGCCTGGGATCCACACCTTCAACCTGGGGGCGTGGGTTAACTCCGGTACCGCCACCTTACACGGGGTCTTGCTCGTCTTCGAGCTAACCGACTAGAGAGGAAAGGAAAAGAACATGAGATACGACTTCGAGGTCCCCCAGCGCGACCTCCACGCGCTGGCCAAGCACATCGAGGATCACGGCATCGACGCCTTCGGCGACCGGTTGTCGACCAACGGCGCCACCGTGAGCTTCCACCTGCACCCCGGTAGGGACCCCTTGACCGAGGAGCAGGCTGAAGCCCTCGAAGAGGCCGTTCGGAGCTACGTCTACGTGGAACCCTACGACTACGATCAGCTGAGGTCCACGGAGTACAACAAGCGTATCCCGATCGTGTCGCAGGTTGAAGCCATCCGAAAGATGGCGAAGCTCCTTCTCGATTCGGGAGTGGATATCGGCCCGGATATGGAGGGCATCCTCGCCGAGGCAGATGCCATTAAGACCGAGATCCCCAAGGAAAGGGAGAGCGTCTCTCCAGGAGGTTAAGACATGATTCAAAGCAAAGTGCTAGGGCTGACGGCGATTGCGGACAGGCTTCCCCACGGCGTTCACTCGGAATCGGATCTCCGCATCGAGGGCGGTACGGAGAGGGTGACGATCGAGAGCGATCCGGACCCGTTAACGGGGAGGCTCACCCCCAGGGACGGGAGGATAACGCTCAACGGCCCGTGGGTTCGATATGATACGAACTTCGGCGATGCCGGGTACTTTTGGGGCTTCGCCAGGAACAACCCGGAGCTACCCTCGCACGCTGCCCCCTGCTTCGTCCAGACGACTGTCCCTGGCAGTACCGTCACCATCCGATGGAGGGGTACGGTACTCAGCCTCGTCACCCTGTGGCATCCAAACCGGGGTGTGTTCGAGTACTCCACCGACGGCGAGGATCCGACGGAGGCTGATCTCGGTGGTGCTGCGCTGACCAGCTACGGCTACGTCCTGGGTATCTCTACCCGTGAGTACGGAGATCACGAGACCACCATTACAGTCAAGGGGACGAAGAATGCCTTCGCCAACGATTTCCTCGTTGCCATCGGCGGTTTTGAGATAACCACTACCTACGACAGCTCCGTGCGGTACGTCCCCGGGAAGGCGTACCCCGGGGGGAGGCTAGCGGAGGTGGAGACGGCCGGGAGCCTGAGCATCCAGCCGCTCTCCGGGTCCTCCGAGCACGGCCGCCAGGACCTGGTGGTGCTGATGCCGGGGGCCACGGCCCCCACGGTCATCCAGGGGGAGCCCACCGCAGGTGGGACCTACGCAACCTTCCTGGAGAATAACGAAAGGAGCCTGGCCAGGGTATCCGCAGGGGATACGACTGGGGACTACTTCCACGCCTGGGTTACCAGGCGAACTTCTGCCCCAACTTGGGTGCGCCTCGGGCACACCGGGGATAACAGCGATAGCAACACCACGAACACCGACTTCATGGAGGTCATCTTCGTTGGCACCGGTTTGGCCGTAGAGTTCGGAACCGGTCCGGATATGGGCTACGTCGAGTACTCGGTGGACGGGGTGGTCAAGGGGTCCATCGACCTCTACGCCGCCGTCAACGGGGTGGTGTTGGCTGGTATCGGCTACAACCTGCACTACGGAACCCATAAGGTAAAGCTTCGGAAGATGGGCACCAAGAATGCCCTATCGAACTACTACATCGTGGATATCCGCGCCTTCTTCACCTACCGGCCGAAGGCCCCGGCCCTGCCGGAGGGCGCGGTCAGGCTCGCCCGCGTGTTCCCCACCCCGGCCACCGGCTGGGTGAAGTCCCCCGCCAATACGAGGATGCTCTACCTTGGCTCCGGGTGGGCTTACTACGACGATCCCTCGATCACGGGCGGGCGGAAGAGCGTCAACACCAACCTCAACGCCACCGACTACTGTAACTTCAAGTTCACAGGGAGCGGCTTCCAGATCTGGGCCAAGAGGCAGACGGACACGGGTATCTTCAGGGTCATCGTCAACGGGATCGACAACGGAACCGTGGACACCTACAAGGCCGCTCCCAACGACATCAGCCCGGTCTTCACCTACTCCGGGCCAGACTACGGCTACTACGACGTCACCATAATGGCGACGAACACCAAGAACGCCTCCTCCACCGGGAAGCAGTTCACCATCGACTCCATAGACATCCTCCCGTGCGCCGTGCAGGTGATCGACGACCGCCAGGTTTACCCCCAGGATGACATGCAGATGGTGAGGGCTCTCATCGATCACTCTCGGAGGCACCACCGTGGGCACCCAGTGGCCTCGACCGACCTGGGGTTCCCGACCGTCACCTCCACCACCTTCGTCCCCCTCGGCAACACCTGCACGCCCAACTGCACCGGGCGCAGGATGCTCTTCCTGTTCTCCGGCCAGGTCAAGAACTCCCTCTCGACCGGTAGCACCTCGGTGAGGCTGATGATGGACGACGTCGTGCTGACGGATGCGGCCGAGCCCACCTACAACACCTACATCGCCAACGAGGAGATCCCCATTACGGCTTGGGCCGTGGTGACCCCAACGGCTGGCCCCCACAACTTCCAGGTCTCGGCTAAGGTCACCTCTGGCACCGGTACCGTCTACGGTGGCCTACTGGTCATCGAGCTCTAGAAAGGAGCCGTATCAATGTTCCAACCAAAGCAACTATCGCAGGTCTACCTGCGTGCCAAGAAGCTGTGGTCGTTCCTCATCGCGACCATTCTCTTCTGGCAGAGGGCGACCCTCCCCGTCCTCTCCAACGAGTACGACGTCAATTCCCTGATCCAGGAGCTCAAGTACACGGGCGATGGTCCCTTCGGCATGCTGGACTTCGTCCAGAGGGCTGAACGGAGCTACTACCATATTCTACGGGCTAGGAAGAAGGGCAAGGAAAAGTACTGGTGGCCCATGATCGACTGCGACGACTATGCAGAGCTCGCCAGACGCCTCTTCGAGGAGATGGGCTGGGAGTCCGAGCTCATGGTGATCGTCGACCCGGGCCTGAAGATGAGCCACGTTATCTGCCGCTTTCTCCGACCGGACGGAACGCTGGGGACCGTGGACACCAACGGCCTGCGGTACTGGAACCGCATGGATGAAGCGGTCGCCTATTTCGGTCAGATCTACAAGACCAGCTACGAGCTGCAGCACGATCCGAGTAGCCCCGTCTAGGGGCGCGGGGCATGGGCGTCTGCCCATGCCCCGATTTTCCCGGTTTTCCTTGAGAACACTACGATAGCGCCCCGCTTCATGCTAGGGGCCCGTTGGGTGGGTTGCCACGGGGTGGTTCCCGGTGGGCCAGAGTTAGCGGGGTATTGACGAATGGCTGGAAGTAACAAGAAGGGCGACCGTACTGGCGCCACTCCGGATGACGGCGTCTCGACCAAGGACATCTTGATGGTCGTTCAGACGCTGGCGAAGAGGCAGGCGAAGCACGAGGACGAGACCGCCGGGGACGTCCACGACCTCAGCAAGAGCGTCGCGAAGCTCATAGAGCTCTACAGCGGCGGCATCGACAACATGGGCAAGGGCCTCCTCCAGGAGGTGAAGGAGCTGTCCTTCATGCAGGCCCAGTCCCTGAAGGAGATCTCCAGGCTGACCTCCTCCATCGAGAAGCTCGTGGAGAAGCAGAACAGCGCGTTCGAGCACATCATGGAGCACGAGGGCAAGATCGCCCGCCTCGAACCCCTCACCGAGATCGTCAACACCCTCGTCGAGAGGACCGCCGTCCTCGAAGACTGGAAGGAGGACCTCCTCGAAGACCGCGTTGCCAAGGCCGAGGAGGCCCAGGCCCTCGCCGAGAGGAAGGCCGAGGAGGCCGCCGCCAAGGGCAAGAAGGACAAGAAGGACGCCGAGGAGGGCGCGGGCAAGGTCGAGGTCGTCAAGGCGTTCCTCGGCTCCAGCAAGGCCCTGGAGATCGCCGCCAAGGGCGCTGGCATCGTCGCCACCGGCGTGGCCGGTCTCTGGGCGGCCTGGCCCAGCATCTCCGAGAAGCTTTTCAAGTAGGAGGGAATCATGGTCGCCAAGTTCAAGCGCATCTTCAACAGCACGGAGCCCCTCGGTCTACCCAAGGGCTCCGTGAGGGGCCTCCTGGCCCTGGGCCTGGTCGCGCCCGTGTTCATCAACGAGGTCAACGGTCGCCCCACCAGCGAGGGCATCCTCGCCCTGGCCGGTGCCGTCATCGCCTTCTACTTCAAGGAGAGGGCCGACGAGCGCCAGGCGGCGGCCCAGCAGGCCGACGTCCCCCAGGACGGCTAAGGACAAAATCAGAGCGCGATCGGGTAACCCCCGATCGCGCCTAACACTTTGATAGCATCCCAGAAGAGAAGGAGAACGTTATGGACAAGAAGGTCTACCTCTGGTTGGCGGCGGCTGCCGCTGCGGTGGTGGCTCTGTTCGTGCTGCTCGCCCAGCCCGGACCCGCCCCCGTCGCCTCCCCGTCGGCCCCGCCGGTCCCCACCGTCGAGGCGTCCGCCCAGGCGAAGGCCCAGGCCACCGCCACCGGCAAGCAGCGGGTGGTCATCCGCGTGCCGCTCACCCGCGTCGCCACCCCGGCCCCGGAGGGGTCCAGCGCCCCCGTCATCCCGAACGTGGAGGACGGCGTCGTGCTCCACGCCACCCCGGTCCCCTACATGGAGATCGAGGTGGAGCAGGACCAGACGGCCACCTCCGGGTCCGACGCGGGGGCTGGTGCTGCGGTCGTTACCCCCAGTGCTCCCCCCACCACCCCGACCGTGAGCGGCCCCAGGTTCGGCCCCTCGGGCTCCGACCTGTCCGACCCGACCCGGTGGGGCCTCGGCGTGGGCGTGGTGCGCGGTCTCGTGTTCGTCGACTACCAGCTCGTCCGTCAGGACATCCCCGGGGCGCTGCCAGAGGCGTCTATCGACTTGCAGATGAACTTCTCCCAGGTGGGGGCGGGCGTCTCCGTCGTGATCCCCGAGACACCCCTGTTCGTCACGGGCGGCCTCAGCCTCGGCTTCGACGGGTCCGGCATCACGCCGTACGTCGGCGCCGGTGGCAGGATCAGGTTCTAAGAGATGACGATGAGAGCAACGACCAAGCGGTCGTTGCTCTCATCTCTTTACTCGAAGCCCTCTGCCACGGCGAGGTCGTACCTCTCCTTGACCTTAGGGATGTCCGCGTAGAACGCCAGGATGTAGGGGTAGCCACGGAACGGCTGGGACAGCGTGAGGAGCCTGTCCTCGTAGCTGACCTCGTAGTCCAGGGCCGGGTCCAGCTCCTCGCCGTCCTTGAGCAGCAGGTGCCCGAAGCACAGGGAGTTGTCGTATCCCTTCTCGACGTTGTACCTCATGACGTACAGCGCGGTCTCGGGCAGGACGCCGTCGTCCAGCGGCACCGTGTCCGTGTCGCCCTCGGCCTCCGTTACGAACCCGACCTTCTCCACCAGGGACTTGCCGTCGCTGACGGTGGGGATGGTGGTGCGCTGGGCGTTGAACTGGAAGGTGAAGTCGCCGGGCCCGTCCGCCGGGTCGTCCACGCCGGGGACGTAATCGGGGTGCCTCGGCACCCAGTAGTCCGGGTCGGCCAGGATCTCCAGGAGATAGCGGGCGGGGTACCACAGCTCCGCCGAGAACTGCACCTGCACCGAGGACCCGTCCTCCGAGCCGCCGTTGCGGTTGGCCTCGCCGGAGGGCTTGCCGTTCATGCTCCACAGCACGTTGGTCCGGAAGCCGTTGACGTACACATCCCTGCCGGTCGACAGGTCCCGCTTGCGGTCGATCATGTGCCTGCTGTGCATCCTGACGTAGCTCCGGAAGGCCTCGACGGACGCCGGGGACTCCCTGTCGGTCTCCGCCGCGTCCATCAGCATCTCCATGAAGTGCGTCGGGACGTTGGCGTCCAGCTGGGCGTTCTGGAAGTAGAACATGCCGTCGGGCTCGAACGAGGACATCAGGTGGTGCAGCACGTTCATGACCTGCAGGCGGCCCTGCACCTTGATGGTGACCTCGAAGTTGACCCGCATGCGCTTGCCGATGGCGTAGATGAACCTGCCGTTGATCGGGTCGTCGAGGACCTTCTGGTAGTGCCTGCCGAACGGGGCGCTCAGGAAGCTGCTCTTCCAGTTGGCCTGGGGCGAGGGGTCGAACAGCGGGTCCGGGAGCTCCTCGTACCTGGGGTCGATCGCCAGGTAGGGCAGGGCGCTGTGGTGGACCCCGTCCTCGTCCTCTGCCCCGGCGCTGCCGATGTTGATGGTGCCGGGCTTGAACTTCTTGAAGAAGCCCTTGGGGAAAACCGATGCCAGGATGTCGTTGGCGAGGATCCCCGTGAGGCTGCTGACGGTAGCCGACACGGAGGTCATCGCCCTGGCGGAGTAGACGTCCTTCTCTGTTGCCATTCTACCCTCCTTCCTTCATAACTGCTTGTTCTCGGCAAAAAAGAAAAGCCGGTCCCTACGAGGGACCGGCGAAGGCGGTTACCACCAGGTAGCCGACCACGAGGAGGCAGAACGCGATCTCCGGGTACTTCTCGGCCTTCTTGTAGGCCATGTAGCCGACCGCCAGGCCGACCACCGCGACGTCTTCGAGCTTGTTCATTACTTGCTGCCTTTCTTGGCCTTGCGGGCCTTGCTGCGCTTGCGGGACTCGCGCTTCTTGAGGTTCTCCCTCTCCTTCCTGAGGGGTCCGTAGACCACCAAGGGGGAGCTGGCAACGGGCGATCGGCCGAGGCCGTAGAGGGGGCCGTCCGCTGCCATGACGACCCCAAGGAGGGCGGCGGCCAGGGCGGCGGTGTTGGTGCTGGGCTTCATGGGATCATCCTCCAATAACGTATCAGGACACAAAGATAATGTGTGTGCGTAGGCCCGCTAGATTCGATTCTAGCGGGCCTACGCACTTCGCTACTCGGCGCAGAAGCTGTGGATGCCCAGGATCATGTCCTTGTCCAGGCCCAGCTGCTTGTTGAACGAGCCGTCGTTCCGGTCCACCAGCATGCGGCGGGGGCTGAACACCGCGAAGGCGCGGCAGAGGGCCTGGTCGAGCAGGGGGATGAAGTTGAGGGTGTCGCCGTCGTAGTCCGCGCCCAGGAGGGGCAGGACGAGGTTGTGGATGGACGCCGTGTAGTCCCCGATGTCGCGCTTGACGTGCGTCACCTGGAGCTTCACGATGCTGCCGAAGTTGATCGTCGGGTTGCGGTTCAGGAGCAGCTGGATGCCGCCCTCCGTGCGGTCGATCAGGAGCATCATGAGCTCGTAGATCTCGGCGTCGAACTTGGTGAGGGCCCGGCTCCAGATGCGCAGCGCCGCCTTGGAGTTGACCCGCTTAACCTGGCAGATCAGGTTGATCAGCTGGAAGCGGTACAGCTCCAGGAAGGCCAGGTACGGCAGCTCGGTGGAGTCCACCGGGCGGTCGCCAGGGAGCGGCGTGATGACGCAGCGGGCGGAGAAGTTGATGCGTCGCCCGAGCACGCTGGAACGGATGAACCCTGCCTTGTCCCGGAGCTTCTCGACGGTCTTCTCGAAGATGTCGTTGGCGATCTGCTGCATGTTGCAGAGCAGCGGGAGGGCGAAGTCGTAGGTCAGCTCCTCGGACGCCGCCTCCTTGATCTGGTTGGAGGATCGCAGAAGGGCGTTGTACTGGTTGTTGACCTCGTCGAAGACGAACGACTTGCCCATCATCCGGGCGGGGCGCAGGACGCTGCTGTACACGGGGACCTTGCTGATGAAGGCCTTGTCGCGGTTGTTCACGATGAACTCCACGCACTCCTCGATCACCTTCGGGCTGGCCTTGCTGTTGTCGGCAGCCCAGGCGAGGATCTCGTCGAAGCGCTCCTGGAACTCGATGATGCCGATGTTGTCGAACGGGGTCAGGGTGCTCTCCTGCTCGGCGGGGATGCCCTCCTTGGTGAGCTTGACCTCGTAGGACAGGATGACGCTCAGCGCCTTCTTGGGCATGATGCGGTCCAGGATGCGGTATATGTTGGGGTTGAGCACCGAGTAGTCGCCGATGTCGATCCACGCGATGCGCTTGACCAGGGGCTCGGACAGGCGTACCTGGGTCTTGCACTCGGCGCAGGTCTGGTTGATGTTGAACTTGCCGACGGTGCCGCCGCAGTTGCACTGGTAGGAGCTGTTCTCCTGCTCCAGCTTGCCGAAGATGGCCTCGGAGAAGATGCCATCCGGGTTCATCTGCTGGTTCTTGTTGATGCCCTCGGGGTTGGTGATGACCCTGGAGGGGTCGAACAGCTCCTCCAGGTCTATCAGCTCAAGCTTCAATTGCGTGTCCTCTCGGCTAGTGGGGGTAGACGGTGACGCTCTTGCAGCGGCAGCACGTCTCCTTGCGGGTGTACGAGGTGTCGTCCAGGAGGTGTTCGGTCCTGACGTGGCATACGGTGCAGTGGCGGTACCCGAGCTCGTCCACGGCCTCGGTGACGCCGGACCCCAGGGCCAGGTAGGCGTCCGGGGGGATGGCCCACCCCTCGGCGTGGCCGCAGGTCGAGCACTGGAGCAGGGTCTCTGGTATCTCCCTGTCCGCGTCGAGGAAGCAGTTGATCCGCCTGTGCCACGTCGGGTCGTCGCAGACGGGGCAGAAGGTCTCCATGACCCCCTCGATGAGGCGCTGGTCGTTCTGGAAGCGCAGCTTGCCGATGTCCGCCGCCGGGAGGACGTGCGAGATGAGGACGCCGACCCAGGAGAACCGCTCTTTGGCCCACTCGCGGAACCAGGGCTGGTCCCCGGCCTGCTCCCGGGCGGCCCGGAGCACCATGCAGGCGTCGAACCCGTTGAAGCAGCCACGGAGGTGGGCGTCGACCGCGTGCGGGCCGCACTGGTGGCAGGTCGCCAGGCGGCAGGAGCAGACCCTGTTCAACTTGAATCCCTTGACGGCCCCATCGAGGGGCCACACGGTACTGTACTTGCTGTTCAAATTTCCCTCCCCTGAGAAAAAACATAAGGCGGCGGGGTTGGTCCCCCGAGCCCCCCATTATAACACGAACCGCGCCGGAGCGCAACTTTTTCCGGGGCGCCAACGGAGTGTTGACGCCCCTCGTGACCAATTAGACAGACGAACGGGCTAGTTCATGATGGGGCCTCCTGTTGCTGAGTAGGGATGATGGGTGACGTGATTAATACTACTATAGGGCGGGTTCACTCAGAGAACCCTTGATCGCTATGATGATATGTGGTTGAAACGGAGTTAGGTAATCAGCCCCTCCGCCACGGTGGCGAAGCGCAGGGCCTCCTTCAGCTCGCTGTCCCTGAAGAGCTTGGATAGGTGGTCCGCCAGCAGCCTGGTGGCCCTGGCCTGAGCCTCGCGCTGGTAGCGGTCGATCCGCTCCTGGTCCTCCACCGGCTCCTCGAAGGCCGAGGTGAGGATGATGTGGTGGTCCCCGGTGTCCAGGGCCACCACGTCCCACTGGGTCCCCTCGGAGGCGTAGTGGTTCACCCCCTTGACGTAGACGACCTTCTGGGTGGCGCCTCCGATGGCCACGGCTGAGAAGACCGAGGCGATCCAGACCTTCTTCTCCCCCTCGTGGAGGAGGTTATCGATCTCTTTCTCATCGTGCATTCTGTTCTTATTCCTTTCTCGTTAGGGCTTCCATCATCGCGATGGCCCTGGTGCGCGCCGTCTTACTCGGTTCCCTGCTACCGCCCGTCATGGGGAAGCCCCCCACGTCGCGGGCGTAGGGGGAACCGGGTGGCAGAACGATGAAGTGGGTGCCGTCATCGGAGAGTCGGAGGTCGGCACTCAGACCGGAGCCCCTCCCGTTGCCAGAGGTCACTCGGAGGTCGTAGAGCGGTCGGCGCCCCCCTCTCGCCTCGATGTAGTAGACGTCGCCAGGGCCACGGTTCCTCTTCATCAGGATGGATACGAAGTCGTAACCGTACTCCTCGCTAGCAGCGCGGTTGGAGTAGACCACCTTTCTAGGCCCGGGGATCTCCAGAGCGCCATCAGCCTTCCAAGGTAGCGGGTCGAATCCTAGCCTCTCCAGGCTCAGATCAATGACCTGCCGCATCCTGGGTCCGGGGTACAGCAGATCGCCCTTCTCGTAGACGGTGTGCGTATCGTAGATCTTTGGCTCCCCCTCGTTTACCCGGACGAAGCAGGGGGTGGTGCGGTTCATTGGAGGAGACCTCTCATGGCCTCGACCAGCCGCTCCAGCTTGGGGAGGTAGGGGTCCTCGCCGGAGTTGATCTGCATGCGCTTGACCTCCTCCAAGAGGCCCTCGACGGCCATCACGGTCACGGCCTTGAACAGCCCGTCGGTCAGCGTCTTGTCGACGTTCAGCCCGACGAAGGAGTCGGAGGGCAGGTCGTGCTCCTCCCCGTCCGTCAGGTCCGTCGCCCGGTAGTGGGCGGGGGTGCCGTCCTCTTGCTTGCCGTACAGGCGGTGGGACACCATCACGGGGCGCTCGGCCACCTGCTTGGGGAAGCCGTACTGGACGTTGGCGATGAAGAGCTTGACGACTCCGTCGTCGAGGATGCGCTCCATCTCCTGCTTGGTGGGTCTCATGTCGTTGTCTCCTCTTGAGTGGGTGTAGGTCGTCATCTCGTCGTAGTCGGCCTCCATGTCCGACATGCAGGTGCCGCAGGTGTGGCCGGGGTAGCACTCGCAGATGGGCATGGTCGCCTCCTTGGT